CTATAGATGGATAGACTTCTGGCAGTAAAGATGTTCAGATGGATAGACGTATAGACCTCCATACATCTAGATGGATATGTGTCTGGACGTTTAGACGGCTAAACCGATTTTAGTCTCGATTTTCCATTAGTTCCCCTTCCGCGTCTAGAAAGTTCTAGGCAGAATCGAAAGTCGTCTTTTCGTGTTGACAGAGCTATATTATCAAATGGGGTTAATGATTGCAAGGACTTTTTTCAATAAAAATAAATTTGACATCTGATTATATAATGTAGTACTATAGTATCAATCCAGCGAAATGGACTAACCCTATAGGGTGCCGAGATCCGCCTATTAATATATAAAAGCGAATGAGAATCATTACTAATTATAGTTATATTCCCGCACCCTCTAGGGTATCCGATTTCTCTCGTCTGAAATAATAATATCAAAGTACCGAATAGAATACAAGGATTATTTTTGATTTTTATGAAAATAGTTCAAATCGATTTATACGTATAAAGGAAAGGATTTAAAAGGCGTACAAAAAAGCGGGGTGAATGTATAGCAGTACTATAGAAACGCCGTGTAATGGTTCCTATGCATTGTGGTGGTATGAATACGCATATAAAGGAAAGAAACTTATATAAGGAAAGTATTTGCAATGAATGAAAGAAAGTACTTGCAAAGGTTTAAGGTTATGATACTATCTATTTCGCCAACAAGGAAACGCTCTTTAACAACTTACCGGATGATTACTTGATAGTGATTCTTTACTTTAGAAATAAAGAAAAAGAAAAACGATAAAGTACTTGACGGCAAGAAAGGAAAGTGTAGAATGTTGGTTATCGAAAGGCGGTCAGGTTCGCCGTATGATAGGTAAGGGTAACAGGGCAGAATACAGTACTGTTACAGAGTAGCCAGAAGTGCTACTACAGCCTTATAAAAAGCTAACTAACAGTTAGTGACCTATTTACCGCCTAACGATATAACGAAAAAAGTTTCTAAGAAGTTGAAAAAAGTACTTGACTGATAGAAGCAAAACATAGTACGATGTATCCAAGCCAAACGGCTAATATAACCTAAACTTTTAAGAGGAATTACAAATGACTACTACTAACACTGCAAAAGTATCTCGTGTAACTTTGAACTCAATCATTTTCGCCACTGCTCCAGTACTGGCAGCACCAGCCGAAGGTGAGACTCACAGTAAAGAAGTAATTGCACAACACAAATCGTCAATTGCTGAATTTGTATCAAATCAGGGTAAAGAGTTGGCTGGTTTTATTTTGGGTAAAGTTGAAACGCCTGATTTGATTATCGCGATTATCAAAGAAGCGGCGAAACAAATTCCAGCAGTACAAAAGCAACTGGCAGATGAAGCGGCAGTAATTGCACTTCAAGCAGAAGAACAGCGTGTTAAAGATGCTGAAGCGGCTGAATTGAAGCGGAAACAGGATGAAGCAGCATTGCAAGCTGAAAAAGACAAAATGCTTAAATTGTTAACTGACGGCGGTTTAGATTTGGCAATCGCTCAAACAATGGTAGCGGCTGGCCTTAAAGCAAAAGCTCCAGCTAATTCACCAAAAAACAGTTATGAGCGTGTCGCGGTAACCGTTGACGGTAAAGGCTACGATGTTCCAGTGCGGGGCAACATGAGCGAAGAATTGAAAGCTCTGGTAGCTAAAGATGGCGGGGATCGTGATGCATTTATCGCAAAATACCGCAACGAACCAGCCGCACAAGAAGTTACTGAATAATATCTCAGTACTGTAATAATAGGGGGCAAACCAGCCCCCTAAGCCGTTCTAATAGTATTTTAATACTAACGTGTTATAGTACTATTAGAAACGCTTAAAAGTCTTTATAGAGCGTTTTATCTTATATCTTAAGTAAGGATAAACGCTTATGCAATTAACCCCAATATCTAATTTAATTGATAAAAATACTCGCATCGCTAAAACGATGACAGCCATTAGCAGAACAACATCGGTTTTTAATGGTTATCTTGCTTTTGTTGTTAATGGTGAATTAGTACAACGTAGGATCTATGACATGGCATATAATAGTTTATATGATTCGTGTATGTATATAGTTCACAAGAAAGTTAATTATGCCGTTAATCTTCCCTGTAAGCCTATTAGCGGAGCGTTTAACGCTGAATCACTAAAGGCATAAGGTAACATAAAAAGCCCGTTAGAATAGCTCTGACGGGCTTTTTTTATTTGTTGAAAGTACTTGTATTATAATCTCAGTACTGTATAGTAACCGTTATCGAAACAACTGACGGACACAACAAAATGAATGCATTTAAGTTAGAGCAGTATAGAATGACTTTGGAAGTACTGGAACAAATGAAAGATTGTTTAGACCGTGGCGAGACTTATACCACTGTTAAAGGCAAGCCGTTCAACGTTACAAGGCAATTCGGTATTTGCTGGCACGTGTACGCTCATACGCCTAACCAGAACGTGACAGGGATCGGCACTGACTTTATGTGTCCTGCTTTTGCTGATATGGGCTTAGATATAGCGTATCCGGTGGAGTGTCAAACAACTGGCAGCCGCGATCAAATGCGTCAGGCATTCAGTGTACAGCGTAACATGTATGACGACAACACGATCCACGGTGCAAACCGGATCAAGCTGGTGGATTCACTGATCCAGTACTACCGCGAAAAGATGGAAACGCCGATCACTGTTACCATGTATGAACATTATTACAATCAAGCCTTGACAGAAATGAAAAGGCGTGATTCAGCTAATGAAGCCGTATGGGATGTTTTGGATTTTGAGAACAATCAGATCTGGCGTGAACTGGCGTTAAAGATTGTTGACGAAGATCCTACACTGTCAGAAGTGGATCACGCTGCTGGTATTAACTACCCTGATGATCTAACGTTGGAAAATGTAGTTACTACTAACTTACAGGAACGAATCCGCGAAGCATTAGAAAAGTTATAATCTTTACAAATAAGGGGTTGACGGTTCAATCCCTTTTATAGTACTATGTAATCACACCAAACGAAAGGGGTTACATAAATGAGATTAAGTGAGATTAGAAAAGTACTGAAGGAACTTAACAAGCTGGCGAAAGAATCGGGGAACCTCGATCCAGATATTAAGTTTTGGAGTGATGATATGGACACTGATTTACTATTAGAACTTTGTCCTGCTGATGATCTCAGTGATTCAGTACTGAAAAGCGGTAATATTCAAATAAGATTGAATGAAGTACTTAACCCAAAAGTTAGATAATCTTTACAATTGCGGGGGTTGACAGCCTCCGCTTTTTTATGGTACTATAATATCAATCCAGAGAAATGGACTAACCCTAGAGGGTGCCGAGATCCATCTATAGAAAATTTAGTCCTTAATAGATATAGTTCCGCACCCTCTAGGGTATCCAATTTCTCTTGTATATAAGTATTGTACAGTACTGAGATTATAATTACAAGGGGTAAACAGAAATAAAAATTAAAATTAAAACGAAAAAAGAACTTGTATTATAATCTCAGTACTGTACAATTCTCTATATCGAAAACGGGAGAAATGATATGAATTCAAAACAGTTCCAAGATGCAACAAGAGAAACATTTTTAAAGTACTTTCCTCATGGTCACATAAGCATTTCTATGTTGGCAATAGGTGGTGGTTGTAATATCTTTTGTGGCTTGATTGGAGACATTAATGATGTAGGTGGTAAGATCCGCATGAATGATCCTGTAACGGTACGGGCTTATATTCATGATAACTTTTCATTTAATGATGAAAGTACTGAATTGGAAAACGTTGTTATTGAGTTCGATGGTTCGTGGATCTCAGTACTGCCAGACAATCCGCATCATTATTGTCAATCCCACAAGGTGCCAAGTCGCAAGATTAACGCAGAACCTAAAAAGGCATTAAGTAATTTGGATAAGTACTTTAAACGATTAAAGGACTGTGTAACAGAGCAAGCAGGATTAAATCGCATTATTCAGCAGGATAAGATCCCAGCGAAATATCTATAATATATTGTCAAAAGTACTTGCATTGTATAAGCGAGTACTTTACAATAAGTTATCGTTAATTGAGAGGATTCGAATATGTTACATGTTAAAGGTTTTTCTGAGGGTGGTTATTGCTTTATGATTGGTGATAAGCCTGTTTCTGTTGTTGAAGCATTGCAGAAAAATGGTAAGAAATTTAACAAGAATACATTAAACGCTTTAAATAGAAATAATCTTGCTAATGAAAGCGATCTTGTGTCATTTGAGTTACAAGTACAATCATTACATAAAGGATTAACACCTGAATATGTAATTCAAATTTTACGCAATGAATATAATATTGATTTTAATAATGATTTTCATGAGTTAAGTTCTGCCAGCGTACTGGATTTATTAACAGTATATCATATTGCACAATATCGAGCACCCTCACCATGTAATCGTGATGGTTCGCCAATGCGTTATTTTTACCAGTACTTACAACGCTTCATAGAAAAGAAAAAATAATCAAATAAGGGGTTGACTTCGGTTAACCCTTTTTGCTATACTAATATTACTCCAGAGAAATGGACTAACCTTATAAGGTGTATAAGTGTACCTATAATAAAATAATTAAAATTCATACAAAAAAGTACTTGTATTATAATCTCAGTACTGTATAATTCTTTATATCGAAAACAAACGAGGGTTTTTAAATGAGAACATGTAAAGAGTGTGGGAACAATTGCAACGTATTATCTAATGGTGTTGTCCATCATTACAACGAGGATGATAAAATTGATTATGATCTAGATGGGGATCATGTTGCAATACCTGAATTATCTGATTCTGAAAACAACATGTTAAATCCAATTCTTCAAAGTACTTTTAATTTTAATGGTGATGTTCCTTGTATTAACTACGCCGCGAATGGTGGAGGTTATGAAACTTACCAGTACTTCATTTGTGCTGATGGTGGATGTTTAGGAATTGGAACAGTAATTAATGAGTTTCATAAAGTAAACTTTAATGATCCTGATGATAAACAATGGCACATTGTAGGGGTTGACGTGAATTATGAAAATACTAATCTGATAGATGATCACACAGGGGATTATATACCAGTAGCATATAGTTAACACTACAACGGGGATCATTGATCCCCTTTTGAGGTTATATGAATTTGTTTTATAGTACTAGAAAATTAGTAGTTTCATTTGATTGTAATTCTGATAAAATACATTGTGTAATATACAGAAAAGGAATTCCCCGTTCTGATAACTGGAAAGTACTACAATCCTATACAATCAAACGTAAAGGGTTTAAACAGTTAGATGACCGTACACAAAAGGCATGTTTACGGCAAGTACTTAAAGCCATGCGTAACCGTATAACGCAAGCCTTACATGTTGCATTAACTACAAAAGATATTTTATAATATAATGAAAAAGTACTGGACAATGCTCCGGTACTTTGTTATAGTACTTACATCGAAGAGAAATTCGAATAGCCCATAGGGTTCAGGGGTATATCTATTAAAAATAATTAAAATTAAAATGAAAAAGAACTTGCATTATATTATGGTTATGGTAATATATGTATATCGAAACGGGAGGTTAAAGAAATGAAACTACGTTATCAATGGCTGTTGTTTGCTTTGTTTATCCTTATTACCTGCGTAAACTTTGATTAGGGGTTATATTATGATGATTGTTAATTTTGGTGATGATATCAATTTCAATAGTATTAAGCATATTATTGAAAATAGTCAATCTGTATCTATTACTTTATGTTCTGGCGATGGTGATGATTTTACGGTGATAGAGCGTGAAAGAAGTAAATTTGCTGGTTTTCATGAGGCTGATCTTATTGTTATTAGTACTGTACGGAATGCTAATGGTGATGGTATCTATGTATATCCTGAATACTTCACTATTGAACAGGCAGACACTGCTATTGAAGCCTTAAAAATAAGGGCGAGTGATACTAACATTAAATCATCTGAATTATCGGATTCATTAACTGATTTATTAGAATCGGAATAACATATTAAAAGTACTTGCATTATATTAGCGAGTACTTTATAATAAGTTATCAAGTGAGGTACACAATGAAATGGTTAATTATAGCAGTACTGATTTACATTATCTTTTTTTAATCAAGAGGAAGTATTAAAAATGGCACATAAAGATCGTCGTTACAATGTTAACCCTGAATTTACCGGACACGAATCAGGCAAGAAACAATTTGTTATTCGTTTTTGTGGTGATTTTGTTTCTTCGCATTCAAAGCGTGATGAAGCAGAAAAAGAGATCGCCCGATGGAAAAGTACTGGAACCGTTCCACATATCGGAAAGCAATGGGATAATCTAGTTGAACCTGTTTAATTAATCAATATTAATAGTACTGGATATTTCACCAGTACTGTTTTTTTATACAGCATAATATATAATAGATACATTTTCGCACCCTGTGGGTCAAAGACATTTCGCTGTCTATGAAGTAATAATACAGTATTTTGATATACGTGTCAAGGATTAAATTAAAATTAAAACAAAAGAAAGTACTTGCATTAAGTATGAAGTACTGTATAATCTTTTATATCGAAACGGGAGAATTAAAATGAGTAACGCATTGAAAGCCATGATTTCGTTGGTAATTTCAGTACTGATAACCTTTATAATATTAACTGCGGCGAGAGATGATGTTCTGTGGCGGTTAACCATGTTAGGATATGAAATTGAAGATACATGGTATTCTTTTTTGACATATGGCCTTAATGGGATATATGCTATATTAATGGTAGGTTGTTTTTATATTTTGTTTTGTTTAATGTTTTATATTACAGGGGGCAGTAATGAGAGTACAACCAATCCAGCCAATCATTAAGTTAGCGAATAGTACGGTCAAGAATGAATATTCAAAAATTGTTGTTGACATTCCGTGTAGTACTGTGGTATCATTAGGTTCTTACAAATCGTGTGATTTGTATAATTCAATTTATAAACAATAAAAGGTAAATTTAAATATGGGTAAGTTCATTAGTTATGGTATTCTTGCGATTATTGTATTCGTTGGCTTGGGTGCATTGTTTGGTTCGTGGTACACGGTTGATCAGCAAGATCGTGGGGTAGTACTAACGAATGGTAAAATTACCAGTATTGCAGAACCTGGTTTGAACTGGAAAATGCCATTTATGGATTCTGTTGTACAAATTCCAGTCACTGGACAAAATAAAAGTTATTCGAATCTAAAAGCATATAGCCGAGATCAACAACCGGCAGATATGACTATTTCTGTATCATTCTCAGTCCCAGCGGCTAAGGTAGGGGAATTATATAGTACTTTTGGTGATATTGACAATCTAACTACTCGTGTTATTGATCGTCAAGTACCACAAGCTGTTGAAAATGTTTTTGGTCAGTTTAATGCGATTTCAGCAGTACAAGATCGTAATAAGTTAGTTACTAACTTAAACATTGCAATTAAAAAGGCAATGGAAAACTACCCAGTAGTAATTGAGAGTGTACAGGTTGAAAACCTATCATTCAGTCCAGCATATGAAAAATCAATTGAAGAACGTATGCAAGCAGAGATCGCAGTTACAAAGCGTGAACAGGACTATGCACAGGCTAAAATTTCAGCATCTATCACAGTTGCGAATGCACAAGCTGACGCTGATAGCCAGTTAGCAAAGGCAACGGCAGCAGCTAAAGCAACACGCCTACAGGGTGAAGCTGATGCAGCAGCAATTAAGGCGAAGTCCGAAGCACTAAACAATAATCCACAACTTGTACAGTTGGCGGCGGTGGATAAATGGGATGGTGTACTACCTACTCAAATGGTTCCATCTGCTACAGTGCCGTTTGTGAATCTAAACAAATAAGTACTATCACAAAAAGCCTCGCATTGTCGAGGCTTTTTATTATCTGAATAATTAAAATTAAAACGTAAAAAGTACTTGCATTGCATGAGCGAGTACTTTATAATACTTACATCAACCACAAGAGGCAACAACATGAAAACTGAATTTTTCGCGACAAGAACACTGGCACGTAACGCGGTAGAAGCTCTTAATGGTAAGTTTAAAGATTTTGGTAAAGATGCTCCTACTGGTGAACGTTGGGGGGTGCTGGTGGATGAAGTACTACCAGTACAAAAGGAACAACCTGTACTTGCAGAAGAAAAAAGTAATCTTGACGTACACCTTGATTTTCTTAGTACTGTAGCAGAAGATGCAGCAAAAGCATTGAATCAGCCAACTGGCATTCGTGGGGAACAAACGTTAACAACACCAAATAAGAAGCCTGTACGGGTTATGTGGCGTCGTTCAATTGTGGCGGTACGTTTGTCGGCACTACTGGCAAAATCGTAACACAAACCAGTGGGGGCGGTATAATGCCCCCTTTATTAATCGAGATCATATGAAAAAAGTTAAAGTTGATAATACACAATTACGCATACATTTCAAGGCACAAACAAAAGTACTTGATAAGGCTATTCGTATTGTGAAAGATTATAATAATGGAAGTGTTAGAGCTAGACGGTTAGGGTGTGGTTTATTTTCAGTAATAGATGTATCACATAACGAACGGATCGTTATTAAAAATAAAACACTTAATTTAATGACTCATGAACAATATAATAAATTCGTCGAACGACGTTGACATAATCCCCTAAATATGTATAATAATAATTATACACGATTAGGGGATTTTTTATTATGCCTGATAAATTTAAACATAAGAATGGTGCTACTATAGCAGGTCATGCCGATAAGTGGAGTGATGAAAATCGTTCAAGTACTAGCCATGATGCAGGTCAAGGCAGTAAAGGAAGTAGAAATCAAGGTACAGGAATTAAAGGTAAACAAAACGCAATGCCATCACAAGGTATTGATACATCCAAAATGGATAAGTCCGAAAAATTAAAGTACTTTAATTCATTGGGTTTACTTCAACCAAAACAAGAATTATCTATTAAAACATGGCCTGAAACATTACGCAAAGTGTTTAAAGATGAACCTGTATACATTAAAGATATTACTACAGCGATAAAATCTATTGAACCAGCAAGATATCAACAAGCCATTCAATCAGCATTCAATGCTTATAACGAAATTACAAAACAATCAGATGATGTTTATGATATATATGCCGCAATTATGCAAGCATTACAAGGTTAAAAATAAGGGTTGACTTAGGTTAACCCTTTTGCTATTGTATCAGTACACAAACATAAGGAATATATTATGAAAAAGTTATTATTACTCGCTGCATTGTTTAGTACTACAGTTTCAGCTCAAACATTTACATGTGATAACTTTACTCTGTATCAAGGTATCGGGAATAATCAATACAGACAAGTAGATGATGCAGGTGTACAATCATCTTTGATTATTACTATTGAAAGTACTGAACCATTGATTACCGTTTCTGTACAAGGTGATAAAGAAGTAGTGCAATTCTGGAAAGATTATAATGTATACAGAAATGTAACTGGTGAAATTTCACAAGATGGTAATAATTTTATAATGAAAACAGCTATACAAGATAGTACTGGATTTTATATACCTGTTAAAATTGAGTACCATTGTAAATGAAATTATCATTTCAATTTATGCAAAAACGTGTACAGTACTTAAGTACTAAACTTAAAGCATCATTTGAATTACAATATACTATTAACCAGAATTATCATTTAATGAAGAATGGAAGATTCATTGTTATGGATCAACCGCTTGAAGTACTGGAAATAGTAGTAAGTGCATTATTAAGTAATAACATTAAAAAATAATTAAATCAAGGGTTGACAGATGTTAACCCTTTTTGCTATACTACTATCAATCCAGCGAAATGGACTAACCCTATAGGGTGTATAGTTATGTCAGTACTTTTATTATATGCATAGAAAAAAGAATTTAAAATTAAAATGAAAAAGTACTTGTGTTAGATGCTGGAACTGATAGAATGTAGTTATTGAAACAACGGGAGTAAATGAAATGGCTAATAAAGAAGTGGAATTTAAAATTAGAAAATGGTCAGATACTAACGGTCGTCCATTTGATGTAGTGCTGGTGGATCATTTAAAGAACAATCAGCATTTTCAGCCTAATGTTGAATTTAGTACTATCGAACATGCTGAAAAGCATATGGAAACTTTGAATACTTTAATTCAAAATCATCCTGACCGTATCAACTTTATTCGTGACCATTGGCCTGTTGATGCTGGTATAGAATAAAAATTAAAACGTAAAAAGTACTTGACTATATCAGTTGAGTACTTTAAAATAGAATCTTAATTAACGCAATAGGAAACTAAATCATGAAAATGTACAAAGGCATCGCAGGTAAAGCAATCAAAGAAAACCGTCCACTGCTAAGATCAGAACTGGAATTAGTTGTTCCATCTATCTTTTCAAGTACTGGTCACGAATCACGTTCAGCCCGTTTTGCACCTGTTGCAACCATCGACGTTGTAGACCGTTTAGCAAAAGAAGGTTATCAACCATTCTTTGCTATTCAGTCCAATGTACGTGACGAATCTAAACGCGAATTCACTAAGCATATGCTGCGTTTCCGTCAACATGATGGCAAAACATCCGGCGAATCTAATGAGATCATTCTCGTTAACGCAAATGATGGAACAAGTGCATACCAATTAATGGCTGGTCAATTCCGTTTCGTTTGTGCTAATGGTCTGGTTATGGGTAACATGCAACATAACACAAAAATCTATCACAAAGGTAACAATATCATGGATGACGTGATCGAAGGCGTCTATTCAGTAGTGAAAGATTTTGATAACATTGAACGTTATAAAGATGAAATGCAACTAATACAACTCAATGATATCGAACGTAAAACGTTTGCAACTGCTGGTTATCTCATGAAAGAGGGTATGCCGGAATCAGGTTCAATGGATGACTTTGTATATAATCCATTACAACTATTATCACGTTCAGGTCTAAACAGTCAAGACCAGTACGATAATAGTTTGTATAGTACTTTTAATACTGTACAACAACACTTAATCAACGGTGGTCAACGCTCATTCATGGAAGATCGTAATGGTCGTACTCGCCGCCGGTCAAGCCGTAGCGTTACTAATATCAATAAGAACATTGATATCAATAGTAACTTATGGCAACTCGCTACCGCTCTGGTAGAGAAGAATACTAAGGTAGTGCATGATATCGTTGATGCACAATTAGCATAAAAAATAAGTACTAAAATCATATAAGGGGTTGACTTAGGTTAACCCCTTTTGCTATACTTATTTTATCGAAACAAACGAGGGTTAGTAAATGTTAGATGTATATGTAAGTTCTGATTTAGTTTCAAATGGTAGAAATGAATTCGGTACTGAACAAGAAAAAACAGAGTACTACATCATTGCAGAATCTCTAAATGGTCAACGTATTAGATTAGATAGTGTGTCAGTTGTTAATAGAGAATACACTGATACACAATGTACTGAGTACTTAGAACGTGTAGTTACAAAGATTAAAAATCATTTAGCTGGTGGCGGTAAGTTGAATCAAGATTGTTGGTACGAAATAGATCCTTGCTATGGTTCACAACGTTATATCGATTTGGATAGTACTGGTTACTTTTATCAACGTGAGAAACTCGAAGATTAATAATAATGGGGTTGACTATAGTTAGCCCCTTTTGTTATAATTCTTATACACCATCACGAAAGGAAAGAAACATGACCAGAGAAGAAAGAATTGAAGCCGCTCATAAAGTACTGTCATACAAACATCTTGAAATGATGGAAGCTATGGAAAGAGTACTAGGCACGTTTGGCGAAGAAAATAAAGATAAATTCGCCGCCGTATATGATGAAGTTGAAAACATTCTTTATCCGCATGGTGCGGGTGAAGATGCAGTATACTGCGAAAATTAATAATTGACAAACTCTGTCAGTACTGATATACTGGCAGAATATTAAATCAGAGGATACAATCATGGTTCAAGTAGATATGACTGAATTGCGGAAACGTTGGTATGATCTGGCACGTTCAGGTACTGCTATCACTGGTGATAATAGAACGCTTTTCAATACACTTGATGGCTGGCAACGTCAAGAATTAAAAAATGCATATCTTAAAGGTATGACAGATGAAGTGCAAGCATGGGATGAAGCATAATTAAAAATAAAGGCTTGACTTAGGTTAAGCCTTTTGCTATAGTACTATCAATGCAGCGAAATGCACTAACCCTATAGGGTGCGGAGCTATGTCTGTAAAAGATATTAAAATTCAAATGAAAAGTACTTGACCTATATAGCTGGTGGATGATATATTATTAGTACTGGATGCAACCGAGGGCAATACTATGAAAGTTACTACACTGATTAAAAAGTTGTTTGGTCAAGACGCAATCGCTGATTATATGGAAGTACTGGAAGAAGATGAAAAACAATCAGTACTCCAGTACTATACAATTCAATCAGATGAAGATGCAAGTGAACCAGATTACTTTGTTAAGTTATGGCAGGATGGATTGTATACTGTCAAAAACATTAACGGTGAAGTTATCGTGAATACATATAATGTAAGATTACTAAAAGAAAAGTTAAAAGTACTTGCAAACAATCATAAGGTTTAGTATTATATATACATCGAACGGGGACAGGGAACATAATGTTACCGCCTGATTCGGGAGATTCAATCATGAGCGACTTAACTACTTCCCTGCTTTCACTGGCTAAAAACAACGGCGGCAACTTCAAATCAGAAAAGCAATCTGCTATGTTTAATAGTCTGGCAAGTAATGGTGTGTTAGTTCTCGCTGGTGGATCTGTATATGGTAACACATGGTCATATGAGTTTATCATTGATAGTACTGGTGTTGTATCAGTCAATAAACTATCTTATAGCAAAGCTGGTGTTGCCAGTACTGAAGCTATGTTCTCACGCGATGGTACTGTTCAGGCTGACCGTAAAGTTGCACAGGATGATAAGAATACTAAACGTATCAAGCGTGAGATTAAAGGGCTTGAGAAACGTATCAAGCAACGTCAAGCAGAGTATGATGCTGGTCAGTATCCCGATGCTGAAATGTTTAATAAAGCTCAGAGAGAAGATAGAGATAATTTGGAAGAGTACCAAGCAATGTTATAAAGTACTTGACATTTATTAAAGCCACTGTCATAATGTCGGTGGCTTAGTCTATTGAGGAATAGCATATGTTTAATGTAGTAGGTTGTTTAGGGTGTACCATTGGTAGTGCAGCGTCAGTCGATGAAGCTATCACACTGGTACGTTCACAGGTGCCAGTAGGTAAGAAGAAGCAGAGCACCATGCGTAACGCTCTCTCTACGCTACGCCAAGGCCAGCAGTACCATGTAGACTATGGTCATTCAGGGGTAACCGTAGAGCGGCTATAGGTAAGCTGTACGCTGTTATATGGCATTTTTAATTTAATTCAAAAAATATTTTATACAGAATAAAAGTACTTGACTTTTGAAATGAGTAAGGGATACCTTAACTTTTCTGTATAAAATATGTTTGGACTATGCAAAATTTTTTTGCTTACTAAAGGCCAGTAACGCTTAGCACCCCTATAATCGGGGTATATGTATTACAATAGGAGTAAACTGTGGAAGAACCACACACATTACATTTGATCTGGAATAGGCGTAGAAATGAAGCTATGCGAAAATATCACGGTGATGGTATAGACAAACCCGTACTTAAACATATCTTCCATGATGTACACCAATCTGATTACTATACTGAATTATTACACTACGGGTCACAATTAATTAATTTAAGTACTATTATTATGCCACAGGTATCAATAGTAACAAGTTGGTTCGGAACGATAGGACAGATGGAAATTCCATTAGAAAATGAAGTTACTTTTAGCATATACACTGATGGAAATGATGATGCATTAATACTTTCAAAAAAAAGCAATAGAATTTTTCAGTTATTCTTGAGGTCTAAGAATGCTCATCAGCATGAAATAATGTACGGTAACAACTTCATTGGTAATGACCTAATAGTACTACAAGGTGAACATGTCAATTACGCAGTGAATGTTAATATAGATACCGAGTTATCAAAAGCAGTTAAAATGGAAACCAAGAAACTCCCAATACAATACAGTACTTCTATAATATATGGTATAACGAATGAACTATTATTTTTATATCATATGGATCATATGGATGATACAAATGTGTATTTTAATTTTATACATAGTGCATTATCATCATTAACAATAGAATGCACAAGAAGAGGTTATATGTAATGGATTATAAAAAGATGAAAGATATGTTTTTAAAAACATGGCCTATACTAATACCACGAATGAAAACCACACGTTCATTTTATAAAAGGATTAATGATGCATATTATATAGAATATAGAAACAGCAGTCCATATGATTCTAACTATATACTCAGAATATATGGAAATGGAGGAACACGTAATTCAGATATATTATATGAACTTAGTTATAATACTATGTTGAAGTACTTTAGTACTTTTACTGATGACTCTATACGTATTGCACACTGGAAGAAAGAATTACCAAGATACTATGCATTGAGAGATCCTGATAATGCGAAAGAGAGTGGTGATGGATATACATTCATTCAGTTCCCATGTGATTCTGATTATTTTTTCCAACGTATGACGGTACAGAATACATTAGACTATGAAGATTATGAATTATGGGATACAGAAGTACTGGTAATGCAAGAAGTACTTAAAGATCATCCAGCATTAAGTATAGGTTTAGTACTACGAGATGAGTACTTAACACCTGAAGATGTTATTGATATGTGTATAACATTCTTTGATAATTTGGAGAATGAAGATGGCAGTAATTGATAATGTATCATTTTTTACTACTATGTTATATGAATTGTCTTACAATTTTAGCAAAGTACATGGTAAATTACTTAAACAGTATTATTCAGGATATGACAGTTCATTTGTATACACAGGGGCTAAGTACAGTGATGTTTTTAATAATTACCTACGCTGCATGATAAAATGTACAGAATCGTTTAGTACTATAGAATTCACTATAGGGTCTAAGGTACATCCGTTATGTATTATCAGGCACAATAAAAGTATGTCTCTTGAATATTCATATACGAATGGTATTAAATTAAATCGTTCAAAAGGTACAGATAATGATACAGTACTAAAGTTAATGAGTGCTGGTACTTCTGAATTGATACAATTACCTGGTTCATTAGATAATGATATATTAGAGCCTTGGGAATTTCAGATGCTTACTAAGTATGACATAGGAACATTTAATATATTTTTGTTAGATGCATGGATAGTTAATGAGTTACCTTTTTACACTGATATAGAAGTTAATTTTCTTCCTTTTGGAAGTGATACAACATCTGCTCAAAGGGCATGTTTAATAGAAATGTTTACCAGTACAGTACAAGGGTTGATACATGAAGCTTCTAAAGTTTATTGATGTATGTAAATCCTTGTTAGAATTGCATAGTTTACGTACTTCTAACACATCAATTGTTATGAATTATGATAGAATACAATTAAGTACTGGTAATGAGTATCGTGTATTGTCAGGTGGAGCTATGGCAACAAGGTTAGAATTTTATCTATCAGAATATAGATCAGATGCTACATTAGTACAAGTATCTCGGCAGATGGATTTACACATAAAATTAAGAGATGATCATTATTTCTTAATGAATGAAGATAATCTTTTACAATTTGGTATATTAAAAGAAACTACTGGTGTATTGAATATGATGGCAGTGTATCTTCCGTTCATCGATAATAATGTACCGCATGACCAAGATACATTAGAAGCATTAGAGTTTCAGTACTTAACGAAGTACAGTATAAATGAAGTACAAGCGATGATAGTATATCATATACTTAACGGGTACAGAAAAGATTATCCAGCTCATACATTAACTTCAAAGTACAATCCATCATTAGTAATTAATTTTAAAGTACTGGATGAATGTACAGAAGAAGAGTTAGATGAAATAAACAATAAAATACGGGAACAGATAAATGGGATTCAACTTTCAGTACTATCAAAAATTTAAAGAAATATTTAAAGTTATGTCAAAGTTTGATGCTGTTATTACAGATGACATTGAGTTCAGGGATGATATATTATCAGTAAGATTAGTACGAGTACGTTCTTGTATGACATTTAATATATTTGCAGTTGGTTTTGATTTTGATTATCCAGTACTTAGTATGTCGTGGTGTTACAAGAACAGCACCGCTAATTTTTCTGGATTTATCTTCAGTAAAGATACCTTTATAAGTGCAATTTATAGTACTAATGATATAAGTAATTTTAATTATGCAGTTTATGAAAATATTAATGAAAAGAATGTATGTAAGTTGGATTATCCTTTACGGGAAGAACAAGTATTTCAGGAGTTGACGAGATTTAATATTCCACATGAAGAAGATATAAATGTATTCATGGAGACTTCTTATGAAGTACTAAATGGTAGTACTAAGTTTAGTTCTTTCTCTTTTCATCCACAAAATTTTGATTCGAAAAATGAAACAGAAATGGATAATATGGTACAATCGATATTGGAACGTTTAGAGCTTTTGTATCTTCAAAATGACTCAATTTTAAAAGAATAAATAAATGTTCTCTAAAAAATAGTTGTATAAAAAATGGTCAAAAAAAATTCCGCTTCTAATATTTAATATCAAGATAAAATGGCGGGGCGAGGGGAGCGGCGGGGTGATGGAATCGATGTTAGTACTAAAAGAGTTTTACGAAAAGTTTTCTTCATTAATAAATGAGATTGGTATATTAAGTACACAGATGAATGATACGGCGGTAGAATGGGGAGGACAAGAACGGGGTTTACGATATACATTTACAAAAGACGAAGGATTCTATTCTATTAAATTAATAGATGATATTCATTATACATTTGAATTAGAAGCCATATGTTATAATTTTCAACATATTAATATTAATTCTACATGTACATTTTTTACAAGTCCTCAATGTAATGAAATATATACTGGTAAAGGATTTAGTACTACAAAGTTCAATATAGTTCACCGAGATGAAAGTGAGTTTAGAAGGGACATGAATTATCCTATAGTAGAAGAAGAATATTTTCAAAATAGTACACGAATGAAATTAGAAGATGAAGAATTTTATCAGTACTTTATGGAATTAGAACCATTATCCCTAGAGCTTGGTTTAAAATTTTCTCACGTTGAAGATGGTGAAAAATTAGCTCTTTCATTACTTAAAGATACTGCACTAATTAATAGTATTATTAATAAATTGAATATTCTTTTAATGACATGCCAGAGAATACCATGAGTGATATTTACAAACAAGCAAGAAAGTACTGTGATAGATTTTTAAAGTTAGATAAAGTGATGGTAAATTCTGAATCTACGATCATGAAAGGAACGTGGACGAGTCCATATAATGTTACTAATCGATATCAAGCTTCATTAGATTCTAATAAGAAAGGATTTAAAATGAAAATGGCTAGAGGTCGATTTTCGTCATATGAAGTATATTATTACAGACATAGTTATGACGTTAGAACACACTCACATAGAGATAAAAATTTTTATATTATAAATGATAAAATATTTTCACATTATAGTACTAAAACAGTTCAAGAATTACGTGATGTATCAATATATGATGAAGGGTTAGAATTTCAATTAAGCACTGTATATAATGACAGTGAATTATTTGACTATTATTGTTGTTCTATGTTATACTATGATGGTTTTCGTGGGGCATGTAGGACAAGTGTACATCACAGTACTTGGAAAGCGTTATATGAAAACGCATTAAAAATAAACTCTAAAACTTACGGTAGATAAAATGTCTAGAAATGAGTTAATACAATTAAGTACTATATATAAGTTGTTAGGTGCGTATAAAATTTTCAAAGATAGTAGGACTAATACTTTATACAACAAGACTATTTTTAATTATAAAGATTCTGGATATGATTTAGAAATATCCAATTCTGGTTTATACATTTGGCCTACTGACAAAGAGCGTGATGGTAATCAATTATTTTGTATAGAAGAAATTCTATCAACTGATTGGTGGGTTAAGTCTGTAATAAATGATGATGAATTTTCGTTATGTCCAAAAGAGTTTATCGAAATAGAAGTTGGAGATCACGAAGATTATGAAAAAAAATATATCTATATTAGCAAATACAGTGAAAGTATCTTTAACACTTATTCAGAGGAATGGTTTTTTCAACAAATGACCGTTCAGAACATTATACCATTTGAACAATTCAAAGACGAGGTTAAGTTTTGTGAAAAAATATTATCTATGAATATAGATGAAAATGATCTAATTTACATATATGATTTAAGAGACTTTGACATAAAACTGTTAGAAGGGTTTAGAGAAATATGATAGTATTTCATGCTAGTACTGTTAACATTACAAACTTTTACATTCCATATGGTGGATTACATGTTGGTGGTATTCACAGTGCTATAGAATGTGCATTAAGGAAGGTCTATGCGGGTCGTGACGAGGGATTTGATGTAGATACCATCTACATACATCGTTGTTTTCTGAACGTACAGAAGCCTTTTGAGGCTGATGATATGGGTAGTGATGTTTCATGGAAACGATTAAACAAGACTTTAATAGCTACTGAAACAGACTTCGACTGTATTAAATATATCAACAAGTATGAACCTGATATTGTTTCATCGTATTGTTTATTTGATACCAATTTAATAGAGATCCTTGATTGTAATAGTATGCACATGGATATGGCAGAAAATATTTTAAATGGGGTTTACAATGACGAATACCGTTATAGTTGGTGATACCTATATAAAAGAGAATAAATTAGTTGAAACTTTAATATTTTCATTAAGAATAATTCCTTTATTAAAACGTTCAGATGAATTGTTTATGAGTATTAACAAAGACTTAGAATATAGTTTTGACAGTACTTTTCACGGTAATGAAGAAACGTACACTGTTATTATAAAAGAAGATAGATATATTAACATTTCTGCATCATACGTAGGGGATAATGGATATACATTCAATCGTCCTATTATAAGAATTCAATATCAAGATATAGACAGTAGTACTAATATTGGAATTACTTATTTTACATATTCCCCTCTACATAAAAGTTTCACTATTGATGGTAATAATAATTATGTAGTTCCTAGACCATTTGTACATGATGAAGCATGGTACTTTCAAAAGTTAACACAACATGATTTATATCCAGAGAGTTGGTATATTCATGGTTCTAATCTAATGAATAAGTTAATGGATTTGGATGGTAATTTTGTATATATGCGGGTACAAACTGGATTTGATGAAGAAGAACTTCAGAACATATCAAATATTTTAGATTTAATGGAAATAAAAAATGCTAAACATAATTGAAAACATTGATCCTATCAATTACATTGTACAAGATGTTTTAAATAACATCGATGGATTGGAGTTAACTCCACGTAATAATTTTTATATTGGTGATGGTTACTCACTTGACGTACAAGAAGTACGTAAGAATTCATATAAATTAAAAGTACGAACAAATAATTTACAAGATTTATGTAATATTGCATTTGATAAGAAGAATCTTATCATACGTTACAGTCCTGAATTTTTCTTTATACAAGAAGGTACTGAGTTGAGTACTAACTTGTTTGATGAAATGTTTCGGTTAGAAGAATTACCTAATGCATTTAGGAATAACAGTACTGTATTTGGATTAAGTGTGGAGTTTGATCATACAACGATGATGCAAACTATTGAACTTTGCCGTAGAATTCGAGATGATTTCTTGCGGAGAATTGCGTTACAAAAATAAAAGTACTATCAAGGATGATATATAAATACTTTTAGAGCACAAGATTGTGCTAATAATACAAGTTCAAGGGAGTGAACACATGAATAATCTTATTCAAAAAGATAATGGGCCAATTGACGATGTGATCACGCAAGACGCTTTTGAAGTACATGGGACAATGTTTAATATTAAAGATATAGTACAATGTTTATTTTTATGCAGTTCAACGATGCATGAATTTTTCAATAACCCAATGTGTAATTGTTTTGCAGTAACTATCAATAGTACTGATAAGTGGGTTATGGCTACACCGATGACGATGAATACTGAATTTAATGAATGTGTTATGCGTAATAATAAAGAAAAAACACCACAATCTGAAGTACAGAAATTACGTAATACATACTCTAGACCAGATGAAAAACACGTATTGATGTTTTTATCTAAAGGGTATGTGATGGATAATTTTACAGTACAAGAGAGTTATCATGATTTTCTCTTTACAGAAGGAGAACCACATGTTATGATAACTGCGGAAGATATAGAAAGTTTAACCTTAAAGAATCCGTACTTGGAGTAATAATGGCGAAGTCAAAAAATAAAAATATTCCAGTTGTTAACAATTTTGTTGCAAAGCACATGGAAACATTTAACAAACCAAAAACGTTTGTAGATCAAAAGAAAGAATTTAAAAATGGTAAGACAAAACACAAAGGACGCTATGATGCGTCCTTTGACGTTTAAATGGTGAATATATGTTAGATTATAAAAAGTATTCAGTAAAAGAATTTATTGAATATGCTAGAGAACAAAATAAAACAAAAAATAATAACAGTTTTGTTCTTGGGTATGATAATGAATGTGATGTATACTTAATATCAAAATATCAAAATATGGGGAATTACAGAGCCTGTGTTTATTCTAAATATTTTTCTGTAGCTAATATTGAAACTGGAAAATATATATTCTATTATTGTAATTTTAAAAATACAGTAACGCATGAGTTTGAAAATGTTTCATTCAGTACTAAGTATAATAATAAAACAAAAACTTATGAAATTAAATCTAAAACGTATAAATTGAATAACAAATCAATTGATATAGAAACAAATAGTCAAATTTTCACAACTATCTATGATGATTTACGTATAAAAGAAAGACTATACAGAAATGGATGTAAATTTATTGAAGTTAGTTTTCCTATTGTAACTTACGTAGATGGAAAAGTTCATAATAGAACGTATGGCGAAACCTATATACATGAAACATATAATAGTAAAGGTGTTTGTACTTTTTGTAATTTTAGTTTTAGTTATAAAGGGAACCGTGCTACTATTCAGATGTATTATAAGAAAGGTGCTAGTTTTTGGATGAGTTCAGGTACAGGTAACACTGATTTATATTTACGTGATAATATAAAAATTCCTGAATTAAAAGAAGTAGGAATTGAGTACTTATATAATGATTTTAACATGTGGAACATAGATTTGCGTATGGTTGGTTCAGAAAATTTTGAATGTTTTGAATATGCAAAATCTCATCTTATTAAGTTACTTACTAAAAATATCAAGTATTTAAGTACTGCATTAGATAAAATAAAGGTTCACAATGAAGCGTAAAATTAAATTTAAAGATGATATTCCAAAATATGTATGGTTAGGAAATCGAGGGTTTCCTAATCAGCATACTATTATTACGTACCATGATAATTCAATTATTAGGGTTAGTGATGCCCCGAATTATCGGTCGGCGTTAGAGAGAATTTACACTTTTAGTAAGCAATGTAGGAATAACGATGAAATATTGAAGTATGAGTTTGCATTATGTCATTACGTGGATGATGAGGATGAAGATACATTTTATCTTCTATTGTTACCATTTAACGAGTGGTATAAACATATTGATATGGATCACAAATATGGAACAGAATAATTTTTTATGGTATAATATACGCACCTAAACGAGAGGTTATCAACTATGAACAAAACACATTCTACATATCTAAAGGCAATAACTGGTGTCATTTTAGTGAATAAAGATGGCGAAGAATATATGTACTGTATTGAAGATATGCAATACTCTAAGTACTTTACTATTGGTCAAATTTTCAATGCAATTAGAGTACTATACGGTAAAGACGTTGGTGATTACGGTAAGTTATGGCCTCGTTATAAGATCAATGAAACTATCTCAAATGATTGGTTAACATTACAATCAGCAATGGATAATTGTGATACTGATTATGATTTTTTGGTGGAAGCATGTAAACAATTAAATGAAGAAGTTCCTGAAATTGTTGAACGTGAAAAAGTACTACAACGATTAGAACTAGTTAAAGAAACAATCATGAAGATTGCGACTACAGTACAATAAATTATTTAAAAGGAATATAATATGTCAAACGGAAGTGACAACAAATTCAATATGTTCGAAGGTCTAGATGTAGAAAAAACTCGCAAAGTACTTCATGATGATTCAGAAGTTCAATTCGAAAATACAGAAGATGAAGATGTTGAAATTGTAAGTATTACAATGAAAACAGATACTCGTAAGAAATATGCAGCATCAGTTATTGCAAGATCACAAGAAGAATATGAAACATATATCATTGGTTCGTATTTTGAAACATTAATCCATCCAGAAACTAAGGAAGAGTATCAAGTGAAAATCACAGTACTTAAACCTGAAGTTAATCCAATGGAAACAATGAAACCTGCATATGCTTACAGTACTAACCACTAATTAATTATAAGGGGCTTAATGCCCCTTTTTAAATAGGATATATATGAACGGTTTTGATATTTTGATTTTATGTTATATTTTTATAGGAATAAGTATAAGTGGGTATATTATATATTCATATATTCATGGAGTTTATGTTTATTTTAAACAATTATATACAGCAAAAGTAGTACGTCCATCTAGGATTAAAATTCAATTCGGTTATTCATTATTCGATTCAAATTATGACCATTGGGGTATAGTTATTGGTATATCATTTTTGTTTACATTAATGCATGTCGTGTGTGCATTATTAATTTGGCCTGTATTTTCCATATGGTTAATAAGTTACACAATTAAAGTAGCACGTATTAAAAACTTTGGTGATGGGGACTACTAATGTTATCAATAAAAGATGTATTAAATTGTCAACAACGTTGGAATTCACAAATTACAAGTGTTGCAAACGGTATTGATTCAAAACTAATATCAGTACTTTCATATGAAGATATGTTTAGTGAAAAATATAATGATAATAAATTTAAAGAATTATATGAAGCATTAATTGAACCTATGGTAAAACAATATAATCAAGAATTAAACAGTTTAAGATCACAGTACTTAATTGAATATCTTAATGATATGGCAATTGTCCTTGATACTGTTGGTGTTAATACTACAACAGGTGAAGAAATTAGTGCTCCGATAACAAATATACCTTCTAGTTTTATTCCATGTGCTGAAGTTGAATGTGTATATAATTTTATCAATGAATTAAAATATTCTATATATGAGTATCGTCCATTTTGGAGTAGAGGTGGTTATCACATATGTGGTAATAATGAATATATAACCACTGAAGGTTCAGATTCACCATGTAATTTTATTTTAAATAACAGAAATAAATTTATTAAAAGTTATGGTGAACATAAAATTGAGGTATTCAAACGTTCAGTACTACAAGCTAGTGATTTATTTGACTATGATATACATGTACAACCTATGTCTAGATATGATGAAGATAGGATTCCAAATAACTACAATTTAGCAGTTAGACGGCATTTAATATTAAAACATGCATTAGAAAATGAAAAATTGATAGAAGAACACTCACGATTTATATCGAAGATATCAATAGATGGTGATGTTCTATTCACAGAGATAGGATAATTATTGATGTTTTTAAAATTCTTTTTAACACATGAAGATTCAAATACTTCAAAAGGTTGGTCTATAGGAAATACTTTATTAGTTAGTACTCATAATGATCATAAGAAAGAACTATATGAAACTACTAATTTTCATAATGTATTAAGTAACTTAGCATTTCATATGAAATCAACAAATGTACATACTGTTGATAAAGATTATAGAGTATTTTTAATAAATGTTTCAGATGAAGCCATGTTCCAGTTAGAAATGTTATATATTCCAGAAAATAGTTTTTGTACATATAATATATTAACAGGTAAAATTGGTTTTGGTGATTCAGAAAGGAATGCGATTTTAGCAAGTTTAGATGAAAAAAATGGTATGAGTTTATCAGGTTGGGTTAAAAATGACAATAAGAATTCATTATTTTTCGATTTTAATGTAACCTCAACCAAGTTAATAGATATGGACGAATACCAACTTACTGTTCCAGATACATTTTATGATCAAGTACTTAATGAATTAAGACCTTACATATGTCAAGAAAAAATACATTTATTAAAAGTTTTTGGTCAATATGTTTTATATAATAAAACTGCTTTAAATAATTATTTAGATTTATATTTTGAAAATTTAAATTCTTCTGGTTCAGAAAAGAAAGAAATTGAAATACAATATTGTCAATTAACTAGAATACAAATGGTTTTAGCTATCAAACTATTCATGGAAGATGATAAAGATTTCATTTTATATAAAGATGAATTTCCTGATGAATACTATTCAATAGGTGAATTGTGTAGAAAAATAATGAACGTTTCAGGTGAAACGTTTTAAAAAATTATGCTATAATATACAAGACAGCACATCGCTGTCTTTTTTTAATTGAGAAAAACTCTGGATGGCTTTGTTAAGCAAAGATGTTTAAAACCTGATCCTATCGAAAAGTAGATGGCAGATGAGTATTCCATTCAGTACGAACAGCAAAAGAAACCCGTTAGAAGTACGTGCAGTCATACAAAGAGACATAAGACACTGAGATCACGGCAATGCGGCTGTATAAAGCATGACAGTACTACATAAGTTCATGCCTAGATAGACATATAGGATCGCACCTACCTAATGTATAAGGGAGTCAAAAAATGCGATTGATTTATTACAATATAGATCCGTCCAGATTTTGACAAGTACTTAAGCTGTTCATGTAGCTTGAGTATTCAGTGTGGCAATGTATAAAACCACGACCGTTGTATAGAACCGCGATAGAAAGAAACAGGACAACCCGCTTTCACTCTTTTATAGAAATTCGTGACATGAAATTACTACGACTATCATCGTCAGTTTTTCTCCCCACCCGATGGGGGGATGAAAATACATTAACAAATCTCGTCAGTATTATAAACAGAAGTACTATTCAGTACTATATTAATTAAGAAATTTAAATCACAAATGAACGTAGTGCAAACGAAGTTCATAAGTGATTTACTGGAACATCGTAGATGTTCCTTGTATAAATGAGAATCGGCAAAGTACTGATTCTGTAACAGTGAGATATAAATGAAGATTGTATATAAATGCAAAGATACGGATCAAGTATTAACATCCGTAGATATGAGTACGTTTAATGGTTATATGATTCAAGTAGAAAACGGAAACAAAATTAGTAATATAACTGAATTAAGTAATAATTTTGTTCTTTCTAAAATTGAGTTAAGACCTACTAAAAAGCCACTCATACATAAAGTTGAATACAATGGTCATATAGAATACCGATACAACAATAATAATGTTAGTAGTGTTTATTATGAATTTAACAATAAAAAATACGGAGAGTATCAGAAGTATGATTTAAATGGAGTACTGTTGGATAGAATTTTTTATTTTGATGGTTTGGACATTACTACAGAAATTATGCAATTTATTGGTTATAAAAACGGGTTAACATCATTTAAAGATTATAAATTTAAAGAAGATGAACTGTTTAATATAATGATGAAGTACGGTTTTTATTTTAGATTTTGTAATGACTCGGAACGGGAAAGTTCTGATTTTGATCGTATTAATGAGTACTGTCAATACATATAAGGAAATATATGGAAGATAATGAAAAAGCTGCATCTGTTCATTTCAGTTCAGCTAGTAATACATGGGATACTCCTGATGAATTTTATCAGAAGTTAAATGCTGCTTGGAATTTTACATTAGATCCAGCCGCAATGGATGAAACTGCAAAATGTAACAAGTACTACACTCCTGAAACTGATGGATTATCACATTCATGGAATGGTGAAACTGTATGGTGTAATCCTCCATATGGTAGAGAAATTAAAAATTGGTATAAGAAATTTGATGAAGAATTTAAGCAAAATGGTACTACTATTGTAGCACTACCACCAGCAAGAACTGACACTATCTATTTTCATAAGTATGTTAAAGATTCAGCTACTGCTATTTGTTTTGTTAAAGGTCGTTTGAAATTTGATAACAGAAATCTTCCATTATGGACAGAGGAAGGTTCTCATAAAAAGAATGGTGCACCTTTTCCTAGTATGATTGTAATATATGATAATGATTTAACAAATGAAAAAATTAAAGTACTACAAGAACTAGGTTTAGTAGTACGTCCTTGGTAAATTTATATATGAAAAATACTTGTATAATGATGTACGGTAGAATGAATCCTGTACACTTAGGTCATAAAAACTTATTTGATCGCGGTAAGTACCTTATGGATTCAATACCTGATTCTGAATTTAGAATATACATGAGTACTACACACGATAAAGATAAAAATCCAATTCCATATTATATTAAACGAAATATGTTAAATGATTATTTTCCTACTGTATTTCCATTTTTACAGGATTCACAAGAAAGTACTTTATTTGGTACTTTAGAAAAGATTAATAAGGAATTTGATAATTTAATATTTTTATGTGGTAGTGATAGAGTTGAAAATTTTGAAAATATTATTTTCAAGTACAATCATTTACTATATGATTTTAATGTTATTAATATTGAATCGGTAGGTTGTGATAGAGAATATTGTAGGTATAGTTCTACTAATATGAGACAAGCAATACGTGATAATAATTATGAAGATTTTTGTTCATTTCTTCCCAATCGTGGTGATGCATTGAATGAAAAATATTTTGAATATATTTCACATTTTATAGGAGTAAACAACTATTGATGATTTATAAATTAAACCAATTATTTTGGAATACTAATGAAAGTACTGGATATCGTCATGTAAGTATAGAATATAATAATCGTACATTAATGGCTGTAACGGCTCATAACGTGTCTGGAACGTGGACATCACGAGTGATACCTATGGGATTTTCTTTTGAACTGGATGAGGTACAAGCGGTATCACGTGTGTTTGAATCACTACCATCATTGATGACATTTATGTGTTCAACCAATTTATCAGTTGAAGATATTCAAAATTTTCTGTTGACAATACAACAAAACTACGATACACTCAGTAAACATATATAAAAAAAGAAGGTAAGTTGATGAGCAGTTTGATGACTAAAACATTTGCCAAGTACTTACGTTTAGGAATTACTCCTAGACCAGTGCGTGGTAATTGGAAAGATGGTGATTACATGTACAGTATCTATCATGATGAAGTACAGTACGCTATTGATGATATGGGCGATTACGAAATTGATTTAGATATTGAACATATATTAGAATGTTTAAATGCACGTGAAACCATAATTGATCGTAATCATGTAATTGTCAGAGAACTATATGAGCATTTTATGAGTGTATTTGACACTGATATTTGGGTTCGTGTCGGTATTGGGATGCAATTAAGTGTTGTGTTTGGTTCAGTACATGGTGAATTTGCAACGTTCATGATGGATTTTGTTGATATGGATAAGTTCAATCAAATTGTTGCAGAAATAAGAGAAAAGATATTATCAGAAACTGATAAAGAACCTGAAATATTACCATCTGAGTACTACACTTTAATTTTACACAATCGAGAAGACATTAAACTACTTGATGGGTATTTTAATTCTAAAGTACATGTGTACTTTATGGATGAATTTGAAGATGATGATGATGATGATGACCAATAAAAACTAAGGCAAATAAAATGCAAAAAACTGATTATTCCAAATTACGTACTAAAATTTTAGGAATTATTGAAGGTTTAACAATGACAGATTCAAAGTACTTTGATTTACGAAAAGTACTTATTTATGCTGAAGGAATTCATCACTATACTCGTCGTGATGGTTCTCCTGAATTCTCTCATCAACTTGAGATGTTAAGCTTAGCACTTAGTTTACACAATTCATTGATTAAACCATTTGAAGTTTATATGGCAATTATTGTGCATGATACTATTGAAGATTATCCTGAAAAATCTGAAGAACTTCATTCAATGTTTCCTGATATTGCTCAATATAGTCGTAAATTATCTAAGTTTGTTGATAGTGATAATAATGAAGATGAAAAAACATATTATAGATATTTTGATAATATTAGTAAATGTGAAGTATGTTCAGTTGTAAAATTAATTGACCGTATTCATAATTTAAGTACTGCACCTGGTGTATTCAGTAATACTAAGATTAGTGAATATTGTGATGAAGTTGATACTTATTTTCTTTGTATGATGCATATAGCAAAAAGTAATTTCAATCAACGTGAAGTATATGAAGTACTTAAATTTATTCTTCAAAATGAAGTACGTACAATTCGTACATTTTTACGAATAGCAACAAATATAGAACAACAAAAAACTATTTCTGCAAGTGAACTAGTTAATCGTTTAAAAGGAAATTCGAGTAAATGAGTTTTGAAAAACAACGTAATATAATTACCCGCACACTTGGTGAAGACAATATTCGTCTATTAAAAATGACCAATGCTATTCTTGCTGGTGGAGCAATTACTTCTATTTTTAGTGGTAAAGAAATTAATGATTTTGACATTTACTTTCGTAAAGTAGAAGATTTGCTTGCTTTTGTTCGCAATGCTTATTGTGATGAAGAACATTTAACAGATGAATTATTTGCTGAATTAGCACCCTTCTCATTAATATGCACGAGTTATACTACTCGTAGTATTACATTTAATAATGATAATAACTTAAAAATTCAATTAATTCATTTTGATTATTTTGACACCATTCAACAAATTTTTGACAGTTATGATTTCCACCACAACATGGGTGCATATGATTTTAGTACTGATGAATTTGTACTAGATGACCATTTCTTAACTGATATTGCTCAACGTAGACTTACTTTTAATGATGGTACTAAGTATCCAATTATGAGTACTTTGAGAGTTTCAAAATATATTGATCGTGGTTATGTAATTTCAAAGAAAGAAATGTTTAAAATTGCATTATCTGTTTCTAGATTAGATATACAAACATGGGATGAACTTGAAGATCAGTTAAGTGGTTTTTATGGTGTTGATATTTCAAAAATGTTTGATAGAACTGAAGAGTTTAGTTTAGAAAGTGCTATTGGTATGTTAGATAAAGTGGAAGAAATTCCCGAACAAGAAAATAATATACATCCTACGTTAAACGATCTATTGTTTAATATTATTGGATCACCTTATACTACACAACGTATTTTCTTTAAGACTGTCATTTTAGATGGTATTAATTATGTTTCTACTACTTCAAACGACATATTTACATTAGATACAGTACTACAATGTAATAACATGTGTGTTAGTGGGACAATTAATGAAACTCGTAACAACAGATATTTGTTTGGAGCAAATAGCCAAATTGCAATATTACAATTACTTGATGGTAATGTTTCAATGAGAGCTAATGATTTAGTACTAAATGGTACAGTTAAATTATTAGCTATAAAAGATATGAATGAGGTTTAATAATGTGGTATTTGGAAATAAGTATAGATAATTCTGAAACATCTTACGAAGTGGTGTTTACTGGATTATATCATACAGAACAGGAAGCAAAGAAAGAAAGTAGTGAATGGTTTAGGGGTTTAAAGATTATTAAATTCGTACCAATTTATACTAAAGAATGACAATTTAAGGGAGTAGTGTAGCAAGTTTATTCACAAGGAGTGTGGAGCGATGGTAGATCGTATTAAATTTGCAACTGAAATGGCGAACGAATTGAACATGGCTAATTTTCAGTCTTTAACATCCGTAATGGCAGAATACGCAACTGCTGGTGCGGTCGATGGTGTTCAATGTGGTCAAGCTAATATGTTAGCTGATGTATACAGTACTTTAAATAGTACTCAATATTCAGTAAAAACATATAAAGATGATTTTGTTTCGTTATATATGAACGGTGTAGTTAAAGATGAACGTAGATATACTGATCCAATTATTGAACGTAGAGTAGCAGGTGTATCAGATCCTAACGGTGATCCGGTTATTGTACTTCAAGAAGTACTTCAAGATATTCGTGATAATGAAAATAAAAGTAAAAGTCATTATGGTGTTAATAACACTGAAACGATTTTACTAGGATATAGTGAAGATGAACAGTTTTATTACTTTAGATTATCTGAAATGCCTTATGTGTATGAACAACCTGTTATAGTAGATGTGAAGTATTTCACGGATCGTAGCAAGAACTTTAATAAACATGATGGTAACCGTACATCAATTGTTGGTTTTAATGAGGATGGTATTCAAATTTATGAATGGGTACATCCTAATAATCAAACATACACGAGATGTTTGAAGAAGCGTTATTGTTTAGAAGATGCTGATTCATTCTATTTCAAAATAGAAAAACAATCATATTCACGTCCTGATAATTCAGTACTCATGGGTATGGTTCATATTTGTTAACTAAATTGCCCTGATTTTATCGGGGCATTATTTTAAGGAAAGTTAATGATAGATTTAAACAACACCGATTACGTTACGATATTAATAGAAGCTTCAAAAATTTTAGATGGAACTTTAGTACAGAAACCTACGGGTGAGGTAATTTATACCTTAGAAACTAGAAAACCAAATAAAAATTACATTTACAATGATTGGGGAAGATATGATAAAGATAATGGTATGGTTTACTTGAAACATGACAATGGGGTATACTATTCATATCCAAAGAATAGGATGTTAAAAGTGACGATTTACAAGTACGATTTACAAAAATATATTGATGAAACGTGTGAATATTGATTGACATTATTAAAATCTTAAAGTACACTATCAATCTGATTAATTATGAGGTTAACTTTATGTATGCAATATATAGCTTTGAAGATTTGACTTATCATCATGATTTTAGCTTGATCAAAAAGGGATTTAGTGATATGGAAACGGCAGAATCATTCAAAGCTGAACTTGAGTCTGGACGTTTTTCATCTGAATATCTAGCTGAATTAGTTGTATGCAAAGAACTAAAAACTCATGATAACGAAGAATCTAACATCGGATTTGATAAAGAAGATATGATGGAAGATTATATTGAATTGGTTCACAAATATTTTGGAGATGTAAAATGAATACTGAAGTTATTTTTAATGATCTAATGAACTTAACGGCAACAAATGATGCCTTTATGTGGAAGGATTTTAAATCTGTTGGTGGTGGAAACTTCCGTATTTTTACATACCGCCTTGCAAGTTATACTGATTTTTTATCACCAAGTGCATTAGAATGTCGTGGTACAATGTTTGAGATTTCTAAACATGATCATGATACTGGTTCATATCTTCGTGTAGCATCAAGAACTCCACAAAAGTTCTTTAATGCTTATGAAAACCCATTTACTATGTATGATAAAACTACATTGAGTTCAGAAATTTCGGTTGTAATGGATAAACTTGATGGTTCTATTATTAGTACTTTTATGGATGTTGATTTTGTAGTACGTACTAAATCACATGGATCGTTAGATTCTGAACATGCATATAATAGTACTGCACTGTTACATAAAGATAAAGAATTCTATGAAGAAGTATTTCAAGCAGAAATGTTCGGATATACAGTAAACATGGAATATACTTCACCGGAATTTCGTATTGTTCTTCCTTATCAAGAAGATGATTTAACGGTATTGAATTTACGGCATCGTGCTAATGGATCTTTGTTGATTGGTAAAGAATTAGAGGCTCAATTCCCATTACTTTATGCACGTTCTGTATTTGCAAAGTACGGTGAAATTGATAGTACTTTTCCAATGCATGAAACATTATATGATAGTATTGAAGCTGTTCGTACTATGACTGATATTGAGGGTTATGTATTGATCCTTAATGATGGTCGTATGTGTAAGATTAAGACTGACTGGTATAGTGCATTACATTTTACAAAAGATAGTATTAATGTTGATTCACGTTTATATGAAGCAGTTATTGCTGGTGGTTCAGATGATTTAAAACAATTATTTGGTACTGATCCTTATAGTCTTAAAAAGATCGAAAAAATGGAACAGCTTGTTTTTTCTTGCTATAATAAGTTAGTACATGATGTTGAAACGTTCGTAGAAGCGAACAAACACATGGAACGAAAAGACTATGCGTTAAAAGTTCAGGCTGAATTGCCTAATGAACTTGGTAAACCAGGTCTAGCATTTAATCTTTATAATTCTAAGCCCGTAGATTATAAAAACACTATGCTAAAATATATGAAGGATGTTCTTAAAGAATTCGAAGTTTAAGGACATTTATAGCCTAACAAGGAGTAGTGATGGCTAAACCGAAATATAATTCAAAAAAGGGCGATGTACGAACACCTGAAGAACATAGAAAAATACTACAAGAAATAGACGCTGTGCAAAGTGAACGCTCAAGGAAAGGGGTTGCTAAAAGTGCAAAGCGTCTAAAAAATACTTTAGGTATTAGCAGTACTATGTATAAAAAGGAACGTAAGCCTAAAAATACCAAACCAAAGATTTATGATTTAGGAAGATACGCACGTGAGTAATATCCAAACAATAGAACTAGTTAAAGTTGTATATAAAGATCGTGAGTTTTTTCTTATACCTGCATCAGCACCGCTTTCCTATTCAGAAAAAAATGAAATGGTAAGTTATGTTAGAGATATTGGTGATGTTGCATTTATTGTTGATGATGAAGTGTACTTCGATGAAGGAGCTAACTTCAACTTAACAATGAAGTACTGTAACAAATACGTTTTCATTTAAAAGGAGATTTCCATGAAAGTAGAAGTTCAACACAGTATTGTACAAGACATGTCGGTAGTTAAGTTTTTATCTTTAAAAGATTATCACCGAGCACTTGACTTTTTAGACAAGAATGGGTTATCATGGACACCTCTTAAATATAGTTCTCGATTAGACACGGCGAGTATTCGTGTATCAGAGCATGTATTAACAATAATCACTGATAAATTTGGAATAGGAAAATCATGCCAACATTAACATTAACAGTTGGATTACCAGGATGTGGTAAAACCACATGGGCGAATGAGCAAGTTCGAACATCACGGTCTAAAACCGTGAATGTAAACCTTGATGATGTTCGCCAAACAATGGCAGGTTCACATAGTAATTACAAGTTCCGCAAAGACAACGAACAGTACGTGCAAAACGCTCAGTACAGTGCAGCAGAACATGCAGCAGTTAATGGTTGGAATATCATTGTATCAGATACAAATTTAAACCCAACTGTTCGCAATAAGTGGAAAGAATTTGCTAAAAAATATAATTACACTTACAAAGAACATAGCTTCTTAGAAGAATATAAAAAAGATAAAACTTTCGAACATAATTTCTTTGCAGTGAAAGGGTTTGTTAAACAATGTAAAGAACGTAACCTTTTGCGTGAAAAATCAGTACCAGAAGATGTAATTGATGGAATGGCTGAAAAGTACTTCTATAATACAATGAAAGTTGAAACTTCAACGGTATTTGATTTGGAAGACGTAATCATTGTTGATATCGATGGTACTCTTGCACATATGGATGGTAAACGTGGTCCATATGAAGAAAACAAAGTACTATTAGATACTCCAGATTCTGAAGTAATTCTTTCAGTACTGGCTGAAAAGAACTATCTAGGTCGTAAAGTAATCGTCATGAGTGGTCGTCATGTAACTTGCCAAGAAGATACAGAAGCATGGTTACAGAAGTACGGAGTACCATATGATCATATCTTCATGCGTAAAGCTGATGACAATCGTTCTGATGATATTGTGAAGTACGAGCTTTACATGGAACACGTACACAACAAATACAACGTTGCGAAAATCTATGATGATCGTGATCAAGTATGTTTCATGTGGCGGCATCTATTAGGTCTTAAAGTATTACAAGTTGCTGAAGGTAACTTTTAATAATCAGTAGGGGATATAAAAATATCCCCTATTTTTAATTAATAAAATAAGGAGTTTAACATGGCTTGTGTTGTATATAAAATTATTAAAAAAGGTCAAACATCAATATATGATATTATTATTCATGATGATGAATATTGGTTTGGAACAGCTTTAATTCATGGTGGTGGAATTAGAGAAACGTTAGAAAAGAGATATCCAGATGATGAGTACAGAATAGACGTACACTTTAGGGTTGATTAATGTATACTATACACGATAAAATGCTTATTAGAAATATTGCTGACTTGATTATTGAAGATCCTTCAATGTTTAAAACTATTGGTATTGGTGAAAATGTAACTATAATATTTCCACCAATGAAAGATTTGGTAGAGTACTTATATAGTACTGATTATGTTGATTTAAGTACTATTAAAAGTTTAGTTGCTGATATTTCTGATATATCTGTTCGTAATATATTCCAATCAGCTATAGGACAATGGAATAATTTAAGAACTTATGAATAAAAAATTCGATTGGGGTTAATAATGGAAAAAACAATATATCTATTTTACTATACAAGTAATGAAATTGTAGACCATGATCATGAATACAATTCTGTATATGAAGATGTACATTATAATTTAGGTTCATTTTCAGATTTACAAAACGGATTAGAGTACTATCAAAGTAAGTACCCTGATAAAGAAATAAAATATCAAACTGTTCGTCTTAATGATTGAATTGAGGATTAAACATGAGCTTTGTTGCTTTTCTTATTTGGCTTTTCTTGATGGTAATTACCTTCATTAAAGCACGTGACTATGGTCGTTCTAAACTATTATGGGTTGTTATTGGTTTAGTACTATCACCTATTCTTTCACTTATTGGCTTACTAATTTTGGGGAAATCTTATGACCGTTGAAATTAAATTAAATGGTAAAACTTATGAATTACCAGATGATATTGATATCATGGATAATCCTAGTGATGACCGTGTTATTAAATTAAACTTATCTCGCTCTGATCTGAGTGAAGGTATTTGGATTGTGATTCATGAAAAAGATTTAGAAGATTATAAAAATGGTGTTTTTGATGAAGAATACACTCGTGTATGTTCTTTATCAAATCATGCAGTTTGTGGTATTCCGTGGGGTGCATATGTACCATATAAATTACAAGGTACAGAACGTCCAATCTCCGTATTTGAAGATGTTATTAATACTGAAACCGATGAAGTATATTTTCCGTTTAAAGTACGAGTAGCATACGAAGAAGCTAATTTTGTCGAAGAAGAATTCTTAGATGAAGAAGCTGACGATCAAGATCTTAAAGATTAAATTTAATCAATAGCCGAAGAGATTCGGCTTTTTAATAGGTAATATTATGAGTGAAAGACAATTTGGTGAATACCAGCATGAGTTAGAACTGAATGGTAGAATTGATGATATTGATTCACGTCAATCATTTTACAGCAACTTAATTATAATTTATAATCTTGTAGTAGCTTTCGATGATGATTATTGGTCTGATGATGAAGATGTAGACCCTAACGAACTTTTTAGAAATTATACAACATTAACTCTTGAAGTACTACAAAATATTAAAGATGGTATTAGTATTGATGGTGGTAGTGCTAGTTATGAAATTAATTTTATGTTTGATGTTCTTGAAGGTGGTGATATGAATGATTCATTTGGCACTGAAGGTTGGCGTCATAATTTAGGATGGGGAGAATGATGGCTATTTTTGGATTAGTTTGTATTATCTATTTTTCAATAGCATTTATTGTATTTTTGCATTTTGTATTAACTGAAACATCAGGTAATATATTTGATGGAATTGTATTAATTATTGCGGTAGGTATTGCATGTTTATGGCCTGTATTTTCTGTATATTATATATTAGAATGGTATAACAATAAAAAGAGAAAAAAATGAAAAAAATATTGACAGTATTGTTGATTTCTTTTATACTTTCTGGATGTGATGGTAAATCCGAGAATCGTACTGAAAAATATGATTTACCAACTGAATTAAAAGATTGTCAGATATATAAACTCACTTCTAATAGTACAAGTAAGACGTTGTATGTAGTACGCTGCCCTAATTCATCTACACAAACAACATTTAATTCTGGCAAAAATAACAGTACTTCAACTTCTTATAATGAGTGATAAAAATATGGAAAAAGTATATGTATCGGTAGATGGAATTGAATTTAGTTCTAAAGAAGATTTATTAGAATATCAAAAGTTAGCAGAGTTAGCAGGTAATGACTTTGCTGAAAAACGTAGACAGTACTTAATACTTAAAGAAATTTCTAATAATGCGTTAAATGAACTATTGAAATTTCAAGAAGAATGTACGCATGAATATGTTCAAATACGAGCACGTTCAAACACTGGTAACTATGACCCTTCACAAAATTCATATTGGTATGAAATAAAATGTAAGTGTTGTAATAAACGGTGGGACGAAGATCAATCTGATTCTCAATACAGAGGAAAATTAGATGATAAAAAAGTTGAAAGGATACGATAATGATAGTAGCAATGAGTATTACTAGTGAATCAAGTGATCACTATTTGGAATTATTTGTTGATAAAACAGTAGAACAAATCAAAGAAGAATTATATGACAATATGGAAATGTATGAACCAGTTAGTGATTATGCAGTAACCTTTGATGATAATACTACACCATCTGAAAAAACGCAAGTTGAAACCATGTTATCAGATTGGTATAACCACTCGTGGGGGAATGATGAATAACGAAAAATCAGGAATTGAATACACTTTACTTGAAAGTTGGGAAGGGTGGGACGAATATGGTATATCAGATTTATATTTTTATAATGTAAAGCTTAACGTTGAAATATTTGGTGAAGATTTCATTAAACAATATGTAGGACGTACATTAAATTTAGGTATGTATCTTTCAACTAGTACTATTGAAGTTTATGTTTCTGGTGAAGATGATCCAGTATTGATTAAAAATGTGAAATTATGTTTAGTCTGAGTCTTTGACTCAGTTTTAATTAAGGAAACTTATATGGCAATTTTTATTGTATTATATTTGGTTGGATTTATTTCAACTATTATGTATTATATTATGTATAAAATTAAATGTGTTGAAAATGGTTCAGTTTCATTTGGTGATATTATTTTTTGTTTTATATTATCATCATTTGGGTGGATGTTAGTACCACTAATTGTATGTGCTGAAATTATTGAGAACAATTATGGTTCAAGAATTAATAAATTTTTTAGTACTCCATTATTTAAAGCTAAAGGTGATTTGTGAAATATGTAAAAGTACTGGATATTCCAGATGAAAAAAATGTTTATATAATTGGTGATATTCATGGTAATTTTGAACTATTTCAAAAGACGTTACATGAATTAGGAATTACTGATGATGATGTATTAATTAGTGTAGGTGATTTAGTTGATCGTGGTAGAAATAATTCTAAAATGTTATTTGAATTTTTGAATAAAGAAAACCGATATATGGTATTAGGTAATCACGAAGATATGATGATGCGTGGTCGTACTAGCCGTGAATGGTATTTCAACTGGTTACAAAATGGTGGACAAACTACATTAGATGAAATAGGTTCACCTGGAATTAACCATTTTTGTACTTTACTTGAAGATGTACCTCATATTATTGAAGTTAATCATCGTGGGTATAAATTGGGAATTGCACATGCTGGGATTCCAAATTATCCAAACGTAAGTGATTGGGAAACTATAAAGAAATGGACAGAAGAACATGGTGATTATAGACATCAACTTCTTTGGGATAGAGATGCTATTCAAATGGCTCGATATGACTTTGAATTACCAGATAATGAAAAATTAGAAAGAATTATTTCTGGTGTTGACTATGTTATTCATGGACATACAGGTGTTCCTCATAAGTTTGCATTTGGTAATAGAGTATGGATTGATACCCAATTCCGTAGTGGTCAATTTACTATTGCAACAATTGATGATGACCATTTAATGAAGTACTACACGGTTGTACCCGATGAATGGGGTGCAGAAGTTGGTTATGAAATAAAGGAAACAAAATAATGCGTTTATATAGTATTACAAATATGTACACTGATGGTATTCATGCAGGTATACAAACACAACATAGTACTGTTCGTTTATTCGTGAAGTATGATAAATCTCGTGGGGATTCTTTTCCACAAGAAGATATGTTATATGAATGGGCATACAATCATGAAACCACTGTAGTACTTAATGGTGGTATGCATGATTCACTTAAATCAGTACTTACAATTTTGGAAGAATGGGAACGACATAATGTAAATGAAGTACTTCCATTTGCACAGTTTTGGGAACCAGGTATTAACAATGCATTGACTAGTATTTGTATTATTATGCCACAAGATGCTATTGATTTTATGTCTGAAATTCGTGCAAAGAAACCACGTAATGATATTATGACTCCTGAATATACAGAGTTATATCATAATATTCGAGTAGCATATGGAAATCATGCTTTCAAATTATTTGAAACAGTTGCATTCTTACCACTAGCAAAATAAGGTAAATTTATGAGTACTAAAATCCCTGAGAAGTTTTATGTTTCACGTGTATACCGTAGTACAGAAGAAATTCTAGGTTTCATGGTAGTTGCTGATAATGAAAGTACTAAGACATTTCAAAAAGCCAAAGAACGTGCTGATAGTTGGACACATAATTCTTCTAATCCATTGTCCCCACTTTATGTTGATAACACTCCACGTTCTGGTTTCCGTTTAGTTACAAATGTAAGTCGTTATAGTACTTCCAATGTGGTATGGCGTATTATGCACCCTGAAGGTTTTGAATTTGAAATCACTTCTGATAACATGTGTGACCTTTTAGAAACTAATACTATTGTTGAAGGTGAATTCCAAGATGAATTATTCTTCACACACAATCGTAAATTAGTTAATCAGAAGACTAAACTCTTTGCTGAAATGATTCGTCAAGAAGAAAAGAAAAAAGAAACTATTGAAAAAGTTAAAGAATTAGAACCTGGATGTATTATTGCTGTACCTAATCAGTACAGTTATCGTAATCCACCACCTCCACCTGATAAGTATGTGTACTGTGGTAAGTTCCATTCTATTAATGTTAATAGTAATAACCCGATGGTTCTTGGAGCAAAGAGTTCTTTGCGTTATGTAGTTCGTGAAGTAAGTACTGGTAACTATTATTGCCTATCTAAAATTTCTAGTGAATTTACTGCGTTGAATATACATGAAGATATTGACCGTGAAAAGGTTATACGAGAATTCAATGAGCAGATTCGTAGTGATAAGGTACATGTTGTACGTTATTATCAAACTGGATATGTGAAAAATGCAGTTGACCCAGTTCTTATTAATGAAAAACCATTTACTAAAGATAAATTAAAAATGGAATTCATTAAACAACCTATGAAAGATATTTCAGTAATTGATGATACAAAAATCTATGTTTATAATGAACAACGAGTTTTTGGATTCGGACTTATGAATAATGGTGGTCATTTGTATGTTAACACAGATAAAAATGCGTACAGTAATCATAGCATGGTAGCTTCTAAACTATTAGTATATCCAATTTCATCTATTGATGAATGTAATGTTCCTCAAATTAATGTTGATTTGTCTAAACATAAAGGAATTGATAATTATAATTCTAGTAGTTCTGCATTCGGAACACGAGATCGATATGGTCGTGTTGGTAATAATAAACCAGAATTGCGTTATGTAGATATTCCAGAAAACATTGAAGTAGGATATTACACTTTATAAAATAAATGACGTATTAAATATAGCATTGGGATAGGGAGATCTAAAATGCCAAGGAAACAAATTATAAAAAAAGAACTCAATGATAAATTTTATACAAATCCAAAAATAGCAGAATATTATTTTAATGAATTGAAAAATATTTTACAACAATTTAATATTAATGTTGACTATTTCGTCGAGCCTAGTGCGGGTTCGGGGTCTTTTTCATCATTATTATCAGAAAATGATTTTGCATTTGATCTAATTCCTGAGCAACTATATGATGGAATTTTAATAAAAGAGCAAGATTGGTTTACTGTAACTGAAAATGATTTAAAAGATGGTAAAATGTGTATTATTGGAAATCCACCATTTGGAAATAGAAATGATTTATCAAAAGGTTTTATTAAACATGCTTGTAAATTAAGTACTTGCAAAGTTATCGCATTTGTGCTACCATCTGTTTTTGATAAATTAACTATGCAAAAAGTATTTAATGATGAATGGAAATTAATCTATAATAATTCGTTACCAGAAAATTCTTTCATTTTAGATAGTGATCCTTATCATGTACCGTGTGTATTTCATGTATGGGTGAGAGATACCGAAGATGAAATTTCAACAAATTTGCGTGAAAAAGAAATTCCATTAGAAAATGGCATCATTGAATTTTGTTCAAAAGATGAAGCTACACATTTTGTTTTTGGGGCTGCACCACATAAAGTCATTGACAAAGATGCAGTACTAAGTAATAATAGAGGGTATTATTTCAAGTGTATAATGAATGAAGATAATGTAGTTGATTTATTTCGTACTATTTCTTGGAAAGACTACGGAAAAAGTTCAGTAAACGGTGGCGTATTTTGGGTCACTAAACAACAAATCGTAAAAATTATAACCAATATAGGATAAAATATATGTTTCATAATTTCGCAGAAATTCAGACAGCACAACTAAATGGTTTAGGAATGAATAACGTAAGTCGGAGTATTTTTCCACAATTTAAATCATTAAACAATCTATCTCAAGATACATCACGTGGTTCTAATATCATTCAAGCAGTTGAATTTGGTAATAAAGTATATGGATTTTCTGTTATTAATAATTTATCCGATATTAAAACCATTTCAATTCGTCAAAATTACAAATATGATGGTATGTTTATTGCAGAATTAAAAACTGGTAATGTTTATTCTGTAACTAATAATAACTTTATTATGGGAAGCATCACCCGCAAAACCGCTAAAAGTGGTGTGAATGCTTTGAATACAATTATTAATACTGATAGTTTACTTAAGGTTAATCTAAATCTATATCCAGCGGTTTCTGATAAACTTCTTGAGGAAATTTAATGAATATTTTAGATATTCTTTTAAAAATTAAAGAAACTGCAAGTACTAATTCAAAGAAAGATATTCTTAAAGAACACATTGATAATGAAGATTTGCGTCGGGTAATTAAACTTGCACTTGAACCTTCTATTGTTAGTGGTATTAAGAAAATACCTGAACCAATTAGTACTGACAAAAGTCTTACATTATCAGAAGCACTAACATCATTAGACGCACTTTATACTCGTACTGTAACGGGTAACGCTGCTCGGACATATCTTGGAGAATTATTAGGTTCAGTTAATGAGTTTGATGCAGATATTATCCGTCGTGTAGTACTAAAGAACTTAGATTGTGGTATTCAAGAAAAAAATGCTAATGATGTATTTGGTAAGCAATTTATCAAAGATGAACCGTATATGCGTTGTTCATTGGTAGATGAAAAAACAGTTAAAAATATTACATCTTTTAAAACTCATGGTTATGCAGTTGTTGAAACCAAGATGGATGGACAATATCTTAACAGTACTGTAGTAAATGATTCACTACTTTGTACATCACGTAATGGTAAGATTTATGATTTTCTTGGTATGAAAGATGCTGATATGCTTCGTTTAGCTAAGAATGTTCAAGAATTAGATTCACGATTTAGTTCTGGTGTAGTATTCAATGGTGAATGCTTAGTCATGGGTGATGATGGTAACGTAGTTAATCGTGAAACTGGTAATGGTATTATTCAAAAAGCTGGTAAAGATACTATGTCTGATTCAGAAGCAATGCGTGTAGTATTTGTATTGTGGGATATTATACCGTATGATGCATTCTGTGATGGTATATGGGAAGTTGAAAGAAAAGAACGTCGTGAAATATTAGAACAAGCAATTAGTACTTTAGAATCTGAATTTGTTCGTCTAGTACAATATCGTAAAGTAAAAGATATTGGAGAAGCATTTGATTTCAATACTGAAATGATTGATTCTGGTGAAGAAGGTTCAGTACTTAAATGTGAAAGTGGTATTTGGAAATCTCATACATCACCAAAGCAATTGAAAATGAAATTGAAGATGCAATTTGATTTGCGTATTGTTGGTTTCACTGAAGGTGAAGGTAAGCGTAAGGGGATGGTAGGTGCTATTTTGCTTGAATCTGAAGATGGCATTATCACTGTAGGTTGTGGTACTGGTATTAAGGAAAAAGATCATGAATGGACATTCCAAACAATTTGGGATAAACGGGATGAACTTATTGGTAAAATTGTTATGGTTGAAAGTAATTCATTGACCAAAGAAAAACGTACTGGTAAAATGAGTATCTTCTTACCATCATTCCAAGAATTCCGTTTTGATAAAGATGTAGCTGATACATATGAACGTATTCTTGAAATTCGGGAATCCGCAGTTCATGTTCTTCGTGAAAAGTTGGCACGGTTAGAATGATAATTTATACTAAAAGTTCTTTTATGGAGCCTAAACAGGTTCTATATTTTGTACCATATTTGGACAAACATAGTTCATGGAACGGAATTATTGATTTTAAATTAATTCTCCAAAGCGAATTTATTTCAATTATTGATGTGGATACAAATGAAAATTATATTATAAAAAATCGATACGAACGTATTGACAATACTTGGAATTCTGGTACACTATTATCATTAATGCGAGATGAGATTCAAATTGGTTCTGAAACTGAAGGGACTCGACATTCCTACAGTACTAAATTTAGATACAGTCCAAAATTGAATATTTCATCTTGTGAAAACTTTGAAGAATATATAAAGGCTCTATATGAAATTCACAGAAATTTCTGATATTCATGGTGAAATTGATTTCATAAAAGATATACCAGATCAAAAAGATACAATTCTTCTTATCCCTGGTGATATACATGAAGTAAAAACATTTTCAGCTTATAGAACAATAATTGAAATACTTGTTAACAAGTATAAAGAAGTTGTTATGGTTCCTGGAAATCATGAATATTATAAAAGTAATGTAACAAAAGTACATCGCAAATTAAAAGAACTTGATGATGAGTTCAGTACTTTTCATTTCTTGCAAGATGATTTTAGAATTTTCGAAGAAGGTGATGAAAAGGTTCTAGTACTTGGTGGAACATTATGGACTGACTTTGAAAATGGAAATCCCTTGACAAAGTTGATGGCAAAGAGTATGATGAATGATTACCGATACATTAGGCATGGAACACCAGAATATTATTGGGGTCGTAAATTGATTCCTGATGATGTTGAATTTTTTCATTACAAAACTAAAAATTTTATTAAAAAATGTATTGACGAACATCGTGTTTTGTGCGATAATATAAAAACAATTGTAATGACGCATCATGCTCCATCATATCAAAGCGTTTCTGCACAATATCAAGATAGTAGTGCAAATGCATTTTATTGTTCAAATATGGATTATTATATTGGAGATATAAATCCAAATATATGGATTCATGGACATACTCATACTTCCCATGATTATATGATTGGGAATACTCGTATTATTTGTAATCCAAGAGGATATGGTACTGGAAATGCTTATGAGAATAAAAAATTTAACAGTACTCTAACGTTTGAGGTATAATCATGGGTAGTTCAGACTCATTAATCAAATTAATGTCAATGGTTACTAATAATGCAAAAGTAACTATCAATAACCAAACAATGTCATTTAGCGAAATGATTGTGAAAAAAACTTCTGATGGTGGAACCGTGGTAATGATTGACGGTGTACCTGCTGTTGGTGATGATGTAATTATCAACATTGAAGTTAACGGTGATGTTCAATCTATAACATTAGGTTCTGGTACTGTAAAATGTGCTAATGTTACAAATGGTATTAAAACAGTCTCAGGTGATATATTCTGTGAAAATGTTTATGGAAATATTACCAGTACATCAGGTGATGTACAATGTGATGACGTAGCTGGAAATATAAGTACAGTTTCGGGAGATATAAATTGTGATGATATTGGCGGGAACGCAAGTACAATATCTGGAAACATTTACTAATAAGGATAAATTATGACTACTAATACTATTTCTATTCCATATGTTCTAGAACGTTCTAGTGAAGGTGAACGTTCTTATGATCTAGCATCGCGTATGATGCAAGACCGCATTATCATGATTGATCATCAATTTGATGAAGCGATGGCACACGTTGTTAAAATGCAGTTAATGTATCTTGATGCACGTAGTAATAACCCTATCTCTATCTATATCTCAAGTCCTGGTGGTTCCGTACATGATGGATTGGGTATTCGTGATGTAATTGGTAACTGTCGTTCACCTATTAAAACAATTGTAATGGGTTATGCTGCAAGTATGGGTTGCTATCTACAATCAGTTTGCGGTACATCCGGTCAACGTCTAGCTGGACAAAATGCTTATATTATGGCACACCAAGTTTCCAGTGGGACTAAGGGATTAGTAACTGACCAAGAAATTGCATTAAATCATACTAAGTCTTTGAATAAATTATTAACATCACAAATTGCTGCCGCAGTTGGTGTTACGCATGAACAATTCTTATTTGATTGTGACCGTGACCTATGGTTAAACGCCGAAGAAGCTCTTAACTATGGTGAATTAGGATTCATTGATGGTATTCTTGTTGGCGAACGTAATGACAAAGGTCAATACAAAGTTAAACGCCGTGGTGGTTCGTTCGATTGGGTATAATGAACAATGACTAAACAACTAATTCGGGGGAGTGAACTTCCCCTTAATTCAGAAGTACTTAGTACTTCTGAGTTTATTACTGTAGCACTTGAACAGATTTCAAGTACTGCATTGGCAGTAAAGGGTTCCGATGAAGCTGAGCCAGTTCTTACAGCTATGTCAGATATTTTAGAATTAATGTGCAGTTTGTTAAAAGCAAAAAATATTGCACCAGAATTTTTATTTGAACATGCAGAAGTACTACGAAATACAGAAGGAACTTTCGAACCGAAAGTAGCAGTAACTAAGGAGTAATACAATGGCTAATAATGATCAATACAAACTAGGGTATAGTTACTTTCAAGAAAGTACTGAGTTACTATCTCCTGAGCAATTAAAACAAATGCATCCACTATATCGTCGTGGATATAGAACTGCACAAGAAGATTTGATGAAAAAAACTCATAAAAACTTCCCAACAGTTCTAAGTGATATACCTCGTATTCCAGTTGCATTTGTTCCTGAATATTCTGATATTTTAGCGGCAACTCGTCGCCCTCGTATGAATAAGTTACATCTTCCACAAATGGAGCCAGTACTTAATTTACTAATTACCTCTGTTGAAAAGAAAAAAGATCAAATTAAGCGTTATGCTGATGTTGTTCGATTGGTTGATGAAGGATTTGATGTAATTCTACAGTACGGTTATAATTGTGGGATTTTAACTGAATACGATTTATCACAATATAATTACGAACCAAAATAACTAATCTAGGCCACTTAATTGTGGCCTTATACATTTTAGGATTCATCATGAGATTAAAGGCATTCACTTCAGAAGAAACTGATAAACTATTAGAAGATATTGAATTCATTGCAACTAATGCATATACTATTAATAAAAAAGCAGTAATTATATTAGAACTAAAACATATCCAGTACTTGGAACATTTTAAATGGACTTTTTTTCAATGGAATCCATATACTCAATCAGAGTTTATTAAATCGTTGTACACATATAATTCTTATATTATAGAAAATATTCCAGATGACGGATTTAGTAGAAGTGTTTTTGAAGAGCATTTTATGAGTGAATACGGTAAATTTTACCGTGGAGAAACTTTCCATTTTCGTTTATATCAACATCAATTGGAAAAATATGGAGTCCCACTAATTACTGATGAAGAATTGGAAACTATTAAGATTGCATCGACACTAACTAGTTTTATGTACAATTATGAATTCAGAAAAACATACACCATATTAGTAAATTATGCACATAGACCATTTGAATTTGATGAAAAAGATATTGTGTGGATAGAATTGATTAATAGATATAAAAATATAGTGGAGAAACATTTATGCAATATAAATTAACCGAAGAACAAAGTGCAGATTTATTACTTCAATTAGAAAATTATATTCCTATCATTTATAAAATTAATGAAGTAGCATATGAATTTATGATGAAGTACTATAAAACTTATATATCTAATGGACAATATTTTTTTATTCCTATGAATGAAAAAAAATTCTTTAGAAAGATGGGTTCTGGTTCTGAAATATTTGGTGTATATAATGATGAAATACCTTTAGTACGTGCAAGTACTAACTATATGGGATTCAATACAAAATTTCTACGAAAGCATGGAATAATTATCGAACCAATTAATGGGGAATTAATTTTTGAAGCAACTGGATGTCCAAGTATAGAGTATTCAAAAACAGTTTATGATGTTACTCAACTATTACAGTTTTTAACTGAATATAGTAATGTACCATTTACATTAGGAACTGAAGAATTGAAATTATACGAACGTGTTAAAAATGTAAATAATAAACGAATTCAAACTTTGATTAATGTGGGGATTACATATGATATATAAGGAATTAACACAAAATCAAACTAATATTTGGATAAAGAATATCAATAAAAGTATAGAACTAAATGAATTTTTATTGGAAAAAATTAGAAATCGTTATAACTTTATGAATGATGAATATAACGAAAAATATTTAACTGGTTGGACTAGATTTTTTTTTGAAAAAACCTGTTATGCATCACCATATAATGGATATATATATGAATATGGTCATGGTATTTTTAAATTAAGAAATATGACGCCATTTACAAATGAAGAATTGTTGTTAGATTATCATTCCACCTTATATTTTGAAAAATGGAAAAGAAAATTAGCTTTAACACAAGAACGCTGGCTTAAATATGCTGACCAGCCATTTAAAATAGATGAAAATGATGTTATCTTTTATCAAGAATTGATAGAATTTCATTATAAGTCAATTGTAATTATAAAAAACTTAGGAATAGATAATGAAAAATTCAACTTGGATGAAGATTGCTAAAATTGTAGCAGAAGAAAGTAAATGTATTTCACAACATGTTGGTGCCGTTATTGTAAAAAATGACCGTATTGTCAGTACTGGATATAATGGTACTCCATCTAAACAACAAAATTGTTGTGATGCAAATTCACATTTAGTTAATAATGGTTATCAGGATTGGATTTCGGATGAAGCACGTCATGAACATCATTTATGGAGTCAACTACATGAGTTACATGCAGAGCATAATGCACTCTTATTTGCAAATCCTCTTGACAGAGAAGGAGCAACATTGTATTGTACCTTACAGCCATGTTTCGTGTGTTCATTGTTAATTGCTGGTTCTGGCATTAAGAGAGTGATTTATGAAACTGAATATCATAGAACACCAAAAGAAGCTCTTGACGTTTTGAAAAATGCTGGTATAATTGTTGAAAGACTATCGGACATTGAGGAAGAAAAATGAAAATGCTAGTTGTTATTGTACTTGCTATTATTTTATTGGTTGCGTTAATTGCAATTTTCAAATCATTACTTGATATAAAAACTAATGAAACTAATAGTAAAAAGAACACTCGTAACTATAAAGTACGCTTTGATGCCGCAGCAGAAAAGTACTATATTGTTAATGAATTACAAACACATGATGAGCCAGTAGTTAATTGGACTGGTCGACGAGTTATGTATAAAGAAAAGCCTAAAGCAGAATTTGTAACTGAAAAATTAAATTCGTAAAATCATAAAAAAGGAGCCAATTGGCTCCTTTTTTGTTATATAAAATATTAAGCAGTAACAGTAACTTGAACAGTTCTAGACCATGCAGAACCTTCAGAAATAGTTAAAGTTGCATTACCGGCGGCAACACCAGTGATGACAGCAGACGTACCACTACCAGAAACGGTGAATATTAATGGATCTGAACTAACGAATGAAGCTTCCATTGGATACCCTTCACCATTTTTTGAACCAGAAACTGATATATTTGCTGTTCCAGAAACTGCAACTGTTGCAGGATTTGGAGTAATATCAATTACATATACATCACTTACAGTTATAACACTCGTATCGGTATGTGAACCATCTACAGTACTTGCAGTTATTGTCGCAGAACCACGTAGTAATGCAGAAACTAATCCGCTATCACTTACTGATGCAATAGTAGGTGCAGATGATGTCCATCCTACTGATTTATTAGTAGCATTTACTGGATCAATAACAGCCGATAGCTGTTGAGTTTGTCCTACATTTAGTGCAGCAGTTGCAGGAGTAACACTAACACCAATAACTGATACTGGATCTTCACCTTGTCCTTGATAATTATTCAAGAATAAAGTACTACCATCTTGTAAAATAACTTTATTTAGAAGTAAGCGGATTGCAAATCCAACTACTACATCTGACGTATTTTTAATACTAATGCAGAAAGTTCCATTAGCTAATTTATCTGCGATTTCCGCACCTGTATCAGCAACATCTAGATCTGCTCCGGTTTTATCTACACCGGTAATTTGTACGAAAGGATAAACGGTTGCACCGTCAGCAGAAAGCAAATCAAACATATTGATTGAACGTTGCTTACTGATTCGTATATTTGTTAACTTAGTACCATCTTCAAGCACAGCAGCATCAATATTGATACCATCTACACCGAATGGTGACTTGTTACGACCAGCAATTGGTTTTCCCATAATTAAAATCTCCTTAAAGGATTATACTTTATAACTATTTATTACAAATATGTCGTATCAAGCATTACTTTAAGTTCTAAAACATCTCCAGTAATTAAATGTTTAGCGACAATTGTACCAACAAATAATCCAGTTGGTATTCTTCCTGGTGGTGGGTTTTGTTCTAAGAAATTATTTAGATAAAATTTATAACGTTGAATATTTTGAGCTACTGTTAATCCTGGAGTAACTGCATTATCTTTAATATTACGACCAAAGCGATAATCAATAAATTCTAAAGTCCCATCACGTACTTCCAAGTGCCAAGAAATATTATCTGCTGTCATTTGACCATCTGGATTTCCATAAAAAGTCATAGTAACATCATATAAATCTGTAATTCTACCAATAAATTCACTTGAGAGAATACCAATACTAAAAGGAATAGTAAATTCTTGTCCTTTAGTTGCATCCAATTTAATAGTATAAGTACTATCAACTGGAACAACGACTGAGTTGTATGATCCTGTTCCAGCAGGTTGCCATAAACGAGCAGCCATTGCTAATTGAATGATCCCATCAGTCGCAGTAACCATTGAAGCAGCCGAGTTTCCATTACCTATTAAAAGTGTATTTGGACTTGACGCTTTTACAAAAGCAGCCTTCTCACCATTCGGAACATAAACAGGTGCAGATGGTTCAGGTGAAGGTGCATAAAAAATATTATAATTTGGCACAAAGAACGTTTCAGAATTTGACATATGAACTAAATTATTGTATAATTTTGTACAATACCCAACAGTATCATCATCTTCATTGAGAACTCGTATGAAAAATGAACCTGTTGGTATTGCAGCAAGTGCATCATCATCATCTAAAGTCGGGTCTAAAATAACACCAGTACTGGTAGTACCAGTAATTGATACTTTACGGTGAATAGCTAAATTACTTACATCAATTAAGTCGAAGCGTGTACTTGAACGTTGTTTAAGAATTCTTAAATTTTTAATAAGTGTACCGTTCTGTAGCTTAGCTCCATGAACGATGATCCCCGTTGTGCCAAACGGTAATCTATATACACCAGCAATAGGTTTACCCATATCAAATCTCCTATAAAAGTATGATATTTTTAATTATCATTCCAATTTTGTCTTGACACAGGAATGAACACGTGATACATTGTATCTTGTACTGAGTTATTTATTTTAGGGTGTTTCTAAATGCATAATTTATATTCATTAAAAAAATGGAACATCAAAAAAAATTATGTTATAATATAAGCATCAAAGCGTTGTAGCTTTGAATAATAGACTAAGGGAGTCTTAGATATGAAAAATGAAAAAGTATATGTATATATTGGTCGTTTTCAAATGGCACATTCAGGCCATGAACAAACAATTAAACATGCGTTAGAAAATTCAGACCGTTTGGTAATTCTTGTTGGTTCATCTGACCTTGCACGTGATCCTAAAAATCCGTTCACGTTCGATGAACGCAATCAGGTACTGGATGCTATGAGTACTCGTTTAGCACAAGAAGAATGGGCTAAAGGGCGTTCGGTTAAGATTAATATCTTACCAATCCACGATTACGTTTATAACAACAGCAAATGGTTAATGGAAGTACATGAACAAGTCAAATCAGTAACATCAAGTACTGATATTACTATTACTGGCTGTCAGAAAGAAGCAGATGAAAGTACTTTCTATTTGAATTTCTTCCCACAGTGGAAACCAGATTTCATTCCAGAGCATAAAATTTCTGAAGGTAATTATACTGTAAACAGTACTGAAATTCGTAATCAATTCTTCAGTACTAAACAAGTTCCTACAAGTCTTCCAGAAGAAACAAAAGAATTTCTTGCGAAATTTATGCATACTAAACCAATGGTATTCGATAATTTAATTGGTGAATTCAATTTCATTAATCGTTATCGTTCAGAAATGATTGAAAAATTACCATTTAAAACTATACCATTTATTACTGGCGATGCATTGGTAATTTGTGCTGGTCATGTACTATTGGTTAAACGTAGGACTTTCCCAGGAAAAGGTCTATATGCACTTCCTGGTGGTTTCTTCGATTCTGAACAAGATGGAACTCAAATTGATTCCGCTATTCGTGAATTAAAAGAAGAAACTAAGATTGATGTCCCATTAAAAGTACTTTATGGTTCTATTCGGGAAAGTATGGAATTCGGGGATAAACACCGTTCTCTACGTTGGCGTATTATTACCAAATGTGCTTATATCCAATTACAAGACAGTACTTTACCAAAAGTAAAAGGTGCTGATGATGCGGAAAAAGCATTTTGGATGCCTCTTGGTGAATTAGTTAATAATCGTGATAAATTCTTTGAAGACCATTTAAGTATTATTGATACTTTCTTAGGTATTTTATAATAATATTGGAGTACACTATATAGTACTCCATTTTAAGCGAGTGAACATATGTTATATTGCCAACCAAATAGTTTTTATGATGAAATGCTATATATTTCTAAAGCTAATGATAAATTTTTAAAGAAGTTATCATTGCCACAATATAATATTTCAAATTCTATATTAATGATAGAACCAATAAGTTATATTATTAAAATAGTACTCAATGAACCTAATTTTAGTGGTACTGGAAATATAATTGCATTACGAACTTTCGGAGTTAATAACTCATTAACAATGACTGCCGATTGCACTTATATGAGTGTATATTACGCAATAGTTGTTAATGGAACATTATTGATTTCCAAAGGATCTATATCAGATGTTTATATGAATGATGATGGTGATACAATATATACCACATCAGATGGATATGGTGATGAATATCATTATAGTATTCAAGATATAGCTAATGCTGGAAATGATTTATATGCGTTGTATGCATATGTATATTATAATGATAATATATTTCGACCAGATAATTTATTAGCAAAAATTCCAGTAATTTTATTAAAGAATTTGGTATAAGCCAAAATAACCGAAAGCGTGTAGCTTTCACACCTATACTAAGGGAGTCTTAGATATGAAAAATTTAAAAGTAAACTTTATTCTTAATGTTGATTCATACAAAACTGGTCACGGTTTTATGATGAAAGATGGCGTTGTAGCACTCGAATCAAACATAATTGCCCGTAAACCATCCAAATTTGCTACTCATGTAGTGATGATGGGTATTCAGTACTATCTACAAGAGTATTTGGATATTAATATTACTGTAGATGATATCAACGAAGCAGAACATGAAACTAGTCAACGTGGTGATGACTTTGACCGCGAATTTTGGGAACATATTGTAGAAGTACATGGTGGTAAAATTCCATTACATATTCGTGCTATTCCTGAAGGTACGTTGGTTCCTGTTGGTTGTCCTTTGGTACGTACATTTAGTACTGATGAACGTGTGGCAGTAATTGAAAGTTACATTGAAACTCAGTTACAACGTGCAATTTGGTTCCCAACAACTGTGGCAAGTAATGCTCGTAGCATTAAAGAATTTTTAGCAGATACAATGGAACGTCATGCAGGTCATCGTTTTGTAGATTATCATCTTCATAACTTTGGTGATCGTGGTGCATCAAGTTACGAATCAGCCATGATTGCTGGTATGGCACATGCAACTGTTTTTAATGGTTCTGACTGTTTATCTGCTAATCGGTTCATTAAATATTACTATAATACTGACAAAGCATATTTGACCAGTGTCACTGCTAGTGAACATAGTGCAACTTGTTCAAACTCAGACGCAGACAAACGCGACGACTTTAATATGGCGTTGAAGATGGTTCGTTTGTGGGAGAAAAAAGTTGATCGGTTCATTGCAAATGGTTCTGTTGGTGTTCCACCAATTGTATCAATAGTTATTGATACTTATGATGCATATCGTTTTGTTCGTGAATTTATTGGTACACGTTTAAAAGATATGATTATTGAAATTGCAAAACGTTGCCCTGGTGCTAAACTTGTTATGCGTCCAGATAGTGGTGATCCAACAACCATGCCAATTGAAATCATTGAACTTCTGATGGAAAAATTTGGCAGTACTGTAAATGGTTATGGGTACAAAGTACTTCCACCATTTATTGGTGTAATTCAAGGTGATGGTATTAATGAAACTAGTATTCGTCAAATTGTTTCTAATCTTGATGATAAAAAACTTTGCATTGAAAATATAGTTTTTGGTATGGGTGGTAAATTAGTTCATCCTGCTGATGGTCGCGATACTTTTTCTTTTGCAATGAAAGGATCTGCACAAAAACTTGAAGATGCTACTTGGGAAGATTTATTCAAAGATCCAATTACTGATGTAGGTAAACGTTCTTTGCGTGGTCGTGTAACAACTTATGAATGCACTAATACTCATAAAATTATTGCAGAACGTATAGAATTACAAGAAATCAATCCATTCTTACGAGATATGATGGTTGATATGTATATTGATGGTGTTATCATGAATCTCTGTTCTTTTGATGAAGTTCGTGAACGTGCCAACAAAGGGTTATAATATTTTAGGGGGCGTTTTGCCCCCTTATTTTTAAGGTTTAATATGATCGAAATTTTAAAAAATGTTGCATTATCAATTGCCGTAGTTGGCTTTGGATTATCCGTAATGTTTCCATTTTTAGTACAAGCATATGCAATGACAGGGTTAGGTATGTTAGTAAGAACCACAACAATAAAAGAAAAAATAAGTAAAATGTTATTATTATTAATGTCAGTGATTGCGACTATATTAGTTATTGCATATTTTATTATTACATTACATTATATTTGGAGATAGTTATGGGTTCGTTTAATACAACATGTTCAATATCAAGATTACCAATTGGTATAGGTGATGAAGTAAAGTTATTCTTTATTGTTAAAAATCCTTATAATGACAGTATTAATTGTTATACAAATAATAGTTGGAATATTTTTGGATTACCATTGGATGCTGTATATGATGATTATGGTCGATATAAATTAATTGAAACTGAACAAAATATTTCAATTTGGGAAGTATATAAAAGAAATTTTGAAGAACGAATTTTAGAAGTTTCTAAAGGTGAACGTTATCGTGAGTGTGGTGTTTCTAAAACTAATATTACTTTTGACAATCTTCAAGATGCAATTTGGGAAAATCATGCTAAATTGGTACATACATTCTTTGATGATCCAGAAAAACATTTAACTATACAAGTAATGGCAGTACATAAAACTGTATATGAACATATGTCTACATCATATACGTACTGGAATGGTACTATTGATGCTAACGAAACAACAGAAAAAGTATTATCCCATGAATTGTGTGAATCCTTTTTAACGTATAAAGATATAATTGAATCATATAATGAAGATAGTTTAGAAGTTGATGAAAATGGAGAATTAACTAAAGAATCTGAAAATATTTGTGATCTTTACTATAGAATTCTATGGATGGTTGATTTTTACGAAACACCAGAAATGTATGAAAAAAATGGTATTTCATTAAACTGTAATAAATCAATTTATCATTTGGTAAAATATGAATTAAATGAATATATTACATTTTGTTCAGAGTTAATTAGAAAATATATTTTCGAGTGCAATATGCAACAATTAAATATACAAGTACAACCAATTATGACATCTGGACAAGACTATCATTTTCAAACACATATACAGTTACATGAAATGATTGTCGAATTATCAAAAGAAAAACATAACGAACATGATAATTGGGATGAATAAAATATGAATATTTTTATGGGAGTATTGACAGTAATAGTCTATTTGTTTATAGGGTATCTGGCATATCATGACCACAAACAAAAATTTAAAGAAGAACCACAAAAGAAAGTAAAAAGTATAATTTATGCAATAACAGCGGTGGTATTATATGCCCTTATTGGTTTTTTCTTAGCAGTACTTTTATACTTGATTTTAACAATGTAAGGATATATAATGGCTGGAAAGGGATTTGCATGTTTGACGTTGGATATTGAACAGGCTAAAGAAATACATAAAATTTTTAAGATTGCTGGAATTGAATGCTTGACACCAACTAAATTTCATGTTACCGTTATGCAAGATGAAAGCAATCCTGATATTGATATTTTAGTAAATGATGCAACATACACAGCAACAATAACTGGTGTAGAAAGATTAGGAAAACCTGGTGGTGAATGGGAAGCAATAGTACTGTTATTAAAATCACCAGAAATTGAAAATCGACATAAGGAATTAAAAAATGCAGGATTCAATCACAAATTTCCTGATTATACTTGTCATATGAGTATTGTTTATAAACCAAAAGATACAGATTTAGATTTAATTGAACTAGTTTTTAAACTTGGGGTTCTTCCAGAAGAATTAACTTTTGGTAATGAATATATGGAAACATCAACGTGAGATAACTGCCATGAAAGCAGATCAGTACTTAAATGAATATCAAAAAAGTTTATATAGTGGGGCGTGGGTTGATTCACATCCAGCCTCAGATAAAATGGTAACATGTATCAGATGTTTTAATTCATATAATTTGAAATTAGCACCAAGAACTGTACCTAAGACTGATGGATATTATACTAAAGAACCAAAATGTCCAACATGTGGATGTCGATTATATTTTTCACAATAACTATAATTTATTATTTTAAGAAGTAATTGAAATGCTAATTAATGATAAAAATCATTTATACCATCTTATAAAGTATGGTGTATATTTTGGATACAGCAATGACAGTATTATAGAATTTATCCAAAATTTTGGAACTGCATATGAAGAAATTAACGGAAAGTTTTTTGATTATCGTATTAAAGGTGAAACTGCTGGAACTGGTCATATGTGCTCATGGTATGAAGCTATAACACTTTCCTATAAAGAATTAACTAACCGGATTAATTCTAATAGATATTGTGATATTATTTTTCCGTGGGATAATGATAAACCATTTAACAAAACACTAACAGATAGCTATGTAACCAATTTGTATAGTACTAATTTTATGTATAGATATAAAGTAGAACAATTATTTAATTACATAACAACTAATTTTGATATAACATTTCAACAGGAATAAAAATGAATCTCAATAACTTTATTGCAAATAAAGGTGTTCCACGGTTAGTATTTGCTACAGGTGCAGGATTATCACAAGAATCTGGAATTAGTACTTTTCGTGATGCTGATAATGAAGGTTTATGGGATCAGTACAATATTGATGAAATTTGTAATTTTGCAACTTTTCATATTAATTATCAAAAAGTACATAATTTTTACAACCAGCTACGAGAAAACTTAAAACATGTTGAACCAAATATTGGTCATCATATTATTGCTGAATTTCAAAAAATGTACGGGGATGATAGGGTAATACATATCACGGCTAATGTTGATGATTTATCAGAACGTGCAGGTGGAACAGCAATGCATGTTCATGGTAAACTAACTGAAGTAGTAGAACCTTTTAGTATTAATTCTAACAATTATGAAGTAAAAGATATTGGATATGAAAGTTTCACACCAACTGATGGGGTAATTTCTAAACCAAATATTGTTATGTTTGGTGAAGGATTTTGGTTCACTGATGGTGTACGTAAACCAATTTACGATGATATGTATCTAGTACTAGATAGTTTAACTGAACAAGATACTGTAATTGTTATTGGTTCATCTGATACAGTAATTCCTTGGTCAGTATATGCTGGGTTAGCAACTCCAGCCCAAACATTAAATGTGAATCCAGAATCACACGAAAAAGATGAATATTTTACATATAATATGTATCAACCAATCAGCAATGCAATATCTATGATTGACCAATATATTCACATGCGTATGGATAAACAAGATTTTAGCTCAGTAGAATATTAAGGTTATATTATGATAGGTTATGAAGAAATTGAATTCGGAACACGTTCAAATCGATTTGACTGTGTTTTTGTATGGATATATGCACGTAACTGTACACCATATGCTGGTTATCCATATAATGATATTCCTAATGTAAGTTTAGTACTTACTGAATTACGATGGGATGGGTTATTTGGTGCAGTTGGTGGTGCAGTAGAAGATGATGATTTAAATTTAGAAGTTGCTATCCATCGTGAATCAATGGAAGAAATTGCGTATGATTTACCGATTGAACGACTTGAACCGTTGGCAACATATAAAAATACGATAAGTGGTTCTCATATTCATAGTTATTCATTGGAAGTAACTTATGAAGAACTATTAGAAATTCGTAAGAATGCATATGATGGTGTACATTTTAATCCTGAAAATGCAGGTATTAACTTACTACATATTTGCCGATATTTAAAATCTGGTAAAATTGAATGTGGTTGGAATACAGTACTTGAACAAAATTTTGTCAGTACTTCTAAACTGGAATTAATGAAATTAGTTCGTACTAAAAATTTACTTATTGATTATGTAGATGATAGTGCTGGAACTAAAGGTTCATATAAGATGTTTATTGATGATATACGTGATGTTAATATGTATTATCCATATGATGAATTTGTGGTAGTACGTTCATATAAAGATGCAGTTCAATATGTAACTGAACATGGACTACCATCATTTGTATCATTTGATCATGATTTGGGCGATACTGAAAGTGAAAATGAAGAAACAGGATATACATTTGCTAAGTACTTAGTAGAGTATATGATGGATAATCAAATTGCAGTCCCTTTTGAATATCATGTTCATAGTGCTAATCCAGTAGGGGCAATGAATATCATGTCCTACTTGGAAAATGCATTTAAATTTATTCGGAGTTTATAATGAAACGTTTTGTTTGGTCAATTATTTTATCTTTTCTTATTGTATATGCAATGTCATGGGCAGTAAGTTCATCTAAAGGTACTGAAAAACAGCGGATTTATTCTAATACCGGAGTTGTTGTTGCATTAGGTCAGTGTAAGAATGGTGAGTGTTCGTTTCAATACACTGATAAGAATAATTCATTACAGTATGCAACATCATCAACACCAGTTAGTATAGGACAACTGGTGTATCAACAATGTTGGTATGAAGAAGTGAAGGGAAATCTATGCTATACTGAATATCAACCTAGCAAAAACTAGTTGTATTTTGTAATATTAAATACAATTAGTTAATAAAAAGTGTTACGCACACAAACTAAAAAAAGGATGTTTATGAAACGATATGTTCTTGACACAAACGTGATTCTTAGTGACCCAAATGCTATTCTTGCCTTTGAAGGTTCACATGTTATTCTTCCATTCACAGTACTAGAAGAATTAGATTCCATTAAGAGTCGCAAAGTTGACATTAGTAGAGATGCACGTGTTGCAGTTCGCAATATTAGTGCAATTCTTGAAGGTGCAACTCATGAAGAAATTGCAACTACAGGTGTTCCAATTTCACGTACTCACACCAATATTCACGAGGATACCCGTCTTTTTGTTCTAACCATTGAAGAACTCGATGCAATTAAAGCATTATCTGGCTCTGCTACGTATGATGTGGACTATGCAAAGAATGAAACTCTACGTAATAGCACTGTACCAGATGACAAAATTATTCTAGTTGCTAAGCTAAGTAATTCTGTACTAGTAACTCGTGATATTAATATGCGAATTAAAGCACTAGCATATGGTGTTGAAGTTCAAGATTATCGTCACGATATAACAATTGAAGATTCTGATTTGATTCATACAGGTCATCATGCAATCGAAGGTTCAATTTGGGATCGCATTGGAACTGTTTATTCAGAACAACACGGAATCAAATTATTACACTTCGTACCAAAAGATCAAGTAGATTTCTTACCAGCAAATATTTGTGTTGGTGATTTTGTTTATGACGAAGCTGATGTACTGTTCGTTTATGAAGGTGAAGGTGCACGTTTAGATGAAAATGATGAGCCAATTGATGATGAACAATATATTGCATTTATTGATGTTGGACAATCTTCTTCATTAAATCGTAAAGTATGGCATATCAAAGCTAAAAATATCCAACAGGCTATGGCAATTAATAGTATTATGGATAGTGATGTTCATATTACAGTACTATTAGGATCAGCCGGTACTGGTAAAACACTAATTACTATGGCATGTGCTTTAGAATTAGTAATGGAATTGAAGCATAAAAACAAACGTTACGAGCGTATTATTTTCTCTAAAACTCAGGATTCTCAATTTGAAGACATTGGTTTTTTACCAGGAACTGAGATGGAAAAAGTGATGCCATTCTGTGGTGCAGCAGTTGATGCCTTGGAATATTTACATAAAGATGATGTGAATCCACAAGGTTCAATTGATGAAACTTTGAAACGTAATAAGTTCCAATTCAAAGCATTAAATTTTGTTCGTGGTCGTAGTTTCATTAATACAATTCTAATTGTGGATGAATTCCAAAATATTACACCAGCACAAGCAAAAACAATTTTGACTCGTGCAGGTGAGAACTGTAAAGTAATCATTATGGGTAACTTATCTCAGATTGATAATAAGTTTGTAAGTCCAACTAATAGTGGATTAACTTATGTTACTGAGAAATTTAAAGATTGGGAAGGTTGCCGAATTATTGAATTAGAAGGTGTAGTACGTTCACCACTAGCTGCTTTCGCAGAAGAAAATCTATAATTATAAAAGGGGATATTTCGGTATCCCTTTTTCCATAAGGCTAATAAATGGAAATTTATTTAACAGGAATAGTACTGAAATTAGATGAAGCAAATTTAAACGGTAGAATTTATTCATTAAAAGATGTAGAAAAATCTATATTAAATTTGCAAAATACTATTATACATGGTAACCTATTATCTGAAATTGACCCTTTGGAACGAACAGCAACGATTAATTTAGATAATGTTGGTGCTATTGTTGAAAAATTAGAAATAGTTGATAACAATTTAGTTAGTACTGTTCGAGTACTACCTACGGTTAGGGGTCAACAATTAACTCGTGTATTAGAAAATAATGGAAATGTCTTTCTAAGCTCACGAGGATATGGTACAATTGATATTGATGGAAATATTGCCGATTTTAAATTAATTACGGTTGACATATTACCAGCACATGCATGTGATGATCCTGATAAAATTTGCAGGATTGATATAAAATAAATGAAACAGCTTTAAAAATTATGGTATAATCTAAACATAACTACAATGAAGGAAATAAAAATGGCTAAGCAAGATGATAAAGCACTAAAATCTACACGTAAAGATCGTCTATATAAAAATGAGCAGCTAGACGCTCTATTAGACCTTCGTCGTAAAGGTGTTCTCACCCGTCAGCAGTTCCGTTTACAGACCTTTGATAAGGGTCTACAGGGCAGCACTAAGGGTTCTCCAATGTATAACGCATTTGAACTAGAAAAAGTGAATGGTAGTAAAAAAGCGATTCTAGTTGAGAAAACTAAGCAGTGGGTACGTATCTAATTTCTGGCCTGTTTTGATATAAACAACATAAATAAGTTTACAATAATAAAAATATTTTTGACTCCATGTTGTTTATATTACATTCTTTAAGGCCAACGTAAGTTGGCCTTTTTTATTGGAAAAATAAAATGATTAATGAAAACAACGAACAAATAGATGTTGAATTAGAGAATCATAATATGATAGAAGAAATTTATACATATTTCTCTAATATCGGAACTCCTGATGTAATAATCTATGGTTCATTTATTGAAAAAACATGTGGGTTTGATGTTATTCCAAATGATATTGATATATCAGTAATTATTAAAGATGAATTGCCTGAAAATCATTATAGTACTTTTTTCTTAAATTCTTCTAAATTACCAATAAATGTTGAATACTTAAGTATGGAATCATTTAAACAAGAACTTAATTCATTCCAGCCAAAGTATTTTTTATGTACAGCAACTCCAGAATTAAGTGAACTGATAGATTCAGTTTGGAAAAATAAAGAATTGCATGAGATTCGTGCTGGTATCAGTTCTATAACTTCTAAAGCATTTGATAAAGGCCGAAAAAAACTGTTAGTTCATGAAGATTATGATGAAGTACTAGGTCTTAAAAATTTATATCATGCATTTAAATTTCCGTTATATGCAAAATGGTATTACTATCCTGAACTTGCATGTGAATGCTACTTAGATGATATCGAGTATTTGAATGATATTCATAAAAACATTTATGAAATTTATAAAAATAGCAATGGAACACTTGATGAGCGGTGTGATATTGTAGTATCATATGCTAAACCACTTTATAATAAGTTGTTAACAGACTTCCGTAAATTATTTCCTAAAAAGGTATAGCATAATGACAATATTTGTAATTCTTGGAATGTTATTGCTGTTTTTATTTGGTTTGGCAGCGACTGTTGGAAGTATAGTTTTGATATTCTTCTCATCAATGTTTGGTGGTAAAGTTAGTACTGGTGAATTATTATTTGGTATATTTTGGATCTGCGTTGGTTCATATTGTTTGTACTATGTATTTTCAAATATAAATTTTAGTATTAATATAACGGGATGATAAAATGGGCGAATTGATTTTTGCATTAGTAGAATGCTTAATTGAAATATTGTGTATGGGTGCCTCAGTTCGTTGGTTTTTTGGATTACTATTATTATCTATAGCTATTTGTGTTGGTTATTATACCTATATTATGTAAGGATTAAAAATGAAACTATTTACAAAAGGACGTATGTCATTTCGATTATGAATTTTAAATCATAATAAGGAGGACATATGTTCTTTAATCAGAAATTTAAAATCTTCTATGATAACGGAAATGTAGTTGAAGTAGATGATTTGTTAGAATACATTGGTAATGCATATGGTGCTGCTGAAACATTCTACTTACGTATGAAGTTTACTATAAAAGTTGATAAATCAAGTTTTTGGAGTTCTTTATGCTTTAACGAAAATTGGCATGTAAAAGATTTGTTCTTATACACTGAAAACAATATCATGATTTCTCCTGAGTTGTTTAAAGGTGAATATTTAAAACATCGTACCGATTATATGAATATATGGTACAGAAATCGTAAGTATTCCATGATGCAATGGAGGCATTTTCATTTCAAACGTGGTCATACATCAACGTATGAACGTAAAATGGAAACGATAGCTGAACGTAGGGCAATTGCTGGTGTAGTAAAAGAAGAAGGTGAACCAGAGTTTCGTGGTCGCCGCCGTTGTATCCCACATCCGTGGGATGACATAATGGCTCGTCGCAGTCTTTCTTGGAAAGATTGTACTAAAAGAAAACGTCAACATAAAGGAAGCTAATGCTTCCTTTTTTCATAGAAGATATATAATGAATTCAGATGAACTACTACTAGCTCGTAAACTTTTAAACAATTTAACTATTGAAAATAGAAATTTTATTGTAACTCGTGACCTATCACGCGATATCCCTTCTTATGAAGATTGTAGATATCCATCACATTTAATTAGTTGGCTACATTTAAATAATTTATTAGTACTGTTAAGTAGCTACCCAATTGATGATGATGAACGTTATTTTATTGAAATTTTTAAAATTACTGATTTGGGTAGTACTATTACATGGTTTACTGAATTACTTGAACAATACAATAAAGGAATGGATGGGGAACACGAATTTAGATATACAGGAAAATTATTGTATACTATATTACATAACTTCAATGAACTAGAAGTAGACCCTGTTATTCAATTAATAACTGATGAAGAAAAAGAAGCATATCAACATTTTTACCGTACCCAAGTTTGGGATTCGACCGTTAAAGAAACAAAGACTTATACACGTGAAGAAGCATTACAAACAATTGAATTTAATAAAGGTTTACTTTCTATGTTTGAAATGTCAGTACTTTTAGGTGCACGTGGTACAGATCCTACCCGTACAAATAATTATGTTTTCAAAAAATGTATGGAAGAATTGGGTGAAATGGCAGTAGAAGATCAAATTGAAAATGGTCTTTCATATAAAGATGCTGGCAGTGATGGTGTTGCTGGTGAAGCTGTAGATCTTGCAATTTGTGCAATGGATATGTTTGCCTTGCAGTATGGACATTTAAATCCAGAAGAAATTCAAGAGAAGTTTATCATTTATATGAATAAAAAATTAAACAAATGGAAAAATACTTTAGGAAAATAATATGACGGATCATACAACAACAAAAGCATTAACTGATGTTTTAGCAGAAATGAATTCCCAAGATGAAAAATGGGGGGCTGACAGAAATCAACATCCATTTTTATGGCACGTAATTCTAAGTGAAGAAGTAGGGGAAGTTGCTCAAGCGATTTTACATGATGAATTTGGTGGTGACCATGCTGGTACTGCACGAGAAGAACTTGTTCAAGTCGCTGCTGTGGCCTTGCAAATCATTGAACAGTATGATAGACTACAAAAAGAAAATGAGGAAAAATAATGATAATTCGTCCAGTACATAATCATATAATTGCAAAAAAACATATAAATGAACCTAAAAGTGCTGGCGGGATTTTATTAACTGCAAGTGGTGAAGATGAATCAACCCATGCTGAAGTGTTAGCAATTGGTTCTGCATTTAAAGGTAATGTAAAAGTTGGTGATATTATCACATATAGTGATGATAAACGTGTTCATACTGAAAAAATTGAGAATGAATATCTATTAATTATGCCAGAAGATTGTGTACTGGCAGTTATTGAAAAATAAGGTTATACAATGCATCCAGTACTAGTAGAATTACAAAATCGTGGTCTAATTAATCAAAGTACTGATATTTCAGTACTATCTTCTTTACTTGACAATGGCTCATCAGTGTATTGTGGATTCGACCCAACTGCTGATTCATTGCATATTGGCAGTCTATTACCACTAATGACTATGAAAGTACTAAAAGAATATGGTGTTAATGTTATTGCACTAGTTGGTGGAGCAACAGGTCGTATTGGCGATCCAAGTTTTAAAGCTCAAGAAAGAAAATTGCTTGATGAAGCTATGGTAGAACATAATATTGCAGGTATTACAACACTAATTCGAAGTTTTCTTGGTTCTGATACAGTTATTGTTAATAATTTTGATTGGACTAAAGATCTTTCAGTACTTGACTTTTTACGTATCTATGGTAAATGTTTTTCTGTTAATACTATGATTTCAAAAGAATCAGTTCGTTCTCGTATCGAACGACCAGATCAAGGTATTTCTTTTACCGAATTTACTTATCCAATTTTACAAGGTATGGATTTTGAACATCTATATAATGGTGGATGTGCCATTCAGATTGGTGGGTCAGATCAGTGGGGTAATATGATTGCCGGAACAGATCTTATTCACAAAATGCATGGAAATGACAAGCAATGTGGTGTTATAACACTTCCATTATTACTAAAATCTGATGGTACTAAATTTGGAAAATCTGAAACTGGTACGGTATGGCTAAGTCCTGATAAAACTTCAGCATATCATATGTACCAATTTTGGGTTAATATTAGTGATGATGAAATGTACACAATGTATCAGTACTTTAAACCTATGTCATTGACATTAGATGAATTTAAACATGAAATGAGTATTAATGCAGTTGCTATGAAAAAAGAGTTTGCATATTTGATGACTTCGTTGATTCATGGTGTTGATAAAGCTGATCAAGCCCATAATATTAGTCAATTTATCTTTGGTGAAAAGGTAGTACTTGATAATGATACTATTGTTATGATGCAGCAATCTGGAATGGGTCATCGCAGTATAATTACTGATTCTAATAATTTGGTATCTACTTTGGTTGAACTTGGTTTAGCTAAATCAAAAAAAATGGCACGTGAATTCATTACTAATGGTGCAGCCAAAGTAAATGGTCGTAAAATTAACGAATTTTTCAATCCAGCAACTAATGAATTTATCGAAGATGTTGATATGTTTGATATGAAATACTATGTTATACAATGCGGTAAAACCAATTTCTTTGTTGTAGAAAATAGGAGGATTTAATTATGTCACAAACATATACAGCAGTTTTATATCGTCCTAATCATTCAGACTATTGTCGTGGTTGTTTAATGGGACAAACTGATTCTGATTTAAAAATTTTCACAGGTTCATCACAGCAAGATATTATTGATAAAATTATTCCAGTACTTGTTTAATCCAAGTTAGATTCTGAAAAAAATTTAGAACTTGCTGAATATGAACGTTTGAAATCAAAATTTGGTGAATAAATGAAAATAGTTTTTGTAATAATGGCAGTCCTTATGCTATCATCATGCCGAGTTGACACCAACGATAAAAATATCCCTGTATTTTCAGGGATTATTAAACAAGACCCACGTATTATCACTGCTGATTTAACAATGGAAAACAATAATTATCATTGTTTTAGTTTTGATGCAGAAAAAGACAATTTAATTTTTATGTGTAAGAAGGTTAATAATGAAGAAAATTCTTCTAGCGTTACTAGTACTAACTAGTACTGCCTGTACTAGCTTAGATAATGGTTCATATGAACAATATCGACCATTTAGTGATAAAGCTGGTTATAATTGTGCAGTTGAAAGTTCAGACATATATCTCATTAATGGTGTACCATCTTTGAAATATATTTGTAATAAGGTAAAATAATGAAAATAACACGTTCATGGGCGATGCCAAATAAGAATACTTTTTTGATCAAGCCTATAAGGGATTTTATTGAACGCGAACTATCGAAAGTAGAGTTGATTGAAGATGCAGTATTTGTTGATGCTTTTGCTAATAACAGCATATTCAATCCACGAATGACATATACAAATGATTTAGACCCTGATATGCCAACAACTCATCATATGGATGCATTGGAATTTCTTAAATCATTAGAATCTGAATCTGTAGATTTTCTACTATTTGACCCACCATATAGTCCAAGACAAGTTTCTGAATGTTATAAAAGTTTAGAAATGACTGTTAACATGCAAACTACTCAATCAAGTTTTTGGGGCAATCTAAAGAAAGAGATTGCCAGAGTTATGAAAACTGGTGGAGTAGTAATGACATTTGGATGGAATAGTGGTGGTATTGGAAAATCGAATGGATTTGAAATAGATGAGATTTTATTTGTAGCACATGGAGGTTGGCATACTGACACTTTTTGTGTCAAAGATATAAAAAAATAATATAAATATCCCTATAGAAGAAAAATATAGGGATATTTAAGATGAATACTGATGAATATATTAAAGAAGTTAAATTAGTACATGGTGACAAATATGATTATTCAAAAACCATTTATAATGGTTCAAAAAAGAAATTATCTATAATTTGTCCAGTACATGGAGAGTTTTTGCAAACTGCATATCATCATAAAACTGGAAGTAATTGTCCCAAATGTGCAACTGAGAACACTCATAAAAAACAACGAATATCTATTGCTAAATTTTTAGAAGATGCAAATAAAAAGCACGATAATAAATTTGAATATAATATAGAAGTACTGAATAATATAAATGATAAAATAAAAATAATTTGTCCAGTACATGGAGAATTTGAACAAATTGCTAGAAATCATCTAAGAGGATTTGGCTGCTCAAATTGTAGCTTTAAAAAACAATTAAGCACTCAAGAATTTATAGATGATTCTAATATAATACATAATTATTTTTATGATTATAGTAATGTAGTATATAAAAATAATAAAATAAAAATTAATATTATTTGTCCTATACATGGAGAATTTAGTCAAAAACCAAATTCACATAAAAATGGTCACGGATGTCCACAGTGTAATACAAATGAATCAAAAAAATTAGAAATAATTGACAATTTTTTTATTAATTTTAAAGTTTCTAAAGAAAAAAAATTTGAAGAATGTAAAAATGTACTACCGTTACCATTTGATAGATATATTAAAAAACTTAAATTATTAATTGAGTATGATGGTGAACAACATTTCCATCCAATATCTATATGGGGTGGAGAAGAAGCATTTTTAAAAACTCAACAACGTGATTTAATCAAAACAAATTTTGCAATTAATAATGGTTTTAATTTTATTAGAATTAAGTACAATGAAAATATTTTAGATAAATTGAAAGAATTTATGAAAAAATATAATGACAATCCAAATGAACAAATTATAATGATATATTAAGAATTGAGAAATACAAAGCCGTGCCTCTGGCAAAATCCAGTATAAGTCCGTTTACGCTTTATCGCAAGTACTGAGAGAATATTCCTACTCGATAATACCAACTCTTAGGGCGTTGTATTTCTTTTAAGTTAACTAAAAAGAGACAAAAAATGAATATATGTGAAAAGTACTATTGGATTACAGAACATCCAAAAATTGTGGAATTTGCTGACTCAGCAATGATAGAAGTTACGCCACACATGGTTTGTCCAGAAACAAATCAAATTGAAACATTGGAAATTTTGAATACCAAATTACAATTTTGGGTAGAATTCATGATTCCACATTTTGATGAACAATTCAAAGTATACGGTCATGCACATGATTGGGAACTTGATTGTGGTGGGGATACATGGGAAGAAGCAATTGATAACTTATATCAAAAAGTACTAGAAAAGTACGGTAATTATACCCAAGAGGATTTAGATAAACAACGAGATGAAGCCATGAAAGATTTCGATTTCGATAAATGGTTTGATGAAGCAACAGTTATGAATCAAACGGAACACCGAGTTATGTTAGAACAATACGAAATTGATGAATTCAACCGTGATATCGAACATATAGAACTATTATTACCAGTACTATCAAATTTGTTAAAAGATCCAAATCTAACAATGCAACAGTATTCAGATGTTGAATTAGCAATTATATGTGCAGGTCATGATTTGTATGTTGCCAAGAAATCGGTAGAATTTGGTTATAATGTTGAAGTATATGGTATAACGGATGAAAATATCTAAATTGGTTGGTATATTGAATGATATGCCACGTAAAAATAAATCCAGTGTTTCACGTAAGCATTACACAATTATTGCGTGTGCACTAGATAAAAGAGGACGAGTACTGGCAATGCGAACTAATGATTATAATTGTTCACATCCATTACAAAAGTACTATGCAGAGAAAGTTGGAAGACCTGAAGCCATTTTTCTACATGCAGAAGTAGCAACACTTATAGCAGCCCGTAAAGAAGTTTATAAATTGCTTATTGCAAGGGTCGATATGCAAGGTAATCCATTACCTGCTAAGCCATGTTCGATATGTGAAAAAGCAATTGCAGCATTTGGAGTAAAAGAAATTGAATATACCCAATGAAAATTATTTAGGTTCAATCATACATTTATATAATGGATTAAATTTTAAAGTTAAATTTTCTCTAAGTACTGAAGAGTATCAATATCTTCGTAAAAAATATAATGTTAAAAAGATAGTTCCTAGAAATCAAAGAATATGTTGGAAATGTGATAAATCAACTGTTAGTAAAAATATTAAAAGTACAAATTTGTGTGATGACTGTTATAAAAACAGTGCGAATCAATATTATTATAACTATCATCGTTTAGTATCGATTGATTCAGTTCCAATGATTTATAAGATATATACAGGTAAAATTTATGACAATTAATTATAATAAAATTGAAGAAATAATTATAAGATATCCACATGAAACTGTTGAATTTATATCAAATCATCTAAAAGTGGATAATAAATTTGTAAGACGGATTGCTAAAAAATTCAATTTAAAACGGGAGCCATTGAAATTGAGAAATCCTAGTATAGAATTTTTATCTAATTACTATAACATTAATATTTCAATTTTAAAAGATATTGAGAAGTCTTCAGTATATCGCAAACCATTTCCACCAACTATAATTAATACGTTACGAGAAGTTCTAATTAGAAAATTTGGAAAACCAATGTCAACAAAACATTGGGATACTATTTCATCAATTGGAATTGAAAATATAAGACATGTGATAATTTATTATCCTGAATTTACCAATTCTGCACTTGCAAAAGATGTTAATTGTGATAAATCAACTATTACACTAATTGGTAATTTGTACAGTTTAGAAAAAAATGATAGAGAAAGTATGTTTTGTGATAAATGTAGAATCAATCATTTACCACCTAAAACATATAAATCTGGAAATCTATGTAAAAAATGTTGGACTACTCGTATGTCTGAGTATCAATACATATATTATCCTACCACCCAAATAAAAAAATCAAAAGGTAATAAATGAAAAATACAATTATTATTAACTTAGTAGGTGGTCCTTGCTGTGGTAAAACTACAACCGCTGCTGGATTATTTGCTAAAATGAAATTACATACTAAGCAACAAGTAGAAATTGTAACAGAAGTCATTAAAGATTATGTATATGATGAAAACAAAATGGCAATGCAGGATCAAGTACTAATTACTGCTAATCAAAATCACCGCCTATTCCGTTTACAAGGAAAGGTGGATTTTGTTGTTTCTGATGCTTCTCTTTTGAATGGGATCGTGTATAATGAATTTTATAATGATCAAGAAAATATCAGTTCTATTGTGTCAATTCAGTTATATGAACAATACCAAAATATTGTCTTTTTATTGCCACGTAAACCAGAATATGATCAATATGGACGTACACAATCTCTTGAAGAAGCTAAAGTAATTGACCAACTTTTCGTTGAAAATTTGGATAACCTAAATGTTCCATATATTGATATGAGACAGTATACTCATGAAGAGATGCCAACTCGTATTTTAGAAATACTTAGCAAACAATATGGATTTAATACATATTAAGGGTATAATATATGTCAGTAACTATTGAAAAAGAATTTTATATTCCTGAAACTTTTGATATTGTACGTAGATTTCAAACAGAATATGACAATAATACTAATGAATACACAGAGTTGAATGAATTAACCGATGAATATTTTACACATTATGTAAATCAAAAAGGTTCTTATGTTTATTATTTGAATGAACAAACTATTGCAAAAACTGACACATATCAAAATCTACCTATTTCTGGATTAACTATAGATCGGAATACCTATTCAGAAGCTGATTATCGTTCATTTGTTGATGGTATTATTATAAAAGATCCACGTGGATTTGAATTTAAAATAAGCATTCGTAATTTTTTATATCTATGTCGTCATCATAATATTGAATGTGGTGAAATTAAAGCAGAATGTGTTTTATCATGGTCGGTAAGTGGATACTTAACACTTTTGAGTACTAGTTCTGAATCATATAAAAGTGCAGTTGTTTATACAAATAAACAATCTATTGTCTTCGATCCTGAAACATTAGAAATTGGTAAAACATATTTCACAAAGAAAAGTACTGATGAATTGGTGTATATTGGAAAGCATAAGATTAATTCAAAACATGATAATGATGAATTTCCATTTAATTTAAAACCTTCTAAATTAATTAGACCGGTATTTTATAATAAGAAAACAGATGAATTTATTACTTTAATTATTTCCAAAAACATTGCAGGAGAAGTTAATTCTGAAATACACGATGTATTTGATCTTATTAATGAATTCAAAAATTCAGTTCAAGGACGTACCATAACATCCATAACATTTTCTGATTTTACCAAACAACATATTACTGAAAATAAAGATGGTCATTGGAGCGGGAAGGTATTTGTTCATAAAGGAAATAATGAATATATCATGATAAATTATTGGACAAATACATGGAGGAAGAATATAAACTTACATGGTAAAATTATATCAAATGCAAGTATTATGTATCTTATCGATGGTACATTGGTGAATCCTGAAAACTACTGTGACCGTTGTGCAAGGTTTGATACGGAAATTGAACATGATAAATGGATTGAATTATTGATTTCAAAGTCTGCAAAAGTAGCTCATGCTAATTTTGAAGATGAATTAAGTACTTCATTAACATTGTCCAAACGTTAACCAATTACTCACAAACTTGATCTAGATCAACGATTTAACCCCTTTATATGGGGTTGAATCTATTTTAAGTACGTAAATAATTCACCTTAAACAAGACATGGAGAGTCAAAGATGAATAATGATAGATTGTATAGTGACATTAATGAATTTTTAAATCAAAGTAATAAAGATCTTCTTAATGAAAATGCTAACAAAGATTCAAAGATGGTGAATACTCATAGGGATTTGTTGGCTGGGATTCTGTCGAAGCATTGGGCTGAAGATGAATTATCAGAAGATTTAATACAATGGCATAAAAATGGATATGGTCACATACATGATCTTGATTATTTTATTAGTCCTTTAACAAATTGTTGTTTAGTAAATTACAGAGATATGTTAGAGAATGGATTTAAGATCGGTAATGCACAAGTGGGGACTCCTAATAGTATTGGAGTAGCAAGTACAGTACTAACACAAATAGTACTAGCAGTATCAGCAAGTCAGTACGGTGGTCAAACATTGGCACACATTGATTATGGCTTAGAACCATATGTTCAGAAGTCCTATGAGAAGCTACAGCAGCTTCAAAAAGAATTTGGGCTATCAGATGAATATGTGGAGAAAACACTTCAGAAAGAGGTATATGATGCAATGCAAGCACTTTTGTATCAGGTTAATACTATCACTTCAAGTAATGGACAAACGCCATTTGTCACAATAACTCTTGGTTTAAATCAATCAAAATTTGGACAAATGATAACTGATTCATATTTAAAAGTCCATGAAAAAGGATTAGGTGTTGATGGGAACACTCCAGTATTTCCTAAAGTGGTTTTCTTTTTAGAAGATGGTGTTAATTTAAAACCTGAAGATCCTAATTATTTTCTTAAAGAACAAGCAATGAAAACTGCTTCAAAAAGAATTTATCCTGATTTTGTTTCAGTTCCTTTGAATAAAAAAGTTACTGGTTCAAAAACAATAGCTGTTTCACCAATGGGGTGTAGATCGTTTTTAGGCCAATGGAAAAATGAAGATGATATTGAACAATATGATGGAAGATTTAATCTTGGAGTAGTATCTATTAATTTACCATTACTTGCTCTTGAATCCGAATCAGATGGTGACTTTTTTGGTAAGATAGATCATCACATGAATATGGCATATAGAGCACAGATGAACCGTGTAGAACGTCTTAAAAAGATGAAAGCACGTCAGAATCCAACTATGTTTATGGAAGGTGCCATAGCACGTTTAGGAGCAGATGAGACTATTGATAAATTATTTTATGATGGGTATGCAAGTATTAGTATTGGATTTGTTGGGTTAGCAGAATGTTCTGAAATCATTAAAGGACACTTGAATAAAGATTATTGTAAATCAATTTTACATTATATGAAGTATAAATGTGAACAATTTAAAAAGGATAGTACTATATCATTTAGTTTATATGGAACACCAGCAGAAAGTTTATGTTATAAATTTGCAAAATGTATAGAATTAAAATATCCTAATGTACTTAAACGCGACTTCATTACAAATTCATTTCACCAACCAGTATGGATTGAAAGCTCACCATTTAGTAAATGGGATTATGAAGAAAGTTTTGCATATCTAAGTAATGGTGGTAATATAAGTTATGTAGAAACTCCAAATCTTGCAAATAACATTAAAGCGTTAGAAACTTTAATTGATTATGCATATGATAGAATTCCATATTTTGGTATTAACCAACCAGTTGATAAATGTTATAAATGCGGTTTTGAAGGTGAATTTGCTGTAGATAAAATTGGTTTCCATTGTCCTGAATGTGATAATAGAGAAGAAGGTACTATGTCAGTAATTAGACGAGTATCAGGTTATCTAAGTGCACCTAATAGTAGAGCGTTCAATACTGGAAAACAACAAGAAGTTATTCAGAGAGTAAAACATGAAAGACAATCGAAAGAATGAAACTTGTTATCGTAGATGGGTGTTCGATAAGCCTAAAAACGGTAAGAAAAGAGAAAAAACATATTTTCCAAAGGGCAAGAAAATGCCCTTAAAAAAAGCATTTGATATTGTAGTGCAAGGATTACTTGCAGGAAAAGGTTTACATCCATCCGTTGATTATATCTGGTACGCAGAGAAAATTTCAGCAGAATGTAATGTTCATGTTGATTTAGTTCGTCAAGTACTACATAAATTAAATCTAGAGGGATGTTGCTCTAAAAGAATACTGTGGGATGCTAGAGGTGGAATGTTCGCTATGCATACACGGTTAGATTGGGGTGACGCAGTAGTTCTGTGGGAAGCTAAACAATATAGTGTTTATATGAATAAATTACAAGAAAAATATGGAGAATAAAATGACAATTAAATCAATTCAAATTATGAGTGGTGAACATGAAGGTACTATTATTATTCATAATGAAAGTACCGCACGTATTATTGTATCAAAAACATTAGAAGAAGATTCTGAGGTTTCAATGGAACAATTTTTGAATGAATCATCTCGTGAAGTACTAATTGAATCACCTGCTGCTATTGAGGGTGGTCAACATTTAAACGTTAATGTATTAACACGTGAGCAATTGGAAGATGCACAAGCTAATCCAGAAAAATATCCACAATTAACAATTCGTGTTTCGGGATACGCTGTAAGATTTAATTCATTAACAAAAGAACAACAAGATGATGTAATTTCAAGAACTTTTACTACTAAGGTATAATTATATGATTCACGATAAGGTTAATACGTTATGGGGTCTTCGTTTTAATGATTCAGAATTACTTGGGTATCTTCCAGTATTCGATGAAGATCATAAAGCTATTTCTTATTATTCATGTGAGAATATGCATCCTGAATATGAATATCGTCGAGTAGTGCCATGCTATCAGTACAAAGTATCTGAAGATTGGACTGCTGCTGAAGAAGATTTCTTTATGCAAGAGCACTTACCCAAAAAGTCTCGTGGATATTTAGTACTTCAACATGAAATTTATCGTGATGATTATATTAAGAACTTTCAAGATAACAAATATGTTGTAATTTTTGTTGGTTGTGATGATGGTGATAAGGTAATGCGTTTCAAAGATAGAGATTCTGCAATCAATTTTTTGGAAAGCATTACTTATTATGATGAAATCTTTGATGATATGCGACTAATGAGTAATAACTAATATATTGTTCAAGGATGAAAAATGGCAAAATTAACAAAGCAAGAAATTGCTGACCATAATAAAATATTAGATTTAATTAATTCGGATAAACCATTAACCTTTGAAGAAAAATGGTTTATTCTTGAGAATTATCACGAAGGGGCTACTAATATAAATTCTGCGGCTGGGGCATTTTTTACACCAATTTATTACTCCAGAGATTTTTGTTTAGAAGTATGGGGAAATACAGTAATTGATATGTGTGCAGGTATAGGTTCATTGTCATTCATGGTAGCTAACAAATACTGTCCTGATGATATACCAAAACAAATTGTATGTGTAGAATTAAATCCAGAATATGCAGCAATTGGAAAACGAATTGTACCAGAAGCTGATTGGATTATTGGTGATGTACTATCGTATAATTCTCCTATTATATTCGACCAAAGTATAAGCAATCCGCCATTTGGTAAAATTAAAACATCTGATGTTTCCAATCTTCTATACAAAGGTGCAGAATTTGAATTTAAAGTAGTATCTAAAGCATCGACACTTTCAAAATATGGTACTTTCATTTTACCACAAATGAGTGCTGGATTTAAATATTCAGGGAATCGTTATTATGAACGTTCAGAAAGTACTAAGTATTCTAAATTCAAAGAACAAACTGGAATTGAATTACAACCAGGTATTGGAATAGATTCATCAATGTTCAAAAATGATTGGAAAGGTGTGAATATAATTACTGAAGTATGTATTGCAGATTTTTGTGGTGTATTATTATGAATTATCAAACTATAGTTAAAGATGACTTAATTAATGGAACTGGAGTTCGTGTTAGTTTATATGTAAGTGGTTGTTCACATGGATGCGTTGGATGTTTTAATGAATCTGCATGGGATTATAGGTCTGGAACAGTATTTGGTTCAGAACAAATAGAAACAATACGTACTGAATTATCAAAATCATATATTGAAGGATTAACTTTATTAGGTGGTGATCCGTTGATGCCAAAAAATATCGATACAGTACTGGATTTGTGTAAATTGATGAAAGAAGAATTTCCAGATAAAAATATTTGGTGCTGGACAGGTTATACATTAGAAGAAGTTAAAAATAATCATGCAAATGATATTTTGAAATATATAGATGTATTAGTTGATGGTAAATTTGTAGAAGAATTAAAGAATCTTAAATTACCATTTCGTGGTTCTGAAAATCAAAGAATACTTATTAAAGGTAAAGATTATGAGTAATATTATATTTGAAAAGAGCTATGTTGGAAATACAATTGAATCATTTGATTCATTTGATATTTTAAATAATGATGATATTATCACTGATATATTTGGTGATGCACATGGTACATTTATTGTTACAGTAACATATATACCACCTGACTATGATCCAAATGATGAATAAGCACCCTATGGGTGCTTTTTTTGTTTATACCCTTAATAAATACAACAATGAATATCTTAAATTTATAAGGGTTTATAATGAGCAAGAAAGTTATAGGAAATTTAAACATAGCAGGAACTAAATTAACTGCTGGAAATAAAAATGTAGTTCGTTCTATTGACGGAACACATTTAGCTGATTCCAATGGGAATATTGAAATTGATTTTTATACCAAAGATGAATTGGACGAACGTTTAAGTATTCTTCCAATTTCAAGATATGGTTCATTAAATTATCTACCTGTTGGAACTAATGGTGGTGCTGAAGGTGCAAATGGTGGTTCATTTCAAGGTGCATCTGATGTGGGTCTATTTAGATATAGAGCATTAATGCTTGAAAATAATGGCACTTTAGTACTGTTAAGAAATGGAACTAATGGTGCAAAACGTGGTGTTTATTACAGCTATTTGCTGAATGGTAATACTACAACTGATTTTAGTAATACAATAAACACAATTAAACAATATAAACCAAGTTACTTTGGTTCCACGTATGAAAGTTATAATATTTTTGGGTCAGATAATAAAGTACTATTCGGAACTTTGAATAGAATTTCAGATTCAAATAAGTCAAATTATTTTTTAAGTATTACTAATAGTACTTTTGATGATACTAAACACGTAGGTGTTGTAATACCATCAACTTCTTTTACAACTACACCAATTCATACTTTTATGGGTAATAGTAAAATTTATTTCATGGTTGATGAATATGCTGCTCAAACTGGTTTAGGTCGTATTCAATATTCAATATATAGCATATTGATAAGTGATGTTAGAACTGGAAGCATTGCATCATTATCAAAAATTAATACATGGAATAGTACTGGATTTTATAATAAAGCGTTTTCAAATAATTCAATAACAATGTATTCTGAAAATTCGTTGACAAGTACAAATCCTGCTAGTAATCCGTTTACTGTTCTTGCAAACAATATTACACGGTTTTATCCCGCACAGGGTGGCCCAGCAGATGTTATTGCTTATCAAGATCAAAGTACTGGATTAATTAGAATTCAATTAAATTTTGATGCATGGGGATATGGAACATATAATGGAGATATAATGTACTGTAGACCACAGTTATCATTTAGTTTTGTTATAAATGAAACTGCAAAAACCGCCGTTTTAGATTCTGATTTTAGAACTGGACCTGCATGTACTGTTAATAATAATTTAACATATAGTGGTAATGCTGTAATATTTGATCCTACATATACATTAAAATCAACTCCTACTAGCGAAAGACGTGGTAACTTAAGAGCTTCATATTTTATAAATTCAATTGGTGAAGTGTATGGAATTTTTACACAAAATACTGGTGGAGCTGCACAAACAATAGTTAGAGGAAAATATAGTACTACCAATATATATGAAGCATTAAATCCTAGAAAATATAATACTAGTGATGTAGTAGCTGGAATATATAATGGTTCATATGGCTCAGCAGTTGGTTCTAGTTTAATTGGATTTGAATTATATCCAAATAATCATTTCAAAGTTAATACTTTGAATAAGGGACCAAAATATGATGTTGCATATTGCAAATATACTCCATCACCAACCTATAATTATCTTTCTATTTCTAGAGGGACAGTTTTAGGATTAGGACCAACACCAGATCGTGTATTGATTACGGATCGTACAGAAATTAAAAATATATCAAATGTGAATTCATATATTGATTCTAGTGGAAATGTTACAACCTATGGTGGTATTTTAATTGAAGATATAAAAACTGATACATATTTTCAATTTAACCAAAATGCTGAAGGTACTGGTACAATATCAGTAGATAATAATATATTGAAAGTATTATCTACCGCTATGTATAATTATCATAATACAAATACTACTCCATTAAATCCAAATCCTATACACAGAAAAACTGTATTATGTGTTTCACAAAAAGCAGATATTCCTTCATTTATAATGACAACCATGATTGCAACTGATATGAATGCATTTGTTGGTATTTCTGAAGTGTCTGTTAATACTACAAATGGTACAATAACTAATGTAACTATTACAAAAAATGTAAGCTATTGGAAATCCCAAGGTGGTGATATTATCAACGTAATGGGGATGGATTATCCAAGTACTTCTGGTGGATTTACATTTTATGAAGGTTCTGATTTTTGGTTTATTGGTTGTCAACATCCGTTATTTTGGGGTACAATTGGTTCGGCATATGGAATTGGAATGAGAATGATAGTACCGAAAAGTACTAAAACATTAACATCAATTGTTTATACAACAACATCACCATTCCCTGAAGGATATGTTAATGTTTATTACTATACAGCTATACCCAATGTTGGATTTGGACAAATTAATGCAACATACAACTATAATGATGATAATTGTAGAATATTTTTCCAAAATGTAGGGACAACTTTAGCACAATATAATGATTGGACTCCTAATAGTACTCCAATATTAATAGCATCACAAGATGTAGCTGAAGGATATATATTATATTTTACAGAAAAAACTCCAGTACTAATAGCAGGCAAGGTATATAATTTACCAATTACAACTATTGATTTACATGATATTAAAGCAAACCCAGCCAGTACTACATTTTATGTATATGTAACATTGGATGAGGGATTGATATCATATAATGTAAGTACGAGTCAAATTGCTGAATCTTTGACAAATATGTATATAGGAACTTGTACTACAAATAACATACAAATATCATCTATTAATATTATTAAGAGATCAAGATTAGATACTTATTCACCTGAGTTGAATGCTAAAGGATCTGCAATACCAGTAAGTTCTGGTCTACCAACACAAAATGGAACTATTACGTGGTAATAAAAAGGAATTTAAAAAATGGCACATAAAATAATCGGTAATTTAGAAGTTACCTCTGGTTTAACAGTTAATAATAAAAACGCACTACAATCTGTTAATAGTACTATAAAAAGTAATATTAATGGCAATTTGATTATAGATGGCAATATTAAAGATGAAGTTCTTGACATGTTTAGCCAATTTCCAGTATCTAATGTAGGAGACTTAGGTTTCCTACCATTGGGAGTTTCTGGATCATATGAAGGGGCAACAAACAACTACGAACAATATATGTACCCAATGCAGTTAGAAGATGATGGTACTCTTACATTTCTTCGTCCAGGAACAAATGGAAGCTCACAAGGTTTTTATTATGCGTACATAAACAATGCTTTAACAACACAAGACATGACTCCAATAACAACAACAATAAAATACCATCCTTCTTTTGTGCCACAAGATAGATATATAAAGTCGTTTGCAACTTCAGATAATTCTATATTCATGGGAAGACTTGATAATAACCAAACATTCTTTTCTTTCCCAAATGGAACAATGGATCAATCAAAACATACTGGATTCATTACTTCAACAATTGAAGTTCCAGATTACGTGTTTATGGGTAAAACTTATGTGTACTTTTTATTAGGTTTAAATTCAGCCGATGGCGATTTAAATGATACATCCCCATTTTCATTTAAATTATCTAGGGTGTTGATTAGTGATTTGAGAGCGGGTAATGTAAACTCGTACACCACATTAACAAACTGGACAAGTACTGGAATATATGGAACAACATCAACAAATACCAATATTGTTATGGCTAAAAAATTAGCAGATCCAAATTTAGCGAATGAACCATTCTGTCAATATATTGGGAATTTTCGTCGGGTATTAATATTCCATCAATATCGCAGAGGTTCATTTTGGGGAGTCGAGGATGAAAGTACTGGTAAAATTAGAGTATTTTGTCAGAACTTTATTTTTTCAGAAGTTACTTTTACAAGTAAATCGGAAAGGTGGGCATTTAATTTTGTAATAGATGTAGCAAATAAAACGGCAATAGCCGATAGTGATAGTAGGGGATATGTAACAGTAACTAGTCCAGATCAACAAACTGTTGTTTATAATAATCCGAACTTATCATTTAGTATGGCAAACATAACTGGTACAAATGAGACATATAGAGGGGCATATAATCAATTGACACTACCATCAGGAATTATATTTGCTACAGACTCAACCCACTTTATAAATCAAACGTTTAGTATAGGTCGTGGACAAATATCAAACTTCACGACTGTGTATAATTCATTTATGCGAAGTACTAGAACAATTGTTAACCGTCTATCACTTTTCGTGCAACCAACGTATGGTTCGGCAATTGGTCAGAATATGGTTGGTGTTCAACCTTTTCCAAACAATAGTTTAGTAGTTAATGCTAGGGGTGAAAATAATGGCGTGTCATCTAGTGGTTATGTATTTTCTAAATATGGTTCTGCTGGATACATATACCCATCAATTTCATCAGGAACTATTTCAGGTTTTGCCCCTCGTCCAGAGCGTAAATTTGTTGGTAATAATCTTCGTCAACTAATTAGTATAGTTGATGCTGCTAAAAATGTTTCCGTTTATGGGTCATCTTTTTGGGAAGATGGTCGTATATCCAATGCATTGAATTTTTCAGATACAAACCTTGTCGGAACTGGAACACAGTCAATAGAACTTTCAACATTGATTGGTTTAAAAACACAAATATTGACAAGTGCTTATGGTAGTATTTGGAATAATACAATAAGTAGCTCAAAAATTATATTATATAGTATTCCAAACACCATTAATTATTCGTATGCAGTAGTTATGTTTAAGATGACTAATCTGGAATTTCGTTTTATACTAGCAGAAGTTTCACTTTCAATAAGCAACAATGTTATCACAGCGGCTTCTTTGGGAAGGATTACAAACAATACAATATTGGATACGGATACAAACGTTGAAGTTACTACCAATAATCAACAAGCACAAGGTGGATTAATTATATACGAAGCAGAAGATTTTTATTATATTAATATAGGGATACCATTCAGTTGTGGTGTTGTTGGAACTTCGTTAGAATACGTTGTCCAATGTGCAGTAGATAAAACATCCAAAAAGATAATGGAAGCTAGAACCAGAGCCACAAGAACATATGCAGTTTTGGATATAAATTTGAGGCCATATGGTGTAATACCATCACTAGGTTTCGGATTCTACAAGTACAGTTTATCTGATTATCAAACTAAGTTAGTTTTTGTTCCAGTTGGTAATAATTTAAATGCATATGATTTATGGAATCTTAATGGGGTAAATAATGTCATTTTGTCACAAGACGTTTATACTGGATTTATTGTGTACTTTACACAAAATACTCCAGTGTTTATCTCAGGAAAATATAAATTGTTACCAATTCAATCAATACTTCTCAATGATATAAAATCTAATCCAGCAAATACTACTTTTTATTTGTATGTAAACATGTTAAATGGAAATGCACAATATCAAATAAGTACTACTGAATTGGCTGAATCATATGAGTGTATATATTTGGGTACTATTGTTACTGACGGAACAAAAATTGCAACAATAAATGTTAGTAAAGTTTCTCGTATCGATACATATAGACCTTCACGAACTCAAATAGGCTCTGCATTCCCTGTTTCTGATAACTCTGCAACTACTAATTGGTAAAAAGGATTTAACCATGACTAAAAAAATAATTGGTAATTTAGATGTTACTAATAATATAAAAGTGAAGGGCAATAACATTGCCCGTTCAATAAATGATATACAAGCTGATGTTGATGGTAATGTCGATATTAATATGTTCACTAAATTTGAAGTGGATAGTATTATTGGAGCATTACCCCTAACACGATTAGGAACGTTAGATTACTTACCACTTAGTGTTTCTGGTTCATATGAAGGAGCAACTAATAATCATAATTATAAAATATACCCATCTGTTATGGAAAGTAACGGTACATTGGTATTTTTAAGACCAGGAACTGATGGTGGTACAAAAGGATATTACTATTCATATTGGTCAAATGCACGTGAAAGTACTAATGTTAATATAGTTAATACTACATGGAAATATAATCCATCTATATTAGGTTCAGCAGCGGCAAATGAATTTATTCGGTCTGACCAAAATGTATTATTTGCTAAATTAACTGATGGGGTTAATAATCCATATATGCTAATTTTAACAAATGGTACTATGAATCAAGCACAACATAATGGGGTTAAAATACCAACATCTTCATTTAGAGGGACACCATTATATGCATTTATGGGTAATACAAAAATATATATAGTTTGTTTATCTAATATGGGTGGAAATTTATTATACAATGGTGCACTTGAATTTTATTTGTACAGTATTAATACCTCTGATGTTAACGCTGGGGTTACTACTTCATTGGTTGACTTGACAGCAACTAATTGGTCAACTACTACTATTTTTGATCCATTTTGGACAGGTGCTACACAAACATTTACTAGTACTGGTATTCAAGTTGCACCTACTACTATTGAATATGTTAACAATGGAGTTCCAAACGATAATCCAGCTTTTATATATTGTGATAGCTCTATTGATAGATTACATTCTCCATTTTTAAATGGTGAAATACAAGGTTCAATATCTGCGACAGAAGACCCATTAAATGATGGTAAAATAAGAATATCAATGTTTGGAGATGCACGGTTTTCCAGTACTAGAATAAGTGCGATATCTTATGATTGGGCATTCAGTGTTGATTGTAATGTTAATACCAAAACTGCTAAAACTGATCAAGGTGCTACCTCAACATTAGATGGTGCATTCCCAATAGCAGTACATGAAACGTCAACTGCTATTACCGCTACATCAATGACTGGTTTAAGTAGAAATAAAGTTACAGGATTAACTCCACGTATTTCTCTTGAATCATTAACCCAAATAGTACTTAAAGATGGGATGTGTTTTTCAGTAGGTTCATCATCAATTCAACACACTTATTATAGAATATCAAGATCATCTATACAAAATTATACTAACAAATATAATGATGAAATTATTAGAAATAGAAATACAGCCACTCCATTAATTAATTTAAATGTAAAAGTTATTAACCCAACATATGGTTCAGCCGTTGGTCAAAATATACTAGCCCCACAACCATTAACAAGAACGAAAATGTTAGTTGATTGTGCAGGTACTAATAATGGAACATATTTTGGAAAAAGTAAAGTTGCATCTACGTTTGGTACTGATGGATATGTATATAAATCATTAACAGCAGGTACTATTTCAGGCTTTGCACCTACTACAAATAGAGACTATGTTGGTAGTGATGATAAATTTATATGTCCTATAAGTTATGTTCCTACGTTAGCTTCTGGAAATCCAGTACAAGTATTAGGAACATCATTTGTAGAAGATTATAAATTATCAGGATTTAGTACGATGAATACAACAAATTATTCAACTACTGGAACTATAACTATTGAAAATTCATTATTGGTTAGTATTAAGAATGCAGCAATTACATTAGCACTTGGTAGTACTGTTGGTGCAACTATTGTTCGTTCTAAAATAGTTTTATATCAAGTACCTTCAGCAATATTTCAGTCCATCGCATTCATATATGCATGTTCAAATACAACTGTGTACTCAATACCAGTAACAGTAGATTTAACTACCACTGGTTCTGCAATAACTGCTGCAACAAATATAAAATTAATTGACACGTTTAATGGGGGATATTTCACAACAGTACAAAACATTTTATCTATATCAAATATAAACTGGAATACTCAACCAGGGTTGACAATATATGATGCTGATGATTTTGTGTACATAAGTATAGGTGTTCCGTTAGGATTATCTGATTCCAGCTTTACATTTTTTAATATGATGACAATATGTGGTAATATTAATACTAGGCAAGTGATGACCGCATCGGTAACAAATGACTATGTTAAAATGGTTAGAAGTACTACATTATCAGATCAAGGTTCTGGCAAACAATTTGGAGTAGTCCCTGGTGTTGGTTTTGGTTTATATGATTTCAATACTAATACTGATGTTCAAACTAAATTAATTTTCACACCAACTGGAACCAATTTAAATCACTATCTTGGTAATACTCCATATGTAGTTGCACCAAAAGTTGTGTTGTCACAGCAAGTTGCACAAAATTGGAATGTTTATTTTACACAAGAAGTTCCATTAATGATGAGTGGTAAATATTTTAAAATGGCACCAACTATTATTGATTTAACATCAGTTGTAGCAAATCCTAGTAATAAAACATTTTACATAAGTGTGATTATGAAGTTAGGAGTTCCACAATATGTTATTTCATTATCATTAACGGAGGACTCTAATACTCAACTAGCGTTTGGAAATATAACAACAAATGCTACCGGAATCGCTACTATAAGCACCGCTAAGGTATCTAGATTGGGAACTTATAGACCAGCTACCACCAATTACCAACACGCAATACCAGTCAGTACAGGGCTTCCTACAGGAAGTGGTACACGCTGGCAATAACAAGAAGCCCCTTGACAGGGGCTTTTTTTGTGCGTATAATCTTCAAATCAATTGAAAAAAAGATTTGACAAAATACGTTAGATCAGATACAATATGGGGAATTTGATATGGGATACACGCCAAAATCACAATCAACAAAAAAAGATAATGAAAATATTATAAATTTAGCTACAATGCAAGATATTCATCAGCATTTATATATTTTAGTACTAAGAAAAAGTGCAGGTAAGCTGATTGAATATATTATGCAATTTAAAAACAGAAAAGAAGCTACTAATGCAATTATTTCAGTCAAATATGAGTTAAGTAAGTGTCGTCCTGAAGTACTTAATATACTTCTTGCTATGGCTAAAGATCCTAAACGATTTGAATTTTCAACATTATCAACTAATGATCGTATGTTTTTTGTTGATAATGTTAATGGTACTAATTTTAGAATTTACGATTTTAGTTCAAATCCTAAGAAGATTATTCCTAATGTTACTATTAATAATGACGATTTTTTAACATCAAATGAGGAATTGGTTATGTACAAAATTGCCAAATCCATGATTATTATGCGGAACAATCAGTATAAATTACAAGAAGAATTGCGAAAATTAGAGGAACAAAATAATGTTTTCAAAATATATCAAAATGAAAAACTGCTACCCTGATAAATTGTATAATATACTTTTGAAACGATTCTTCATTGAAACGTATCCAACTGCAACAAATGTTATTTTACATCATTCAAGTACTTATAGTGATGGAAAAATCGTTACATCAGTTGAATTTTGGTTCCCTAATAAATTGGTATTTGTAAATGCTCATGTTTACATTGACGACAAATATCAATCAATTAACGTTTTTAACACAGATAAACTTTTGGAGTTCATGTAATGAAACTTGGTGACCGTATTAAATTGTATGAAAAAATGGAAACATCAAATAAATTTATGCCAGGACTACCAATTTACGCACGTATTGATGGTCGGTCATTCAGTAAATTTACTAATAAAATGATTAAACCCTATGACCAAAATCTTAGTCGACTCATGCAAGAAGTTACTAAGTACCTTGTAAAAGAAACAAGTGCATGTATTGGTTATACACAATCTGATGAGATTAGTCTGGTATTCATGCAGAAGTCACCAGAAAGTGATATTTTCTTTAGTGGTAAAAAACAAAAAATGGTTTCAGTACTAGCTGCTCTTGCAACAGCTAAATTTATTGAACTAGCATTAAAATTCTATCCTGAAGAATGTTCTAACAGGCTTCCAGTTTTCGATTGTCGTGTATTTCAAGTTCCTAATAAATCCGAAGCAGCGAATTGTTTGATCTGGCGTTCACAAGATGCAATTCGTAATAGTATTCAAATGGCTGGACGAGCGGTGTTTTCACATAAAGAACTTGATCGTAAGAATCAAAATGATATTCTTGATATGCTTATTAACGAAAAAGGTATCAATTGGAATGATTATCCAAAATTCTTTAAAGAAGGTTCATTCTTTCAGCGAGTAACTTATGAAAAAGATGGACAAAATGGTGAAGTAGTTATTCGGTCTAAAGTAGATGAGATTATTCCTGAATTAAAGTTTGAAAATTTAAGCACTGAAGAAAAGGTTAAACTTATTTTTGGAGTTGATAATGATTAAAAAACGAAAAAATAATAAAAGTTCTCGTGACGAACCATATTTGATTGCATATATTTTGCGGGGAAGTACTAGCTCCCTTTTAAATTATATAACATCACATCCAGGAGGTATGGATGCTGCACGTAAGGATATTATTAAAATCAAATATTTGTTTTCTAAATGTCATTTAGTAATACAAAATCTTGTACGTAAAATGGTTACTAAATTTGAAAGTTTTGAAATTAAACAAAACACTTGGTGTTTTGATGACGTTCTGATTGAATACACAATTAAAGATAATGATACTGGTTATTGGTTTTTTTGTGAAGATATTAAAGGAAATGCTGAAATAAAGATTGCCGAAAATGGCATTCTTTCAAATAATAAAATTGAACATACTATGTTTGTTTATGCAATTAAATCAGTGGAATATATCAAAAATAATATTGTACAAATTATAAAAGATCAAAAAACTGAACAAATGAAACAGCAATATATCGAAGTGTATAAATGATGTATATAACACCAGTACTTGTTAATCGCCACAAAGGAACCTTTGACATTTACATTGGACGTGGTACAATTTGGGGAAATCCTTATCCTATTGATAAAGGAGCAGGGATTTCTCGACAAGTTTCTATAGAAATGTACAGAGAGCACTTGTATTTTTCAATAGAAAATGGTAATATTTCTATTGAAGATATTTTAAGACTTTCAGGTAAGCGGCTTGGATGTTCTTGTTCTCCACAACCATGTCACGGTGATGTGATCATTGAAGTATTCAATGAAATAATTGAAATGCTTTCAGATAATTGAGGTTCAAATGAAACATTCTGAGATTTTATTTGCAATTTTACGGAAAAGTAAAAATACTTTATTAGATTATGTATCGTCTGATTATGACCGGAATTTCATTATTGAAATGAAATATAATTATTCAAAATTAGAATCAACATTACGCAATTTAATGCGATTAGTTGCTACTGATATTGAAAGATTTTCAGTACTGAATGAAAATAACCTAAGTAATATTATATATAAAGAAGATGTTACAAGTCCAGTACTTATCGATACGTTAGACAATACCGTATTCATCATAAAGCAAGATACGATTGATATTGATGATATTGTTGTTTTTAAAGAGAATGAACGCTTAGCATTTATTGTTTTATATAATTGTTTAATACTAGCCAAAGAACGCCAAGAAGAAATTATTAAAATTCGAGATGAAGAAAATAATCGAATTTCAATTTTATCAAATTATTTGTAAGGATTTATATGAACGAAATTATTTTAATATTTTTAATGTTCAGGCAAAATGCAAAATTGCTTAAAGAACATGTAATAAATGATAGTGTTTTATCATGTAAATTAAAAAGAAAAGAATTATTATATTTGAAATATAAACTTTCATCTATTAGTACTGAAAATTATAATATTATAAAATCCATATGTACTGATTTTGACCGTTTTGATGTATTTCGCATGAACACCAACCGACCATCTGGGTTTAATTCTGGTGCGGGTACTAGGTTTTTAATGCATCCAACTACAGGTGAATATTATAAAACTATTGATATTCGCTATGGTGATTTCTTTTATCCAACTGTATTACATGATACAAAGATGGATATATTTTTTATACTTGATGAATATTATACAATAGTTGATGATGTTATTATTTTTAAGGATGAAGATCATGAGTTCTTTTTTGGTATCGTACAAGAATTAAAAAATGCAAAAGACAAAGAAGCACAAATACTAAAGCAACAATTATTACAAAAAGAAGAACTTAAAAAAGAAAGAAAGAAATTAGATATATTATCAAAATATTCATAAGGAATTAAATGGAATACAATGGAAAATTTCCTCACCAAAAAATAGATTTCAACTCAAGTACAGTCATCGTTATAAATGGTGACTGTACTTCTGTATTAAAAGAGTTATACGAACTTGGATTTAAATTTAACACCACAATAACATCTCCACCATATGCAGAACAACGTAAAGACGTATACGATAGTATTACACCTACCGATTTTCCATTATGGTATAAAAATATCAGTACTGATATCATGAATGTTACACATGATGATGGTTCTTATTTCTTTAATATAAAAGAGCATGTTGATAAAGGTAAACGTGATATTTACGTATACAAGACCATCATTGATATTTCTGATGATTATAATTGGAGTGATGAATATATTTGGAATAAAACAAATCCATTCCCTACTGGTGCTAAAACTCGATTGAAAGATGGATTTGAAAGAATATATCAATTTAACCATACAACAAAATATAAATTCTTTCCAGATGAAGTAAAAGTACAAAGTACTTCAAAGTACTTAGAAAGTGAAAAGAAAAGAAAAAACAAAGGTGAGCACAATGTCAATAATGGGTCTTCAATGAACATGACTAAACGTGTTGCTGAAGATATGGTTAGACCAAGTAATGTGATTACGTGTAGTACTAGTAATTTAAATATTGGTCATCCAGCAGTATTTCCTATTGATATACCAAACTTCTACATAAAGCTAACAACTGAAGAAAATGATTGGATACTTGATCCATTTGGTGGTTCAGGGACAACTGCATTAAGTGCAATTCAATTAGGTAGAAATTGTGTTCTAATAGAAAAATCTGAACAGTACTATCAATTAATAATCGAAAGACTAAATCAATTTGGTCGGGAGAATTATCTATGAAACCAAAAATTACTCGTGAAGATATAATTCAGGAAATACGTCAACAGCGGGAAGATTTTTCTAAACGAATGATTGATGAAGCAAATGGCGTTCAAGTTTATGATTTAACCACACCAGAAGGACGGCAAAGATTTTTAGTGGATAATTCATATATTTTATTACCAACACCATTCGAACCAGTACTTGCTAAAATTCACCACAATGGGGAAAATGGCGTGACAGAATGGTATGAAGTAGTTTATTACAATGGTGCTGAATGGTGCTGCTATGCAGGTTCTGAAACTTTTAAGGATGGTGAACGTATCTTAAAATGGAAGTATTGCAATGAAATTTTATAAGGAAAAAATATGAAAAATAATCACTTAGACAATCTAATTGTCAGACACCTAGCTGGTTCGCAAGCATATGGTACAAGTACTCCAACATCTGATACTGATTATAGAGGTATTTTTGTTGCTGATAAAGAATTCATTATTACACCATTCTTTAAAGTTAATGAAGTTAATGATGTGTCAGAAGAAGATACCAAGTACTATGAACTAAACAATTATATGCAACTTTATTTGACCGCTAATCCAAATATTTTAGAATCTCTTTGGGTAGATGAGTCTGATATTGTTTATAAAAATGAAATGTACGATCATCTTCGTGGTGCTCGTTCAGATTTATTATCAACAAAAATGGCATTTACTTATACTGGTTATGCTCACAATCAAGCTAAACGTATGAAGAATCACCACACGTGGATGGAAAAAGAACGCACTGGTGTTCGTATTTTACAAGAATTAATTGACCAATATCCATGTGAACAAATGGTTCAATGGGTTGGTGATTCGTTTCCACCTTACATTATGAATCTAGTTAACCTAGATAAAGCACGTGGTGTTTTGATTAAAGGTATTATTGATTTTGAAAAATTTATGAGAAATGCTTCATTACAAATGTTAAGTACTAATACATTAAAACAATATCACTTTGTTAAATTAGTACATAATTATTTTGATCATCAAGTACTTGACCGTGATTTTAACATCTTAAAATACAATAATGGTTATCAATTAGTTCCTTACGGTGATAATATTTTTGGTTTAGTAGAAAGAAGTGGTGGAAAAACTATTAATTATGATGGTAGTATTCATCGTATTGATAGTTCAAATCTTACAATTGAAGAAGTAAAAGAAACTCCTAAATTGATCGTTAAATTCAATAAAGATGAATATGAAAAAAGTAATGACAATCGTCATAACTATCATGAATGGAAACAAAACCGAAATGAAGCTCGTTCTGAGTTAGAACAGTTAAATGGTTATGATACAAAACATGCAATGCATGTAGTAAGATTACTACGTACTGCGGAGGAAGCATTAGAAACTGGTGAAATTCATGTTAAACGTTCAGATGCAGCAGAATTATTAGCTATTAGAAATGGTGCGTGGAGTTATAATGAAATGATGGAATACTGGAATGAAAAAGATCAGTATATTAGAGAAGTACTATATAAACAATCGGAATTACCAAAGGCACCGGATATTCATAAAGCAGCTAAGCTACTAATTGAACTTCGTGAAATCCAATGGTACGGAAAATAATTATGAATTTACTTGAACAATTTAAAACTGCACAAGCAGTTTATCTAGGACTAATCAACGGATACGGATCTGATATTATTGTAGAGCTACTTAATGATATTCAATCTCGATATCCAACATTTAATGCGACAACAATAGTTGGATATACCCCTGAATGGAATGATGGCGAAACATGTGAACACAGTTCTGATATTTGTGTAGCATATCTAACCGATGAAGTACTAGACCAACTTGATGATATTCTTCGTAAACTTGGTGAAGAATTTGAATTTAATGATATGTCACGTGAAGATGCACGTGCTATTGAAAAAGAATTAAATCTTGCTGATGTTATTTTGCAAGAAATTTATGGTACTAATTATCAACTTGGGGCAATCTTTGTTGATGGTACTTTCCATGTTAGTCACACTGAATATGAATGTGGGTACTAATTATGTTTGATAAAATTAAAATTGCATCAACCGAATATGAAGAATCTATTAAACAGATTAAGATAACATTACGTAATGAATTCAACGAAAAATTGAAATCTGATAGTACTGAATTAAAAGAAACATATCCAAATTTGGATCGTATTTTCTTTCTTGGTAGTACTCCACATTGGAATGATGGTGAAGAATGTTCACATAAATCATATGTATACATTGAAAATGGTTCTGGTTATAGTGATTGTTGTGAATATTTTGAATGTGTATATGGATGGGATAACCCTGAAATTCCAGATCATTTAATCAAATCTAACAAAAATCTTAATGATAATGAAATTCATGCTATTAAAAATATTATTCGAAATAGTGGTTTAGAAAAAATTCTAGAAGTTATTTTTGAAACTAATTTCAATGTAATAATTGATTTTACTGGTGATGAAGTACAAATAACGGTAGCAGACTATGATTGTGGATATTAATACATTAAATCCTATTGGAAGTATTGAATTAAACTTATTTTCATGGGAGGTTCCAGAAAATCTCCCTGAGCAAGAATTCAAATACGAAAAACCACAAAAAGTACTTGACAATATTCCATCAGAAATGGTAGAATTGGTTCAGAAAATGATTGATGAAGTTAAAAAATATGATTCTCGTAGTGTAGTTGTTGATTATAAGGTTCGTAACCTTAAAGCTGGGAATACTGGATCTACATTATACGGCTACCATTTGGATTGTTGTAATGATATCCATGATGATTTTGAACCTGAGACTCATATTTTATTTGGGACTGTACAAGGAACAAGTTTCATTATGAATCCAATTAACGTTTCTATATATGATACTATTCCTGATATTTTGAAAAATGAAGTACTTATAGAATCAATTTGTTCCACAAATACTGCTCACAAATACACAAGTAAAGTACTCCATAATTGTCCTATTATTGAACATGACTGTCAGCGAGTATTGATTCGTGTTACTGCTGGGTTTAAAGAGAGAATCAAAAATGCCAAGTCAAAAACAAATTAAAGACGATATTACTGAAATTTATACAAATTTAAATACTACAATTGATCGATATAATTTCATCAATAATATTGAACAGCATATTATAGATATGAAAAACCAATATATTAATTCAATTTCATATGAAACTAAAAACACAACGCTCAATAAAATAATTAAAATTATTTCTGAACAATCAGGATGTATGTATACTATTTTACATGTAGCAGCAGTTGTTCCAGATGAAGACATTTTAATTCGAAAAATTATTTCTGAATTGGAACTGGACTCATTGGATGAAATTGAAATTGTAATGGCTATTGAAGAAGAATTTAATATTGAAATTCCAGATTATGAAATTGAAAATTTTAAAACTATTAGGGATTTAATTAATTTTATTAATTCTGGTTCTTTTTAATTATAAAACCCACCAGATATGGTGGGTTTTTTTGTAAATATGATATTATACCCAATAAACATTGAGGTGAACATCATGTTTAATTTTATTAAGTTATACAAATTACCAATAGTAATAGTAGCTTTTATACTGTATACAGTACTAATGTTATTTTCAGGTTGGCAAGTTAGAACATATTATGATGGTTATCAACAAAACATCGTAGAAAAAGTTCAAAAAGTAGTAGATACTGGTGTAAGTACTATGCAACGAAATCAGGCTCAAGGTTTTGAAAATATAAAAGTAAATCTTAAAGAAGCCAATAACAAAACAATAATTAAAGAACCAACAATAGTTAATAGAATAATTTATGCACAACAATGTATAGATCAGGATGGTGTGGATCTTCTTCAGCAATATAAACAAGAATCCATTAATATCAGGGAAGGTAAAAAATGAGAATATTTAAATTATTTTTAATTGCGATATTCGTTACATTAATGTTAATGATAACAGGTTGTAGTACTGTTCCTATTCAAAATAAGCCAATAATAGAACAGCAATCGTTATTACAAAAATGCACAACGGATACCCCAATTCCAACAAATTTTGTGCTTGACAGCAATGGTAACCAAGTATATAATGGTAAGGAAGTATTCAGAGTACTACGTGAATGGCAAACAGTTTATAATGATTGTGCAGCCCAGCACGATGCTCTAGTAGATACTATACTGAAGTTAAATTCAATGAAAGAAGTTACTAAAAATTAAGGTTAATGCGATGGGTTCAACCTATATAGTACTTAAAGAATATCCAGTTCAAACTATTATCAACTTAATTGATGATACTAATAAAATTGAAATTGACGGAATGATAATACCAGTTGATAAAGAAAAAATGCTAGCATTTAAAAATAGTACTAAATGTTTAACATGTGACATTGAAGCAACTCATTTCTCATTAGAGAAGATAGCTAATTGTACACATGGTTTATATGGTAATTATCATTTTAATTTATACGGTTCACGAAATAATAATAAAATATTATTAACAGTAGACCATGCTATATTAGCAAAAAATAATGGTGAACATCATCATACAAATTTTAATACTATGTGTGTATCATGTAATAATCGTCGAGGTTCTAAGTTTGAAAATATAGATGACTTTATTACATTTAGTAAACTTAATCCAATTTCAAAGCATATATCTGATACAATTGCGTATAAAAAGAAGAAAGAACTTTTTGAAAAAACGGTACAAAAATCTCATGTACAATTATATTACAAAAATCGCAATAAAAATCTTGCATAATTTTTAAAAATTTGATATTATTAAGGAAATCTTAGGATTTCCTTTTTTGTGAATGGAATAATTAAAATGTTAAAAGATTTGGAATTTTCAGGTTTAGAAATTATTAGTGCTACAAAAAATATCAATGATTATGGATCAGATAAAGATTTTATTATTGCAATTACTATGGTTAGTGATGAAGATTCATATTCACATTTAACTGGAATTGAAAAATTAATTCACGAAACTAATTTACAAAATGATTCAAAATATATTAAATTAAGTTGTTCTTATCGAACAAACGAGAAGGGTCAAATTATCCTTCCTATAAAAATTGCATATAATGGAAGTACTGAAAAGTACTCTAAACGTGCATATTATGAACGTGATTTAACCCCTGATTTGTTCGAAGATATTACATTTATTGATGAATTCTTTGAACGCACTCCTACTGAAATTAAACGTTTATACATGTGAGGGTTATATGGCTTGGTCAGAAAGTGATGTTTATTATCGTATCATTCGTATGTCGGATGATCCACAACTATTAACTATAGTAACTATGCAAGACTTCGATGAAGTTGATTATGACCATAATCGTTTTTTGTGTGCAAAAGGAACAAATGAACGTTTATATTTTAGTACTGAAGAAAAAGCAATTAAATTCTTAAATGAAAATATAAAATTTGAAAATATCGATCCTGATTATTTAAATAAACACCAAAGGTTAAATGATATTTTTTACAAATAAATGAAACACATTAAAAAAATATGGTATAATAAGTATGAAGAACCTAAAAATGGTTCTTTATACAATTCTGATTGATCCGTAATACGGAATAGTTTAATCCTGATCCTATCGAAAAGTAGATGGCAGATGAGTAGTTCAATCAGTACGAGTGCAGAAGAAACCCGTTAGGAGATGGCATAGTTAGTACCACCCACGGCAATGCGGCACTATAAATACGCCCTTGATATGAGCGTACTAGATAGACATATGAGATGCATACTCACCTATTAAAAGGGAGATATTCTAAGGAATATCAATAGTATTTGTTGCTGAATTAGCAAGTACTATATGCGAAGGAATGAGAAATCTTCGACCGTTGTATGCGACTGTAGTAACTGGAAACCGGACAACCCGCCAGTGTTTACTACAAATTTTAGACAATAAAGATCCGTCCAAAATTTGAGTGAAATCTACAAATTCAGAGGTAAGACTACCACCGTCAGATATTATTCTGACTTTTTTTTCGTTCCCCTTTTGTGGGGGGATGCAAATGGATCAACAAACCCCGTCAGTATTACTAACTAAAAAGTACTTAAATATAATAATAACTGAATGGAAATTGTTCGAGTTCTTTAGAACGAGAAGAATTGAACATTCTTGACTAACGGAGTTAGGCAAATGGAATTATCAGAAAATAAGTATTTTGAAAATGTAATGAGTAAGTACTTTTTAATTTTAATTGAGCAAGACCTGTATCAGTACAGGGGAAATACAATATTCATAGATAAATCATCTAATGATGATAGAACTCTTGGCATTTATAATGCCATGTGTGATATGGCATATATTGGTGAAAATATTGTATGTGTTAATTTTGATAAAGAATTTCCAATTAAACACTTGGATAAATTGCACTTTTTTATTGGAAAAAATGCATATTACTTAAATCCAGTACCATGTGATTTTTTGTTTATTTTTGACTCAGTAAAAAATCATGAAGAATTAAATAAAATCATTAATTTTTACAATCCTAAATTTATATTTTATTGCTAGTAAATAACAATATCAATAATTAAAAAGGATGATAAATTATGAGTGAACATTTTGATCCTAATGACATACGTAGTATGATGGATTATGTAGAAACTACTGGTGAAGATACTCACGAAGATGTATTAATTAAATTCGTAGAAAATAGTCTATTTTTGGAATCACAAGCACACCATTGGCATCTACAATGTAAATATTATTCAAAACATATGGAATTGGATGAATTTTATAAAGACCTTCCAGAATTTGTAGATTCATTTATAGAAGGTATGATGGCAGAACGAGGTCCAATATTCAGTACTGGCACTTCTTATGTTTTTCAACCCCTTGAAGCAGCAATTCCAATTTTAGAAGAATATGTACAACATTGTAATAAAATACATGAAATATTAGATTCACTAAATGAAATTGGTTCAGTGAATACACTTGAGGATATTATTAGTTTTATTAATAGTATACTTTATAAATTAAAAGTACTACAATAATCAATAAGGACACATTTTTGTGTCCTTTCTTTTTATTGGTATAATGATAACGACATAGAGGAAGAACATGAATAAATTATATGAATTTTGTTTAGATTGTGGTAGAATGGGTGACTTAACCGGATTGTTTATAGCAACTGAAGATGAACTAAGAGCACTACAAGGTATGACTATATATTTTGGAGAAGCTCTTGGTAAGCATTCTGAAGTATCGATTGATGATTTTAAATTTGAAGATCATTGCACTGTAAAATCAGATGATTCGGAAAAAATTGATTGGTTGATTGGTTTGTTGGGATATACATTATCTGGTTATAACCCATTAGACTATTTTTATATTGAAGAACAAGATGAATACAACGAAGGAAAAAATTCCGAAGAAGGTGAAGAAAATCCATATGATGCAACCGAAGAACAAGGAGCACATATTCGTTGGAAATTAGGTTCAGAAGATAAAAAAAATGAAGATTAAAGATGGATATTTCTTTTTTTGGGGAAATGAAGATTACATGTCAAATTGGCATAAAGCTTCATTTGAGCTAAATGGAATCACTTTCAACTGTACTGAACAGTACATGATGTATGCTAAAGCAATTGTATTTGATGATATAATTATTGCAAATAAAGTACTTGAAACTAATTCACAATCTAAACAAAAAGCATTGGGGAGACAAGTTAGTAACTACGATGATGAAATTTGGAATGAGATTAGATTCGAAATTGTGTATGATGCATGTTTGGCTAAATTTTCACAGAATGAAAAACTCAAAGAACAACTTCTAAGTACTGGTAATCTACATTTAGTAGAAGCATCACCATACGATAAGATTTGGGGTATTGGTATGAAAGATGATCATCCTGATGCAACTAATCCTGAAAAATGGGATGGTTTAAATTTACTTGGGGAAGTACTAATGGTAGTACGTGAACATTTAAGAAAAGAACAATAATTTTTGTATTTTGTCTTTAAAAATATAAATATAATTATATTTATGTTATTGGAGACAAAATATGATTAAAATTGGTGATAAATTTAATACAAATAAGTGTGGTATAGTTGAAGTTATTGATTATAAAGATCATAAAAATATCACTGTTAAATTCTTAGATACTGGACACATTGATACTTATAGTTCTCAGACAATAAAAAAAGGCGTTGCTTATGATAATTCACTATATGAAATCAATAAACTTGTTATTGGTAATGTTTATGAATCTAAATCTAGTGGACATTACAAAATTATTTCTATAGATGAATGGATTAATGTTAAATTTTTAAGTACTGGTAATATTAAAAAATATGACAAAAAATCTATTAAATCTATATTGTTTGGAAATATAAAAGATAATATTAATTATGTTGGTAAAATATTTAAAACCAACAATTGTGGAAATGTTGAAATAACTTCATATATATCATCATCAGAAGTATATGTAAAATTTATCAATACTGGAACGATAGTAAAATGCACTTTGCAAAATTTGAAAAACGGTCAAGTTAGAGATAACACTTCTGACATTAAACCTAATCAAATATTTGAAACTACTTGTTGTGGATTTATTAAAATACTAAATTATTATAATTACAATGACGTTATTGTTGAATTTATTAATACTGGAACTATAAAAAGAACCGATGTAAAATCGATAAGAAACGGTAATATTTTTGATGTAAATTCTGGTTTATCGAGTCATGGCTATAGAAGTGAACAAGTTGGTTATTTGTATATTCATAAAATAAATGATATGTGGTATAAGGTTGGTATAACCAATAATTATGAACAACGTTTTAATACCCAGCATTGTAATATTTTAAAACCAATATCTTATAAATGTTTTTCAAGTTCTGGTGAAGAAATTAGAAATATCGAAACTCGTATTTTAAATTCTATTAAACTAGTTTATGAAGATGATATAATGGAAGTTGAAAAATATTTTAATTTGGGTAAAACTGAGGTATTTTATTCTTCTGATCTTGATATGGTACTTTCAATAATACAAGAATACAATTTAACAGAACATATTGTAAAAGAAGGAAAGATTATATAATGGGAAATGGACTTTATTATTATTATGGAAGTATGTCGTCAGGTAAAAGTACTTCACTACTTCAAACTGCATTTAATTACAAAGAAAAAGGATATGAAGTACTTATATATACATCAGCTCTTGATGATCGTTATGGGGTTGGTAAAGTAACTTCACGAATTGGAATAGATGCTGATGCAATTATAATTCCTAAAGATAATATTACAGTACTCAATGATGCTAAAATTTCAATGATATCCAATCAAATAAAAGCAATATTTGTGGATGAATGTCAATTTTTGAGTGCTGAACAAGTTGATATTTTAGGTTCAATAGTTGATGAATATGATATTTCTGTATTTTGTTATGGAATTAGAACTGATTTTGAATCTAATTTGTTTAGTGGTTCAAAGCGACTATTTGAAATTTCTGATAAAATTGAAGAACTACGAAACATATGCCAATGTGGTAAAAAAGCTATAATGAATGCACGATTAGTTGATAGTACTGAACAGGTATTAATTGGTGGCAATGATGTCTATCAGAGTATGTGTAGAAAATGTTACCGTAATTATTTGAATAAAAAAGCTTGACACTGAAAAGATAATACAGTAGAATGTGAACATTGAATTTAAGGGGTTTTTATGAAAATTGCATTATTTGTAGCCATGATTATATCTGCTATTTGGTTCTTATATTATTCAGCACGTGCTGGATGGTATGGTGTTCACATTAAACGCAGGTTATCTTATGGAATTGACAAAGATGAATCTGAAAAATTAATGAGAATTATCACACGTTATCGTATTGGTGAATTTAATGTTAAAAAAAAGTATTATGGTGGATTGAATTTATTATTTACAAAACCTGCTAATTCAGTAGTTCGATATAATGAGAGTATGTATTATGTTAATATTGAAAATGCATTATCTCGTTCATTTGGTTGGATTTCTACTGAACCTCATATAACTTCATTGTATGGTGATCCTGATGACGAAATTGACAAAAGTAAAAATGGCATTTCTAATGAAGCATTTGATGAATTGATTAAATTACTTGAAGAATTATCCCCTGATACGACAAAATTAGAAACAAAAAAAACACGTAGTTTTAATAAGTCTAAAAATGAGGAAGTTCATTTATCATGATTATAGATGCAGGTATTATAATTGGTTTAATTGCAACTGGTGTTGTTATTGCAACAATTCCAATGGTTATACTTAGTCAGATACGTATGGCTAAAAATGGTATTAAATTACCGGAACTAGCAAAACAGCAAGCTTTATTAGCTGATATTCGTAAACCCTCCAATGAAGTAGGGCTGGTAACTGAAGATATTGAAATTACTTTTATGACTGAAGATGAGCATTTAACTCATCTTAAAGTTGCATACCCTAATGCATGGAAAGACTATGAATCACGGCATATAAGTAGAGCAATTAATTCTCGTGGAGATCGTTATATTTCTAGACTATTACTTGCATATGAACGTGGAGAGGTTAAAGCAGAAATAAAAACTGAACACACTATTGATTTTGCTAATGGTGATTCAATTTGGATTTCAAACAAATATTATGGTTATGGACGTCTGTATCGTTCAGTACATGCACCTCATTGTATATTTGATTCGGATTTCACTGTAACTCCTTATACTTTCATGCGTATTGTAGATTTAGAAGAACGTCTATCTGATCCAATACTAAATTTAACTCCTATTAAGGTTGAACATTAATTATGTCATTAAAACAAGAATTTGAAAAAATTTACCAAGATTGTGAAACAATTGAAGAATGGTACAAACGTAGTACACCACTTCTGATTGAAGCACAAAGTACTTTATCTGAAATTCAACTAGATGAACTATCTATGTGGTTCAACGTTATGTATCAACGTTTATCATTAAAACAACCAGTACAACACGAATTTTATAAAGAAGCTGGCTCTGTAAAGACTTTTTATTGTACTATTCATATGGCTGGTGATTATTCGGTAGCAGTTCAACATGCATCTGAATTTACTTTTGATCATGGTGCATGTTTCCAAATTGCATCGTGTGATTATGTTTATACTGGTGGAAAAGAATCTGGAATTACTGCTCGTGTATTATGTTATCCACGTTTTCCTAAAACAGATAAAGAATTATTAGATGAAGCGAAATTGTTTGCTTTTGGATTAGCTAAAAAACTTTGTCAAAAAAGCTTTACAATCGAAACCAGTACTGATACAATTTACTTTCAAAGTAATAAACAATTACATGGGAAATAAAATGAAATCTATTTTTATAGTACTAGCGGGTACAGCACTATGTGGTATTGGTGCATATGGGTTTGCAAATAATGTGGATTTATGGGGTGTATGGGTCTTTGTTGGTGGATTGCTAATTTTTACACAGGTAGATTAATATGAAACGTAAAATTATAAAACTAAATAAATCTAAAATGACTTTTTGGGTTAAAAATATATTTTGGTATAAAGTAGTTCATCAAAATCGGATTTTTACTCAACAATCAAAATTACGACACAAATATGTTGAAGTACTTGATTATGACAATGCATTCCGTATGTTTGAAGGCTGTAATGTTATTTTCGTTCCTATTATTGTTAGCTCTAAAGTCAAGCGTTCACGAGTTAAAAATAAAGTTAATGCTTATCTTCATGTAAACAATATTACAAAATTTAATGAAATGTCAGGATTAAATAAATCCATTGATGACATTAATGTAGGTGAATTAGATAAAACTACCGGATTAAATCAATCCATTGATGACATTAATGTAGGTAAAAATGAGTCGCTATGATGGTGAAATAAAGGCATGTCCATTCTGTGGACATGCCCCTTATAGAAGTAACTTGATTGATAGTTTACATCCTACTACTTTAAGTTGGATTAAATCACCATTTCTTGATATTAAAAATTTTGGTGAAGACCAAAACTATACATATTCAATTATTTCTCCACTTCAATTTTTAACTGAAGAACAAATAACTGAACAGGGAAAATATTGGGAATTTAGTTGTCTTGAATCCGAGGGAGGTTGTGGTGTTGTTATGTGTGGCTTATCAGAATTAGATGTAATGAACAAGTGGAATAACAGAGTAGATAATTAATATGAAACGAAAGTTGATTTATAAAAATAAAAATAAAATATCATCCAAATTAAAATCTTCTAAAAAAGAAATTGTTATAATTTTTGATATAAATCGCATGAATGATGCTTTAACTTCAGATGTAATTCATATGAATAAAGAATTGTCACGTGATGAAAAGCGTAAATTTATAATTTCACATGGTAGTGATGAATTATCAACTTGACATGTGAAAATTTATATTATATAATTTCTCCCACATTAAATTGACTAAGAGAATAAAACCATGCCAGAATTAATTAAAGATGGACGTAAATTAGTAACTATCCGTAAAATTAATGCAATCAACCCGATTCCTGATGCTGATGTAATTGAGGTTGCAGCAGTTGATGGATGGAACGTTGTTGTTAAAAAAGGCGAATTCAATGTTGGTGATTATTGTATTTTTTTCGAAATTGATTCATTTTTACCAGCAAGTGATACCCGTTTTGGATTTTTAGCTAAAAATGGAACCAAAACAGATGAGTTGGGTGTTGAACGTATTCGCTTACGTACCATCAAGCTTCGTAAACAACTGTCACAAGGGTTAGCATTACCGTTAGATTCATTTATTAATGAGTTACAATTGATTGGTAATTTTGATCTAATTAGCACTGCAAATCAATATAATGCTGTGATGTATTCTCTTTTTGCAGAACTTGAAGAATCACGTGATGGAATTGAGCAGTACTTAAATGTTACTAAGTATGAGCGGCCTGATGAGCGGCAAAATGGTGGAGCAAACCGTGTAAAAACTGCGGGTAACTTCCCATTTGTAATTCCAAAAACAGATGAAGACCGAATTCAAAACGTATTTGGAAAATTCAGTCAGACTATGAAAGGCGTACCGTTCCGTAAATCTCTCAAACTTGACGGTTCAAGCCAAACTATTGCGTACTTCAATAATCCAGATTTCTTTGTTGAAAAAGTAGATGAAGAAATTTGTGAATGGAATGAAGAAACACAAGAACTAACTGTGGTTGAAGTTAAACCATATCCGTTCCAATGGGAAAGTTCACAAGTGGTAGTATGTTCTCGTAATCTGGCGTTGAAGTTTGATGAAACCGCAGCATTTTGGAAAGCTGCATTGAAGGATGATATTCCAGCACGTCTTAAAAAGTACTGTGAAGATCATGATCGTCAACTTGCCCTTCAGGGTGAATGTATGGGTCAGGGTATTCAAGGAAACCGTGAAGGGTTAACTGAACACGAATTCTTCTGTTTCCGAATTTGGGATGTAGATGCACAGAACTTTTTGGATGATGCAGAATTCTTTAACGTAACTAAAATTCTTGGAATCAGTGTTGTTCCTCAAGGTGATATTGTATACTTCTTTGATGTATACAGTACTATTCAGGAAGCACTTGATAGTGCAGAACATGCAAGTATTGTTCATCCAATTGCGGAAGGTGATGTATATAAAAGTACTGAAAAAGTTGATGGTCAGACTATCCACTTTAAAGTAATTAATAATAAGTTTCTAATGAAATGTGAGGATTAATATGCCATCTTGTGCAACAATTATGGATGTATATAGTAGTGGTTATCCAAATTACTTTACTTATGGTATTTGTGTAGACAGTGCGTATTATGAAACAGGTGATACGTTCACCCTATTAAATAATAACGTTTGGATGAAATGTAGCACAAATATTGATAGTACTAAATTGGAAGAAATGATTATATTAGAACGTAGGATGTTTTCTATCCAATTTTAAACATTTGCACAGCAGCTTTTTTAAGCTGCTTTTTAAGTAAAAAACTTGAAACGCCGCAAAAAATTGTGGTATAATATACGACATGGATAAGGTGCATATGTTAGCCTTACTGGAAAACAAACATAATCAACGTTTGGTTTTTTAATCCATTGAATTACCTAATTGGGAAGTACCTGATTAATAAGAGTTAAGAAGTGAGTCAACAACAATTTAATCCATTTCTGAGGAAAATAATATGTCAGCATTTAAAAACGCAGTACAAAATAACAATACTACAGTTCAAAACAATCGTTCAAATACTGCTAATGGTGGTGCTTCATTGAAGAGTTCACTAAATCCATTGGTGGATCTATTCTTTATGATTGGTTCTTTGCGTAATAAAGATCTTGGTCAGTATAAAGCACAGTTCGACGCTGCTTATGCTGCAAACCCAACTTTAGCATTGCAAATGGTTCTTTGGGCACGAGATATTCGTGGTGGTGCTGGTGAACGTAATACCCCACGTGAACTATTGAAGTATTTGGAAGTTAAACATCCAGAAGATGTTTTGCGTGTAATTCCAGTACTTGCAGAGTTTGGTCGTTGGGATGATTTACTAATCTTTAAAACCAAAGCAGCAAAAGCTATTGCATATGAAAAGATTGATGAAGCGTTAAAATCTGGTAATGGTCTTTGTGCAAAATGGATGCCACGCATCTATAAATTCAAAAAGAATGCACAGGGTGTTGTTAATATGAGTACTGTTTCTAACCAAAACCGTGCTGCTAATAACAAAATTGCACGTGAACTAATGTCTGTAATGGAAATTAATGAACGCCAATACCGTAAATTACTTTCATCTATGAGCAACACCGTTGAACAAATGATGTGTGCAAATGAATGGGATGCGATTGATTATAACAAACTACCTTCAGTGGCTAGTTCTCGTTATCTACCAGCATTCATGAAACATGATGAAGGTCGTTACCGTGATTATTTAACTTCTCTTGAAAAAGGTGAAGGTAAGGTAAATGCAGCAACATTATTCCCATATGATGTATTGAAGAATCTAGTAACACGTTATGGTAGTCCAACTACTGAACATGTTCGTTTAGGTATTTCACAATGGGATGCATTGACTAATCTAATGGGTGATAATCGTATTCTACCAATGGTAGATACTTCTGGCTCAATGGGTGTTGGTATTGCTGGTAGTAATTTAACCGTACAAGACGTTGCAGTATCTCTTGGCTTGTATGTTAGTACTAAACAAACTGGTGCTTTCAAGGATATGTGGTTAAATTTCAGTACTCGTCCTAAGTTAAAAGTACTACCACGTGGTGATATTAGTGTAAAAGCTTATGATTTGTATTGTAACCACAGTTCAGATTGGGATGGTAGTACCAATGTTGAAGCTGCATTTGATCTAGTATTGAGTACAGCAGTGAAACAACAAGTTCCACAAGATGAGATGCCAAAAGTTCTAATGATCTTTAGTGATATGGAATTTGATTCATCAGGTGGTCGTAATTGGAATAAAACTGCATTCCAAACGGCTAAAGAAAAGTTTGAACGTGCTGGTTATGAGTTACCAATGGTAGTATTTTGGAACTTAAACGCACGTGCTAATAACAATCCAGTTCGTTTCGACCAAGCTGGAACAGCATTAATTAGTGGTTTCAGTCCTAACGTAATTCCTGCGATTCTTAGTGGCAACGCTGTAGATCCAGTAAGTATTATGTTAGCTGCAATTGATTCACCACGTTATCGCGTATTGGGTTAACCCCAAACAAAAGCCTCACTTCGGTGAGGCTTTTTTATTATAAGGATATAATTTATGAACACGTTTGAAGAATGGAAAATGCATTTTACCTATCATTTTATTAAATTTCTTATTAGTATTGATACACCAGAAAAACACTGGTTCAGTACTATTCAAGGTGAAATTTCACCTTGGGAAGATGAAAAGGATTTAGAAAACCCAATGTTAGATTGGAAAACTACTTCACCACAAGAAGCTGTTAGAGAAGCTTTTAGTTATTGGGAAGAATAATATGAAATCTATTAGAAATAACTTATTTTGTTTTTTACTTATGTATAAAACTTCTTTTGATTTAAATCCAATTTTAACATCAGCATCTACTGCAATTGTTATTTTATTTTTGTATTCAGTCGCAAAAATCTTCGGTTGGTAAAAACATTGACAACAGTGTAGTCGTATGCTACACTGTTGTCATTATTAAATGAGGTGTATTATGACTGAATATATTGAAATTCGAGGTTATTTGGATTATGATCCTGACCGACAAAATATGAAAAATCGTACACAGTACTGGTGTGTATTGCAATTACCTAATGATTTAGTTCGATATTATCAATATTTTGTACGTAAAGAACACCATGTTGATATGCAAATGCCAGCATGGGGTGCACATGTAAGTATTATTCGTGGTGAAAAACCAGATGATAATCATATTCATTTATGGAAAAAATATCACAAACAAAAATTCACCATACGGTTTAATCCTTATATTGATCAAGTTAAAGATAAAAAACAAAGTGGTAGTTTTTATATTATAAATTTCGAGTCTCCTGAATTGATGAAAATTCGAGAAGAATTGGGATTATCTGTTCATAATGACTTTCACCTAACAATAGGAAGAACTTATTATGACTGATATAAAATATAAAATTAGAAATAAATTCACTGGTCAATACATACATACTATTGTATTGACTGGTGATGTGCCATCTAATATTGGTGATGTGTCATCTAATATTGGTAAAGTGTTTGATTCGTATATAGATGCTTATAATTTTTTACATGAATGCCAGAATTTATTTTTTGAAGTAGATAGATACCTTGATATTTCTGATTATAGTATTGATGAATTTCATTTTATATTATACAATTTTAGAAATGTTGAAAATAACATTGAAAATATCATTATGAATGAACCTGATAATTCTGATAATGTTAAAAAATTAAGGGCTATTTTAAATCAATGTGTTAATAATGGATTTTTTTGTATAACCAAAAGGTTTTTAGATTTTATCTTGACATATGATAAATATCAGCCTATACTTATAGAAATAGTACCTAATCATATACTTTACAGTGTTGATGATTTCATTAATGTTGGTATTAAAACATGTGATCTTAATATTTTAGGTTCAATTTCCTTGACAGCGACGACCGAACAGCTTAAAATGCACAATATAGAACAAATTTTTAAAGATCGGTCATAACAAGTTTTCTAAGTAGTACTTGTACTATTGTAGAAAGTCCAAAGCGACTTTGTGCAGATAAGGCGTTGGACACCCAAAATGTTTCCTTATTATGCATGAGTCGTACAAAATGTATATTAAGGAGGAATTTTGTATAAAGCGATACAAGAACTCAAGACTCGTGCTGGACATATTAAATATGTTTTAGTAGGTTTTATGTTGCTTGCCGCTGCATTTGGATTTATTGGTTTTAACTCACATGATCGTACTACATCATTAGTTTCGGAAGAAGCAGTAGTGCAACAATATGAACCACAAGTTACAATTCAAAAGCAACCGCCAGTTATTATTCAAATTGAAGAACCAACTGCAAGCAGAGAGCAATACAAAGTACTAAATGGTGATAGTTTATGGACTATCTCATCAAAGATTAAGCCACAAAATGTAGAACTTAACGACTATGTTACAGTACTTAAGAGGATTAATTCGGATGTAACCTTACATCCTGGTACAATGTTTGAAATCCCAACAGCAGATGATTTAAGGGATGTAGAACTTCCTGAAATTGAAGTAAAATTCAATACACAGGACGATTTAATTATTACGCACCTTAAAAAATCTGAAGGAACAAGTGAATCCCAAGCTGTATTAAAGCGGCGTTTACTTGGCGGTAAAGTTGGACCATCTTTTAAAAATGGTAAATTCTATCCATACCGTGATAGTACTGGTCATTTTACGATTGGTTATGGTCATTATCTTGGAAAGAGTGATAGTGCTGCAATGAAGTACAAAAATGGCATCACTAAGCGTCAAGCTCACGATATGTTAATAATGGATATGGAAAGAACTATGGATGATTTCGTCCTGTTATTACAACGTAAACGTGCAGTAGATTTAACTGTTGAGCAACAACGTATACTTTATGAAATGGCATATACTATGGGATGCGATAAATTAGCACGTTTTAATAAAATGTGGAAAAGTGTAGAACATAGTAATCCTCATAAATTCAAAAAAGAAATTAAAAGCTCACTATGGTATAGTCAGGTCGGAAATCGGGCTGAAATATTATTGAGTAGCATTTAATATAAAAAGGAGTACTTTTATGATTAATCATACAATAGCATATAATGATCGTATTGGAGTATCTGAAGAACTTGAATTCCATACTTTTGATGAATTTGAAAAATTGGAAAAATTTATTGGGGAAACACCAGTAGATTTCCGAACTTCATATTCAAAAGACGGTTCACAGTTTAAAGTACATTCTCATGGTCATTATGATGGGGTTGATTATACTGCAACTGCTTCAAGTGATGATATGTATAAAAGTATTGATCTTTTAGTTGAAAAACTAGAAGCCCAACTACGGAAAGAAAAAGGTAAGCGAACTAATATTGATCGCGATACTTCAGTACTAGAATCAGTTAATGATGAAGAAATTGAAGAATAATACCTTGACGGCACAGTGTTAGTGTGTTACATTATAGGACAGGCAGAGATGCTTGTCCTTTTTAATTTTAAATGAGGTTATTATGAGTGAATCTATTCGTTTTATTGATATGATAGTTTTTAAAGATTTGCATTCTAATAAAGAATATGTTGAACGTAATTCATATGTTGCAGAATTACATGTTCCATTTTCTCAATTAAGATCCAATTTTAGTGGTGATATTGAATTATATACTGTTCTTTCTAATATTCTGAAAAGATGTGGTAAGCAATCAAATCAACTATCAAAAAATTTGGCAATGTTTGATGAATATATGGGTTGGGATGACAATTCTCAACGGTGGTCACATAACGGTAACCACTTATCTAGTATTTTAAAAAAGAACATGAATAAACGCCGTGAATTAAAAAACAGTTTTTGGGGCAATTTAATTGCGAATGATATCTTAGAAGGTACAAAATGAAAAAATATATTGTTGGTGGATTTGTTCGTGACAAGCTTCTTGGTCTTCAACCAAAAGATAAAGATTATGTTCTTGTTGGTGCTAAACCAAAAGACATTGAATATTTAACTGGAATTGGATATAAACAAGTAGGTGCAGATTTTCCTGTATTCTTGTCACCAGATGGTGATGAATATGCACTGGCACGAATTGAGCGTAAAACTGGTACTGGATATGATGGTTTCACCGTACAAACACAAGGTGTAACTCTTGAACAAGACTTATACCGCCGCGACCTTACTATTAATGCTATTGCATGGGACCCAATTACTAAAACTCATGTTGACCCATATAATGGTAAAGTTGATTTACAAAATAAAGTACTTAAACATGTATCAGAAGCCTTTAAAGAAGATCCTTTGCGTGTTTTACGTTTAGCACGATTTGCTGCACGATACTCAACCTTTACTATTCATGCTGATACTAATTCTATGGTAAAGGAAATGGTTAAAAATGGTGAAATTAACCATTTGACCAAAGAACGAGTTTATATTGAATTTGAAAAGGCATTTTCTGAAGATAAGCCAAGCATTTTTTTAAAATATTTAAAAGATATTGGGGCATTGAAAGTTTTACTTCCTACATTTGAAGCAACAAATAAGGAATTGGAGCTTATTGATAGTATTGCTAATAGCAGTACTAAATCTTATCGCGAAGAGTTCATTTGGTCTATTATTTTGACTAAAGCTACTCCAACTAAGGATTATGTTGTTGATGGAATTAAACTTCCAGCACGATTTGTAAAATTTAGTAATTTTGTTAAATTGCATTCTGAAAATTTAATTAAATTCAGGAAGAAAAAGCCAGAAGGTATGGTTGAACTCTTCAGTGCAATGAATGTCAAAAACAATGGCGGTGAAGAATTTTTGTATAAAGTTGTTGAGTACTTTATTATTCGTCGGGAAATTGATATTGAATTAGAAGAATTAATCATGAAAGTATATGATAAGTTTTATGACGCACCAGTTGGTAACATTGAAGAAATGGTAAAATCTGGTGAACTTGAAGCTTCTAAAATTCGTGAGCATATTAAGACAATTCAAGTTTCAGAAATTAAAAAAATGTTCTAACAAAAAATTGGAACGATTGAAAAAAATATGGTATATTATAAGTATCTGATAATTTTAGTGAGAAGTTATTATGCGATATACGTGTGGAATAATTTTTTATCGTGATGGTCAGATACTTATAGGTCATACTACTGGTCAGGAACATTGGGATTTACCAAAAGGTAAAGCCGAAGATGGTGAAAGCTTTAAAGAAGCGGCTGTGCGTGAATGTTATGAAGAAACCGGATATGAAGTCTCTGAAGATGAATTACTTTTAATTGGAGAAGTTTCATATCGAAAAGGTAAGAGATTAGTTTTATTTTTTTATACATCACGAGATAAACCAGATTCTGAACAGATGGAATGCATTAGTACATATACAAATCGATATGGTCAAGAAAAACCAGAACTTGATAAATTTATGTATATTGACGTAGAAGATTGTCAATTATACTTAACAGAACGTATGTGTAATAGTATAATTAAGGCTGTCACGAAATTTGTAGAACAAAGTTAAAAACATAATAAGGGAATATTATGAATGTAAAAATGTATGGTCGAAGCCAAGGATGTAAGTTTTGTGATCGTGCAAAACTCATTTGTGAAATTAATGGGTTTGTATTAGATTTTATTGATATTGAAGCACAAGGTCTAAGTGCTGATGATTTAGCGGAGATTGTGGGAACTACAGTAAGAACTGTACCTCAAATTTTTGTAGATGAACAGTATATTGGAGGATGTGATAAGTTTGAAGCTTTTCTAAAAGGAGAATAAAATGAGTCTACTAACGACCATTCAAACAGATCGACAAGCAGCTTTAGGTAAAGACAGAGTAAAATATAGCTTATATGGTGTAATTATTGCTGAAGTACAGCGTAAAACTACTGCGAACGATGTTGATGACAGTATAGTACTGCAATCAATTAAAAAATTACTTGAAAGTGTTAATGAATCATTGAAGTATAGTATTACTGATGTATTAGAATCAGAAAAAACTCTTCTAGAAAATCTTCTACCAAAACAATTATCTAATGATGAATTGCTTAGTATTATGAAAGATATTATTTCTAAAGATCCTAATATGAAAGAAAAGAAAAACATGTTCCCTTATCTAAAAGCAAACTTTGATGGTATGTATAATGGTAAAGATGCAAGTACTCTTTTTGGTCAGTTAGGAGTTTAATATGGTCAGGAAAGATTCGTCTGAAATTAATCCTTATATCTTGGATGAGGATACAAGATATAAAGTGAATATGACACATTTCACTTTAGGTGAAGGTGGTCTTAGAAATATGCAACAACGCCATCACGATAGACTTGCTAAAGTTAAAGAATTGGCTGAAAGTTTAGGAGTTGAATATAACCCTTCTCTACCTTCACCTGATGATATAATTAAGCGGGTTGAAATGATGCAAGTATATCATGAAAATAAAGAATTATATGATTCTATTATCAGTAAAGTACTAACTATATGTTCTCATGAGGAAGTTTTAGAGTTTTTAGAGAAGCAAATTAATAGCCCTAAATAAAAGTGAAGGAACAATCCTTCAAATTACAATTTGGGAGAAAATTTATGCTTAGTTTTCGTGATCAATTAGCAAAAGGTATTTTTGAAAATACAAAATCAAATGTTAATATTCCAAAGAAATCAGCATTCTTAGGAAAGATTACCGACGATGGATTCTGTGACTATGATGTTCCAGAAGATACTTGGTATCTAACGCGAGATTTAAAACGAGGCTCTAGACTTCACCAAAGTAATATAGCGAGACAGCATCGCAAAGAGACAAAGCGAATCCGTACTGGATTAAATTAATTTAAAGGACTTCTTAGGAAGTCCTTTTTTCAATTGGACATTTATGATAAATTATTATTATGGTAATTTGTTTGAATTCGTGAACGAATTATTAACTGGAGATGAAAGTACTATACATTTTATAATTCATGGTTGTAATGCACAGGGTAGAATGCGTTCAGGTTTTGCAAAAGAACTTCGGGAACGATATCCATTAGCATATGATGAATATATTAAACAATATATTAAAAATAACAATAGTCTTCGGGTTGGAAGTGTAATAAATTATACACATAGTACTGAATTAATTATAAGTAACGCCATAACCCAAGATTTCTATGGTTATGATGGTGGTAAATATGTTAGTTATGATGCAATTGATACTGCATTCGCAGAATTAGATTGTTCAGCACGAACATTAAAAAATCTTGGTGGGATTGAAAATATTCATTTTCATTTTCCTAAGATTGGTTCTGATCTAGGTGGTGGTTATTGGGATGTTATTGAATCCATTATTGATAATCGTGTTCAGAACGCAACAAAAAATTTATATGAACTATAAAACAAGGAATGTTATATGTCAAGCAATGTAAAACTAATTTTTATTAATGGTATTGGGCCACTTATCGGAACTATTCAAGATGATGTATCTGATGCGATTGTGGTACGTAATCCATGTCAATTTGGATTAGATGATAAGGGTGAATTTGTTATTCGTGATTATCTTGAAGGAATTACCAATCCTAATGAAAATGTAATTTTTATGAAATATAATATTGTTTCCGTCAATGTACCTGATGCATCAATTGCAGCAGCATATGTAGAAGCAATCGAAGCGTTAGAAGCAAGTGAAGAAAAATCACGACTAATCGTTCCTGATAACAAAATTATCATCTAACTGGTAGCCAAATATGAGTGTACATCAAGCAATTATTATAGTAAAAGATTTAGATTCAATCGAACTTGCTAGAGTTGCAGTTCGAGCTGGTATGGAAATTATGAACCAATATGATCCAACTCGTTCATCATATGCAGGTTCATATGAACATAAGTTGTTTAATGTATGGTATGATGAATGGATTAACACTGGTGCTGAACAACGTTTATACATTTGCGATGAATCACATGGATTAGATGAAGTTGAATTTCATGCTAACTTAGAAGCTGCACCAACCAACTTTATTCAACAAGGAACTAATTCTACTATATTAGTAGTTGGTCCTTTTGATTCAAATCGTTTGAATTTTTTCACTCAGAATTGTAAACAAGTATAACTAATACCCCTAAATATGTGTAATATACACAAACATGTTTAGGGGTATTTTTTTATGTACAATTATGCTGGAAATCCAGAATCTCCACAATACGATCATCGTGAAGAGTTGAAACGTGTAATTACAGTTATGTTAGGTGCAGGTGCAGTAAATGTTGAGCTAACTGATGAACAATTGGAAGTTTCTATTGATAACGCAGTAGCAAACTATCGAGCTTGGTCTGCTGCTTCAAAAGAAGAAGCCTTTTTACATATGAAATTTTATGAATCAGAATCAGTTTATGAACTTCCTACTGAAGTTGAAATAGTTCGAAGAATTTATCGACGTGGTAATGGTGTGGTATCAGGTTCTGGTGCAACAGTAGATCCATTTTCATTAGCCTATAGTAATACTTATTTGTTAAGTGCTGTTCGTGGAAGTACTGGTGGTGGTCTTTTAACTTATGATTTATATCATCAATTTGACAGTACTGTAGGTAGATTATTCGGACGTGAGATAATGTTCTTATGGAACTCGGTTAATAAAAAACTAACAATAGAACGTGATATTCGTGGTGAAGAAGAAGTTCTTCTACATGTTTATCATAATAAACCAGAGCCAATGCTTTTCAGAACTCAAATGTCATATCCTTGGATACGTGATTGGGCTTTATCTGAAGCTATGATGATTCTAGGAAGAAACCGTGTTAAGTTTGCTACTCTACCTGGTCCACAAGGAACATTTTCAATGGATGGTGCAGACTTAATTCAAAATGCAATAAGAATGCAGGAAGATTTGAAACAAAGATTACACAACCATGAAGATGGTAGTGACCCATTATCATTCATTATTGGATAATATAAATACACCATAATTGGAAACAATATGGTGATATTATGCGTTATAAAGCTTATTTGGGATCTGATGAATTTACGTATAGTGATGAAGTACATGAATTGTATAAAAAAGTTGATTCATTTATGATTAATATTGCAGATTCTGATGGTAGTACTGGAACATTTGAAATAATTCAAGAAACATTGTGTGGTTGTCCATACTTTACTGCTTTAGTGGAATTCCCAACATGGGCTGAGGCATTATTTTTGATACAATTTTATGAATATAGTTGGGACATCGTGGAAGAATCCGTATAGATTCTTCCATTTTTCGTATATAAAGGATAATAACATGGAACGTAAAATAGTAGCAATAAATGGTATAATTGGATCTGGAAAAGATTCTTTTTCACAAGTATTTGTAGATAATGGATTTTATAGAGTTTCTTTTGCAGAATCATTAAAAGATGCAGTAAGTTCTATTTTTGGTTGGGATCGTGAAATGCTAGAAGGTAATACACCAGAATCAAGAATTATAAGAGAACGACCAGATGAATACTGGAGTACAGTACTGGATCGTGAAATAACCCCACGATGGGTATTACAAAACTTTGGCACAGATGTATGTAGACGATTCTTTCATGATAATATTTGGGTATTCAGTTTAGAACATCGAATTAGTAAATTGGAACATAGTAAAATTATTATTACTGATTGTAGATTTCCTAATGAATTAAAAATGGTTCGTAATAATAATGGTATTATTATTGAAGTTCAACGTAATTTACCTGATTGGTACTATGATGCTTTTAAATATAATATAAATTCTGAATATGATTCTAGTATAGAAAAACCTGAATCTTTAACTGACATACATTCATCAGAATATGGATGGATTGGTATCAATCAACCTGACTATATTGTTGAAAATACATCAACTTTGAATAGTTTACATGCTCAAGCATACACAATTTTAGCTCAAATCACCAACTAAATTACTTTTCATACATAACTTTAAATCCTCCAATAAATAACAGTATAAGAATATTCGAATAAACCCAAAATTTTTGGAGGATTAAATGGCTGATTTACTATCACCTGGTGTAAATGTAACAGTTACCGATGAAACTATTAGTTCTACTAGCGGTGCAGGAACTGTGCCTTTGTTTATCATTGCGACGGCACAAGATAAACTAGTTACAGGAAGTACTTCTGTTGCTGCGGGAACAACTAAAGCTAACGCAGGAAAACTACAACTAATTACATCGCAACGAAATGCTCTTGAAATGTACGGATCACCAATATTTCAAAAAAGTAATGGATCTGTCGTTCAAGGCGATGAACTTAATGAATATGGCCTACACGCTGTATATAGCTACATGGGTATTGCAAACCGTGCATATGTAGTTCGTGCTGATGTTGATATGGCACAACTAGAACCAACAGGAACTGAACCAACAGGACCAGTATCTAATGGTACTTTGTGGTTAGATACATCTGCCACACAAATTGAAGCATATGTCGCTAGAGTTAATAACCCAACCAGTTTCTTTGACTGGCAACTAAAACCTGTAACCATTGTCAGTTATGAAGATATTGATGATGTTCCTACTAATACATTAAATGTAGATGATTTAGTACTACGTCATATTCCTAGTACTGGACAAATGCTAATGTATAAATTCGAAGCAATTGGTTTAGTTCAGGTTGAAACTTATCTATCACCAATTAACAAAGTCCCAACAGGATCAGCTATTATCAGAGGTAATATCTGGATTCGTGATGGTTACACTAAAAATGGTTCAAACTATTTTGGTACACGTTTTGTACTAAAACGTTTTGCTTCTCTAACTGCCGTTTGGAATGAAGTAAATGTTTGGACTGGTAACAGTTTTTATGAAATTGAATCTAAATCTGGTACATTTGATAACACTTATTTCGGATCACTTTTTGATGAAGACAGTAAGAGTTTTTCATTATATACTAAAGCTGGAAATATTGCAGCAATTTCTGCACCAGCAACCCCTATTGGTCAATCTTCTAGCCAAGTAGCTACAAGTATTGGTAATTTAACAATTAAGTACTTAAACAAATCAGTAACAGTTGCCGCTGTATTACAATCTCAAATTATTAATACTGCAACATTAATTGCAAACCTTAATCAAAGTTCTGACTTAATTAATGCTGGGTTTACCTTTACTGGTACTAACGCATTGATTGTAACAAATAGAAATGGTTATAGTTTTGAAACTACTTCTACTGGTCAACAAATATTCAGTACTCCAGAATTAGCGAAATTGACAGTTGATAGTAATAACTATTCATTGGTTAATGTTAATAACTTACGTGTTAGCTCAATAACACCAACAGCAAAAGCACCAAACGGTACTTATTGGTATGATTTCAGTAATTCTGATTCATTAAAGGTTACTATGTATGTTGCTAATGTTAGTACTGAAGATTGGGATTTAATAATTGAATCTAATCAATATGTGCAATTAGATGAACCAGCAGCAGACCGTGATTTTTGGGCTAAGCCTTTATCACAAGGTGTTGAAGGATATGAATTCTATCGTAATGTAAGCGGTACTTGGGTTAAATTAGACTCAACAGATCAAAGTACTTTAAATGGTATGGTATTTGAAGATTTTAATTCAGGCGAAGTTCCTAGTGCAGCATTATATCAGAATGGTATGTTGGCAATTGATTTAGGTAATACTGAAGGTGTTGTTAAAGTCATGACTAATGGTATATGGGCTATCGCAAGTGGTGTAGCATTAAATGGTGCTGGATTATTTGGTCGTGCTGCTCAACGTCAAATCATAGTTGAGGCATTAGCTGCTGTTGTTATTGGAAATGAAGAAATTCGTGCTGAAAGTATTGATTATAACTTAGTGTGTGTCCCTGGTTATGTTGAACTTTTAGATGAATTAGTAACACTTAACACAGATCGTAAAGAAACTGCATTTATCGTAACTGATGTTCCTGCACGTTTAGCACCAAATAGTACTGCGGTACAAGCATGGGCTTCTAATGCAAATAATGCTCCTAGTAATGGTGACATTGGTAGAACAACTGGTTACTCTTATGCTGCTCAATACATGGGATGGTGCTTAAGTACTAACGTTGATGGTTCAGAAGTTGCTGTACCTGGTAGTACTATTGCAATGCGTACCTATGCTTACAGTGATAGCGTAAGTTATGTATGGTATCCACCTGCTGGTACACAACGTGGTGTTGTAACAAATGCTGCATCTGTTGGTTTCATTAATGGTGAAGGTGAATATGCTCCAGTAGTATATAACCAAGGCCAACGTGATACAATGTATGTTAATAAAATCAACCCAATTGCAATGCGTCCTAATCGTGGATTATTAGTATATGGAGATAAGACTTTAGCACCAGATGATGGTTCTGCATTAAGTCGTGTTAACGTTGCACGTTTAGTAGTTTATATTCGTCGTCAATTGGAAATTCTTGCTGAACCATTCTTATTCCGCTTGAATACTCCAAGTACTCGCCAAGAATTCACATCTGTAGTTAATAATTTCTTAGCTGAAATTGTTCAATTAAATGGATTATATGATTTCTTAGTAGTATGTGATGAATCAAATAACACTACTACACGTATTGGTAGAAATGAATTGTGGATGGATATTGCACTTGTACCAACTCGTTCAATCAACTTCATCTATATTCCAATCCGTTTGGAAAATAGTTTAACACAATAAACACTAAGGGAGCCTAATGGCTCCCTTTTTTATTTTATTTTTTTAATAGCTAAATAATGAAAACAACATTGGAGAATAAAATGGGTTTATTAGATAAGTATGGTATTGAATTAAAATCAATGGAAGAAATTGTAGAACCTCAAGTATCATATCGATTTATATGTATGGTATCTAATTTAGATATTAGTTTATATGTAAATAAAATTGATATTAAGTTTATTAATGGAAAAACACATATTACAATTGTTCTTCGAGAAATAGATAAAGATTCTAATTTTAATAAGATTTTAAAATATTCTAAAAATACCAAAGGTGAAGTTATAACAATACAAATGTTAGATAAAAATAATGAACTTTCAAATGAATGTATTATTAATAATTTTAAAATAACAGAAATTTCTCTGACAGATTTAGACTATAGTAAAGCTACGTCTGTATCTGTATCATTTACCTGTGTTGGAGATTATCATAATATTACTGAGTAAACTTTATAAATACATTAAAGATTATTCCTTAAATTATTAGGAGAAGATAATAATGGCAAATTTACTGGATAAATATGGTGTTCCAATTCCAGGTGGTAGTCGTGCTCCAATGAAGCAACCAAAGCCTAAGTACCGCTACCGAATTCTATTTTTCGGTTTTGGTAATGCTGATGATGGTAACTACATTGCGTTAGACACTAACACTGTGGGTGCACCTCATGTAGAACATGAAAACGTAACTGTTCACAGTTACAACAGTAGTGCTCACTATAAAGGCAAATACACATGGAGTCCTATTGAAGTTGCATTTCGTGACTCGGTAGGTAACATGTCATTAAAAGCCCTTTATAACCAAATGCGTAAAGAATTCAACTACTATTCACAAGAATCACGTATTACTGGTTCTCAATATAAGTTCGAAATGTGGATTCAAACACTTGATGGTTCTAATAGTGAAGATACTACTAACCTATATCAAGGGACTCTTACAACTTGGATCTGTCAAGGTTGTTTCATCACAGAAAGTAATTTCGGTGATTGGGACTACTCAAGTTCAGAACCACAAGTTATTACCATGACATTACAGCCAGATGGATGTGTGTTAGTTGGTCCAGAAGGTCAAGCTCTTGGTGATGAAGTTACTGGTAACGGTACTCCTGAAAACTCTGTGGCTATTACCTCTAGTCCAACAGCAGTTAATGCGGATACATTACCTGATACAAACTTCTACAAAGGACAGTAACAATATCCTAAAAGCCCTGACTATTCAGGGCTTTTTTATTGCTAAATAATAATATAAATTCCAAATTTAAATAGGGGAAAGTATAAATGGCAAATATGATGGATAAGTATGGTGTTCCTCTACCAAGTGGTCGCAATAAAACCATGAGCCAACCAAAAATTAAACATAAGTTCAGAGTTGTTGTATCAAACTTTGGTACTGCGATTGATGAAAAAGATTTTGTTGCATTGGAAGTATCTGAAGTAGATCGTCCTGGTATTTCGTTCGAAACTCATCAACTATATCAATTTGCTACAAATACTTCTTATGTTGGTCGTTGGGATTGGAAACCAATCACACTTACAATACGTGATGCAGTTGATAATAAAGTAGCTAAATCTATTATTCGTCAACTACAAAAACAATTAGATTTCCAGCGTAGAATCTCTGCGAAATCAGAACAAGAATTTGCGGGATATAAATTCCGTATGATGATTGAAACTACTGGCGGGGCAAACCCTGATGATTCACTAACTAACCTAATACGTGATACCGCTGTTGATTCAGCTACTGCTATTACTAATAATGAAGGTTTAGTTAATGCAATAGATGATTTTGTCGGCGGGAATGGTTTCAACGCATTAAGTACTTTAGATCGATGGGTATGTTATGGATGTATAATAACTGACATTGAATGGGATTCATTAGATTATGGGTCATCTCAGTACTTAACTATTAAGTTAACTATTAAACCTGATAATTGTGTACAGTACGATATGATTGAAGAAATGTATTCTGATAGAATAAGTTCATTACTTCCAGATAATGTTGATAATGCATTAGATATTGTAGACAGAATATTTGGTTCAGCGAGAATTTAAGAGGAATAATTATGAGCAACTTTTTAGATTCACTAGTAACTACTGGAACTCAAATAGTGTCAGATGTAGTTCAATCTGCAACAATTATAAAGAATCCACCATTAGAGCAATACAATGCTGCACAAAGGGTGTTTAGTTCAGCCGGAGAAGGTGGATTTTCATTATATACATTACCAAAATTAAAATATAGTTTTATTGTAGAATTTATTATTGGTGAATTTGCAAAAAACTTCATAGAAACACAATTGCCTGATACTCATACTGGATTTGATGTAAAAAATGTATCTTGTTTTGTTAGAGATGTAAATTTACCAAGTACTAATTATGTATTAGAACAATTAAATCAGTACAATAAAACTAGATATCAAGCTGGTAAAGTAGAATATAAACCAGTAATGATGACTTTTTATGATACGGCTGATGGAGCTGCATATTTGTTGGCAGATGCTTATAAAAAATATTACTATGGTGATTTCTTTATTAAAAGTGCTGCCTCATTTAGAAATGATGTTCTAAGTTCACCTATTGAGTTTGAAGCGATGGGTTCAAATTGGGGTCGTTCTGTTATGAATAACGGAAACTCTGATAAACAATATTTCTTTAAACAAATAAACATTTATGAAATTGATAATGATACTTATACTTGTCATAATATGTTTAATGTATTCATTGAAGATATTGAGATGGAAACAAAATCAATGGAAAGTTCAGGTGAACCTAGTATTATATCATTAACTTTAAGATACGAAGGGACTGGAAATTTAGGACCAGATGGATATAATTCTATAAGTGTTCCAACTGTTGGTATTGGTACATTAATAACTGACACTACAGGATTAGGTAAATCAGGATTTTTTAAATATTTTGGTCAAATGGATGATAAAACTGTTGGTATATTAACTGTTGGTAAAATTATACGTGCTGGGACTGCTGGGTACGATATTATAACATCAGTTGGTGATATATTAAATGGTAATATAAGTCCAGATACAATACGTAATATAGGTAGTGCTGTAGTTCGTGGTGCTAATTCAATTGGATTAGGTAGTATCATTAGTTCAGCAAATGAAAAATTTGGTTTAGGTAATATATTAGGAGATTTTTAATGCAAAAGTTTAATCCAGCTAAAATAACAAATACAAAACAGGCACAAGGTGTTTATGCAATTACAAATATTAAAAAATACAATTCATCAAATCCACCAATTTATAGAAGTTCATGGGAAAAAGATGTAATGATTGCATTAGACTTAAATCCTGCGGTACTTGAATGGGCAGTTGAACCATTTTCAATCCCTTATACTTGTCCAGTTGATGGTAAAGTTAAAAATTACTGGCCTGATTTTTTAGTTAAATACATAGACATTAGTACTGGTAAAGAAAAAATTCAATTATTAGAAATAAAACCTGAGAAGCAGTGCCATTTACAATTGGCAAAAACTAAAAAAGCAAAGATTATAGTATTAGTTAATCAAGCAAAGTGGGCTGCTGCATATGCATTTTGCCAAAAAAATGGAATTGAATTTAAAGTAATAAATGAAACAACACTTTTTAGGAAAAAATAATATGAAAGCAAAACGTGGTGTAGAAGAAGCTTTAGGTCTTCCATCATCAGAAGATTTAAAACGTATTCTTGGAAATAATTACAATGAAGACGAGTTATATTCTGACGAGGAAGATGATGAAGATGATAGTACTGAAATAACTGGTATTGAAATTGATGAAGCAAGAAAAACAATGAAACAATTAAAAGAGTATCGTGAACAATTGAAAGATATTCCTGATATTACAAATAGAAAACAACATTTAGATAGATTAGCAAAATTGGCTGAAGATAAATTTGAAGATATTTTTGATAGAGGTTTTAATTGCGAAGATAGATTTATGGCTGAGATTATAAATGCAGCTAACGTAATGCTAAAAATTGCTCTTGATGCACATTCAAAAGTTATTGATTCAGATATAAAATTAATTGATATGCAAATTAAGAAAGATAAAATAGAAATTGAGTTAAATCTTAAGCCTAAACAAGCATTATCCAACAATACTGATCCTAATTCAATTGAAGGTGAGAAGGTTGTAGTTAAATCTCGTAATGAACTACTCGCTTCGCTGAATCGGAATAAATAAATTAAAATACTGTGACTCGGAGTTAACATGAATAATTTACAGAAATTTTTAATAGATCTCACTCCAGAATATTCATATCGTGTTAAATTTGCATGTGAGCCAAGCTCAGAAGATTTACACAAAGTGGTAACTAGACTTACCGATAGATATGATGCATTTGAAGTTGGTCCATTAAAGAAAACAATTTTCCAAGACCGCCCATTAGATTTTTACAATCTTGACTGTGGTGAAATTTGGATGTTCGATTTTAAATGTAATCGTGGCATTCAACCTCAAGTACTTCTATTTGAAATTGGAAGTTTATTGAAATGGCCTGAAACTTTCATTCATATTAGAAATAATTTAGAACCATATCAAGAAGAACTTGCTAATTCTGAAGATGATATTGATTTTGATGAATATGTGCCTCGTCTTTTAGATCCTGAACATAACGAAGTTCCAAAAGTTAATGCTGAAGAACTTGGTGGTCAAGGTCGTGCTGATACAGCAGTAAAAGATGCTATTGAAAATTATAAAAAAGATAAAACACCATATGCAGAATATATGTCTGCTGGTTTCGGTAAAAAGGAGTAATCAATGAGTCTTTTAGAAGAAATGTTTGATGGTTCTCAAGAACAATTGAACGAACGTCCTTATAGTCGTACACAATCAGCGATTGATTCGGTTAAAGGTAAAGCAAAAGGTATGTTTGGTTCTGGTCAAGTTGAACAGGGTGCACAACAATCTGGACAACAAGCTAATCAGTTATGGAATGACTTTAAACGTTATGTTGGTAAAAAATACGGAGAGCACCCACAAGCAGTATCATATGCTGATGTTGCTGCCTTTTTTAAAGGTAATAATTTAGATATTAAATTTTTAGGCCAAAATGAACGACGTTCATTTACACCAAAAGATGTGGGAACTGCAATACTTTCAGCAGCAAGAGAAATGGCTGATGATTATGCAAATGATGAAGAATCTCCACAAGAACAAAATAAACCTGAACAATCTCAAGGTAATCAACCTCAACCTCAAACACAAGGTCAAGGTAATAATGCACCACAAGCTGGGTCGAGTTCTGATTTTGCTGGTAAATTATCATCACTTTCTGCATCTGATCGTGCAAAGCTAATGAGACTAATTTCGTAATAGGAGAAGTAAAAATGACAATACTCGGTAATATTAAAGTTCCGAATAATTATGTTTATACTTCTCACAAAGGTACAGAATATGTGTATCTTGATGGATCATGGTTAAACTGTGAAACAATGAACGAAGTATCAAATGTTCATAATTTTAAAATGAATCAATCTGCTATTAAACAAATAGCAGAACATAATAATTCAAATGAATTAAAAATAGGTAAAAAGTACTTGATCAATGAATCTGAATATGTTTATGTTGGACGTAACCAAGTAACAAAGAATGATTCGTTGCTACATGAAAGTATTAATAAAAATATCGTTTCATTGATGGAAGCTGGAAATAGTGACTTTAGTAATTTTGTTCGTGGTAATACTACGGAATTGGAAATTCCTAATAAATTTCAAAGTCAGGGATATACTTATAATAAAAGTAAAAACACATGGAGCGGTGATAATGGTGAAATCACCGATACCCAAGATAATAAAGATTTAAATTCTATGGCTATTAAAGACATTCAAAACTATAATTCAAAAGATGACTTTCCAGTTAATAGTACTATTGATTGGCAAGGGAAAACATTAACATGGAATGGTAATAATTGGGTTAATCCAGACGGGAGAATTATTGGTAATAAATTTAATTCAAAAGTTTATGATTACCTAGACGAATTTCCTAGTAATAATAAATCATCTGAAAGTGAAGCTGATAATAGTTCAAAGGATTCAAGTTCAGATGTTTCCGATGTTCCAAATGGATATATATATACCTCAGCTAAACAGAAACGTTATATTAAAAAGAATGGTCAGTGGATTTCATTAGAAACTAAAAAGCCTATAAATTCATCTACTGCTGCTCCTTTAGAACGTGCTGCAATTGAAGCAATTAAAAAGCAAAATACTTCATCAAAAATTAAAATTGGTCAAGAATTAAAAAATAATTATGGTCAAATGTATAGATATGTTGGTGGGTTACGTTTCATTTCAGATGAAGGTAAATCATTACCTGAAGATGTAGCTAGAGAGATTATATCCTCTATAGATGATACAAAACAAAGTAATGAAGAACAACCAGTACAAGGTAATAAAGAACAACCAGCACAATCAGTACAAGGTAATGAAGAACCTAATAATGCACCAAATGCCCCTATTCAACCAGCACAAAATAACAGTACTGGACAGTCAAATAAACCTGATAGTAATAGTGATCCATTACAAGCATTAGCTGATGAAATTAAATCTAATTCATCAGCAACTAGAATTATCGTACTATTAAGCCGTGGTGATAAACTTTCATTAATGGCTGCTGATATTTTACTATCTGGTAAAAAGAATGAAGCATTACAGATTCTAAATTCATTAAATAATACAGATTAATTAGAAAAGGAATTGATTAATATGAAAAAACAAGTTAATGAAGCATCAGTTCGTATTGATGTTCAAGGTTTAGAATCTAATGATCTTGAAACTCTTTCACGTATGCTTGCTTTAGCTGGACAAGCTGAGAATAAAGGACCACAATTTGGTGGTATGTCTTCTATTCCACGCATTATGCCATTAGACATGGATAGCATAGGTGGAGACGAAACTCAACCTATCATGAATCCACTAGACGCTGTAAGTACCGATGACATGTCAGGAGCAGGTAGTGCTGAATTGGGTGCTGCTGCGGGGGATTTGGCAGGTTCCATCACTGATTTTGGTGATGAAGGGCTTGACAGTGGGATAGATTCTGGTGTAGAATCTTTCGATGAAGTTCAAGATGAGTCAAGTGCTCCATTTGGTCAAGATGATATCAGTGCTGAAGTTGATTCAGTTTATACTGGTGATGATGATTTTGACATGGGACGCATGTCTTCCCTAGCTGGAATTCATGAAAGTCAAGATGTTGATGAAGCTGATGACGTACCATTCGATTCTGCAAGTGAAGCAAATCCTGATGATGAATCCGTAGATGAAGAAACTATAGGTGAAAGTCTACTTCCAGATTTATCATTGGATGAAGATTCTATTTCTTCTAATGCTGACTCACAAATAAATCAAGAATTTGGTCCATTTAGAACCGAATTTGAATGTGTTAATGATGGTCAATCAAAAACCAATGGTGTTGAAGGTGATAATTTCATCGTCGTACCTAAAGGAAATGCGTTTTATTGGAAACGTACAGTACAGGAAGATGCTGATAATCGTCCAGAACCAGAATTTTATGACGATGAAGGAATTCGTAACTCACGTCATGATTATCGTCACAAACGCACTGCTCTTGGTGACAATCCTATTCTTTCCGTTGATGAATCCGAAGATGAAGATGAATCTGTAGATTCAATCTTTGAATCAATCAATGAAAAATATAAGAAATTTATGGAGGGTCTATAATGAGTATGATACGTAATTTAATGGAATCAATTGATGACATTTATGAAGCTGATGATGAATCAATGGAACAAGATTCAGAAGTAACACCACAAGAACTACTAAAAGATATTATTGGTTCTCTAAAAGAACTTTCTGAACAATTAGCTACCGATTCAGTTCAAGATATGAAAACATTAACATCCGATCTTCAAAATATTTCATCATCTTTGAAAGAATTAGTTTCACCTGAAGCTGATGATGAATATTCAACTGAATTTGATTCTGAAGAAGAATTAGAAGAAGAATATGGTGCAGAAGATATGGGACCATCTGTAAGTAAGGATGGTATGCAGAATTATGAAAACCCATGTGGTTCTTCATACCCTGAGAAAAAAGGTTTTGTGGGAATTTAATATGATACCAAAAACCAACAGTACTGAAATTCAAGTAGATGTATTAATAAAAATACGGGAAGTTTATGAATTTGATTCTGAACTTTCTGATAGAATGATATTGATATCTATTTTTGATAATTACAGAACTGGTGGTGGTCTTAGGTTGAGTAAGTTGGGGTATAATATTTGTACTGAATATGATTTGTATGAGTTTACCCCTATTCCTATAAAAAAGGAAGACCGTAATTCTATGGTTTACACTTCTTTAGATCGTATTTGCACTAGCCCCTATTATATAAAAGGGGATGTTTTGTACTTATCTGATGAACTTGTTATGGCACAACTAACTTTTTGTAGAGATAATTTTGTAAAATTATTTTTAGCATTTATGTGAAACATTAAAAAAAATTCTGGTATAATATGTTTATTAAGACAGATTAAGGATTAACTTAAAGGCACTGATGTGAATCAGTGCCTTCTCTTTTGACAAATGGATTTGTAAATTTTATTACAGTAAACAACAACAAAGGTAGAAGACGTATGAGCGAAAACATTAAAACTGATAGTCTAAATTATAACTTAAAACCATCTCAAGTTTTTGAAGCAATGCAAGTTGCAGATATAGTTGGTGATAGTTTAATGATTTGGGGTTCTCCTGGTATTGGTAAATCTGCAATTGCCCGTCAATATGCGAAAGAAATGTATCCATTGTATAAAGACAACGTTGGTCAGTTAGAATTTTTGCTACAACGTGCACAAAATGAAGATGATACGTTAGTTACTATGAATGATTATTTGGATTTTAAAAATTCATTACTAGATCAAGAAACCAATTTTATTGATTTTCGTTTATCACAGATTGAGCCATCGGATCTTCGTGGTATTCCAATTCCAGTAAAAATGTATTATGATTTAGCAGGAAATCAGATTCTAGAATCTGAATTAGATAAACATCCAATTTATCAAACTGATACTTCAGTTGTATGGGCTGCTCCAGATATTCTTAAATTGAATCCTAGCTGGAAAGGTGTAATCTTATTTGATGAAATTAACTCTGCAATGCCAATTGTTCAAGCTGCTTCATATCAGTTAATTTTAGACCGTTGTGTCGGAGAACTAATACTTCCATCAACTGCATTGATTCTTGCAGCAGGAAACCGTGAAACTGATGGTGGTGTAACATTTAGTTTAGCAACTCCATTGCGTGACCGAATGACTCACGTAGAAATGATTCCAGACTATATGGATTGGATTGAAAATTATGCAATTCCTAATCGGCTAAATGCTGGTACTATTGCTTATATTAAAGAAACTGGTTCTAAAAACTTTAATACATTAAGCCCTAAAGATACTAGTCATTCTGGCGGTTCTTCACCACGTTCATGGACTCGTGTATCAGAAATCGAAACAGTACGTAAACAATTAGGTACTTCTTCTCAAGTTTACAAAGCATTAATTGCTGGTCGAGTTGGTAATATAGCTGCAATTGATTATGTAACTTATATTGAAAATATGGCAGGTCTTCCAGATGTAATGGATATTATGAATGGATTAGTAACTGATTTTAGTGAACATGTTGAAGAAATATCAAAAAATTATTTCATTGTATTAAATTTAGTATATAAAATTATTGAATTTTTCAGTAAAAAAGTTGAAGGTTCTATTACATTAGAACAATGGCGTTCTTATTGTACAAATTTCTTAACGTTTATCGATACTAATTTTGCTTCAACACAAACTGAATTAATTGTTCATGCAGTTCGAACTTTCACTGACGCAAATGTTAATATTTCATATGCAGAAGTTCCAGTGTTTAAATCGTTTGTTACCAAATATGGTCCATTACTACGTAAGTGCCGAACAATAAAATAATTATAATAAGGGACATTTTATATGTCCCTTTAATTGTATGAGAGGTTATATGAATACACCATATGTTGTATCAAAAGAATATGCTGATGAATGTCATGATAGAATTATAGTTGCTCGAACTTCAATGATAATGGGATGTCCATTTTTTGGAATACTTGCAGCTAGATTAAAATTAGTACCAAATAATACATGGTGCCGTACTTTAGCGGTTGATGGAAAACATTTATATTATAATGTTGAATTTATCATGGGTATTGAAGATCCATTACGCCGACAAGAATATGAAGATAAACTTAAAACTACAATTGATGATTTAACTACCGAACAAATTAAAGATGCATTGGATGGATTGAGTCATCAGAATTTAGTTGCAGCTATATGTCATGAAATTCTTCATTGTGCATATAATCATTTTTTACGCCGTGGATCTCGTAATCCAAAAAAATGGAATAAAGCTGCTGATTATGCAATTAATCAAATTATCAATCGCGATAAGAAAATGGGATTAATTAAAAAATCATGGCTATATAATTCTGATTATGAAGGTAAAGCTGCGGAAGAAATTTATAATATTTTAGAAGAACTAGGTGATAGTGATGGTGGCGGTGGTGGCACATTAGACCAACACGATATTCCACAACAGGACTCTAATGATAATGAAGATGAATCTGTTCCAAAATTTACTAAAGATGAATTAGAATCATTTATGGATTCTTTTAAAGATGCAATGTTAAGTGCAGCTTTAGCCGATGGTGCACCTAAAGAAATTCGAGATATGATTGAAGAGTTTAAAACTCCAACAATTGATTGGCGTTCAAAATTAAACAGAACTATCAGATCTTTGATTAAAAATGACGTATCATATATGATGCCAAGTCGTAGATCATGGAGCACCGGATTTGGGAGTACTGGATCATATTATGGTTCTCCTATATATCCAGGATTAAAACCAGATTTAGATATTGATATATGCGTAGCATTAGATGCATCTGGTAGTATCAGTACTGAAATGTTAAAAGACTTCTTATCTGAAGTTATTGGGATGACTAAACAATTTAGTCAATTCAAAATTAGAATTCTTACTTTTGATACTTCTGTTTATACTGTACGAGATTATGTAACTGGAGAAGAAAAGAAGATTCTAGAATATCCAGTTGTCGGCGGTGGCGGCACGTTGTTTACTGCGGTATATGATTATATGAAAAATGATAATTATTGTCCTAAGCAATTAGTTATGTTTACTGATGGTGAACCGTGGGGTTCTTGGGGAGATAGTAATTATTGTGAAACCTTATTTGTAATTCATTCTAATCCAAAAAAAGAAGCCCCTTTCGGCACTACTGTGCATTATAATATTGGTGAATAACTATAATAAATAAAAGGTCACCATTATGGTGGCCTTATTCTTTTGGAACAGGCCATAATTTTATGGTATAATATATATAATTAAAAAATACATGGAGTGTATAATTATGAGTAATGAAGTTGAATTTAACAGTGATGTTGTTGGCCCACAATTAGAATTCATTGATATTATCAATGCTACAAAAATCATGGAAGCCGCGATTGAACGTAAGGCATTTTCAATTAAAGAATTAGGAGAAGTTGCCCCTATTGTAGCACGTTTCCAAGATTTTTCACAAGCAATTCTTGAAGAACAATCTAATTCTCCTGAGATTAAATCAGAAGGAGTTGCAGAATGAGTATTATTAGACATTGTGGAGTAGTTCGCAGTACTGGATCTCGTGTGTTTGTTGTTTGGCGTCAACTTGAGAATGATTCACGCCATTGTTTAGTGATTTATCGTGATTCATTACCAGAAGCTTATGTAACTAAAGTATCTGATTTAGTACTTAATCAAGGACAAAGCTCAATTGAACTTTGGGATGTTATTGATAAAATTGGTACACTTGAAGGTGCTAATATGTTAACCGTTTTACATAAAATGGGTTATATTCGTAAGCAAAGTACTTTAGATATTGATATGCATGTTGGTGGTAATAATAAAATTCCTTTGAATATTTTAAATGATGAAATTAATTCTGCACCAGAAATGGTTGCTGGAACTGTAAAAGATTTCAATCCATTTAAATCTCAAAATGTTCAATATCCAGAACAAAATACAGTAGTAACTCATCTATTAGATGATGCAAATAAGTATCAGCAATTAGCTAATGAAAGCTTTGAGCGTGCTTATAATTTAGATCCAAGTTTACGTCCTCAATCAGTTACTGGTGAAAATAAAGATGATGATTTAATTCATCTAAACATCGATCCTTCAATGTCACAAGCTAAAGCAATTGAGTTAGTTAAAAAGGCATTAAAGGAACATAAAGATGCAAAATAAAATCACTAGGGAACAAATAATCAATTTGATTATTGAGGAACGCTTAAAACAAATGAGCAATCCAAATACCTTAGCTGACCATCTTAAAACCAAGAATGATTGGACAGGTTTAGCTGGATATTACTTATTTGAAAGTGCATCTAGACCTGATAAACATGTTTCTTTTGATGAATTTAGACTATCATTAATTAAAGCAGCAGCAGTAATACTTGCTGCTTTAGAAACAAGTTTTTCATTAGATGACAATGATATTAAAGAATTATTATCCAAATTGGAAGATAAAAATGACACTAACTGATATATCAACTATGTTGGATCAGTTCGAAAATGTATGTTTTAGTGGCGGTGCAGCAGGAGCTGACCGCCTTTTTGGTTTGTGGGCAGCATCAAATGGACATGAAGAAGTCCATTTTTCATTTAAAGGTCATAAATCACATGTACCACCTGAAACTGTTTTGGAATTACCAATAGATCTATTAACTAGTACGGAAATTGTACAAAAATTAAAAACAGCTAATAAAACACTAGAAAGAAGTGTACCTAAATTTGGGTACGTATATTATTTGTTAGCTAGAAATAGTATGCAAATTTATAGTTCTGAACGGTTGTATACAATGGGAATACTAGTTTCTCCCTCACAATTGGATGGTGGAACTGCATGGGCTGTTCAAATGTACTTAGATCAAGAATCCGAGAATAAAGAAATATATCATTATGATATAGTTGATAAAAAGATATATTCATATGATAATATACTAAAACAATTCATAGAAGTGCAATCTGTACCTAAACCACATGGTAAGTGGACAGGTATTGGATCTCGTAAAGCGACCGAAGATGATATGATTTCATTTTCTTCTAAATTTGAGTGAAAACTATGACTGAATTTGAATGTGAAGAGTTTAGACGTGAAATTTACAATGATGGTTATCAAGATGGTTTGGAATGGGGCATTGAACGTGGAAATATTGATGGATACCAAAAAGGTTCTGAAGACACACGTAACGAATTGGAATCCGAACATGAAAACCAACTTGAAAAAGAATACAAACATGGATTCAATGATGCAGAATCTACGTATTCAAGAGATATAGAAAATATACAATATAATATGGAACAAACTATACATTCGTTAAATTCTAAAATATTAGATCTGAAACGAACTATATACAATCTAAGGAAAGAAAATGCAGCAATTACTAGATCTATACAATAAAGTTCTTGAATTTGGCGAACTTAGTACTGATAGAACCGGTGTTGGTACAATAAAATTAATTTGTCAAACAATGAGATTTAATCTACAAGACGGTTTCCCTGCACCAACAACAAAACGATTAGCATGGAATGCAATGCTATCAGAGTTGATTTGGTTTATTGAAGGTTCACATGACGAACGTAGATTGTGTGAAATTTTATACGAAACTCGTGATGAATCTAAAAAAACTATTTGGACTGCAAACTATCTAAATCAAGGGGTTTCATTGGGATATACTGACGGTGAACTTGGTCCAGTTTATGGTAAACAATGGCGGGAATGGATTGATATTCAATGTGAACAAAATATTTATGGTCATGATCCTTTAACTTATTTAAATTCTGGTTATGAGCAGATAGGTTATGATGATAAAAGTGATTATTACTTTTATAAAAGAACTATTGACCAGCTTTCAGTACTTATTGATGGATTAAAGAATGAACCGGATAGTCGTAGACATATTTTAACTTCATGGAACGTAGGTGAATTAGATAAGATGTCATTAGCCCCATGTCATGCCTTTTCTCAATTTTTTGTAATAGATGGAAAGCTATCTTGTTCACTATATCAACGTAGTGCTGATTTATTTTTGGGAGTCCCATTTAATATTGCATCGTATTCTTTGTTAACACATATGTTAGCACAAGTTTGTGGATTAGATGTTGGTGAATTTATTTGGATGGGTGGTGATGTTCATATCTATCAAAACCACATCGACCAAGTAAAAGAGCAATTACAACGTACCCCACGCGAATTACCTACACTATGGATGGATACCAGTATTACTAATATTGAAGATTTTAAAATGGATTCGGTTAGATTGGAAGGATATAATCCAGATGGTGTAATTAAAGCACCTATGGCAGTATGATAATGAAAAAGGAGCCATTGGCTCCTTTTTTTATTGATATTGCACTATTACTCTACCATTAAATCTCAAATCAGGAGTTGATGGTATAGAAATAACTGCATTAGTTGCCGATATTACAATACTATCAACATCAACTGGACTGTAATTTGAACCAGTTAATTCTTGCACTGAAATTTGTTGAATATTTGGATTAGATATAGTATAAGTATAATTTGAACCATTTAATACCCAATTTGCAATAGTAAATGTAGTAACTACGCCACCACCTGAACCTACCGTTGTCCATGAACCATTTGTTTTTTGAACTACAGTTGCACGTTCTGTACTATATGCAATCATACCATCAACACCAACGGCATCATCAATTGGATTAAGTACTGGTAGTTGTATTCCGTATCTATTAAATTTAGTACGTAATGCTGCACCATCATATATTGAAATATCATGGAATGCACCCATATTAAATCGCAATTCAGTAGATGTTTTAGTTATAGTTGCAGTACTTGTTCCTTCAAATGATAATACTGCTGCTGGAGAAAAAACTGCACCTAATGCAAAACGATTTGTTGCATTACTGAATAATGTAGTCCCTACAAAAGTACTAGCAGCATTGACAGTTAATGTGTCAGTTCCTGCATCCCCTAAAATAGTATTTCCATTAACAGTTGCATTACCTTTCATTAATGTGTTTAGGTCAATAGTATTATTACCATGTATTACTACATTACCATCAACTTCTTCGTTTGCATCAATCTTAACAGACCCATGAAAACTACTTAGTGCATTTGTTAATTCAACTTGTACAATATTATTAGTACTAAAACTGAATGTATTGTTTAATGCAGTAATTCCTAAGTTGTTAGTATTTCCAGTTCCAATAAATTGAACAGTGGCTGCGGTTGCAGGACTTGCTGTATTATATTGTATAATTTTTAGTATCTGTGGTTCAACACGAAGTCTTTCAGTACCATTTGAGGTAAAACCAATTGCTCCAGCAATAGGTCTGAAAATACCAGTTTGTGTATCAGACCATTTACCAGGATCATTTCCTGGATTAGTAATTGGGTCAAATGGATTGGAATTAAACGCAATAGAAGGGGCTGTAGCGGTTCCATATACTAACCCTAACCTTCCTTCACCTATTGTTCCATCGTCATACATGGAGTCACCCGTGCGGCGTAATCCATCCATTATAAGGTTATCAATGATAGTCTGAACTGTTCCGGCTGAACTTAAAAATGATCTATTAGTACTAGTCATTAATGTTCTATCAAAGGTAACTGCCCCTGCACTTATACTAACTCTATTTTGTCTTAATCGTTGTTGTTTAATGCCATCTGAAATAATCCAATCGCTATCAGATAACGCCAATTCTAATGATCTATCATTAGTATTTGTAAATGCAGCAGTCAGTACTGAATCTGTAGCTAATGATAATAATCCTTCATGTCCAGTACTTGGTATATTATCTATAATTATTCTACCAAATGCTGCAACCACAACAAACTGTGATGGTGTAACTGGATCAATATCAAAATAATATTTTATTTCAATCCAATTATTAGCAGCACTAGGATTTGTTGGTGTAAAAATAACTGGAGAAGTACTTGGTGTATTTGCTTTATAATGTGCTTGTGCAGTATCATATAATCCTCTAACAATATAGTATTGTCCAGAATTATCAATAGTTGGTACTGGTAAATTGTCATATTGTCCAGCAACAATTGGTGGATCTATATCATCAGTAATTGGAGCATAAGTTCCGATATATTGCATACCGCTAGTCACTGAATCTGGTAATTGAGATGTTAACAATTGACCATTTTCATCAAGATTAGCAAATCGACGATAACTAACCGATCCATCATCGAATTCAAGTACACCTTCAAATGCTTTCCATTCTGAGTTGTAGCGGATCATACCTTTGCGTTCAGCATAGGTTGTTGTTTTAGTTTGTGCTTTTGGTAATTCTAAGAAATAATTACTATCTAGAACTACACCTTCTGCACCTTTAATTCTATATGCACTCATTAAAATGTCCTCAGATAATGGTTATATTAACTATTTATTCAGTACTTTCAAAAACAAAAGGCCAACAAAAAGTTGGCCTTATTTTTATTAATAAATTATAGTGGTTCATTATCCCATTTTGCAGCAGCACGAATATCTTCATACGTTACTGCGGATTCAATATTGCTTCTAATTTGACGAGACTTAATATATAAGCCTCTAGTAAAATCAGCTAATGCAACAATAAATTGTTTAAACGTTGCTAAATCCATTGGTACTAAAGTTCCGTCAATAGCTTCCCATTGTAAATCATTTGGAAAATTGGCATCATCATTTAATGCATATGATAACATTAATTGAATATTAACTCTGCTAGTTGTTCCTGAATCAAAAGTATTACCATTGAATTCAAAACCAGAATAATACAAATTATCACGCTTGGATTCCACACGACTACGAAAGTCATTGCGAATATCAGCCAATGGCATTAATTCATAAATGTAGGTATTAGTTACTTCAACTGCCACTTCATCAAATTCAACAGTTTTTTCTTTAAAAATCATAAACTCGCCTGTGTTTAAATAAACATCATTTTGAGTCCAGAATCCTTCATCACGGCGAGTATCCAAATCTAATTTAGTAATATCACCATATGTATTTCCAGTTTTGTTACCACGAACGTTAATTGGATAGGTGATTGTTTTAATAATCACCCAATCACCACTTTCATTTTTTATTACTGATAGATATATCATTTTATCTCCTATTATGGTCTTTGTGCAATGAACACATCATATTTAGAACCAATACCACAATAAACTACTTGACAAATGCTTACTGCATTAGCAGCAGTATTAACTTCACCACCAATGATAGAGTAAGTATTATCCCAAGTTACTGCGTGTCCACCAGTTGCGTCTTGTGTTACATAAATGAACCAAGAACCTGCACCATTCACACCAGTAATTGGTTGAATAGAAGTATTTGCAGTTACTGAAACGTTATAAACGTTTGAAGTTCCATCTGGTGTCCATGTAGAAGTACTGATAGATTCAGCAGCATGTTGTGCTACAAAATATGTTCCAGTTTTGAATGAAGTAGTTACCAATGAAGATAAGTTAGCATTCAAAGTACCAGTAACGGTTAAGTTATTAACTGTAGTCAAACCAGTAACACCTAAAGTACCTGATAAAGTAGTATTTCCAGTAACACCTAGAGTACCAGAAGCAGTAATATTAGTTGCAGAAACAGCAGCTAATGTACTTGCACCTGATGCACTTAATGTACCAGTAATTGCATGATTACCAGAGTTTAGACCTGCTAAAGTAGTTAATCCAGTTACACCAAATGTACCAGAGACTGTTGCACTACCATTAATTGAAGCATTACCAGTAATTCTACCAGTTGAACCTAACACTAAGGCAGCAGCACCACCAATATGAACATCACCAGTTGTTGTAGTAATACTTTTTACAGTAATATCTGAAGTACTTTGGTCTAATGTACCTATAATTAATCCAGTAACAGTGAAGTTACCAGTAGTAGTTACATTACCATTAACTTGTAAGTTATTATTAGTACTACCACTTGCACCAATTATTGCTGTTGCAGCAGTTAATGAAGTTCCTATAGTAGCTGAACCAGTAGATGATATATTACCACTAGCAGTTACGTTACGTGGTGAAATATCACGTGAAGTTAAATCAATCTGTGCATTAATAACACCAGTTACATCCAAGTCACCAGTAATTGTGGTGTTACCAAATACATTCAACGCTTTATCAGCAACTGGAGTACCAGTACCTACTTGTAATAATTGAATTTTAGAAGTTCCAACACCATTAACAGTTAATGTACCAGTTAATGTACTGTTTCCAGTAACACCTAGAGTACCAGAAGCAGTAATATTAGTTGCAGAAACAGCAGCTAATGTACTTGCACCTGATGCACTTAATGTACCAGTAATTGCATGATTACCAGAGTTTAGACCTGCAAGAGTTGTTAAACCTGTTACACCTAAAGTAGTACCTACAGATACTGCACCAGTAGTAGTTACAGAAGCCACATTTAATGCTGCTGCTCCTAAGTTTAATCCACCAGTTGGTGTTAATGTACCATTAACTGTTACATTATTAGCAAATGTACTTGTTGCGTTAACAGTTAGAGTATCAGTACTTGCATCACCTATTGTAGTATTACCATTAGCAGTTAATGCACCAGTTATGGTTGCAGATGCTAATGTTGCTAAACCAGAAGTACCCAAAGTACCCAAAGTACTTGTACCAGTAACACTTAATGTTGTAGTAACAGAAGCACTGTTTAAAGTTGCTAAACCAGAAGTACTTAATGTACTTAATGTACTTGTACCAGTAACATTTAATGTACCAGAAACTTTAGGAGATCCAGTAATATTACCAGTAGTTAATACTAAGTTAGTTCCTACTGTTGTAGTACCTGAACTTTCTAATGAAGCAGCTACTAAATTAGTGGCACTTAAATCAAACACACCATCAACTGTTAAATCACCTTCAATATGAGCATTGCCAGAAGATGTAATAGCAGCTACTGTTACGTTAGCAGTACTTAAATCTACAGAACCTGGTGTTAATGTACCTGAAACTGTTAAATTACCAGTTATTGAAGTATTTTTTATAATTGCTACAGTAGCATTTGCACTAGTAATATTACCATTTAGAGTTGTAACACCAGATACAGTTGCAGAGCTTGCGGTTAATCCAGCTAAAGTAGTTGCACCAGTAACACCTAATGTTCCACTAGCAGTAACACCAGCTAATGCACTTACACCAGTAACAGAAAGACTTGTTACATTTGCTGTTCCGATTGTAGCAGTTGTTGAACCTAAAATTGGAAGAGTTGAAGCTTCAGTTGCAGTTATTGATTTAACAGCTACATCAGATGCACTTAAATCAAACGTACCATCAACTACTAAATCGCCACCAACATTAACATTTCCAGTAGTAGTTAACGATACTGAAGTTATATTTGCTGAACTTAAATCTAAACCACCAGCAGGAGTAAACACACCAGTTACAGTTAAAGCTTTATCCATAGTTACATTATCTGCAAAATGAATAGTACCGTCTGCTGGGCTTGAACTAATTATTCCAGATACAGTTACGTCAGCTAAATTCATTGTACTAGTAACACTTAATGTTCCAGCAGTTAAACTTGTAATATCAGCAGAGCTAGCTGCAACTGAGAATGGAGAAATTTCTTGTCCATTAACAATTTTATGAACATTAGCACCATATAAATTACCATTAACTGTTAAATTACCAGTGGTTGAAACTGGATTCTCAAAGTTAGTATTAGCTGAAACAGTTAAAATACCAGATGTTGTTTTAACATCTAATGTATCTGTTTTTAATATAGTACCAACAGTTATTCCTTCAGTACTTACTACTGATTTTGGAGCAATATCTAAACCATCAACATTAGCTTCAGCAGTAACACCAGTTGTTGTTCCAGTAACTATTAAATCTTTGATTGTTGCGGTTTCAGTAACTGTTGCATTACTAAAAGTACTCAATCCTTCAATATCAAGTGTTCCAGAAACATTTAGATTTTCCAGTTGGCTTGTACCAGATGAATTAATTCCAACAAAATTACTTGGACCAGTTGCTGTAATGGTAGTTGCATTTAGTGAACCAGTACCTATAATTCCTGCGGTAACACCAGAATTAAAGGTTACGCCACCATCAAATACTGCATCTTGTGATGCTGTGAAGATTCCACCAACTGTTACATCACCAGTACTTTCTATTGTTGCAGGTTTAATATCTAAACCGTCAACATTAGCTTCAACAGTAACACCAGTTGTTGTTCCAGTAACTATTAAATCTTTGATTGTAGTTGTTTGACCATTGACAGTAACATTACCAGTAAATGTACTTGAACCAGTAACACCTAAAGTACCACTTAATGTAGTATTTCCAGTAACACCTAATGTTGTTCCAACAGTTGTTCCAGCAGTACTATGTAAAGTTGCAGCTTCAATATTAGCAGTTGCGGTAACACTATTTGGTGTAATATCTTGACCAGCTACATCAGCAGAAATACCAGTTGTTGTTCCAGTAACTACTAAATTGTTAACAGTTGTGGTAGCACCTAAAGTACTTGAACCAGCTACAGTTAATTGTGGTCTAGAAGTTCCGGTAGTACTATTACCGACAATATCCAAATAATCAATACTTGATTTACCTTTAGAGGTTAAACCGTAATCGGCAAATGTTACATCACCAAAAGTACCACGTGAAATGGTTGATTTTTGTCCTTGGAATTCGCTAGAACTTATTTTATATGGTTCAATAGCTGATTTAATATCGGAAGGACGTGCTGGGTCATTATAGTTAAATTGAATGATACCAGAAGCACCAGCCACATTATAAGTTTGTAAAGTAGCTGAGCTTGTTGTTCCTGTTAAGTTACCATTTAAAACAACGCTGTTTAAAGTACTTTGACCAGTAACTGTAATGGTTGTGAAATTACCGTTTGTAATAGAATAATCACCACTTAGTGTACCATTTATAACTACATCTTCAAATGTAGCAGTAGTTCCAGTACCCATTGATAGATTACTATTTAAATTTGTACTTCCTTCAACAACTAAACTTTCCAATGTGGTTTCGCCAGTAGCGTGTAAATCACCTTGAATATCGGTTGTTGATTTTATTGTTAAAGTATCAGATGAATCTGAGCCAATTGCTACATTATTATTAAAATTAGAGGTAGAATTAACAGTTAGAATATCAGTACTTAAATCACCAATAGTTACGTTATTTTTGAAATCAGCGGTTGAATTAACAATCAAAGAATCAGTACTTGCGTCACCAATGGTTACATTATTATTTAAATTGGTATTTGAATTAACTGCTAGTACATCAGCAGAAGTTTCACCAATCGTTACATTATTTTTGAAATCTGTAGTAGAATTCACAGTCAATGTATCAGCAGCAGCATCACCAACAATAACATTGTTGTTAAAAGTAGCTGGAGCAACAAATGTTGAAGTTGCATTAACAGTTAGTGTATCTGTACTAGCATTTCCTATTACAGTGTTTCCTTCAATTGATACATCACTATGTGCAGTGATTGGAGCATTAAAAGATGAGGTTCCATTTACAGTAACAGTATTGGTATCGGAATTACCAATTGTGGTGTTACCAGAAATTGTAACGTCTTTTAGTGCAGCAGTACCAGTAGAGTTAACATCAGCAAGGTTTGATGGACCAGTGATCGTGATCTGTGTAAATGTCGCCTCTGCAAAAGTAATCGTACCATTTACAGTAAGATTATTTGCAACGACTGCATTACCATTAACCAAAAGATCTTTAGAAATCGTTTGATTACCAGATACATCAAGATCAGTCTTTATAGAATACATATATGTAATCCCTCCGTTGGATTTAATTATGGAAAAACTTATCCCAAATCATTATTTCAAGTATTTATGACTATACTATATAATGACAATACATTATAATAAAAAAAATCCAGAAACTGATTTCTGGATTTTTATTTTATTTATTTACCACTTAAAACAACTTTACCACTGAAGGTTACATTAGTTTTAAGAGTTACATTACCAGAACTATCAATTGCAGTTTCAACTGCAACTAAAGAATATGGTGAAGTACTTGTTGCAGAATCAACAGTATTTTGATATACTGTTATAAAAATTGCACCAGGAGCTTGACCATGAACTGATTGTGGAATAGATAATGCGAATTCACTACCAGATGTTGTCCAATCTGATTTATTAATCAATTGGCTATACGGCGTGGTCATATTAGTTTCTCCTATAATTACTACGTTGACATTTGATGTTGGGACTGTGCCAACAGATACTGTAATATTACCCGAACTATCTACTACTACATCAGCATTTTCTACTGAACCATTTGTACCTTGTAATTGAATCATAATATTATTACCACGACCGTGCTCAGTTGCAGGTAATGTATAAACATAGTTTGACCCAACTTGTGTAAATTCTGCTGGTGTAGCAGAAATTGTGGTTACATATGGTGTATCCGTTGTTTGTGAATTAAAAGGTTTCCAGATTCCTAAATCTTTTACATATATTTGTAATATGTTAGTTGCGTCAACCTTATAATATACATCACCGTCTACGCCTAAGCTTGGGTCTGGATCTGTAGTTCCACGTAATGCTGAACCTGATCCACCTCCACTATGTGCATTAAAATATGCTAGAGTAACTAGGTGTGTACCGTCAGATGGGTCTGCCGCACTGATTGGAATAAGATTTGTTCCTTGATAGTTATATGCTTTAACTGCACCATTTTCATATGCTAGTTTTGAACCATTTTTACCAAGGATAAAAGTCTTTTTCATGGTTCCTTCTAAATTAGAAAAAACTGCCATCGATACTTTCTCCTAAGAATGTTTGTTTCTTGTATTTATGAACCCTATAAAAAAGGGAGAATAGTTTCTCCCAATTTTTTAGATATTGTCTTCAATTGGTGTAATTGGAAGCTGTTTAGCTATAGTTACAATAATTGTCATTAGTCCAGTACTGCTATTGTTTACAGATTCGTTGAAGATACAAGAAATTATTTCTTCAACTGTACTAACTTCGTGATTAACTTCGTTAACTATATAACGATTAGCAATATTAATATCAAAATAATCTGCTGGTGCAATGATAGTACCACCAATTTCAGATTGTGCGGTTCCACCAAAACGTACTTCTAAATCAGTAACTGGTGCATTGTATGCAGTACTAATATCAACTTCAATATTAGTTACCAAATATCCTGCTGGACACTTACCAATTACAAGTAATGCGTTTTCGTATGAAGTATCAATAACATTTTTAATTGCATAAATGTTATTTGCATCAGAACCAGCAGGTCCAGGATCACCATCGTCCCCTTTTAGTCCTTGTGGACCACGGAATAAAATTCCAGGACTCCAAGATTTTTGACCATTAGATGCTTCAATTACATAATATAAAAAACCAGTTTCTGTATTATAGAAAGTATATCCAGGATCTAAATTTGTAATTGTTGGGAAAGTATCTCCCTGTGAATTAATTATAAATTGTCCTTGAAGTCCTCTATCACCTTTAAATTGATAAGGTCCATTCCATACTGTATTATCTAAATCATATATCCAAATTGTACCATCAGTTGTTTTATAGAATGTATAGTTATCAACCAATCCAGTTGTTGGGAAAGTAGTTCCTGAAGAATCAATAGTAAATGATTTTCCAGCAATACCTTGTTGTCCTTGTCCAAAAGGTGCACTTATCCAAGTTGAAGTAGGTTGATTAGCATCATTAGTTTTAAAATATAAAGATACTGGATCAGTTAAACTTAGATATGTCCAACCTTGAGGTTTATCAGTATTAAAAGATGAGTTTGGAACTACAAAACCGATTTCGTTAGGATAAAAGTTTGTTCCATCAGCACCATTTTGACCAACCACAAGACCCAAATCTTCAATAGTATTATCATCATATGTTACTATTAAATGTCCTGCATTATTAATAACTAAATTCTTAATACCTGAGCAATTTGAGCAGGATGATGAAGACCCATTATTAAATGAAATTGTCATAGTTCATTCCTTTTTTGTTATGCCATATTACCAATATTTATCCTCTAATTTTACAATCACGGTACTATAAATAAGATAAAGTTCATTATAGAGGACTATAAGACTATGGCTTTAAGATCAAAGAATTTTCTTTTTAGAAGAATAGGAAAAGATGGAAGAGAAATGGATTTTCAAGATAGTGATTCATGGTATAATACCAATAATGATTATCATTGGAATGAAGTCTCATTACCATTAGCTGCTGGTGGATACTATGGAAGTACTACTGGTTTACATACACTTGCATTTACATTACGTAATTTCATTGGAAGAATTTATGTAGAAGCAACTTTAGCAAGTGAACCTACCGCAATTGATTGGTTTCCAATCAAATTCGAAGAAAGTTGCAAATTTTATCTAGAATTTACCGATACAAAAATTTACAACCCTGATTCAGAACAAACCATTTATCAACATGGCGTAACTGGAACATTTGCAGAAAATGTTATCGGAAACTTTACATATTTGCGTGTCGGAATTCAACGTGATTATATCGCAGTTGAACCATCATTGCTTCAAAAGCAAATGGCAGGTAAATTAGAAGAAATACAAATAAACTACTAAGGGATTAGAAATGAATAACAAAATCGAAATACCAAGACTATTTGTTAAAGGACATGTGCTAATCACTGATATTACTGACCCTGATAATGTATCAATAGTTGTGGATAAATCAAACGCAATCCATCCTGAAAATATGAGTCAGGCAATTGCAAATTCATTAGCAGCAAATATGGATTCATTAGGTATTAGTTTAGGTGCAATCTCTGAAATGAGATTTGGTAATGGCGGTACTGTTGTTCTTAGTACTGGTCGCGTTACTTATAAAACTCCACGTATTAGTTCTTTTGGTGGATTATACTCTGAAACTTATTCTAAAAAAATTAATGCTAATGTTAATGCTGGAGTAGAATCAGAATATAATAATGTAACAACAGTACATATTCCAGGTCAAGTTTATACTGATATAGTATGTTTGTGTACTTTAGGATTGGGTGAACCATCTGACCAAAATGTTAGTAGTACTACTGATATGGAAGGGAACTATGTATTTGATGAATTGGGCTTGTATACTGATGGAAATTCAGGAATGGCATTATCACATATTATATTCCATCCAGTTGAAAAAAGTGCAAACAGAATATTACAAATAAAATATACCGTTCGTGTTCAGTTGCAATAAGGAGATATAAATGATAAACTATATTATTAAACGTAGTAATGGTAAAATTTATGCCTCTATTCCAAATAACGTCATTCTCGGCCCAAATCAACCAAACCAAAATCCAGTACCAATTAATTTAGTTGGTCGAGATAAAGTAGGATATGGTCAAGCCTTAAATGAAAACTTTCTTTGGATGACAGAACATTTCTCTGGACAAATAGCACCTAAAGGTTCTGTTCCAGGGCAAATTTGGTATAAAAATACATCCGGTACTGGTGAACTTCTAATTTCTTTAGTTGATTCAGCAAGACAACCAGATAATACCAATCCAGATACTGAATTGGATTGGGCTAGTATTCCAATGATTACATTATTCAATACAGTACCGGATGGTGATACCTCTGTTATGGGTAGAATGGTACTAACAAATAATGGTGATTCATTAAAAGTACTAATGAAAAATAAAGAATGGCGGGAAATACAAACGACTAGACCTGTTAATAAACAATTTGAATCATTATTGGATATTAATTACGACACTGGTGTAAAATATATTGCATTCACCCAATCAACTTCAACAAAAACTATTGCATATTTTAACTTAGGTGGTGCATCAATAACAGATGCTAATGGATGGGTAACTTTCCAAAATGGTGAAAGTGTATTACAATTCGGATCAAACTATTTTTATGAATTAAGAATAATGGGTCGTCAAGTAAATTTAGATACAGAAGGTAATGTAGTTGCATTTCCTAGTGTATATACAACTTGGATGATTAAAGGTTCATTTTACGTAGATAATATTGGTACAATTGTTCCAGGAGTAACTACAGCGAGTCAAATACCAGATCCACGAAGAATAAACACACTTACTCAAATAGTTGATACTATAGATAGTATTGATCAATCATGGGGAATAAATGTTGTTATCAATGGTGCAGATCCAACATTACCAAATCCTAATGGTATTACCAAAACAGATTATAATAACTATGTAACGGCTGCATTGAATAGTCCAAAGCATTTGGGATTTAGAATAGATGGAAATATTAATGGATTAAGTACTGGACAAACAACACTAACCCAATGGTCAGTGTTGCTTCAGTTGACAGGTATACCACCTGTGGGGGTCTAATGGTAGGGTGATTTAATAAATAGAATGGTAGAGAGTTTATATTCTCTATCATTTTTTTTTAATTAAACTGAAAAGGAACTTCATATGAAAATAACATTAGATTTAGAATGTATACCCAAAAAATATTATAATGGTAAAGAATATTATGATTGGGGGAAATCAATTGGTATGAATATAAATTTTACATATTTTGATAATTCGGGAATTTTAAGTATAAAGGGATATAATAGCTCAAAAAGTACATTAATACTAAACTATAAAAATTGTGATATTAAAATTACAACAACACGATTTGTTAATAAACAAATTGATTTTGTAAATTATTTTAAATTCACCAACCCAGAAGTACTGAAATATTTGGTTAATGAAGAAGATTCTTTAAAATATAAAAAATTATCAAGTAAACAAATAAAAGTTAAATGTGATAAATGTAATACAGTTTTTAATAGAAAGGTATCTGCATTAACATTAAGAGGGATCAGTTGTAAAAAATGTGGTGATGGTATTTCTTATCCAGAAAAATTTATGCGTTCGTTATTAACACAATTAAAAAAAGATTTTGTACAACAAAAGAAAGTACGAATAGATGAAAGTAATAGATTTTATGATTTTGCATTAGAAGATGATAAAATTATTATTGAAATGGATGGTGAATTTCATTATACTCATAAAGAATATGGATTAAGTATTGAAGATACTCAAAAGATAGATGAATCTAAAAATGAATGGGCTATTAATAACGGTTATAAAATAATTAGAATTGATTCACGCGAATCAAACCTTGAATACTTAAAAGATAAAGTACTTACATCTGAACTATCAAGATTATTGGACATTAATACAGTTGATTGGTCTAACATTGGAATAGAATCTGAAACGAAAACAATGATTGAAGTTTGTAAGTACAAGAAAGAAAACCCAAACACATTTATTTCAGAAATATCTAAAAAATATGGAATTGGGATTACTACAACAAGTAGATATTTGAAACGTGGAACTGAAATGGGATTATGTTCTTACATTCCACAAGAAGAAAGAAAACGTCAATATAGTGCAATATCTAAGCCATTAATTGTATTAGACAAAAATGACAATATTGTTGGTGAATTTAATTCTACTGAAGAATGTGTAAAACTATCATATGATAAATTTGGAGTACAATTTTATGCATCTAATGTTACAGCAGTACTTAATAATAGAGCAAAAAGTCATAAAAAATATAAATTCAAATTTAAGTAAAAAAATTAAAGAGCATTAAGTACTTAATGCTCTTTAATTTTTAGATATGATATGGCAGACTGTTTTCAAATGGTCTGCCATTTTTTATTGATTCCCATAAAGAATTAAAATCGGTAACAATATTAGTATTATATAAAGTACTCTTAGCTCCTGGATGTAATGGTTTAGGCCAATTCCCTATTTTTACCCATGAATATCCAGCACTTTCATCATTAAGTTCAGGTATAAATTCATCCTGTATAACTACTATAAATGAATAGTACTTGAATTTTTCATTTTTTGTACAAAACACATCAAATGGTATTATATCTTCAATTGGGGGTATTGAATCCCCCAATTCTTCAAACATTTCTCTATATAAAGCTTCGATTGCAGTTTCTTTGTTTTCAATTTTACCACCAACAAAGCCCCAATTGTTAGGGTACGTAACGGTTTCTGAACGAAGATTAAGCATCATTCGTCCGGTACGTTTTGATAAAAATATAGCACCTACTGCTTCGTTAGTCATAAAAGTCCTTATGCATTTTTAAATGCAATTCTCCAATACCCTTGTCTGTATTTGTTCATTACTGATTGATGCCAACCAAAAACAGAATTATATCTATAAAAGTGGGTATCATTACCATTATATACATAATTTGTTATGGTACTTGGATCTGTTAACTCTGCACCAGTATTTGTAATTTTTGCCATATAATTAGGTGGAATTATAGTATCTTTGTATTGTATATTTCTTTCAGAAATATTAATGAATTTATCTTCCGGTAATGCAGAAAGTAAATCAGTAGGTTCTGAAATAAAATTGTTAATAGTACCGAAAAGTGAGTATAATGATGTATCAACTTGTACTATTAATTTATTTGGATGTTCTTCAGTTGGTTTTTGTATTACATCTCCACGAATTGGATTTTCTTCTTCGATTCCTTGTTGAAATTTTAAATACAAATCCTTTTCCATAAAATCAGGTTCAAGATATTCTAGATAACGATTCCATGAATATATATTTCCAGTATTTGAAATTGGATTTAAACTTGAACTTACTAAAGTTACTTCATATGTTTCTATTGAATTTGATTTTTCCAATCTATCAACTAAAATACACATATTCTTAGGAGTATAAACATCAGTTATAACATCATTAAAATTAGATAAATCTATATCTAGTTCATCTTTAGCAGTATTGATATTAGTTATTATTTGTTGTATAAGCTTAGGTTGTTGTACCGTTGCAGGTAAACTTAACCATATTGGACATTTGAAAGTTATTACCATAATATCCAAATCAGTATCAGTACCTTGTGGAAATCCTCTAGTACTGAATTGACAATCTGTTAATTCAATATCAATAACACCTGTCCAATCAATTGGATTTTCACTTAATTGTAATTGTACTGATGGATTAAAAAGTGTTACTATTTGTTCAAATAGTTCCATCTTATTAGTTAATGTTGTTGTCCATATATTAACATTAAACACTAATTCCCAAGGAGTAGGATTATAACGAGTTATCTGATACTGTTGGTCTAATTCTTTTGTATATTCATTTTCTTTAGGAGAGACATTCGTACCCATTACCATTGTATGAGACATTGGTGAACGCATATTAGGTCTGTCCGGTTTTAGTGATTGAACATTTATCGTGATCAATGGAGCTGATGGTAACACGTTTTCAGAACCACCTGCAATAATATAAGCTGCCATGCGAGATATATCTGCATATCTGGCAGGGACAGTTTTATATTTTTGTAAACCGTTTTCATCAATTCCATTTTTTACTTGAAATTCACCAAAAACTCTGATAAGATGTTTTAAAAGACGGCGAAATTGGCCGTCATAGTAATAATTAATTTTCATGTTTCACCTTAGTCTTTCTTTCTATAAACGATGTTAGGTTTAACAACGTCTTGTATGGAAACTCTGTTAGGACTATTAATAAAGTTTGTTTGTTCGATATTTGCACCAGTCCAAGGCAATCTACCACCGTAATCAAATTGTTTCCAAGAACTATTTTCTTCTGAATATTGCCATAATGTTACTGGCTTATAATCAGTTCTATAATAATATTCACCATCTTGTGGATCGGTTGGGAACATGTCACCTTCCTCTACAGTACCCCTTGCAGGTGGTATAGAAGGTCTAATGTCGTCATGAGCAGTTCTGTTCGCCGCAATATCCTTTGTGGTAAACGGCACGTTAGAATGCGATTCAGGAGGAATTACCCATGTTATACCATCATCCTCAACTTGATAAAGTTGTGGGTTTGTGTAAAATCCATAGAAATCTTCAGCATTCTCTGGTACAATATTTGTATCTGTGTATGGAAGTATGCATGTTAACCATTTTTTATCTGTTGCATAATATTGATATAATGTGTATCCTGAAACTTCAGATGAGTTTTCTAGGAAAAAGAATGAAAAATCTTCTGCCTTTCTAGGTAAGATAGAACCATATTGTGTATCAACAATGCTCCAGTTACCATTTTCATCTTTTTCATAAAGTACTGGTAATGTTAATTTAATAAAGAACATATTTTTAGATGGTAGTGCTGGAAAATCATATCCACTTATGATATAACGTGCTAATTCATTTATATCAGTTAAATCATTATAGATATGTTCATTTGTCCAATGAATATATGGAACTTCTGAATCAGCTTGTTGTATGATTCTATTCATTATATCTAGTTCTGTACTTCCAGTACTGTTACCACCACCTGAACCATTACCGTTCCCGTTGTTAGGATCGTCTGGATTGTCAGGGAAAATATTATTTTCTGGATCAGTAATTTCCGAGAATTCAGGTGAATCCGTTAATGGTTTTACCCGAAGTTTAAATATATGATGTTGCCAAGTTGCTGAGTAACCTTCAGAGGTTCTAAAAGCATCTTGTACTACATAAAATCGGTTCAATCCAACATCACGACCAGTTACATCAAAATCTCTAAGGTTAGGCAATTCTAATACATCACCAGGCATAATTTTTCTTCCTACACGCTGCATCATTGTGTTATAATGAACTGTGATGTCCATTGTATCGAAATTGAAGAATAAACCTGGTATTTTTAAATCAGGAGTTGCTTCTTGTACTTGATATACGGCTGATAATGTGATAGCCTGTATGTTGTACGAACGTTGTGTAACTTCACCGAAAACGTAGTCAGAAAGACTTGACAAATTACCCTTACCAGTGCTATAATCTGGTAATGTATCGTCAGTACTTCCATCGTTACCTTTTGGTCCTTGGTAAGTATATAACCACATATCGACGCCACCAATATTATATTGTTCAGCGATAGCACCGTCGATAAATTTATAGTCGTCGTAACGACCTTTTTTCCACATTTTGTATGACATGTTTTCAATCTCCAAATAGAAATTCATATAGTATTTATTTTTGGAACAAACAAAAAAAATCTGCTATAATATATAAGTGCAGACAAATTAAACGAAGGAGAGCACAATGAGCTATAGTTTCGAAGACTTTTACCAAGAAGGCGAATCGCTTGCACGTTCTATGGGTCATAGCATAATGACAATAGATCATTTGAGTGTTGTAACACTTGGTATTCCTAGTGTTGCAGAGTTTTTGGCTGAACATGAACTAGATGCGAATAAAATTAAAAATCGCATCACTGATTATTTAAAGAATATGGAATTTCCAGTTCTTCCTTTTTCAGTTGAAGAACAAATTAGTGCTGACCTAACACCAGTATCTTCTATGATTTCTAAAATCATGATTGAATTGGAAAAAAAATCAGTTATTCAACAGTTAAAAGCTAATGATTATACAATTGAAGCATATTTCATTTTATTTGAATGTTTGTCATTCCCTAATACTGCATTGGATATTGCACTAAGCGAAATCGGTTTCAGCCGTACTGCTGTTGCACGTGATTTGCAAAACTATATGACAAGTAAAAATTACGATGTAGACCTACGTAGTAGTACTTCTGATGAAGAACCAGAACAAGATGAAAAACAAAGTACTCGTCGTGGTGAACCAGCACGTCCATCACGTGATGCAAAACGTACTATTGAAAGCTTTACTACTAATTTAACTGAATTGGCATCAAAAGGTAAACTTGATCCCCTAATCGGTCGTAATGTTGAATTGGAAGATTTAGTTCAGATTCTATCACGTAAAACTAAAAAGAATGCTGCACTAGTAGGTGATCCAGGGGTTGGTAAAACTCAAATCATTGATGGTTTGGCACAACGTATTGTTGATGGTAATGTTCCTGATACAATGAAAGGTGTTGAAATTTTATCATTGAATATGGGTGCATTCACTGCTGGTACTAAGTATCGTGGTGAGTTTGAAGAACGTGTTGAAAATCTACTTTCAGAATTGAAAGGCCGTGATGATGTGATTCTTTTCATTGATGAGATTCATACAATTATGGGTGCTGGTGCTGCAAGTACTGGTTCATTAGATATGAGTAATATGTTAAAACCTGCGTTGTCTCGTGGAGAAATCCGTGTGATTGGGGCAACTACATATGAAGAATATCGTAAACATATTGAAAAAGATGCGGCATTGTCTCGTCGCTTTATGAAAATTGATATTTTAGAACCTACATTAGATGAAACTCGTCAAATTGTAAATGGACTTAAAGCAACATATGAAAAGTTCCATAATACAAAATACTCAGCAGAGGCAATTAATGCAGTACTAGAACTATCATCAAAGTTCTTACAAAATAAACGTTTCCCTGATAAAGCAATCGATCTATTAGATGCATCAGGTGCACGTAACCGTACCAAAGCTAAACCAGCTAAAATGATTCAACGTTCCGATATTGAAAGTGAAATTGCACGTATTGCAAATTTACCATTAGAAGTTGTTTCATGTGCTGAAAGTGATCGTATGTTATCATTAGCTGACAATCTATCTAAACGTGTATTTGGTCAAGAAGATGCAGTTAATAAATTAGTTGAGAATGTAATGGTTGCACGAGCTGGCTTGCGTGGTAAAAGTACGATCCAAGGTGCCTTTATGTTTGTAGGTCCATCAGGTACAGGTAAAACTGAAATAAGTAAAGCACTTGCTGATTCAATGGGTGTTGAGTTGATTCGTTTTGATATGTCAGAATATGCTCAAGAGCATAATGTATCTAAATTAATTGGTTCACCTCCAGGTTATATTGGTCATGATTCAGGTAATGGTGCACTACTTGATAAAGTTGAATCTAATCCTAACTGCGTATTATTACTAGATGAAATTGAAAAAGCAAATAGTAAAGTACTTCTAACTTTCTTACAAGTTATGGATGAAGGACGGCTAACTGGTTCACACGGTAAAACAGTTTACTTTAATAACGTAACTATTATTATGACAACCAACTTAGGTGCTCGTGATTCTTCAGTACTTGCATTGGGTATGGATTCATCAGGTGATGATGGCATGGATACTGCAATTAAAAATCATCTACCACCAGAATTCTTAAACCGTGTCGATGCTGTAGTTAAGTTCAATGAACTTGGACATGATGTTATTCTAAGTGTGGTTGATAAATTTATTGGCGAATTGAATGCAGACATTGAATCACGTGGTGTTGTTGTTGAGTTAACAGACGCAGCAAAAGAAGTACTTGCTAAGCGTGGTGTAACTCCAGGAATGGGTGCTCGTCCAATGAAACGTATTATCAATGATACAATTCGTGTACCGTTAGCTAAAGAAATGTTAATTGGTTCTTTAGCCAAAGGTGGAAAAGCAGTATTTGATGTTGAAAATGATGTTATCGTACTACAAAAATAACAAAAACAAAGGGAGCCTAATGGCTCCCTTTTTTATTATAGTAATTGTCCAATCTGTGAACCAGATACTACCAATCCAGTACTAAACGTATCTAAAGGTATTTGAGGATAATTATTTCTGTAAACTTCCATATTATCTTCTAATCCTAAAACTACAGCTTGTTCAGTATAGGTTGTTCCTAACACAAAATTATTTTCAACTGTACCATGTATTCCTCGTGCCATATGATTATTATTTCGTAGTTCAACTAATTCACTACTAACTGCAATAATATAATCATTGTTACTTGGTGTGATATTCATAACTCCATCCAAAATGGTAGCTTGTGAAATAGCTAATGGTTTAACTACAAATTCACGTTTTTCTATAGTATCAATATATGCAACTACTAGAGATGCATTATTGCTATCTATGTAAACATTATCAATCAATGCAGAACTATAAGACCAAGTATTTCCTGATTTAACAGGATTAATCTCAGACACATTATATTCATACACAAATATTTGTAGACTATCATCCATCTTAGTATTAACTAGCTCACTAAGAACGCCTTTGCCATAGATTGGTGAATAAAAACCATGATCAACTTCAGTTCCATTAATATCAACAATCTCATTAGACACATACCAGTTATCATAATCATCATCTGTATAATTATCAGTATATTGATTACTAATTAACATTCTGTCATAGAACAAATCATAATCAAGAATACTAATTCTATATGAACGTTCAGTACTGTATAAGTTTACTCCATTAGACACAAACTCATTATCAGTAAATGATGTTATACGAACAATATTAATTGATATTGCTTTTCCAGAATCCATTAAGATATCAGACTGACTATCATAAGTACTGTTAAAGTTTAATCCACCTATACGTATAGTATCTCCATTTACAGCCGATACAGTAAAGATACGTGGTCTTGTTCCATTTTTTATGTTATTAACAGGTAATATAGTGTTCCATGTATTATCAAGCATTAAGATATCATAATCTTCAGTTTCTGGTGTAAACACCATCACCTTTTCACCAACTTTGAAATCATTTTTCTGTACTAATCTAATAGTGCCAGTTGTATTAATCACATCTTTAACTTGATATGAATAATTGATTTCATTTTTAGATATTAGATTTCTACTCATATACTCAATTGCTTGTGTATATCTTGGAATACTAACAATGGCTTCTTTTCTATTGTAAGGATTTTGTAATACAAGTCCTTCTATTTGGAAATTACCTTGTGAACGTAGTTGTGTATTACCAGAGGTATCATAACTATATCCATTTACAGTAAATCTCATTTGAGCTGCATCTAATCCTAGTGGATTTATATCAGTTACATCTACAAATATAGGGTCTTGTGTTAAATTAACAACACCGGACGCAAAATAAACCATATCTTGTGTTTGCGATTCTAAACCTAAACTATCGAATGCATTCATATCATCATAGTATTGTAAGTTATTCATACCAGTAATAACATTTTGTATATTACTATACAATGGACTGTTAATATCTAATGGTAAATCATTAAGATTCGGCTCTGCTAATGAAACTACATCACCACTGATGAATGCCAACTCCATAAAATCTTTTAAACTTACATCACTTGGTACTGTTAAGAATTCTCTAGTATCAACATTAAGTACATATGCCATTTTTCTTGGAATCATTACCATGCAATACATATCTACAGTAGGTAATGCTAAAATTTGTTTAGAAATTTCATATTGATCCAAATTATCTGGATTATATAGATTTCTCATTGATGTTAGTACATATAAAGTGTCTAGATATACTTTACCAATGTGATTTCCATCTTCATCCATCTCTTCTAAATCATATTTCCAAGGATATAAACCATATTCATACATTAGGTAATCATTAATTTGACTATCAGTAAATGTTGGGTTATTGTTTTTAACAATATCAACATATTTCTCATATAATGCATAACTGTACATGATATAACCATAAGTTTCCCAATTACTACCAGAATAACCAAATGGTAAACGTGTATTAGTATTGTCATTCAATACTCTTCCTTTGAATGGACATTTCATTTCTTGAGAAATTGAACTGTTACTTAATGAAGTATACAATCTTCTTCTATTAGCTAATGTATTATACTGATTATATTGAGTCGCAATACCAACAGATGAATTAGATTCATAAGTTTGTTTTGATATTTGTTCTAATCTTGACTCGAATAGATTAGTTGCATCTATATCAGTACCTAATAGTTTAAGTTGTTTATCAATTTCAGTTTGAACTTCACCATTATCATCCATATCTGGATAAAATGCACTCATTCCTGATAGTACTGCTCGGTTAATGGATACATAATCAATTTGAGGATATGTATACGAGTAACGTTGTAGTTTATAATGACTTCCTGCTGGTAAAATATCATTTGCATTAGTCATAAATGAATTATTAACACCTTCTAGAACCAATCTATTTCCTAAATTATCATCAGGTGTACATTGGAAGTTATCATATACCAAAGTTTCATAAGATTCTTGGAATCTTCTATTAGGGTATACGAAATCAGCAGGTAATGACCCATGAACTTCCCATTTATTAGTTATTGGGTTAAATTGAGCGTACTCAACATCCCAAATATCATCTTGTGTCTTAATCCATGTACCATTTACAAATACATATCCATTAGGATCTAAATCATTCAATAATCCATTCATTTCATCAGTATTTGATGTTTTTTGTTCAATCTGAGAACGAATTTTAGTACGATATGGCTTAACTTCTTCAAAATAATCAACAATTTGGTTTATTAAATTATCATTAACGTAATTCTGTTGTAATGATTGTTCTAATCCAATAACATAAATGTAAGATGTTTTGAAAACCCAATCTACTACCGTTTGTTCAGTATGAACATAATGAACCATATCAAATACTAGTCTACTTTGATAAGAATAGAATGAATTTTTAAACAATGCTAGTGCTTTACGAACGTTTATTTCAACATTAGTTAAAGTACCATCAGATTTGTATTGTTCATATCCATAATAAAGTTGATTATTTAAAGCTACAGTACTATTCTGTCTTGCAACAGCTTGCCATATAACAACATTTCGTGAAAGAGTCTTAGTATATAATGTCCATGTACCATCAGCATCAGTAATTCTAATTACATCACCTTCTTGATAGTTTTTCTGGTTAGCAGATTCGATACTAACTTCATCAGTATACGATGTATTCTCACTATAACCAACATCATACCAATCAGCTAATGTCCAGTACTGTGTCATGTCTAATGATGTACCTAATGATTCAATATAATCTGATTGTTTAATCATTTTATGTTGACCTTCTCCGCGATTTTCTAAAGTAATATAAACCGCTGTACCACCAGTACTTGGTGAATTCATCAAGTGGATATAGTTGTTTTCATCAAAATGTACAAAGTACACAGTTGTAGAATTTAATGGAGATGGTAGTGTACCATTAGTACTTACCAATACGGCATCATTTTCAACAAATACATCTACACTAGGATTGATAACCAATTCATTATTATAATTTAGTACTTTGAAACTTATAAGATTTGGATTTTGTTCTTCAGTTTTTACATTGAAAACATCATTCATAACAACTGTATTGGTTGTCATGTTCACCGTTTTATAAATTGCGTTTGCAGAATCTACAAATGTTCTACGAGCTTCAATAACATCTTTGAACCACGTTTCATTTGGTAAAATACCAGTGTCATTTGTTGGATAATGTAATTCTTGAACCGTACCATTAGGTAATGTTTCTTGAGACATTAGAGAATTCCACATTGAATCCCAAATTATAGGATTGAAATTATAATCCATACCTTCTCTACATAATTGGAACTGTTCATGTTTAACCACTTCAGTTGCATTATTTTGATACGTAATGGATAAAATACTCTTATCATCAGTTATATCTTGTTGTAATCCACTTATAATAAATGAATTTTGGCTAATTGGTGCAAACCAAGGAGCATTTAATAATGAAGGATTTTGTATAGTACGAGATAATTCATTACAAGGTCTGTTTCTATTTTTAACTTTAGGAACATAAATTGTATTCTTAACCCAAAAATAATATACAGTCTTATAAGAATCAGTACTGTCATCATATTCTTGAAATTCAGAATAGAAATCATCAACCGCTTCACCACTTGGAACCCACGCTGTGCTGTCTTTATTCAATTTAGATTGACGAACGCAGTATTTTTCCCATTCATATGGAAGTACTGGAGAAGCAACCCATTCTAAAATATTAATTTCAGAATTTGGTAACAATTTACCCCAATTATAACGTTTATATTCATTTGTTGCAGTAATATCAACATTTCCATTTCCATCATATAATGGGCGTGTATAATCCATAAAGAATGCATTTGTAGTATTCCACCACACTAATCCAACTTTTTCTGAACCCCATGCTTGTGTTTTTTCATCTTCACTATTATACTTAGCCGGATCTACAGTACTTACATATGTAATATCAGCCATAATAGAACCAGGAATAACACCATTTATTGGATCAAATGTATTCATGTACAATTCAGTTACATTAGATGTACGATTATAAGTTGTTGGTCTAACAAATAAAGTACTTTCTGGTGCATCAAATGAATATTTTTTAGAAATATATGCATCTTTATCTGCACTTGAACTGAATCGATTTATGTAACGGTATAAAACAGGTTTTCCATCAGTAAATGAAATATTGTTAGTTACATCAAGTGGAATAACAAAACTAGTAGGATCAGAACCTGTTGTGAAATATTGTGTCTCTGCTTTTAATAAATCAGGCATATATTCGGATTTGTCAACAAAGAAGAAATAATCTCCGTCTTCCATACCATGTGCTGCACTAAGTTGTAGAGTACAATGATTCCCTGGATAGTTTTCACCATCTCCAATTGGAATAATTGATTCCAATGTAATTCCAGTATTATCAAGTTCAAAAATATTCCAATTATTATCCATATCGCGAAGAACCCATACTGAAGTTGGGGTGTTACCTGTATCATTGATATAATTTAATCTATCAACATATGCAGTTGTAAAATCACGAGTACTGTATGAAACTTCATTTAATGTAACTGGACCAATATCAGGAAGATTAATATTCTCACTTTTTCCAGAACGCATTGGGAATGCAAACTGGCCTAATGGTCGAGTAATCCAACGTGAATCTACACCTTGTGTTCCATAATAAATTATGTTATTATTATCAGTGTCAGAAGTTGCATTTTGATCAAATGTAAACAATTGAGGTTCTTGTGCAAATTCATTATTAATCAATTGGAATTGTAAATGTTTTTTACCATAGATATTACCATATTCACCAATTTTAAATGCCCATTCTTGTAACGCTTTATAGTTGTCTGTATTATAAGATTTAGAAACGCGAAGTACTCTTTCAAATACTTGGTTAGTCCCTTTATCTCTAATATATCCTTTATAAAAATCAACTTGTGATGTATCACTAGTAATCATTTGAGAAATGTAATCACGTGTTTGGAAGCCAATAACATGACGTGATAAATTGCGTAATGTTACATTATCAACTGGATTATCATTATCATAATAATGTTTAAAATCATCAACTAGTTTTTCAAAGTTTGGTAATGTGCCAGATTCTAAAATAATGAAACCTTTAGCTTCCAAACGACCATTCCATGAACCAGTTACATATCCATACATTTTTAACATTTCATGCACTGAACCATATTTTGGAACATATAAATCATTACCAAAAATTGTTCTATTATCAAATATAACAGCATGTTCATAAGCTACTACGCTAACACGAAGTAATGCCATTCGTTTATCTGAACTATCATCAATTCTAACGCTAAACACATTACCAATACGTGAAGTATCAATTTCAAATGGACGTATACCAGTGTTAGTATCATCTAGTAATGACCATACTCCACCATTGAATTGTGTAATAGAAAGTACTGATCCAAATGCAGTTCCAAATTTTGCATTTTTTGTGCTTGGAGATACTGAAATAAAATCACCTACTGCTGGATTTGTAGAACTCCAAGATATAAAATCTTTTCCAATTACTGTCCAATCTTGTGTTACACCATCATCATTAACATCTTCAAAAATCCATCCATTATCTTCAAGGTATTGACCATATCCACATAAGAATGTATATACTTCTTGGAAAGTTTTTAATAATGTTCCATATTCATACGATTCATATTCATTTAAGTAATCACTATAATGAATTACTGAACGCTTACCAACTGTAACTGATGTTCTTCTACCAGTTTTATTAGGTAATTTATAAGTTAATGTTGCACCTACTAAATCATAACCACTAATAGAATAACCAGAACCAGTCCATTGAATTTTTATTGCACTCATAGTTTCATCACGGAATGATGAACTCTTAACTAAACCAATATGTTGGTTCTCTTGTGAAATTAATCCAAATGAATCAGAACTAAATGTTAGCTGATCTTCTTTAGTATATCCACCAATTCTATGTCCTACATTTACATATGATGAACGTAAAATATCACCATAGTTAGTTGTAACATTTTTATTTTGGTATATTAAATAATCACTTACCCATGTTTGATATCCTAGTATACGTTGATTATTTTCAGAGTTAACTAAAGTAGTACTGTTAAAGTTTAAACGTAGATTAGAATCTCCATATAAGAATTGTTTTCCATCATTGGTAATAGTTTGTATAGTACTTCCTTTTGTATCATAGAAGTAGTTTGCAAATTGTCCAGGTTTAGCACGTAACAATGCCATTGCATTATCATATGCGTACATTACTGTATTCATATATGTGAATTCCATGTCACCCATGTCACCATATGACCAAGGTTCACTTATATGATTTAATGCTCCACTAACTAATCCTAAGACTTCTGGAGCAATAAGAGTTAGTTCACTTATTTCTTCACCATCAGTTGCAAAGTTTCCAGTACCAGTTATTTTAAATGGTTGTGTACCAAAACGTTTATATCTATCATACTGACCAGCACGATTACCATGTAAAATAGTACCAGTACTAGCATCACCTTGTAATCCGGTAGTATCCCATAATCCACTAGGAACTAAATCACCATGTTCATCTGTTACATATGCTTCATATACATAAACATATTCAGATGTACCTTGGCCTAATCTAACTTTAGTAGGTTCATATTCCTGATTGAACCAATCTGGACGTTGTGAGAACCCAAACATTTCCCAAGGATGGGTATGTGGGCGATATGTACCGAACATGTCAGTATAAATTGCTCTCCATGAGCCACGAGCTGGTATATTAGTAGGTTGACCATCAACAACATAAGTTGAACCTGTATAGTTCCATGTCATCCAATTAGATTGATCATAATCATGAGTACTGTTATCAATTCCATTGGTTGCAATGAAGTTTACATAACCACGCAATTCTAATTTTATATATTCATCTAAACTATATTCAGTATTATTGAAATATGGAGTTGGTGAAAGTAAATCTTTATCCATTGGTGGTTGGTAATCGATAGATTTAAATGTATTGTCTATACTATTAAAAATTCTGTTCTCTAATTCATAGATAACATCATCCATTAGGTCAACACCGTTTATTACTCTATATGCTTTACTAATAATTCCCATATGGTCGATATTATAACAACTCATTTCTCTACCTGCTTGAAGATAGGTAGATTTTTCTGGACGATATGCTTTTAACAATCCTAAAAATTGTGGAGTTGGTGGAATAAAGGTTTTAGTAACAGTTGAATTAGAACCTACATTATCTAATGCAAATGGGAAAGAATTATCTTTACCTAAATTAATTATTCCAAAAATAGTATCAACAATATTTGATGCACTGTCAGTAATGAATGCTTCTGGATTTTTATTATATAAATTCATCATTTGTGTGTTGAATTTATTTTTAAATCTAAAATATTCATATTGAGTAAAGATAATTGCTTCAAATAAATCTAGATTTTCATTAGCACTGTGTAACATCAATGGTAATAAAGATGTTTCATTTTGAATAATTTTAGTACCAACTGAATTATCAACCAATCCCAATGATAAACGTTCTTCATAGTTGTTTAAATCATTTACAGAACCTTCAGTTATGTTTTTACCAATTATATCCAAGAAGTGTGGAGTATAATAACCTTGATGAATAAAATCAATAAACTCATTATGTGGGTTATTTTGTAAATTAATTGGTATTTGATACGTTCCTAATTTTGGATCAGGAATTTTAGTTGGGCTATATGTAACAATTTCAATAATACTATCTTCATTGATACTTACATCCGAATTAAACACAACATTTTGTACATTTCCATCAGAATTCAGTACTGTAGTGTACTTAAATGTTTTTTCACCATCAAAAAATACTTCTAAACTTTCAGACGTGTCTAATGGATTGATCTTTTGTGCCAATTCATATGTATGTTGGAATCTATCTGATTGTACCGCATCATTTGTTGTTAAATTCCATTTCATGAATGTTGAATTTGTTGGTTTATAGTACTGATAGGTATTATCAGTAGATACAACATATGCATACATCCCTTCTATTGGATTTTTAAATGTATTCATTTCGTTAATAGTATTGAATACACGATACATTGACATTTTATCAACTTCTGGTACTTGTCTAACATATTGTTTAGATTGTTCTTCACTTCTTACCCAATCGGATTTAAGATTTTGTACTAAATCACCATCGGTATTTTTACTTATAACATTATAGAAATATAAACCTTGAATTTCTGTGATTGCACCTGCTTTGGAATAAGAATATCTAATAGTTTGTAAGAAGTTTTCAAAAATATAATAATTATAATCACTTAATTCTACATGTTTATTGTAAATCTTATCTTCACCGTAGTTAAAATTGATTTTTAGACCAAATAAACTTGAACCGTTGAAAGTACTGCTAGGATATACGGTAGTGTTGTTAAGTTTGAAGCCATGTTTATCATATAATTGAAATAATGGGAACGTGTTTGTTCCAGGTTTAGCTTGAGCAGCTACCCAATTTCTACCATTCCAATAAACTGATGTATTTCCATACATGTTACCACTTTTTATTAATATAACATCGCCATTTAATGGTTCACCTGTTGGACGTTCAGTTGTTTCTTCATCTTCGTCTAGTACTAAACCATAAACTCTAGATCCATCAGACATTTGCTTGATGAAAACTTTATATATACGGTTATTTTCCCCAGGGTTACCAATACTGGTGAATAAAATTCTGTCCCCAGCTTGTAATATGTTACCATCAACACGAACATTATTACTAACATCTTTTTGTACTATATCTTCTGGCTTAACTGAATCAGAAAGATAGTCTACAACCCCACGGAATTGAGTTCCGTAGTTCATTAATTCGATATTTGTATTAAATTCGATAATTGGTGCTTGTGCACGACGAAAACGACCACTTGTTGCTAATTGTTCAGTAACAATAGTACCATCTGGTAGTGATTGTCCAATTGTGTACCAGAAATTTTGCAATGACCAAGTATTACCATTTAAGGCACCTCTTTGCATTACTATATAATCTGGTTCAATACCATATTCGTTTTCAGAATCCCATAGATAGGAGCTAAAATTTTGTAATTTGTTTGGATTTATCGGTGGAGTCCATGAGTAGAACTTACCACTTAATAAACGTGCTTGGTTATCGGTTAATGCACCGTAATGCCCCAAATAACCAACTAAATCTGGATAGAATTGGATCGAACGAACACTTGTATCTGCATTTCTTGAAACATATGCAGTACTAAATTGATAATCCTGACGTTCTAAATCTAATTCGTGTAGGAATATCTTTCCTGCTGCTGCTGGTGAACCACGATCACCAATATAACCATCAATGATAGTTTCGTCTGAAGGATTAAACCATTGTTGGATAATATCATCACAGAACATTTGAATTTGTTCTAGACCTTGCATCCATTCAGGCAATCTCTTTATGAACAACTTCTGATTAACAGCTTCGGTTACTTTTGTAAGCTGAAATTTAAATTCGTTCGCCATTATAATCTCCAATAAAAAATTCTTTTTCTCATTTGTTTTATTTATGGAAGAACAAAGGGCATCCTAAGATGCCCTTATTTTATTTTCCAATATTAATGTTGCTTTTTGCTAAAGAGTTAACTATAATAACGTTATCAACTGAAGCAGTGTTAATAAAGAGTTGATCTGACTCACACGGAATTTCAAACAGCTCTCCAAACTTAGAACTTGGATTTTGTGGAACAATCACCACAGATGCAATCTCTGTACTTAAATTTATATGAATATAAGTTGCTAATTCAGTAAAATAGAAGCTTTCACCAAAATCCCAATTATCAACACCAAAGAAATCATTAGTAATTGATATAACACGTTGTCTAATTTCATCATCACTCAATGTACTGTTAGGTAATTTAATAACTTTAAAATCAGCACGGTAATCTGCATCAGCAGTATCACCAAATAATTTAAGATAATTCGCACTATGCCATATAGTACTATCACTTATGACAATTTTATTATCTACATCAACAAACATCTCTTTTAATTCAGTACTTGTTGGTGGTTTAGGGAAATCTGTACCATTTGCTTGTTTTAACCATATATCAACTTCAGTTTTATATGAATTAGTTAATACATACATATCAATTAAGTTAGTTTTACTTGGATCTATTCTATTATCATCTGGTGCATAATGTTTCCAATGATAATTCAATGCAACACGTGCATCTTTTCGTATAAAGAATGAAGTACTAACATCTTCATATCCATAAAAATCTAATTTAACAGTTTCATCTGCATTTTCATCACTCATATTAACTATTGCTCTAGTAAATGCTTCTTCAACAGTTATTGGTCTTTCATCAGATGGTAAAGTCATATTTGATAAGAAGTTATTCAATCTATCATTATTATTTCCAACAGTTTGTTTAATAAAATAGGTTGAACCATTATATTCATATCCAATTACAAATCCAGAACCTTTAGAATATAAATCAGTCATTGAAGTACTTCTAATATTAACATTACGCAATAAAGCTGCTTTTCTATATGCAACAACTTCAGTATTTGCTTGTGCAGCAGTATAAATCCACGAAGTATCTAATAATGTAAACGTATTATTTGATGGCTCTATAACATCAATGGTAAAATCGGAATTTTCTTGGAAGAAGATCCACTGTTCGTATTTTATTTTGTCTTCACCAGTCCATTGTGGTACAATTTTTCTAAATTGATTTGGACTTAATGGAATACCATTGGTGTCCCGTTCTGAACTAGTAATTATAACACGAGAACCATCAATATATCCATTTTCCTGATTAACAGTTTTAATTATTTGGAATGATTCATCATTAGTATAACCAGAATTATTAATAAAATTAGTATTGTAAGATAATACAACGATTTTATCAGATTGAACTGTTCCAGTACTAATATCACTTATATTTTCAGTACTAACAAAATAAAAACGAACTTTTTCACCACCAACAAAAATATAATCCACTCCATTTGAAACAAAATCCCAAGATTCAGAAGTATAAGAAGAATTTATTAATATTGGATATGATACGTTATTATAAACAATAGTATTAGTAGTATAAGTTCCTTCTATTGGAATCCATGTCAAAGTATTAGGATCATAAATCAAAACGAAATCAGTTTTCTTATCTAAAGTACTTGCTATAGTTTGTACTTCAACATTAGAAAATTTTACACGGAATGGTTTAATAAACTCAGTACATAATTGATTACTACCAATTGGTAATGATAATACTAGAAAATCACCAATAACATCTATAACTGATGTCCATACATCAACACCAGCAGATGTTGAAAAATTCAACAAAGTACCAATATCATATATTACAGGAATACCAGAAGATATCAATCTACCATATGTATTAGATGTATAACTAGAATTAAATTCAGGTGTCCATTCTTGATTAGTAATTACAGAAACTGTATTTGATGGAAATTCTTGATATAATTGAATTACAGAATTATCACCAATCAATGGTTGAATACTATCAATAACAATTGAGGTATTAGATTTCGAAGAAGGTAATAGTACTGAATTTAATGATCTAATTTCTTCTCTATAAACACCACCATCATCAGTAAAGATATCAGTATTTTGATATTTTCCAGTTGGGTCGTTAATATCTATAAATCTTGATTGACCTGAATATATTCTATTAATTGCTTTAGCTTTAAGTACTGTGTTTCCCAACATTAAAGGTGCAATATTATAATCTTCCCCATTCACAAAACGGTTTTGAGTATAATATAATTGTGGTGCACGGTCTTTAATTTGTTCTAATGTTTCTCTTGATTGAGCACGTGAAGATTGGAATTGTAAGCTAAATTTAATATCCAAAGTACTACTTTCAAATTCAGATTGTGAATCTGTTCTATATACATATTTTATAGATTTATTTTGAATATCAGTAGTTTTTATTGTGTAAGTTTCTCCATTACTAACTCTATACCATATTCTATATGACCCACGTGGCACTTGTCCACTTCGAGCATCAGGAAATTTAAGTGTTATTTGGTCATTATCACGAGTTGTTACTGAATAAATATTTTTCAATCGACGGTCAACTGAGTTATATGCAATTGATTCCATTGCTGGAACTCTAGTCCATTTTGTTCTAACTAAACCGTCCTCTGTAATTTCCTGTACCCATACGTCAATTTCATTAATATTGTTTGTATCAATATTTTGTACACGGTTTTCTATTCTCTGGTCATATTGGAAATCACTGAATGTTAAATTTCCTTGTTTGAAATATACAAAAAAACCAGTATTTGGTGATTCAAATCCATTACCATCATTACTATATATAATATGTTTTTGTTCTTGTGGCTGTGGATGTCTTTCTTCAGCTACACCAGTACTTGATAAATCAGGATTAACAACTTCAAATGTTACTGATTCACCATTAATATTTGCAGTGAATGGAATATTTGGAGAACTCATTGGTATTGTATTCATTCTATATAAATGATTAGTTATACCATTTACTGTTACTTTTTTGACTGGATATCCAAATTGGTTAGTATTAATTAATATACTATTCATTACTAATATAAAATTTTCATACCAGTTATTATCACTTTGGTCATTCCAACGTATAGTTTGGTTTTTTAGTGAAGTACCAAAACTATTTTTAATTTCTTGGTTAGTTTTAACTTCAGTTACTTTAGCAAGTGCACGGCCTGGATATGCACGTTTTGGTGCATATGAAATCATTTTTGCTAATTTCAGTACTGAAGCTCTACGTTCTGCTGTATCTAAAAAGTTTTCTCTACTATTGAGATCCATTCTAAATGCTAAATTCTGACCTATTAATGCAATTGTATCTAAAATAAAAATGAATTCATCATTTTCAATCCAGTCATTAAATGAATCAGGATAGGTTAATCTTAAGTAGTTAACCATACTTTCACGTATTGTATCAAAATCGTATGCAGTAAGATTGATTTGAGCGAAAGACTCATAAACTTGTTTCCAATCTTCAGCAGCATACAAATTTGATTGTCTTTTTTGTTGTGCCATATGTTTATACACCTCATATAATAATATAGTAATATTTATACAAAAAGAAAGGCACCCAATGGATGCCTTATGCTGCATTAATAAATGCCATTCGTTGTTGCGATCTGTTGTCAAATACTAGAGATAATGTTTCAACTGTTTCTAATTGAACATATCTTAATCTCATATCTAACTGATAACCATAAGCAACATTTTGTACTTGAATTGATATCAACAATAATCTTGGATCTTGTGATACTATATTTCTAGCATCAGCTTCTAATAACTGTGCATTACCAGGTCTATCTAGCTCGAATAATAAATCCCAACCAATAAAACCATAATCAACATCCATGACCCTTTCACCCTTTCTTGTATTAAAGTGATTAATAAGATCTTGTTTTACCAATTCAGCATCGTATAGTACTACAGTTTTGCCAACTATTGGAGATGCAAAACCTTTAAATGTCACAGCCATATTTTATTCCTTATAGCGATTCAACAATTTTTGCTAATTTCTCAGCACGTGATGTTGTTTGTTTATACCATGCAGAATTTCTCATTCCTGCTGCTGCACCTTTATAATCACCACGACCCATACATGAAAGAGTATTTTTGAATTGTGATACTTTACCTTTACCCATTTGGAATACCATTTGAGTTAGTACTTTTTGTAATTCAATTCCACCAGTCATATTATATTGTTCGTATAATGATTTTGCATCAGCAACTTTAGAAGCTAAATCCTTAGCTAATAGTTCATTTGCTTGGCTTTCGGTTAAACCTGTTTTAAAGTTTTCACCTTCAGTTAATAAATGTCCATACCCAATTGTTGGATATCCTAAACTATCTTTATAAGTCCAAAACTTATTATCCTTATAATAACCCAATTTAGATTGATAAGATATAGTTCCTTCATATAATTTAATATCACTTAATAGATTAGGATCAGAACTTTTTAAAACCCAATTACTCATAATAATTACCTCCTATTGATAATCAGTACAAGTATTTATTCACATGCCTCAACTCGTCTAGCCATAACTTCAGCACGTCTAGGTGTTTGACTATACCATGCAGAATTTCTTATACCTGCCGCTGCACCTTTATAATCACCACTTGCTAATGCTGCTAAAGTATTTTTAAACTTAAGTACTTTACCTTTACCCATTTGGAATACCATTTCAGTTAGTACTATTTGTACAATATAAGGTGTTTTCATATTATATTGTGCATATATTGATTGTGCATCTCTAACAGTTCTTACTAAGTCCTTTTGTAATAAAGCATCAGCAGTCGGTTCATCGATACCACCAGGGAAATTATCATTTGCAGTTATTAAATGACCATATCCTATTGTTGGATAACCTAAACTATCTTTATATATCCAGAATCTACCACCACGGAAATAACCGATAGCTGTTTGATATTGAATTGTTCCTTCAAATTCTTTAACTTCTTCAATCAATTTTCCATCAGATGCAGTTACCTTCCAATCTATAGAAGTTTTATCAAGTGATGACAAATCCTCGGCTGGTGCTCTAGCAGTACTATTCGTATTTCGTTTAGTTGTGCTAGTTCTTCGTGGAACATGTCTAGAACCACGTTGTGAATACACTGAACCAATACTGTTAACCGTAGTGATAACAACTAATTCAGAACTATTTTCAGAATATCCAGTTACTGGTGCAGGATTTAAATTGGATGGTTTACCCGCAATTAAACTTTTATTTGCTGCACTTGCTCCCTTTCCTGTTACAGTACTATAAAATAATCCAGGATCTACTGTTCCACTAAAACCATAAATGTTTGCAGATTGTAAACGTATTTCAAAATCAAATACTCCATTTGCAGTACCAATTTTTTGACCTTTAGTTACAGTATCTTTATTATTAACCGTAATGTTAATATCATAAAATACAGATTTGTATCCAGTAGGATGTGTTATTATCAAACCACCTGTTGAAATTTTAGTAACTAATCCACCATCTGGTGCAACAACATCACCTTTAGCTTGGATAATCCATCCATTACGATTTGTGGTTGAACCGGATTGTGTAGGAACTCCTTTCCCCCAATAACCAAATTCACGAATTGTTCCAGTACAAGGCATAAACATTTGCAAACCTTCGTATGTTGTGGTATAACTAACTGTTGTATTATCTTCACCACCATCACTAACAACTAAATCTTGAGAAAGTACTTGACCTACTTCAGAAGTACTGTTAACATGCTGTACAGTCTCTTGTGCTTGCTGTTGTGGGGCTTCAGGAGCCACGTCATTAGCAGGTTCAGCCGTAGCAGGGGCATCGGCACTACTGTTTCCACCGCCCTGTACAGGGGGTGCCATTTGATCACTATGGTTACTAGCATCAACAAATGATTGGTGTAAATGAATATGGTCAGATAAACCAACTGATGGAGTTTTAAAATCAGGTGCACCCATTGGTGCAGTACTTGCAGTACTATCACCCTTAATGGTTAAGTTATTGCCGCCACCACCGATATTAACGGCTGAACCTTTAATATCAACAGTACTTGATGCAGTTATTGCAGTATTTGAACCTGAAGTAATATTAGTACTTGAACCTGATTGTACTCGAATACTTGCACCAGCAACTAGACGTAAATCTGCCCCAGCATTTATAACAACTTGACCATTAACGATAGCATCCAATTTACCAACTAGATTAAGTTTAGTATCTCCTTGAATGCTCATATTTAAATTTCTACCTGCTTCAAAGTTAATATCACGAGAAGCAGTAAAGTTAAAATCTTCTTCAGTTCTAAAAGTAATACTTTTAGTAGCATGAACCAAAATTTGTCCATCAACTGTCATTTCAAAACGTGCAGTACCATCTCGATTTATTAAAAATACGTTACCATCACTTTCTGATAGTAAAAACTGTGCACCACTACGTGTTCTAAGTATTATTCCTTCATTTTTTCGAGTCCCAACTGCTGTATCGTTTACTGGATTATTAAATTGAGTATTTTGATAACTATCTTGGTCATCATCCCAATTTGGAGCAGTTAATTCGGCATCAGTATATCCATCATCCATTACAAACGTATTACCACGTGGAGAAGCCATTCCATATGTAGTACTGATAGTTTGTCTAGTACTACTTCTGTTTGGTACACCTTTTTGTGCATCATAAAGAAGATTTTGTTTTTTCAAACCTTCCACTAATGGAACGTTTACATATTTTTGGTCTAATTGTGTTTGTATTGTATTTCTATCATAATCAGTTATTGGTACTGGCATATCATAACCACTATTTGGCATATTTTGTGATGCAGCACCAGGAACCATTGTATTCATTCGGTCATCATAACCACATGCGAACCACCAACATTCATGAATATTACCATTAGCAAAGAAAATTGCGACTGTTACACCAACATCAGGTGGTACAGCCCAAAATCCATAGCCTTTTGGAAATTGTTGATATGATTCAGCTCCTGGTGTTCCTGGTGTTCTTCCAGCGAATGGTGAAAGATATGATGCAGTAAGCCATGAACCTTTTGAATCCTTATCACTTTGAGAATTTTGTACCCAAACTTTCAATTTACCAGTTTTTGTAGGATCACGATTGTCCATAACAGTTGCTAACTGAACAAATTGTGGATTAAATCTGGCATTCTGATTTTTAGAAAACTCCATACTTTTGCTAGTGCTATTATCACCCATTGTTACTTCCTTCCGTGTTATCTGTATAATTTTCTTTACGTCTTAATGAACGAATTACTAAACCACCAGTTATTTGTTGTGTAAATGTTCCATTACTATTGAATTCACTTACAACTTTATTAACTCTATATAATGTTTGTGCAAATACTGATGTTTGATTGATTTCTAATATACCAGTACTATCACTAATAGCTACTATTGGTTTTAGATTCAATAATAAGTAAGTTTCAGATGTAAGATAGTTTGCAAAATGAACATCACTAGGATCTGGTTTAATATCTTCACCTTGTACAGCACGTTTTAGATATTTCATGAATGAATAATCACCCCAACCTAACCAGAACGGGTCACCTAGTACTTTCATGTCTAGTTTAGCTAAAAATGATCGATTATAATAATTATCACGAACTAATCTACGTTCAAGTTCGTCATCTGAGCTATTATCACCCTTAGTACCAGAGTTTGTTTGTTTTATATTGGTAGGTTCAACTGGAATACTATTAACCTTTGGAATACCTATACCATTAGTCCCATCTACTGTTAAATCGAAGTCTTTTCTAAAATCTTCAATATATTTTGGCAAAGATGGTGATAATGATAGGTTATATTCGTCTTGATCTTCATCTCCTTCAGTTGGTGTTTGCTTTTCTTGAGCTAAATTTTGTGCATCTCGAATGAATTGACGTTCTTCATCATTTAAAGTTCTACCATTTTCTTGATCATGTTCCAAACTTCTTGATTTTTTCCAAATATCACTAAAACCATCAGCGGTATTGTATTGTTGACCCGCAAGTTCTAATAATTCGGCTTTATGTGTACCAGCGGAGTTATCTTGGTCAATTTGTGATTGTGGATTACGAACAACTGCTAAATTAAATCCCTGATCGAATTTTAAATCCAAATTAACAATTTCATTGTTCAAACCACTAAATTGATAATCATATCTCTTAGCATTAATCTTTGGAATTTTTGATTGGTCAGTTTCATCTATAATTTTGTCAGCATTTTGCCTAAAGTACTCTAAATTGAACCGTTCTTCATGCAAATCGTCTTTTGAGGTTACATCACCGATTTTATATTTTAAAACATAGAAATAACTTTTAAATGCAGATGTATTTCTGATATTATCATATCCAACATATCTTGATACTGGTATAATGTTCACAAACTGTCTACGTTTATCAGTACTATCATGTAATGGCATACAACAATCTAATACATCATCAATTACTCGTGATACTGCTAAACTAGCTGCCCATGAGAATTGTTTTGCTGCATCTTGTCCGTTTCCAGTTTGATTAACTTCTGGACTTTGTTTGGAATCATAGTTAATTGTCATATTAGCTAATTCATTTGGACATGAAAGCTCAAAAAATTTATTATCTGCAAAAGCTGCATATTTAAATCGTAAGTATCCGTATTGATCGGTTGCTATTTTATTTAAATGGTCTTCTAATTGTTGTAAAAATCCACCAAACGTTGCAGTAGTACAAGTATAAGGTTCCATTAACGTCCAATCTTTATTTTCCATAATACCACCACGAGTACTTGTCATAGTGAAGGTATAATTCATAGTACCGCCTGATGGAGATGCAGAACCTGATATAGTATTGATTCTCATACCCCATTTTCGATTTAAACCTGGTATAATCATTGGTTCGCCTGATACCCCATCATAACCAACGAAATTAAGTTCCATTACTAATGGAACATCCATAAATTTATTATATCCAAGTTCATTTGATAGTACTACTAGGTCATCAAATAAACTCATACCTCCATTTTCTTGAACTTCCATAGTACATGAGTTTAATGAATAGTTAGAGGTAAGTCCAGGTGTTGCTGGACCAGCAGATGTGATTTTAACACTATTAATACTATATTTTCCGGTTACACCACTTTGTGCAATTACATATTTTGATATTGCTGCATCAGAGTTTTCAAAAAATAATTCATATTCTTGATGATTCATTGTATATAATGAAAAATTCCATGTATAATTATGATATTGTTGTAAAGGGTTATCATATGGTAAAATCATTTCATTTAAATTTAAATTTGAATATGTTCCATCAGGAGCATTAAATGATTTTTGTTTTTCCTCGGTAGCTCTTAGTACATAACCATTAGGTGTACCAGGAATCATCCCTTTTACTTTAGCAGAAGTAGTATCAGCAGCATTTTTAATAGTATTAACAGCAGCATTACTAGCAGTTACTGCATTATTTTTAACATTTTGTGCAGTTGTTCCTATATCATCAGCAGTTAATAATAATTGGTCGATTGTACCTTCAACGTTGTCTTGAGCTGCTTGAACTTTTCCATTAGTTGCTTTATTAACTATATTATTAATAGACGCCATGTTGTTTTATCCTTAAGAAATATTTCTAGAACCATTTAACCAATTTTGCACACGCTGTAATGTTGGTATTAAAATTGTTGTCCCACTTTTAAAATCATAAATTGGATCAACTAAAAGATTAGGGTTTAAAAGTGCAAATACATAATATAAGCGTTCATTACCATATAAATTTTTAGCTAATCTCCAAGGTTGTTCATCATACTGATTCGGAATTGTATATTCAATATCGGAATCAGCCGGATATAAAGGTGCAGGTAAATTATACTCTAGATACCATGTTTGTGTAGTTTTAGCATACGGAGAGTACTGACTGTATTTTGATGCCATTAGATAAATCCTCCTTTACGTAATAATTCACCACGTTTAAATGCATTCAAATTAAATTTGTTAGTCATATAATCTGGTGTAGGTTGTTGTTCCAGTTGAATAGTGATTGACATTTTCTGAGGAACCCATACTTCATTTTCTGGATTTACTGTTCCAATATCTCTTATATTTTCAAAGTACTGACGTGTTGTTTTATCAGAAAAGTCAAATCCATCAATAGATGAATCAACTGGTACTTGAATATAAGAAACATCATCTGGATAACTAAATGAATATGATTTAACAATAACAGGAATATCATTATATATGTATCTTCCATAACCACTTAATATTAATATTGGTGGTGGTGCACCAACTACTGCAAAATCAGGATTTTGTGAATTTGCAGCTTGTCGTCCGAAGTCCATCAATGTTACTGAACGTAGGAAATGCATACATGCTAATGTATACATTGCTTCCATTGCTGTTCCAGCATAGAAAGTACCTTGTATTGTTATTACAGTATTTGATGTATTTTTATAATTATTATAGCCACTATTAGTATGTACTGGCTGATCCATTTCGTAATTTACGTTTCGTTGTTCCGAAATAACAGGAGTATAGTTCCATACCATACCATTAGTTACACGAAGCATTGATAAAATGGAAGGTTGATGTTGTTGACCAGTACCAAAATCACCATATACATAGTTTGCAGCAGCATCTTTTGGTCTTAATCTCATTCTACGATCTATCATATACATTCTCCAAGAAAATATTATGAAGTATTTATTAGATGGAACGTTTTAGAAAATTGTGGTATAATATAGAGGTAAAACAAGGATCGTTTTATAATAAAACATGGAGATTTTTATGGCAGTTAAACCTAAACGCAAGAAGTATTTGAACAACGCGGATTTGCTACGAGAGATTCATATCAGTAAAATGTCATACTGTTGGGTACTAGACGATGCTTACAGTATGTACGATTATATCGTCTTTGACGAGTCCGAAATTACTGAAGAATTAATTGAAATTGCATCAGCAGAGCGAATTAAACGTTTAAATTCAAATACGTTAGATATTATTCGTGTGAGTAATGGATTTACTACAAAGAAAGCCAAAGAACATGCAGAAGAACATGGACTACTTATTAGTACTGTTCCTATTGATGAAGTTGTTATAAGAGTTATTAACAACGAGCATATACCGTTCATTGAAAACACGTTAGTTGAAAAGAAAGTACGTACAAATTTTGAACCATTTAAACACTATATAGTAGATGATAGTGGTGAATTATATGAAGTAGCACGTTCTCATTGGAAAGGTAATTTAGATGAAGGTGATTTTTCATTAACTCATGGAAGAATGACAAATGAACTTGGTAAAATGTTCATTAAACTAGCAGAAGAAATTTCACATAAACCAAACTATCGTAACTATACATATTTGGATGAAATGATGGGAGATGCTAGAATTCAATTGGTTAAAAATGCATTACTTTTTAATGAAAGTATATTGTATAAGAAAATAAAACCAGCAGTTCAACTTAACCCTTTCGCATATTACACCTCATTTGTTAATAATGCATTTCGTTCAGTACTTAATGCTGAAAAAAATGTACGTAACATTCGTGATGACCTATTGGAAATTCAAGGGTACAATCCGAGTCATACAAGACAAATTGAAATTGAGATGAAAATGCTAGAAAGGAAGCAAACTAATGGCACTGTTTGATAAAGCAATTACATTTACTGATATTCATTTAGGATTAAAAAATAACAGTAAAGAACATAATATTGATTGCGTGAACTTTGTTAAGTTCATGATTGAAGAAGCAACTAAACGAGATATAAAAATATGTATTTTTATGGGAGATTTTTTTCATAATAGAAGTAATGTTAATATTAATACATTAAATTATGGTTTAGAAATAATGACTATACTGAATAATCATTTCGATAAAACATATTTTCTTGTTGGAAACCATGATATGTATCATAAAAATAAACGTGACATAACCAGTATTAATATGGCACGTGTATTTGAAAAGATACATTTTATAAACAACATAGAAACCATTGATGATTGTACGTTTATTCCTTTTATGGTTGATGATGAATATCAACAACTACCAAATTTAAAAAGTAAGTATGTTTTTGGACATTTAGAACTTCCTGGATATCTTTTAAACAAAATGATTGAAATGCCAGATCATGGAAAAGAAACTGAAGAATCATTTGGTGGATGTGATTATGTGTTTAGTGGTCATTTTCATAAACGACAAGCAAAAGTAACTACTAAAGGTACAAAAGTACTATACACTGGTAATTGTTTTCCACATAACTTCTCAGATACATGGGATGACGCACGTGGAGTAATGATACTAGTTCATGGACTTGAACCTGAATTTATTATGTGGCCTAATGCACCACGTTATAGAACATTTTCATTATCAGAGATGTTATCTGAACCAACATATTATCTTGAAGATAATGTGGTTGCAAAAATACAAATTGATATCCCAATTACAATGGATGAAATTAGTTTTATACGAGAAACTTTTTGTAAGCTATATAATATAAGAGAATTCAATATCATACCAAGTAATAAGTCACTACAAAATGACTTTAGTGGTAATGATATTGCAACTACAACAGAATCAGTTGATGATATTGTTATTTCTCAAATTAAAGAAAACAAATCAAATATAATCGACAATGATTTATTAATACAAATTTATTTTTCACTATCATAAAATGGAGGCAAGAATGCTATCTATAAAACGTATTTCAATGCGTAATTTCTTTTCTTTTGGTAATGCTCCACAAGTTGTGGATTTAGATAGTACTGACATATCTCTAATTTTAGGTCAAAATAATGATGCTGCACCAGGAGATGATAATTCTGGTCGCAGAAATGGAGTAGGTAAGTCAGCTATTAACCAAGCAATTGTATTTGGATTGTATGGAAAAAGTATTGGGAATGATATTAAAATTCCAAACTTAGTTAATAAAATTAACTCAAAGAATTGTGAAGTTATTATTGATTTTGAAAAAGATGGTGTAGAATATAGAATAGAACGTGGGAGATCTCCCACGTTTTTTAATTTCTATCGACTAGATGAGAATAATAACGTATCTGATGAATCTCGTGGAGAAAAGAAAGATACACAAGAAGATCTAACCGAAATATTAGGAATATCACAGTTACTATTAGAACATATTGTTATATTGAATGCGAGTGTAGAACCATTTTTATCACTTTCACAACAAAAACAACGTGAAATTATAGAAGAACTTCTTGGAATTACACAACTAACAGAAAAAGCAAATCTATTAAAAGATATGTACAAAGAAACTAAACGATTAGCAGATCAAGAAAAATTCAAAATTGAAACAATAACTGAATCTAACAAACGTATAGAACAAAGTATAGAAACTTTACAATTAAGAGCTAATGAATTCGAATCTAAAAAAATAAAAACAATACAAGAATTAAATGAACATTTGGAAGATTTTAAAGATGTAGATTTCGACCATTTATTAAAAATTGCAGAAGAAATGGCATCAGCAATTGCACATAATAATTCTCGTAGTAATCTTGAAACTAGAGTAACACAACTAGTGGCTAAGCATGAAGAATACTCAAATTCATTACAATCAAAGAAAAATACTTTAATTAACAGTATTAATGAATTAAGTACTTTTAATATTTCATCTGAACTTAAATTGCATGAAGATTTAGAATCATGGAATTCATTAAATCAATTATTAAAAGAAACATTGAACACTAAACGATTTAAAGAACAACAATTAAAATCGATTTCTGATAAAATTATGTTACAGGAACGTTCATTAATAGCTGAACAACAAAAATTAGATGATATAGCAAATAGTAAATGTCCATTATGTAAAAATTCACTTCAACATGATGAAAATCATGAAAATATGAAACATAAGTCTGAAAATGAAGTTGAAAAACTACTTTCTACTATAGAAATACTAAAAAATGAACAACAAAGTACACAACTTGAAATAAGTTCATTGGAAATTTACGAAATGCCAACTAAACCAGTTACATATTATAGTTCTGTGTCTGAAGCTAAGTTGCATGAACATAAATTAGAGGAACTAACTAAGAAAAGTACTGAAGAAGATATTAACATTTATGATGAAGAACTTTTAACTGTATACTCTGAATTAGAAAGTACTGAAATTAAAGATGTTATTGAATGGTATAGTATTGATGAAGTGAAAGAACTTCAACATTCATATAATTCATACATTTCGTCATTAGAACGTGAATCAAATTCACAAAATCCTTATTTTGACCAAATTGAAACACTTAAACATAACTCATTACAGTCAGTTGATTATGATGAATACAACAAATTAACAAAACTTGCTGATCATCAAGATTATTTGACTAAATTATTGATGAATAAAGATTCATTTGTTCGTCGCCGCATCATTGAACAAAATATATCATTCTTGAACTCTAGATTGCAGTACTGGATTGATAAATCAGGTTCACAACATACGGTTGAATTCCTAAATGACCTAAGTGTAGACATAAACCTAAATGGTCAGTCATATGATTTCAAACAATTATCTCGTGGTGAAAGAACTCGTGTAATTCTATCATTGAATTTAGCATTTCGTGACACATATGAGTCATTGTACCAAAATATTAACATTATGTTTGTTGATGAATTACTAGACAATGGTCTAGATAGTGGTGGTATAGAAAGTGCATGGCATATGTTACAAGATTTGAGTGCAGTTAGAGGAAAAAACATCTTCGTAGTATCACATCGTGAAGAATTAGTCAATAGAGCTAATTCCATATTACGAGTAGTTAAAGAAGATAGCTTTAGTACTGTAGAGTACTGTGATGTACTTGATTTATAACAAAAAGGAGCCATTAGGCTCCTTTTTTTATTTGTGTCATGTCTAAATCACCAGATTTGATCAGTTTTCTTGCTTGATTCGCTCTCTTGGCTGTGTTAGACTCTGGTACTACATTAAATGATTCTAAAATAGAACATTGTTGAGCAGAGGGCAATGATTTGAACTTTCTAACATCAACAGTTAATGCAGTATGGTGTATAACTTGTTCATCTTCTGGTATATTATTATTTTTTTCTAAGTAATCAGCCAATTTTCTTAATACTTCATGAATAGGCTTGTCGGTTAAATGCCCCAAACAGCGTTTAAATGAGTTTACAACTCGACCTTCCCACCCGTTAACTTCATTTTGTAATACTTCACGGCAATGCTGATTGTCGGCATGAAGATGGTCTAAAACAGGTTTTGTTATAGGAATACCAATAATAGGATCTATACCTTTTTGTTTTTTTAACAATTCGTTGCGATATACTGCTGCTTCTTTTGAATTTTTTAATCTTTGTCGTTTCATATATACCTCTAAAGTCTTTATATAATTGTATTTAACGAAATATGGAACAGATAAAAATAATTTGGTATAATAAGATAGTAAAACCCTGTTTGGCAATACATATATGTATTGACAGTTAATAATCCTGATCTAGTCGAAAAGTAGACAGCAGATGAGAAGTTCAAACAGTTCGTTGTGCAAAAGAAACCCGTTAGAAGTACGTGCAGTCAATCAAATGAGACATAAGACACCGAGATCACGGCAATGCGGCACATTAAAGAAGTACACTAGGCAAATAGTACTTCCTCGATAGACATATAAGGATCGCACCTTACAAAGTAGCTAAGGGAGTTTTTCTGAATAAGAAAATTGCGATTGATTTATATACAATATAGATCCGTCAAAAATTCAGAAGAATAAGTATTAAGATTGATTGTATAGTCTTAATATTAGTGTGGTAAGCCCACGACCGTTACTATATGAACAGTGATAGAGAGAAACAGAGTAACCCGCTTTCGTTCTAGTTATAGAAATTCACTATACAATTAATCGATGACCATCATCGTCAGAAAATTAATACCTTAACTGGTATTTTTTTACGCATTCATTCCCCTGCGGGGGGATGGTATAATCTCAACAAATCTCGTCAGTATTATAGTATTGAACATAGAAAGAAATGAATTGAGTTGTTTCAGTACAAACGAAGTGAAGTACAGAACAACGAAAATTCTTTGACATTCTTCGAATGTCAAATTCAATTAAGGATAAAAAATGAATATTAATTTAATGAATGGTAATTGTATTGATCTAATGAAGAATATTCCTGATAATTCAATAAATTTAGTTCTTACAGATCCTCCTTATGGAACAACTGCCTGTTCATGGGATATTGTAATTCCATTTGAAGATATGTGGAATGAATTGAATAGAATAATAGCACCATGCGGTTCTATTTGCTTATTTGGTTCAGAACCATTTAGTTCTTTATTGCGAGTAAGTAATATGAATGCATTTAAATATGATTGGATATGGTCTAAAAATAAAGGAACTGGTCATTTAAATGCTAAAAAAATGCCTATGAAATATCATGAAATTGTTTCAGTATTCTCTAATACTCCAATAACATACTATCCTCAAATGACTGAAGGGCATAATCCTATGAATTATGCAAAAAATAAGCAAAATAATATAAATTCAAGTCATGGAAGTGTTGTAAATAATGCAGGAAGTACCTTACGAAATCCAAGATCTATACTTGAATATAAAACCGTCAATAATGATGGAAGTACCGATGGTGGTAGATTTCACCCATCACAGAAACCAGTATCATTATTGGAATATTTTATAGAAACTTATACTAAAGAAAATGATACAGTATTAGATTTTACAATGGGTAGTGGTAGTACTGGAATTGCAAGTGTAAACTTGGGAAGAAATTTTATTGGTATTGAAATGGACGAAAATTATTTTAAAATAGCAACTGACCGCATTAATAATGCAATAGATATTAAAAGTAGTAATACTGTGGATTGTGATGACAAAAAATCAACTGATGAACCTGATTTTTTTGAATGGTAAAAAAAGCCGCTAAAAGCGGCTTTTTTGTTATTATTTTTTGTTTTCACGTTTGATCTTTTTATTATATTGCTTCACCATCAAATCTTTGTCATTGACTGGCATATTCAATAGCATTTCATATGAAGTATTAGGTATATGAACTGCTACTTCCATTAAAGAGTTTTTAATTTCTTCACAATTGAACCGCAAATCAGATATTTCCTTCATTACTTCGTCTGGTTCTGAGATGAGAAGCTTGATACGAAAAAACTGCTTGGATCAAATTGAAGATTTTCTAATTTCCATTCATGTCCACATTTAGAACATCCCACATCCATTTCATGAGTTACTCCAACATTATTAATATAATCAGATTTTTCACGAATTTGTTTTAAAATAAATGCTGGTTGTTTTCCTAACCAATCGTTAATAAATTCTCTTTCAGTAACTACAATTTGGTCTACAGTTTCAATAGATTCAATATTTGCAACTATCATATCAAAACTTAATTGAGTCATACTTTCAAATACTGAAGTAAACTGTTTAATTTTATCATCATCAGATAAATCAGCTCCTTCCAATAATTGAGCTTTCTTTTGCTCTTGAAACATTTTAAGCCCAAACTCTGAATGTTCTTTCCATGTATGAGGCTTAAATTTCAACATTAATCCACCAACATCTTCAAGTACTAACGTAGGTTGTTCTTCTATAAGTTCAGCACTATCAATTAAGTACTGCAAATTCCTTTCAAATGCCCCATGATGATCACATTCTGGACAATTTACTTCTATTTGATATTCTGTTTCTTTTGTGGCTAGTTTAATTCCTATTAAAAGTAATTCAACATCAGGAACAAACAATTCACGAGCATTTGCTATATTTGGTACACAATTCTGAATAACATTAACTACTGCTTCACCATTCATAAGTGCATCAGGATTGTTAAACATCAATTCATCTCGTGCCGACCGTGCACAAATACCACATTCTACTGTATTATTAACTAACACACCAGCAGGGTATTTTATTACATCATTACTTACTAATTTTGTATATAAAGTTTCTACTTTAGTATACTTTGATAAAGGGTTCATTTGATTCATACTGACTCCATAATAAATACGTCTATACTATATTTTGTATAGAGTTATTTATGAGGGAAAATACATGGCAGGACTTAGCTCAGATTACATCTTACAATCGATTTTGGATCAAAATGTTACTGCAAATGATAATTTATCTGCAATGCGTGAACTTCTTTCAAGTATCAATAAAGGTGTAAAAAATGGTAGTGGTTCTGGTGATTCATCAGGATCTGGTAGTGGAAATAATAATAGAAGACCACCACCAAAGAAAGATAGTAATGCATTTGGAAAAGCATTTAAAGATTTATTTGGAGAAGCTAAAAATATTGGTGGTACTGTTCTTGGTAATAATGGTTCTATTCAAAACACGGTAGGTGCAGTATCTACATCAGCAAAAACACTACAATCATCATTAGGAAAATTACCAGGTCCAATTGGATTAGCTGCTAATGCATTTTTATCAATAATTCAAGTTGGTGGAATGGTTTATGACTATTTGAATGACCAATTGAATATGTACAATCAACTTAATAGTGCAGGACTATCATTAGCTGATGGTATGTTAACTGTACGTAAAGGTGCATCAGGTGCATTTTTAAGTATTAATGAATATTCAAAAGTATTAGAGAAAAACAGTGATGCTATTGCTGCAATGGATGGACAGTATGGCGATGGTGTTGAACACTTTGGTAAATTACTAAATACCGTCCAACTAACACAAGAAAAAATTGGATTATATGGAGTATCCCAGCAACAATTAGCAGATATTGCTGCAAAGAATTTCAAATTTGAAAAAATGTATTCAGGTCAATCACAATTGCGTAGTATGACTGAATCTCAAAGTACTGAAAAATTTGTCGGTACTATGACATACTTAAGTAAGACTGTTGGTAAAAGTGTAGATGAATTAATCACTAAGTTTAGTGATATGAGTCAAAACCTTGATACTGGTTTATCACAAGATGCGTTGATGACTTATTATGGATTAACTGAAGATAAAGCATCACAAGTTACCAAAAGTATGAACTCAATATTTGCAAGTATGGGTGAAGCTGGTTCTCAATTACAAAAATTAAATGCTAGTAAATTACAAACTGGTGCATTACCAGAAGAATTCAATAACCAATTTACTCAAATGTATACTGATAGGATAACACAGTTACAAGCTGCTGGAATAACTGATGAAAAACAACTTCGTCGTGCTATGTCGAAGTATGTTAAGGATCATAAAAAACAGTTAGATGATGAAATACGTTATCAGAATCTAGCAGGGAATACTACTGCATCAGCATGGTTAAACCAACTTAGAAATATTGAAAACACATTGAATGATCCTAAAAATCAACCAAGTCCAATAATTGAAAATTTCACTAATAGATTTAACTTATGGATAGGAAAAACATTCACTGAACCATTCAATGCATTTTATGCAAAAACTGCCGAAGGTGCAGTACAGTACTTGTCGGATTTAGCAGATAGAAGTACTGACTCATGGGATTTCATGGCTAATTTAGTTTCTGATGCATTTACTAAGTTTGATGCAGGTATGCTTGGGCCATTTGGTGCGTTAATAGAACTTCCAAAAAAATTAATGAATATAATTTTTGGAGATTCATGGAATAAAGTCACTGATGCTTTTACTAATTTAGGTGGAGATCTTGTACAAATTCCAGTACGTATTGGTAAATTAATATGGGAAATGTTCACTGGTTCCAGTGATGAAGTAGACCAAGCAGGGAAAGAATTAGCGGGGTCAATAAAAAGAGTATTTGCATCAGTAGGTAATGCTTTTGATAATATAACTAAGTTAGATATTAATATGGATGATGTTAAAAATAAATTTTTAGATGCATTTAATTCATTAAAAAGTAAATTATCATCAGTATGGAGCAAAATGAAATCTTGGTGGAGTGATGCAGATGATTCACCATCTGATAAATCTAAACCTGAAACTAAAAAACCACCTACACCAATAGCAAATCAACCAAAAACATCAGGACAACAAAAAGTAACTTCTCCCGCAGAATATACTAAACCTGAACAGATAGAACAATCAGAACCACCTTCAATGACAGAGGTTCAAACAGCACAGAATAGTACTACAGATCCTACAAATAAGATACTTTCTGCAATACTAAATAACTTAGAAAGTCAAGGACAGGCAAACAGTCAAGCCGCGATTATTTTAAGACAGATTGCTGATAATACAGAACCTGCTCGAAATGTATAAATGGAGTTATATAAAAAATGAGTTGGAAACGACATATGACAATGGGGCGTTCGAAAATTTCGAATTCCAATAGAAATAATTCAACACCAATACAGTCTTCAGGAGCAAAAACTAATTTTTCCTCTTACTTACCTGCTGTATATACAGGATTGTCAAATCGTATTGATCGATATAGACAATACGACCAAATGGATCAAGATCCAGAAATTAGAACTGCACTTAATATAATCGCAGATTTTTGTACCCAAAGTACACAAGATTATGGATTACCATTTAAGATTCAGTATAAAGATACAATGGGAGATACTGAAGTTACCACATTAGAAGATAGATTAGAATCATGGGCTGACCAAAATCAATTTAAAATACGAATTTACGATATTATTCGTGGTATTTTAAAATATGGGGATCAGTTCTTTATTCGTGATCCAGAAACATTTGAATGGTATTGGGTAAATCCAATGAATGTAGATAAAGTGGTAGTTAATGAAAGTACTGGTAAAAATCCAATCATTTATTATATTCGAGATGTTTCATTGAATATGCGTGATAAAGTAATGAGTAATTTACAATTAGGATTTGATAAAATGGCTTATCCAGGATCATTACCTAATTCGTTAGCTGGATCTGGACAACAATATGGTTCTGGTGGTGGAGCAGGAGCAGATAGTTCTAATCCATTCGGTACTAATGGACAATTAGATGTATTACCAGTTGCCGCTGAGCATGTTATTCACTTATCACTAAACTCTGGACAAGATCCATTTTGGCCTTTTGGTACTAGTATTCTTGAAAATATTTTTAAAGTATATAAACAAAAAGAGTTATTAGAAGATAGTATAATAATTTATCGTGTACAACGTGCACCAGAACGTCGTGTTTTTAAAATAGACGTAGGTGATATGCAACCACACCAAGCTATGGCATTTGTTGAAAGAGTTAAAAATGATATACATCAACGTAGAATACCTTCTAATAAAGGTGGAAGTACTTCATTAATGGATGCAGCATATAACCCATTAAGTATATTAGAAGATTACTTTTTCCCACAAACTGCTGATGGTCGAGGATCATCGGTTGAAACACTACCAGGTGGTGATAATTTAGGGCAAATTGATGATTTACGTTATTTTAATAATAAATTGATACGTGGATTACAAATTCCAGCATCATATCTACCAATGGGGCCAGATGATGGTGGTGTTGCGTTATTCGGTGATGGTGCAACACAAGCTATGGCAAGTGAATTACGTTTTAATAATGAATGTATGCGTTATCAGAGAATTATTTCTCGTATTTTTGATGATGAATTTAAACGTTATATGCTTAAAAATGGATATAACATAAGTGCTTCATCATTTGAAGTGACATTTAATCCACCAATGAACTTTGCAGCGAATCGTAAAGCAGAAATGGATGCTAAATTAATACAAACTTATATGCCATTAAATGATCTAAAATACTTCTCTAAACAGTTCATTATGAAGCAAATGGGCTTCGAACAAGATGATATTGTTGAGAATGAACGTTTATGGATGCAAGAAAATCCAGAAGCAATTAAAAATAGTAATACTAATGAAACTGGTGCAACTGCTGGATTACAATCAGTTGGACTAGAAGCACCTAATAATCCAGAAACGGATTTAGGAATGGATGAAGATGGAAACTTAGAAAGTGCTGATGCAGAATATGAAAACCAAAATGGTGGAAATTCTGGATTTGATCCTAATAGTTTAGGTAATTCATTTTAAGGTTCATAAATAATGTTGATTCGTTCAATGAACGATTGAATAATAAGGATAGGTTATGTTAGATGAAATTTTTGAAGCTAAAGATGACTCTATGTACGACCCTGAAGATGATCAGACAGTATATAAGTTGACTGACACTCGGAAACCTAAATTGACATTACAAATTCTCAATAACTTAAGAAAGTATAGAGAATTTAAAAAGAATGAGGCTGCTAAGCGTGATGCAATTGTTGCTATAGTATATGCACAATCTTCTGGTGATGATCAAGCTGGTGGTGGAATGATGTAATTATTAATGAAAAGTACTGTTTTTAAGCTTTTTTGAAAATGGTATTTTTATTAATAATAAATAATGACATACCAAAATAAAATTTTGTATATCTGTTTGGAGGATATAATGGCAAATATGAAACTATTGCAAGAAGCTATCCAAGCTTTTGCTAATGGCAACAACGAAATCGCTGATAAAAAAATGCGTAAATATTTCGTTGAGCAAGCTCAAGAAATTAATAAGAAACTAGAAGAAGAAATGGAAGAAGAAGTATGTGAAGATATTAATTCTGATCCAGAAGAAGATATGACTGATGAAATTGGTTATAAGCTTAATGAAGGTGGTTTCGAATTTGATGATGGTCGTGGTTCAGATGGTTGGGAACCAGAAGATGATCATTCAATGAATGAAGAAGAAGAAGAAGATTTTGATATTGAATCTGACGATGGCGATGTAGAAGTTTCTGCTTCTAGTACTGCACCTGATGCTGATCAATGGGAAACAATTAAAACTGCATTCGAAGATTTAGAACGTATGTTTGATGAAATCGAAGGTGGTTCAGTTGATTTTGAAGATGATGAATCTAATGATTTCGGTAATGAAGAAGAAGAAGTTGAAGATGAATTCAGTGATGTTCAGTTCGGTGATGAACAAGTTGGTGAAGCTTTCCAAATGAAGAAAGTATCTGAACCAGAAAAAACTGAAAAAGCAGGAGTTAATAAGAAGTCTGTAGTTGCTCCTAATGCTAAATCTCCAGTTGATGGTGTTAAACCAGTAACTATTAAAGACGGTACTGTTGATGCAACTGATGATAAGTTTGAAAACTCTGATGCTATGACAGTTAAAGTAGAAGATAACAATAATGTTATGGATAACGGTAAACACGTTATGAAACCTGCTAAAACTCCAAAAAATACTGCTGAGAAATCACGTTCACCATTACCAAAAAGTCAACCAAAATTATAATAATATATGAAGGAGATCATTTATGAGTATGCTTAGGGAATGGTCTTCATTCAATGATTCTAAAATAATACTAGAGTATAAAGAGGATCAACTAACTGGACGTAAGAATTGCTATCTTAAAGGGATAGCAATTCAAGCTGATCGTAGAAACTTAAACGAACGAGTTTATCCTTTTGCTGAGATTGCTAGAGCAGTTAATAATATGGCAGAAAGAATTTCTAAAGGTGAAAGCATTTTATGTGAATGTGATCATCCAGAAACATTGACCGTAAACTTAGATAGAGTTGTTGGTATGATTACTAGTGTATGGATGGAAGGTGCTAATGGTATGGCTACTATTATGCTTCTTGATACAACATTAGGAAAAGATATCAGAACTATGATTGAAAGTGGTGTTAAGTTAGGTGTTAGCTCTCGCGGTTCAGGTAATGTTGACCACAATGGTGTGGTATCTGAATTTGAAATAGTAACAATTGATATTGTAGCACAACCAAGTGCTCCAGATGCATATCCACAAGCGGTATTTGAATCTCTCAATAATAAGTACGGTGCACCTATGACTGGCACAAACCGTGTGTTTGAGTCATCTAATAGTTCTTATAATAAAGTTGATGATGAAATTCACCAATTTTTTAAGAATTTAAAAGGTTAATAAAATAAAATTATAAATATCTGTATATCAAGAGTGCAGATATTATCAGTACTTTAAAGGAGAAAACAAATGTCAAAATTGGATAAGTTTCTAAACGAATCATCTCTTTCTGACGAAGCTAAAAAGCTAATTCAGGAAGCATGGAATGAAGAAAAAGCTAATGTAGCTGCTGAAATGCGTGAAGAAATGAAAAGTCGTTACCAAGAAGACTTAGCACGTTTAACTGAAGGATTAGACAAAATGATGGCTGAAGTAATCAGCGAACAAATGTCTGATGTATATGCTGAAAAGCGTAAGTTAGTTGAAGACCGTGTTAAACTTCGTAAAACATTGGGTAATTTTTCAGATTTCGCAAACACAGTACTAGCTGAAGAAGTTAAATCAATGCGTCAAGAACGCACACATCTAAATGAAAGTCTTAATAAATTCATGGGATTCAGTAATCATATCCTAGCAGAAGAACTTAAAGATTTCCATGAAGAAAAACGTCAACTAGTTGAATCTCGTGTAAAACTAATTGCAGAAGGAAGTAAGCAAATTGCGGAAGCACGTGCAAACTTCATTAAACGTACTGCTGAAAGTGCAGCAACATATATTGCTGAAACTACAGAACGAAATTTAACTGTACTTAAGGGTGAACTAGTCGAAGCTAAACAAAATATGTTTGGTCGTAAAATTTTTGAAGCTTTTGCTAATGAATTCTACAGTAAGCAATATAACGAAAGTTCTATTCTACGTGAATTAAATGAATCAATCAAGTCAAAAGAAAATGAAGTTATGGTTTCAAATGTTGCTTTAAAAGAAGCAAAAGATAAAGCAGATGCTGCTGAACGTAAAGTTCGAATCATGGAAGATAAACATGCACGAATTGCAATCATCGCTGAATTAACAAAACCACTTACTGCTCAACAAAAACAAATTATGGAATCATTACTTTCAGTAACTCCAACCGAGAAACTAAAAGAAGATTTCACTAAGTACCATAAGTCTGTACTTAAAGGTACTGTAAATGAATCTGCTGCAAATCATAGCCGTCCAGCAGTTAATACTAAGGCTAAAAATACTTTGACGGAAAGTAAAATTGTTACTGGAAACCGTGAAAGTAATTTCATTAAAGACGCAGAACTTGATGCTGAAGACTTGGATTTCTTAGATGAAATCTCACGTTATGCAGGAATTAAGAAAAAACGTTAATTATTAAATGCTAATTTTTCTGTAAGATAAATAAAAGCATACAGAAAAGCAAAAAATATCTTTTTAAGGAGATTATAATGTCACAACTATTAACTGAATCTAAATGGGCTGCTGTAAAGGATAAGCTTGTTGAAGGTCTAAATGGTAATCGTAAAACTGTAATGGAAGCAGTTCTAGATAACCAACGTAAAGTAATGTTACGTGAAAGTGCAACTGCTGGTGCAACATCTGCTGGTAACATTGCAACACTAAACAAAGTAATTCTTCCAATTATTCGTCGTGTTATGCCAACCGTTATTGCTAACGAAATCATTGGTGTTCAACCTATGACTGGTCCAGTTGGACAAATTCATACACTACGTGTACAATATGCTGATAATGCTCCAGGTGTTATTGCTGGTGAAGAAGCTCTATCTCCATACAAGATTGCAAAATCTTATACTGGTGAGATTAATTCTGATAATACCGCACCACGTGCCGCTCCAACTTCTCAACTAGAAGGTGTAATGGGTCGTCGTGTTAACATCCGTATTCTACGTGAAACCGTAGAAGCACAATCTCGTCGTCTATCTGCTCGTTGGACTGTTGAATCTGCACAAGATGCTCAAGCACAACACGGTATTGATGTAGAAGCTGAATTGATGGCTGCTATTGCACAAGAAATTACTACTGAAATTGACCAAGAACTATTAGCTCGTCTACGTGCACTTCCAGGTGCGGCTGCTGTTGTTTATGACCAATCTAAAGTAACTGGTGTTGCTACCTTCGTAGGTGACGAACATGCTGCTTTGGCAACTCTAATCAACCGTCAAGCAAACGAAGTTGCTCGTCGTACCAAACGTGGTGCAGCGAATTGGGCTGTTGTTTCACCAACTGCTCTAACCATTCTACAGTCTGCAACTACTTCTAGTTTTGCACGTACTACTGAAGGGACTTTCGAAGCTCCAACTAACGTTAAATTCGTTGGTGTATTGAACTCAACTATGCGTGTATATGTAGATACCTATGCTGATGACAGTACTGATGTACTAATCGGTTATAAAGGTAACCAAGAAACTGATGCTGGTGCATTCTATTGCCCATACATCCCATTGATGGCTTCTGGTACTGTAATGGACCCTAACACTGGTGAGCTAGTAACTAGCTTCTTAACTCGTTATGGTTATGTACAGTTAACAGATAGTACTTCATCTCTAGGTAACGCTGCTGACTACTACAGCAAAATTGCTATCCGCAACGTAACCTTCATGTAATTGAAGACCTATTTTAGATTAATTAATCTGAAAGTTAATAAAAGAAAAGGACGCTTAGGCGTCCTTTTCGCATTTCTAATATCTATAAAGTAAATATCAAAGTAGAATGGAACGTTTTATATAATTATGGTATAATCATGGAGATTAAAGTATGATAATTAAACCAAATGCAACCGTTGTGGTTTATACTAACACACAACAAAAGTACTTACCAAGTGTTTATAGTAAATTTGAAGGATTAGTACAAGAATATAAGATTGTTGCTTATATAGAAGAATTAGGAGTGCTATGTTATGGTAATGATACCTATTTTTATGATATGAATCGATATGTAAATGATATTATGAGCACTGATTTCATTGAAATGACTTATAACCAGTATATTATTGGTCATAATGAAAAACTAGTTCGTGAAAACCCTGATGCCCCTATGTTGAATTCAATGCCACCTATGATGCAAGGTGTACAAATGAATGAACACGGCACAAATGCACCTATTTTGCGTGAAATTATTCATAATAACAATCCAGTACTAACAAATTTAAGCAATCGAGGTGTAAAAGTGCAGATTTTGAAAGGATAAATACCCCACTTAATAAAGGGGTGATGTATGTCTAAACAAATTTGCTATGTAATAATTAATCCAGCATGGCCTGAATGGGTTAAAATCGGTTTTACATCTAAAGAAGAAATGAAAACACGATTAAGTACCTATCAAACCGGTTCTCCGTTTAGAGATTATGAAGTTTATCATGAAGTTTATTTTGATGATGCTAAAGCAGCCGAAAAAGAAGTTAATAAGCGTTTAAAACAAATGAACGCAACACAAGGTACTGGAAAAGAATGGTATAAAATGCCTAAATCAATCGCATCCAATATGATTGATTCAGTACTAGATGATTTAGAAGAAGGTTCGCTATAATATATAAATATCTCTATAATATATAAACTTGAGGACTGATTTATATGAGTATAAGATTTAATCATGCCAGTAATACTGTTACTGGTACAGATGTAATAACTTTAGTTGTTGAAGGAGGTTCACCAAGTTCTCCACGACCACTTAGAATTAATTCATCATCTGTGGTAATGCCAAATAAACAATTACCAGTTGGTGAATCTGGTGCTGTTGTTTTTGACATGAATTCAAAGACGTTAAAATATCATAATGGTATACAATGGGTAGAACTTTTATCACAAGATGATATACTTGCACCTATACAGATATCATTAACTGATATTTACAACCAATTAGCTAACCGTGTAAGTACTGTAACTTATAGTACTAGTAATATACCAACTGCATCCGTAATTGGAACAAACTTAAATATTGTATTCCCAACTTCTGGTGGTGGCGGTAGCACCGCAATTCCTGGATTGTTTACATCTTCACCTCCAGGAAGTATAATGCAATATTCATTAATTTCTGGACAAAGTGTTTCATCAATTCGTGAACAACTTAGTGGTGAATCTGGTGGTCAAGCTGGTCGTGACGGAAGTTCATCTTCACCTTTTGTAACAAAAACTGGTTGGTGTTTTGGTGATGGGTTGTATTGGACATGGAATGGTGAAGGTGGATCTATAACAAAATTAGTTCCTAATTTAAACCAAAATGCATATCTTAAAGGAATTACAACAACTGGAATTACAAAAACTGATGCAACTATAGCAGGTTCTGGTAGTATAAGTTCAACTTCAATAACTGCACCACAACATTATCATGGGACTGGTATGATGTTGGGGTTATCTGGTCAAGTTGCTGATGATGCTATGTTCATAAGTAATAGAGTATGGAATGATGGAATTCAATACCAAGGTGTTCAAATAACAGGTGATGTTCAAAGTAGAGTTGTAGGAAATGTAAATGGTTCGGATTCAAGAACAGCATTAAGTACCACATTGGCTATATATACAGGTTCTGACACAACATCCCATACACATACATTAACTAACAACGATGTTGCACATTTTAATGTTGCAATGGTATATAATATTGCTGAACCAAGTTTAGCACTTAATCAAACTGCTGGTGATGCTAGATATGTACTTAAAGCTGGTGATATAATGACAGGTTCATTAACTATTGCTAACTCTGCAACAATATCTACCAATGATACTAGTAATATATTATGGTTTAGAAACGCAGCAGGTCTAGAACGTGCGGCTATATATCATAATTCAACAACTAATACACTTAGATTAAGAAGTAATGGTGGTAATGAAGTTACTATTAATCAGGTAGGAAATTTAACTGCACCTACCTTGACAGTAACTGGTGTTGCAGCAACAGGGCCATTAACCGTAACTGGTAGAATAGTAGCATCTGACGATATATGGGCGTTTTCTGATATTAGATTGAAAGAAAATATGATTCCAATTGATAGTGCACTTGATAAATTGGAAAAAATTACTGGATATATTGGTAATATGATAGGTGAAGATACTAAACGTTCTATGGTAAGTGCACAAGAACTTCAACAAGTATTACCTGAAGCGGTAAGTACTAAAGATGAGTATTTGACAGTTAACTATTCTGCTATTATACCTCTATTAATTCAAAGTATTAACGAATTAAGAGAAGAAGTAAGGAGTAAAAAATAATGGCAATACCTTGTACTGGCACAATAAAAGCTTCTGATATAAATGTCGAGTTGGGACGTCCAACAAATGGTACATTTAAAATTGGAAGTCCAGATGAACGTGCATTAGCAGGTAAACCATCTGGTTTAATTAAATTTAGTGATTTTTATTGTAAATCTGCCGCAGATCCATTACCTTGGAATGCATTCTCTTTACAAACAATTGGTGGTCGCCCTATTAGTGGTGGTGTAGCACAATTATGGAACATTGATGGTAGTACTATTGGTATATGGGGTGGTTCTGTTGGGTTAATAAAATTCAATAATCATTTTTTACGTCCAATAACACAAGTAACGTTCCAAACTTATTATCAAAATACAAATGCATGGCATACTGTATTTGTTTATGAAAGAACTAACACTGGTTCACAAGTAGCTTTAGGAAATTATGTTGGATTACAAACTTTCACGTTAAATGTTAATGTTCCTGCTGGTCAAGAGTTATGGTTTACTCTTTATGGTGGCGGTGACCAAGGAGATGCAAACTTAATGGATCTCTTTAGAATAACAAATGTGGTATATGCATAATAAAAAGATTTTTGGAACAGGAAAAAATGTTCTGGTATAATAGAGGCATCCTAATGAGAAGTTAGGGTGCTTTTTTTATACATGGAGAACCATATGAGCAAGAAAACTGAATCTAAGATCGAAGCACATGATTTAAATGATGTACAACGTAAAAAATTGAAAGATGGTTTAAATTCCGCAGTAGTTCAACTGTCTCACCTAGATACTCTTAAAGAATCATATGCTGATTTTATGGATACTTTAGCAGATGAAATTGGTCTTGACAAGGGTAAATTGAAAACAGCAGCAATGCGTATCTATAAACAAGATTTCTTTGATAAAGTACGTGCACAAGATGAAGTAGAAACAATTTTAACCGTATCTGGTAATTTATCAACACCAATGGATGATGAATAAAAAAATAATGCCTCAATGATGAGGCATTAACTTTTAAGTACGTGAATTATAAGGAGATAAGATGTATATAGATGGATATATGGAACGAAAGAGGACAAAAGAAGTCCTTCACGTGGCTGAACGTGTTAATGGTAAACGTATTTTGCGAGAAATTGAACCTGTTTATGAGTATTTTGTAGAATCTCCATCAGGAACATTCAAAACTATCAATGGTACTATGGCTGAAAAGTTTGAATTTACTAGACATCATGAAATGAAGCAAACTATGGAGAAATTACCTAGTACTGCAAAGATTTATGAATCTGATTGTAATGTTACATTTAAAACTTTAGCAAAACACTATATGGGTAAGCCATCTCCAGATTTAAATATAGTATTTTTCGATATCGAAACTGATTTTCATCCAAAATTTGGATATGCATCTCCAAGTGATCCTTTCAACCGAGTAACTGCAATTTCTTTATATCAAAGCTGGACAGGAAAGGACTATGTTCTTACAATGGCACCTTCTGATATGGATAATGTAGAAGCACAAGATATTATCAACCGTTTGAACCACGAAACTAATGACCCTAACAGTACTGTATTGTTATATACAGATGAAGCTGAAATGTTTTCGGATTTTTTCGATTTGATTGAAGATTCTGACATTTTATCAGGATGGAATAGTGAATTTTATGATATTCCTTATATGGTTAATAGAACTCGTAAGATATTCAACGAAGCGACTTTAGCTAGATGGTGCTTGTGGAATCGAAAGCCAAATGCTCGTGAAGCTGATATGTTTGGTAAAACTATTGTAACATATGACCTAGTTGGTCGTGTACACTTAGATTATCTTTCATTATATAAGAAACATGCTGGTCAAGTAGAACAATCTTATAAATTGGACTATATTGCTGAAAAAGTAACTGGTGAAAACAAAGTTTCATATGATGGTTCATTGGATAAGTTGTATCGAGAAGATTACTTAACGTTTTTACGTTATTCTAAACAAGATAGTATTCTATTAAAGAAAATAGATGATAAGATGGACTTCATTAATCTACATAACCGATTGGCTCATAAAGAATGTGTACTTATTAGTACTACAATGGGTTCAGTGGCATTGATTGATACTGCTATCATTAATCTATCTCATAAACGTGGTGAAGTAGTATTCAATAAACGAAAACTTGATGATGAAGATGAAAGTTATGATTATCAAGAATATGAAGATTATGATGATGAGGACGAAGACGACGAACCAAAAGCAGGATCGAAAGCCGCAGGTGCATGGGTACAAGATCCAGTACTTGGATTAATTGACTTCTTGGGTTGTATTGACTTTAACTCATTATATCCAACAGTATTACGTGCGTTAGGTATGAGTACTGAATGTATTCTTGGACAATTGCGTCAAACATATACTGATGCATATCTTGCTGAACGTATTGATGAACAACGAATGAAATTCCGTGGAAGAGGTAAATTTGAACCTAAATGGACTGAAGCATGGCATGGTTTATTTGCTAGTGTTGAATTTACAATGGTTCGTGAGAAATCAGACGATATTATCACTGTAGATTTGGAAGATGGTTCATCATTCCAAGCATCTGGTGCAGAATTATATGATATTATATTTGGTGAAGATAGTACTATAGTATTAAGTGCTAATGGTACATTGTTTGATAAAACCAAGTATGGTGTAATTCCTGAAATTCTTACTATTTGGTATTCTGAACGTAAAGCTCAGCAAAAAATGGTAATCGATTACAAACATCTTGCAACGGATGGTTGGGAATTAGCAAGTGAAATTGTTTCTGAATTAGAAGAAGCATTAAAATTATTACAATATGGTAATAGTTTGCATAAAACGAACTTACATGAAGACGACCCTGTATATCTTATTAGATTAGCATTGGGATCTGGTGATATAAGTTCAGCAGCTAAGATCATTGCTGATAATGGTATGCGTTTTGAAGGTGGTAAGTTGTATTCACCTGAAGAAGATAAAAAGTACTGTAAAGTTCAATCATCTTTCTGGAAACAGAATCAACAAATCCGTAAAATTTTGTTAAACTCACTATATGGTGCGTTATTGAACAAAGGTTCTAGATTCTTTGATAAGAGATTAGGTCAATCAGTAACCTTAACGGGTCGTAGTATGACTAAACACCTTGCAAGTAAGATTAATGAAGTATGTACTGAAAATTATGATCATGGTGGTGGTGTAGTTGTATATGGTGATACCGATTCTGTGTATTTTAGTGTAGCACATTATTATAAAGAGAATGATATTTCATTTGATTTATCTAAAGAAGAAGTAATTGAGCTATATCAAATGATTGGTGATACAGTAGGTTCATCATTCCCATCATTTATGGATGAAACCTTTAATACTGGTATAGATAATGGTAAAATTGTAGGGGCTGATCTGGAAATGGTAGGTTCTCGTGGTCTATTTTTGAAAAAGAAACGCTATGCTATACTAAAATATTGGGAAGATGGTTTCCGTTTAGATGTTGAAGGTAAACCTGGAAAAGTTAAAGCAATGGGTCTTGAAATTAAACGTTCAGATACACCAAAATACATTCAAAATTTCTTAGAAGACACATTAACATCATTGCTTGTTGGGTCAGAAGAAGATGTATTACGTGCGAAAGTTCGTGAATTCAAAAAGCTATTCAAAGATCGTCCTTCATATGAGAAAGGTCAACCTAAAACCGTTAAAAATTATTCTAATAAATTTAAAGAATATGAAGAAACTGGTAAATGTAGAGTTGGACATGTTCTTGCAGCAATACAATGGAACAAATTACGTACTATATATGATGATATGACTGTTCCAGAAGCAACTGATGGAACTAAAGTTATAGTTTGTAAGTTAAAACCAAATCCATATGGTATTACATCGGTTGGCTATCCTATTGACTGTACCGAATATCTACCAGAATGGTTTTTATCATTACCATTTGATGACGATGATATGGAAAAAGCAGTACTAACTAAAAAATTAGGAAATATATTTGGTATTTTGGATATGGACTTGGCTATTGATGAAAAAAGTTCAATTGAATTGAATACTGGTTTCCTAGAGTGGATATAAAAGGAAAATATATGAATAACTATGACAATCTTTTTCAAAGAATTGGAGAAGCATTAACTTCTGGTGGTGAATATAACATTATTCGTGCTAATGATGATAATGAAATTGCCATTTTGAATAATGCTGGATTTGTACAAATTGGATCTATGAAAGATGGAGACACTATAGTGTCTCTATTTAAAATTGAGTTAAAAGCAAAAGAAGTTATTAAAATAGTAGAAGTACCTACTAAACTATCACCACCTTGGAATAATTCTCCAATTGATCGTCAACCATTTTGGGATAATTCACCAAATGACCGTCAACCTTACATAACTAATACTCCACATATAATGTATAGTACTGGAACTGGTGATACATCAGAATGGATGTATAAAAAATACAACAATTCTGTAGATCTTACTTTATCAACAGAACTATACAAATTAGCAACTCTTAAAGCACCTAAACATAATAATACTTAAAATTTTTGAAACGTATACAATTAATCTGGTATAATTGTATACGTTAACAACATGGAGAATTAACAAATGGAATTACGTGACGTACTACGCGACCTAGTAACTACAACTGCTGGAATTGATTTTGATTGTATCGCTATTTCTAGTGAAGATCGGGGTCAAGGTCAACGAATTTATATGGAAGCATATACTGGCGATAAAAACTTAGTTATGAGAGCATATACTAAGGAAGATGTACCTGAAGTTGTTGGGCGTTTTGGTATTGGTAATCTTGGAATGCTTCAAGGTCTATTAAATCTAAATGTTTACAAATCAGAAAGTACTAAAATAAGTGTGAATGCAAAAGATGGTATTGTAAAAAGTCTTTCATTTGCTTCAGACGATGCAAACACCAACTATCTAGTAGTTGCAGAAAAATTTATTCCACCTCAACCACGTTTCACTGACAAACCATATGACGTACAGGTTACACCTAGTGCTTCAAAAGTCAATGAGCTAAAAAGCTTCTCAGGAGTGTTTAAATCATTCACTGCTCACGTTACTCCCTTTACTGAGAACGGAAGTTTGTATTTTTACGTAGGTGAGAAGAATAAAAATAACCATACAGGTACATTATTATTCTCTAAAACAGATGGTGAGTTATCTCAAGGTTATGGCTATCCTATTGAACGTGTTCTACAAGCATTGAACCGCGTATCCAATGCTGAACAAAAATCAATTGGGATTACCAAAACTGGTATGTTTAATGTAACAGTAGATACTGGTATTGCAGTTTATAGCATCTATGTAAGTGGTTGCTAATATTTTACATGGGGGTTTATCCCCCATTTTTATTGGAAAAAATAATGAGTACCCCAAGATTTATTGCTGATACCCATATGGGTCATAGAAATATATGGAAATTTAGACCAGTTTTTGAAAGTACCTTACACAACGATTTGTATTTCCAATATGTACTGGCTGAAATTTGTACAAAACGAGATTCAATGTTCTTTTTAGGTGATATTCTTTTTGATGAAAAATACTTACCATTTATTAAAGAATTACCTGGTACTAAAATTTTAGTACTTGGAAATCATTGTACTGAATATATTAGTACTAAAAAATTATGTGATGCATTTGATGAAGTTCATTCAATGATTCGATATAAAGAATTTTGGCTAACTCATGCTCCTATACATCCAGATGAATTACGTGAAAAGAAAAATATTCATGGACATGTTCACACTGAATCTATAAATGATTTTAATTATTTAAATGTATCAGTAGATAGTTCATTTATGAATTTTTTACCTAAGACATTACTAGAAGTTAGACAGGCATTTGCTACAGTAAATACAGAGCAAAAGATTTATGCTGGTGTTGATAATGAAAATGCACTTAATGTTATAGAGAGTAATCCTATTTCAAAAAATGCATATTATAGATCACTTGCTGAGTCAAGAAAAATAACTGTCTAAGGAGTAGATATGCCATTATATACATATCGTTGTTCTATTGAAGAATGCGACCATAGTGTAGAAAAGATTGTAAAAATTGCAGATCGTGAAGCTACCACGCTTGATTGTCCAGAATGTGGTACTGAAAAAAGTATGCAATATGAAACATTCACACCAGGTGATAAAGGTAGTAATTTATATTTCAGAGGGAATTGGTTTGCCAATACAGGCGGCTATTAAAGTTGATTGGAGTTAATACATGCAATTAAAAATGATTAACGATTATGTGCTAATTGCACTAATTGATAATAATAGGGTAACATCGAGTGGTTTAATCTTAACCACAGTTGAACCTCCTTGTACTGGAACAGTACTATCAGTGGGTCCAGGAAGATTTTTAGATACTGGTGACCGAGAAGAACACAACTTAGAAGTTGGTGACGTTGTAATTTTTGGTAAATCTTCACTAAATATGCCAGTAGAAGAAGATAATGTAAAATATTATGTTATGAAAATTGGTGATATATTCGGGAAGAAAAATGGCTAACAAAATTATACCATTCTGGTTGTACCCTTCTCATTGGGGTCTAAAAGGTCAAGCTAAAGAGCTTGCACAAATTAATTTTTATTTTGATGGTGTTGAAGCAGATCTAAAACGTGCAGATATTATATATCTCACTAAGTCAGAATGTGAACATGCAAAAAATGAAATTAAATTTAAATATAATTTATATGATGAGTTTCAGTATGAATTAAACAAATTACAAATAGATTTGAACATTAATGTAATTACTGCACATGAAGTAGAATTGCTAACTTTGCAATTGAAATTAAAACATAATCGCATTGATGAAAAAACTTATGATAGTGAATTTGTTGAACTAATTAAAGATGATGAACAGAAATACATTGCAGCATTGAATTATTCATTAAAATATGGTGATATTACACAAGATGAATATGAAAAAGAACTAAAAACTCATGAAAAAGAGCCTTGGTTTAAATTTGATATTGAATTTGATGAAGGTGAAAATGATTTAGTAGTTACTTTTGATTATAATGAATATTTTTGGAAGAAATTGCGTAGTGAAGGACACCCAGGTAATGATGAACATGAAATCATTGATAACTTTATTAAAGATTGGGGTCGTAAATTAGCAACTGAAGACTACAATGGTGACTATGACACAAAGTTAACAAGTCAGAACGACGAGATGAATCAAGCGACTGGTACTACTGACACAGGTTTTAAGATTTACGAATAAAAAAAGGAGAACATAATGTTCTCCTTTTTCGTTTTTATAATATTATAGTGACAAAGCTGGAATAGTTTTATACACTTTAATAGCAAAGTTACCAGCAGTAGCAGCAGTAGCAGAAGAAGCTAAAATAACTTCAGTACCAGTACTGGTTAGCATTGGAACACCAGTAAGATCATCGATTAATAGACGACCTTCATCGATTGCACCAGATGGAACACCTTGGAAAGTTGTAAGATCTTTATCAAAAACATTTGCACGTTCTACCAAGAATGTGATAACATTTGCAGAAGCAACAGAAGCCGCACCAGTAACACCTGAAGGGGCATTCTTGAAGCCAGCAACCGCTACAGCAGCAGCAGTATCAGAAGTTGATAGGATGACCGCACGTTGTTGAACAATGTCAATGACACGCTTTACGTTGGTTTGAGCGGCATATGCAGCAGTATAATCAGCAGCTAGTGATACAGCAACGAATGCAGTACCATCAACACGAGTCACACCTTTATCATTCAAAAATACAATGATAGTATCTGCATCTTCGGTGTTAAGAAAACGTTGTAGCTCAGTAAAAGATGCAACAGCACCAGTAACTTTAACAACTACGTTTGAAGCACCACCGATAGCAATAGATACTAGGGCGTTTTTACCATAGAAATAGCCAAGTACACCAGATTCAGAAAAACCATTAATACGTTCTAACATATTTTAGTCCTCCTTATTAGACTAGTACTGGTAGTGCAGCAAATACTTTAATTGCTACGCCAGCAGCTAGTGCAGCAGAACCATCTTTTTTCTGGAATACACCAGCTTGTGCTAGATTAGTAGCGATTTCAACAGTAGGATCAACTGTTAGTGCATAAGTAGCACCTGGTTTATTAACTTGTTTAGTTAGAACATCTTGACGTTCAACGATGAAAGTAATACCAAATGAAGCAGCAGCAAGAGTACCAGCAGAACCGTAAGCGATAACGTTTCCACCAACAGTTCCGAAACCGGAAGCAGTAGGGTCGATTGTATTAGAAAGTACAGAAGTAGTTACTAATACTGCACGTTGTGCTAAAGCTTGTGCTATAATAAATTGGTTTTTTTCAGCAGCAGATAGTGCAGTTTGAGCAGCATCAGTACCATCTTGTGGAACTGCGGTAACTCCAATTTCTACATCTGCTGGTAGAGTAATTACAACAGTTGCAAAACCGTTATTACCACCCCAATATTCGCGACTATGTTCTGACATGCCATAGTTACGGTCAAAAGAATTAAGACTCATAAAAAATCTCCTTTGTCTAATTTGGTGCAGGTACTTATTGACCTGCTTAATGTTATTTATCAAATCTTTTGCGTTGATATTAATTACGCAATAAAACTTATCAAAATTCTTATATGCAAATATTTATTTCTTTAATGAAACCAACCCCAAAAATGTGGTATAATTGAAGAAAAATATGGAAAATGGAGTTCCTAATGAATAAAACATATCTATTGGTGGATACACAGAACTGTTTCCATCGTGCAATTAATGTTGCATCACGATCTTCCGACATATGGACTAAAGTTGGACTCGCGTTGCACATTACCCTAAGTGGTCTAAAGAAAATGCAAGAAAAATTCAGTCCAGATCATGTCGTCTTTTGTGCTGAAGGTAGATCTTGGCGTAAAGACTATGACCCGCTATATAAACAAAACCGTGCTGACAAAGCTGCCACTAAAAGTGCTGATGAAAAAGAAGAAATGACTATTATGTTTGAAATGATTAACGATTTTTTAGATTTCGTTGATAATCAAACTAATAGTACTTTACTTAGATCAAGTAAATGTGAAGCAGATGATTATATTGCACGATGGATTCAAACCCATCCAGATGATATTCATATCGTTTTAAGTACTGATACCGATTTTAGACAATTACTTAATCACAATGTTAAACAATATAATCCAGTACAAGAACAAATGTATACTATTCAAGGTGTTTTTGACCTTAAAGGTGAGTTGGTACGTGATAAAAAAGGTAACGCATTAGAGATTCCAGATCCTGATTTCATTTTATTTGAAAAATGTATTCGTGGAGACACCTCTGACAATGTATTCAGTGCATATCCTGGTGCTAGAATGAAGAGTACTACAAAAGTTGTTGGAATTAGAGAGGCATATGATGACCGTATAGGTAAAGGATATGCTTGGAACAGTTTTATGAATACAAATTGGACTCGGCATGATGGGGTCGAAGTTACTGTTCGACAAATGTATGAACATAACCGTATTTTAGTGGATCTAACACAACAACCAGACGAAATTAAAGAGATAATGGATAGTGTAATCTTTGGTAGAGAGCCAAAAAGTATACCTATGGTTGGAGTTTATTTCTTGCGATTTGTTGCTAAGTATGATTTGGTTAATATTCAAAATTCACCAGAATATTATGTTAGATTGTTTACGAAAAAGGATGAATAATGGCTATTTTAAAAATATTAACTGACTATTCATTTATCGTAGAGACTGTATCTGGTGAAAAGATTGGAATATTGGTCAATTATGATGAAGGAACTACTGAACGTACTGGAATTGAATTTTTTAATGCAGATGGTTCATTTAAACTTGATAGTATATCACAATTGCAGGATTTATTAGGTGAAGAATTCACTTATGCGGAAATAGAAGTAACTGATTCGACAAATACTTCAAAATCATTGGGTGATTATCCAATAAATGATACTGATACCATTACTGATATATTATATGATGATCCATTGGGTATTGGAACTTTTAAAAAGAGTTCACGTTCTAAAAAACGATTTTATCCAGGTTGGTGGTTAGTTCGTAGTGAAAATGGAACATATTTGCCTAGATTAACCATTAGTGTAGACATTTATAATGAAAGAAATAATACCGAAGCATTATATGGTCCATTTAAAACATATATGGATGTAACTTACACATTAAAACAGTTATAACGTTCATCAAGTACTACATTGTAGTACTTTTTAAGGAAGATGTATGAATAACATGATGGAATATATAAAATGTAAAAATAGTATTTTTTATTTTATAGAAATTTATCTAAAACTAGAGCTTAGGGATTATCAAATTAAACAGATAATCAACTATATAGAAATGGAACAAGATGAAATACTGAATATTACAGGAAATAGAGGTTCAGGAGTAACATTAATAAATTGTGTTTTCCTTTTATGGAATGTATTGTTTGGTATGAATGAAAAACATATAATGATATTAAATAAACAAGCCCTAATTTTTTATTCATTGGACAGCATATTTAAATTATATTCAATAGTAAAGTCTAATTGGCCTAATGGACAACATATAAATGAAATATCACGTAACAATAGACATATCATATCATTTAATAATAACTGTGATATACAAGTTGGTGATTTAACTATGTTACATCAGATAAGGTCTGGATTATCGAATTATATTATATTTGATGATGTTGATATATCAAATCTATCAATAAAAACATTAAATTTATACAATAAAAAATATATAGTAACTGATACTTATGATGATAATGATTATCTATTAGACGTATGAGTATAATTTGAACTTAAAAATGAAATATATAAAAGCTAAATAGTCTAGAAACCATATTAAGTGGTTATACTAGAGGATTTAGCGATGAAAACTGATGAATTTGATTACGATGATTTTAATGATGAAGATTATTCCGTAACAAAAAAACCAAAAACACAGATTGAATATACTGATAAGATGATGGATGAACTTTCAAGGTGTCAAACCGATCCATTATATTTTATTGAAAATTTTGTTTACATACAAAGTGAAGGTGGAGAACGTTTATTCAAACCATTTCAGTATCAACGTGAAATGATACAAAATTTTATTGAACATAAAAATAATATAATGCTTACAGCAAGACAGATGGGAAAAACAACTGTAGTTGCTGCATATATATTATGGTATGCAATGTTTAATCCAACTAAAACAATTTTGTTAATGGGTAACGTACAAGCAGCAGCACAGGAAATTATGGAACGTATTAAGTTTGCATATGAAATGTGTCCTGATCATATACGTGATGGTGTTACGAAATATAATGAATTAACTATTAAATTCGAAAATAAATCTCGTATCATTGCACGTGCAACAACTCCAAAAGCAGCTCGTGGGTTAACAGTAGACTTATTATACCTTGATGAGTTTGCATTCGTACAAGAAAGTTATCAATCTAACTTTTGGGCTGCGGTATCACCAACATTAGCTGGTTCAGGTGGTAGTTGTATTATTTCAAGTACTCCTAATACTGAATATGACCAATTTGCATCAATATGGTTTGAATCACAAGAACATGTTGATTCTGATGGTAATAGTTATGATATTGACGGACCTGGTATTAATGGATTCCGTGGAATCAAAGTTACATGGGATAAACACCCAAAACGTGACCAAGCATGGGCTAGTACTGAAGAATATAAATTAGGTTCTTCACGATTCCGTAGAGAATATAACTGTGAATTCGTTACATACCAAGAAACATTGATTGGTGGTGTTAAATTAACAGACATTAAAAATAGAACGGTTAGAGAACCTATTAAATTAACTGATGATGTGCGTTGGTTTAAAGAAATTGAATATGGTTGTACTTATGTTGTTGGTTTAGATCCGGCAGGGGGTACTGGTGGTGATGATGCGGCAATTCAAGTGTATGAATTACCAACACTACGACAAGTAGCTGAATGGAAAAATAACACAACCATAATTCCAGACCAAGTAAAACTTTTACATAGAATTTTAAGTGAGATTGCTGCTAGAATGGAAGAAAAAGGTGCTCGTAATATAGAGGATCATCTATTTTGGTCAGTTGAGAATAACACTATTGGTGAAGCAGCAATATTAGCTATTCAGCATTTAGGTATAGAGCGTTTTCCTGGAACATTAATGAATGAACCTAAGAGAACTAGAACTGGTAGAGTTCGTAAAGGTATGACTACTACTAGAAGTACGAAAAAAACAGCATGTTTCCATATGCAAAAACTTATGGAAACATTTAGAATGGAAGTTGCAAGTAGTGAATTGCACAGACAGCTTAATGATTTTATAAAATCTGGTATGGATGATGGTGTGTATAAAGCGAAAATTGGATGTCATGATGATCTTGTAAGTGCAACATTGTTAGTTGTTAGAATGATTGATATGATAGCTAAGTTTGAGGATAGAACTGCTCAAGTAATTAGTGAAACATTAAATGATGGTGAGTTATATCAACCACTATCGATACTAGTAACTTACCATCGTTAATAAATATATCTATATAAGATTTGAAGGAGAACATCGAATGAAACAAGGAGTTCTTTGTTCGGACATTTATAAAGTACTTGCTGCCCCTTCCTATTCATATCAAATTACAATGTTTGATGAAGAAGGACAAGGGACTATCACCCCATCTGAAGCTAAATGGTTTTACATTATGCCAGTTAACTTCATGATTCAAGTACCAGATATTGCCGAAACTACTATTAGACCTGAAGTATATCTTTGGAAGTCTAATGATATAAAAGATGAACAAACACGAGAAGTACTGGAGCGTATAAAAAGTACAGCTAATCAGTATGGATATGGTTTTACCGTTTATGATTTTGGATCTGGTAATCTACCTAAAAAATTCTCTCATATTGCAATGCGTAATATGGAAGAAACAAAGATACAAGAATCTTTGATGGAAGGATTGACTGGTTCAGCAATGCGATCATATTATCAATTACCACGAGCTAAAATGGTAGTTGTACATACTATGAGAGTACAAGAAGAAGTAAGGGGTTCACGTACACGAAACGTAAAAGAAGTTTTTGTTGAATGTAATGGTGAACGTCGCAGAATGAGAACTAATAATTTATTTGCTGCTAAAGCCATGACTCAACATTTAAATGAGGGTGGTACATGGGGTGATAGATTTAGTACACATTTAGATACACATTCTCAGGATTTAGAGGCATTAAAAAATCTACTTTCTGATTTAGAAATTAATGGCAAAGTTGTACAGGCTAACAAAACAAAGCAATATATTCATAATATAAAGAATTTCTTAAAACGTTCTAGTACTCCAAGAGGATATGCTGATAGCATACGAGGTCTTAGTTTAGTACCACGTGTAGGGAATAAGTACATTGAAGATTATGCACAGAAATTAAGCTCTATGTCCAATGATGCTAATAATAACAAATGCTTTGCCCGACATCACTTAGTTAGTGAATGCTCAAAATTACCAGCATACTTAAATACTGCTCAAAGTAATATTACTGGTGATTATGATGTATCAGATATAGGTTCAGCGGTTAAACGTGTTTGTTTAGGTTGTGTTCCGGTTGACGGAGATTTCTACATGGAACCATCAGACGAGGATAATAAAGTACTGTTATTTGGTAATCAGATAGCAGGTATGATCCGAGATAATATAATTAAAGAAGTGTTAGAAAATATCTGTAATAAACCGTATATGTTACCATCTGATGCAGAATTTGTCATCGCGTTAGGTAACTCGGTATTAGGAAGAAATAAGGCAAAAAAAGAAGTCTTAGTTGAACCTGAAATAAAACAACTTGAAGAATGGGCTAAAGGAGATGAGTAAGTCTCCTTTACTCATATAAATAAATGGAACATTATATTAAAATATGGTATAATGTTAACAATTCGATAGCATTACATGTGTTATCAAATACGTCAGTCATGACGAAAAAATATGAAACGTATCATGAAATTGTGGTATAATATGAGTGTCAGAAGCAGGAAGCTACTGACACAATAAGCAAATAAACTAAGTAACAAAGAAACAAATGATAAGGAAATCAAAATGGCAACATTAGCAGAAATTCGTGCTTTATTAAAAGCAGAACAAGACAAAGCAGAAGCAATCAAAAGTGGTACATTCTCAGGTGGTAATGGTCAACCGGATGCGTTTTTGGCATTCTGGAACATTCCAGAGAATCAAGATCTAAATCTACGTTTTCTACCAGATTTAGATATTAATAACCCTTACTTTTGGCGTGAACGTGAGATGATTAATCTTGAGTTCAACGGAATTGTTGGTGGTCACACCGATAAAGTTAAGTTACAAGTACCTTGTAATGAAATGTGGGTTCCTAACTCTTGTCCTATTCTAGCTGAAATTCGTCAGTGGTATAAAGCTGCAAACGAAACAGGTAACGAAGATCTAAAGAAACAAGCATCTAAGTACTGGAAAAAGAAATCTTATCTATTCCAATGTTTAGTTGCACCAGGTTCTGTTGAAGTGAAAGACGACAATGCACCTGAAAATCCAATCCGTCGCGTTCTAGTGAACAAAGATTTGTTTGAAAAGATCAAATCAATTCTAATGAATCCAGACGTTGCTGAACTTCCAACTCATTATGATCATGGGCGTGACTTCCGTGTAATTAAGAGTAAAAATGCTGGTGGTTATAACAACTACGATGCATCACAGTTCAAATTCTCTGAGCGTCCACTAAATGGTGATGAACTTGCTGCGATTGAACAGTATGGCTTATTTGATCTAAGTGAATTTATGCCAAAACAACCAACACCAGAAGAATTAAATGCAATCCGTGAGATGTTTGAAGCATCTGCAAATGGTGAAGCATATGATCCTGCACGTTGGGCTGCTTATTATCGTCCAGCGGGTGTTCAAAAACCAGCAAATACTGGTTCATCTAATACTGCTGAAAGCACAACTACATCAGCTAAACCTACACAAACTGTAACTGCTCCAGTACAAACTACTGTAACAGAAACTGTTGTTGCTCAAGAAGCACCAGTTCAAGAGGCTGTAACAACAGCACCAACTGAGAGTAAGCAAAAACTTTCTCCAGCAGAACTAGTAGCTAAACTAAAAGCTAAAGGTGGCTAATTAAAGTTGTAAAAAGAATAATGGGGCTAAGGAACAGCCCCATTTCATTTCATGGAGAGATTATATGAAAAATATTTCTGCGGCATTCAGCAGCATTATAAAAAATAGTACAGCATCAGTAAAGAAAAATTCTGGTGTAAGTATGGGATTTCATGATCCAGACACTTGGATTAGTACTGGAAATCTAGCATTGAACTATCGCATCAGTGGTGATTTTAACAAAGGCATTCCCCTTGGTAAAGTAACTATGTTCGCTGGTGAATCTGGTTCAGGTAAATCATTCATCGTATCTGGTAACATTATTCGCGAAGCACAGAAACAAGGTATCTATGTAGTCTTGATTGACTCTGAAAATGCTCTTGATTCAGATTGGCTAGCCGCTCTTGGTGTAGATACATCTGATGAAAAATTACTTAAAATGAATATGGGTATGATTGGCGATGTTGCTAAATTTACTTATGAATTCATTGAAGGTTATAGAAAAGAATATGAAAATGTACCACGTGAAGAACGTCAGAAAGTACTATTTGTTATAGATAGTATTGGTATGTTGAATACTGAAATTGCAAATGCACAGATGAAAGATGGTAATCTTAAAGGTGATATGGGTCATAAGCCTAAACAACTTAAAGCATTCATTACTAATTGTGTTAACAGTATCGGTGCATTAAATATGGGTATGGTTTGTGTAAATCACTCATATGAAAGCCAAGACATGTTCAGTCCAGACCCTAAAATAAGTGGTGGTTCTGGTTTAGTTTATGCTAGTAGTATTGTAGTTGCTATGGGTAAACTTAAATTAAAAGAAGATGAAGATGGTAACAAAACAACTGATGTAAATGGTATTCGTGCTAAATGTAAAGTTATGAAGACACGTTATAATAAACCATTTGAAGACGTTGAAATAAAAATTCCTTGGAATGAAGGTATGAATCCACGAAGTGGATTACTTGATATGTTTGAAAAATATGGTTTGATTACTAAATCAGGAAATCGACTACTTTATGTAGATATTGATACTGGTGAACAAATATTGCAATATCGCAAAGATTGGGTATTGAATACTAATTCCTGTTTAGATTTAGTAATGGGACAATTTAAACGTCATCCATTAATTTCACATGTCACTGAAGAAGAAAAAGGTGATGAAGAATTTGGTACTGATGTTGATTTACCAACTGATGAGGTTAATGAGGGTTAATTATGGCAAAGGCATGGCATTGGATTATAAAAGACGATAAAACAAAAATCATAGATATGGTTGAGTTTTTTGAAAATGAGCTAGAAGATGCAAGACGTGAAATTAAACAAATTGGTCTTATTGAAACTATAGCTCAACGATTGCCAGCCTACCATGAACAGCGATTCAGCCAACTTCAACAAGTAGAAACAGTTCTCGAAATTTTAGAAATTGAAATGAGACAGCTTGAATCTGAAAAGTTTAAACATTTATTAGAACATTACAAACGTGCTCTAACAAGTTCAGACTGTAAGAAATATGTTGATGGCGATCCAGAAGTGGTAGCGTTGTCACAATTGATAGCTGATGTTTCATATATTAGGAATCAGTTGGCAGGTGTTGTGAAATCACTAGAAATGAAAGCATTCCAGATTAATAATATAGTACGTTTACGTGCTGCTGGGATTGAAGATGCAAGAATAGATTAATTTAAGGACGCTAATAGCGTCCTTTTTGTTTTTTGAGAGAATATATGACAGAACTTGATAAATTTTTTAATAATGTTATGGTTCTAGACACTGAAACTACTGGTGTTGATGATGAATCTGATATTATTGAGTTTAGTAGCTCATTTCCAGAAGGAAGTAATGATTCTTTTGATGGAATGATGAATTTTACTACTAGATTCAAACCAACACATGATGTTCCACCTGATGCGTCAGCAGTACATTTTATTACAACTGAAGATTTGATAAATGAACAGACCTATTCAGTTGGACATTATGATTTTTACCCATTATTCAAACTAAAACAGTACTTTGTAGGACATAATGTGCAGTTTGATCGAAGAATGCTTCGTAAAAATCATGAACGTATGTTTGATGACGAATTTCCAGAATTTGAGGATGACAATAGTTGGATTTGTACGTTAAAATTAGCTAAAAAATTATTTGCAGAAGACCCTGAGTTTAAAAACTTAACTTTAAGCTATTTGTGGTTCAAATTTGAGTTGTATAAAACATGTACACGTAAAATTGTACCACATAGTGCTGAAGATGATGTATATATGTGTTATAAAGTACTTTCTCATTTAGTAAATATTGCTATTGAACGTGGGTTGGTTGATACCAATAAGGAAATTGGACGACAACTGGTTAAATTATGCAATACTCCAACTTTATTCACCGTAATGACTATTGGTAAGCATAAAGGTATGTTACTTGATGAAGTACCAATGAATTATTTAAAATGGATGATTTTGAACATGGATATTGTAAATCCAGACATGCCTAACTATGATGCTGACTTAGCATATACAGTTGAAGTCGAGATTACTCGTCGCATTGATGCTGGATTGGTGGATTTTAGTTAAACCACATTAAACATAAAAAAAAGGACTCAAGGATGAGTGGAATTTGTAAGTTAATACTTCAGGATGAAGTAAATTGTAAATTTGAGGGACTTGCCCCTAATATTAGGCAAGAAATGATTCGTAAAGTATCATTTGTATTACCTTATGCTAAATTTACTCCTGCTGGAAAAATGGGCAGATGGGACGGTAAAGTTAATTTTATGAATATAGGTGGAAGCACTTATTATCATATGTTAGATCAACTTTTACCAATTCTTGAAAAGCATAATATAATGATTGAAATTGATGATCAACGTATTACACATGATTTTGAGTTTGAGCCAATTGATGAAAATATTTTTGATTATGTAGAATTCCCTTCTGGACATCATATGGAAGGACAAAAAATTATTTTACGTGAACATCAAGTAAATGCAGTAAATTCATGTCTTGAAAATAGACATGGACTGCTATTAGCAAGTACAAGTTCAGGTAAAACATTAATTACTGCTGCAATGTCTAAAAGTGTTGAAAAATATGGTAGAAGTATTGTAATTGTTCCTAATAAAGATTTAGTACAACAAACTTACAATGATTATGTAATGGTCGGTTTAGATGCGGGTGTATTTTATGGTGATAAAAAAGAATTAAACCATCAACATACTATCACCACATGGCAATCGTTAAACTCTTTATGGAAAAAAACAAAAAAAGGTGAAATTGCATTAACTGAACAAGATATTAGTGATTTTATCAATGGTGTAGTTGCTGTTGTAGTTGATGAAGCACATACTAGTGCGGCAGAAGCCTTACATGCAGTACTAGGACAAGTAATGAAAAATATTCCATTACGTTGGGGATTAACTGGTACTATTCCTAAAGATCCAGTACTTGCAGCGAAAATAAAATGTAATGTTGGTGAAATTATATATACTATATCAGCAAAAGAGTTGCAAGATAAACAAATTCTTAGTACTTGTAATGTAAATTGCATTAGATTGAAAAGCTCTTTAAAATTTGGTAATTATCAAGAAGAATTAAAATATCTAGTAACTGACAAAACTAGAATGAAGTATATTGCATCAATAATTGCAGCTATTGCAGAATCTGGTAATACCTTAGTATTAGTTGATAGATTGGAAGCTGGTGAGTTATTGTGTGAATTCTTAGGTCTACCAACATCAGAATTCGTTAGAGGTGACACTAAGAAGAAAGATCGTGAAGCATCATATGGTGAAATTCGCTGGGCTGATAATAAAATACTTATTGCAACATATGGTGTGGCTAGTACTGGTATTAGTATTAGTCGTTTATATAATGTAGTACTTTTAGAACCTGGTAAAAGTTTTGTAAGAACTATTCAGAGTATAGGCCGTGGACTTCGACGTGCAGAAGACAAAGATCACGTAGAGATTTATGACATTTCAGGTTTCAATAAGTTTAGTGCTAAGCATTCTCGTGAAAGAATGACGTACTATAAAGAAGTACAATATCCATATCACGAAATGATTGTGGAAAATTGGGAAAATATGGAATGAAAAGATTTTTTATGATATAATATAGACATAACAAAATAAAAAGGATATTTTGAAATGGAACTTCGTTCGAGTATCGCATTCATAGGCGATTCAGAAATTATAGAAAATATTGATTCAATCATTAATGAAGAATCAATAATCGATGACATGGTGTTTTCGATAGATTTCATTCCTGAGCTTGAAACTAACGATACATATGTTTACCGTTGTACAACTGATGGTGACTCGTGGGTTAATATCTACGATATAAAAACTAGACTTGATGACAAGCTTGGTCAAGAAGGAAAATACGACATAATTTATGCAAGTACTGATGGATCAAGTTATATTGATGTAATCAGTCACACTGGTAATTTTGATGCGTATTTAGATACTGACCTTGATAAAATTCAGGAACTGTGTGAAACTTATGGATTGGAGTTCTACGGAATCAGTGATGATGATGAAGATTATTATCAAGATGCTGATGAAGATGACAACGACAATTATTATTGAGGAAAGCACATGAATATATTAACCCCTGAAAACTATGCATTTGAAATGGATCAAGTAACTGATACTATCCCTGAAGAAATGTATTGTGTATTAGACTTAAGTACTGTTGAAGATGCTGATTATTATTTTAAACACATTTTAAATACTGTATCGTTTAATAGTATCAGTGCGGATTTACAAATTGGAAACCATGTTGTTCAAGTACCATTGGGCTGGCAAATTTTGTTAGGTGATGAAGATACTGGAATGATGGAAATGTGTACAATTGAAAATATTTTGAATATGAAAGACCCTAGAGCGTTTGTATATAACCCTATTAGGTCTATGTATCCAAAATACGAACAGGTTAAAGTACTAAGAGTATTCACTTTAACTACTAAATGGCAGATACCAATGCTACCAAAGAAAAATCTATTAGTAGTACCACTACATAATGGTATAAATCCACCGTGTGTGTACTTTGCTGATGAAAATGAAAAAATTCAAGATCTCTTTTTAGGAATTGGCGAATAATGTTTGATTTTACTGGTTTACCTACTTCCTCTTTGGAGGAAGAAGAAGTTACTACATCTCAAATCAAGTTAGATATGAATCTATTGCTTGAAAAAATTGATATGGCAGATTATGGATATTACGATTCACTTAGTGATAAAGAAAAGAAACATTTTCAACCTTATATTGTGTTACGTTGGGCGAGTTCATTAGATGATTCCGTACAAGTAACATATACTGCAAAAAAAATTGAAAATGTATTCAGTAAATGGTCTGCTGGCGGGAAAGATGCGTTGAATGAGTTAAAAGACGAATTCAACAATTCGGGTTCTGGTACATGTATATCAGTAGCAAAGTATGAACATGCTAAGTATGATTGGAGAATTAAATTTGCGGTTAAAGATATTGAAAGTGCAAAATCTATTATTGAATATATGAAAGAATTTGGAATTACTGGACATGAGATTATATCATTAATTGATAGTACTACAATTAAGAATCATCTTATCATTCTTAATGAGATGGTAAATCAGAATTTTTGGGAAATGAAAAATCATCCTGAATTAGTATATCAACTTATGTGTTCAGTATCTGAGATGATTGGACCACAAAAACGTGCTCATAATTGGATATCACATTGCAAAGGTTTAAAGAACGTTGACAAAATGATATTTGATATTATAAAATTAACCCAACCAGAAACTATTGCTGTTCAAATGAATGAAGCTGAATATAAAATTTTATTAAATTCATACACAAAAGAAACATTTGAAGATTTAATAAAAGAATTAGGTACTGGTGAATCAGAAATGAAAACATTATTGAAACATTTCAAAGCTGAAAAAGAAAAATATGGCAAAAACAACTAAAGGGGCTGCAAAAGCCCCTATTTTTAAATGTAGGTTTTGTGATAAAGAATTCAAACGTGAAAGTACATTAATAACTCATGTTTGCATTAAACGTGATCGATATAATGATCGTGAATCAAGACCAATGCGTGAAGCATATCGTTTATATATGATGTTTATGGAAGCTCATAGACTAGCAATGAAAAAGTCAGAAGAACCACTGATGCAATTTATCAAATCTAGATATTTTAATGATTTCTTTGATTTTGGTCAATATATTTTATCACATGATATTCTAAATAAAGAACAATTCATTAAGTACATTTTAACTAGTGGGAAACCCGTATTTGAATGGAAATCTCATAAAGTACTTGAAGAATGGGTTATAAAATGTATTAGAGAAGAACACCCTCGTAGAGCAATAGAACGTTCTATCAATGCGTTGGTAGAATGGGGTAATGTTACAGATAACGATTGGGTTGATTTTTTTGATAATGTAAGTACTGAACGAGCAATTATGTGGTTAGAAACAGGTAAAATTTCTCCGTGGTTAATATATATTGCAGATCCAGCTAGTGGAAACAAATTGTTAAATCGGTTTGGTGATTCAGATTTAGATTATCTTGTTCGTTTTATTGACCCAACATACTTTAAAATACTTCAAATACGTTATAGTGATGAAGTAAATGAAATACGAAGTTTATTAACAGAGGCTGGGCTATGAAAAGTAAAATATACAGTGAACAAGAATTAACTACAGAAGAATTAGCTAAAAAAGAAGAATTGAAAGAAGATAGCAAACAACTATCAATTTTAAGACAAGGTTCTGTAACAGAAATTACAATGAGCGGGAAAACGTTTCAGGTTTCCGACCCTAAACGAATTGAACATGCAATTATAATTTTAGAACGACATGAAGAAGTCCTATTTACGTTAAGGCAACGTATCAAAGAACAAACTCAATCTATTAATATTTTGCTAAATGAAATTGAGAAATTGAAATCTGATGTTCAGAGATTGAAAGAGGAAAGTAATAATGGATTTGGATCACAAGAGTACACAAACTATTAATTATAGAAAGGCAAGAACTGATATTGACATTGATTTTAAAGATGGAAAATCAGTTATTGAACAACTTCCTTGTACTAGAAGTGTTGAAAAAATCACAGAAGATGGTTTGATTCCACACAATAGTGGTATACATTTTGATAATATCCCAACTGACCCAATTTCTGGATTAGCATCTATACCATATAAAGAAGCCGAAAGGTTAGGATATCAAAAAGTTGATATTTTATCTCAATCGGCTTATGTACATGTGCGTGATAGAAATCATCTTAAAGAATTGATGAATAAAGAACCAGATTGGAATTTATTATTGGTTCCTGAAATAGTAGATCAATTGTCTCAAATTAAGAAACATATAACTTTGTTGAATATATGGAAACCTAGTAGTATCGATGAATTAGCAATGTTTATTGCAATGATACGTCCAGGTAAACGTCAATGTCAAAGTATGAATAGTTGGGACGAAGTTCGGGCTGTTATTTGGGAGTATGATAGTATTGGACTCGATGCAGAAGGTAAAAAGTTAAGATACTTTAAAAAACCTCATGCATTCGCATATAGTTTGATGATAGTAGTTCAGTTAAATGCATTAGTAGAATATATTATTTCCTCTTCTTAAGAGCAATATTTCTACGTTTAATTCGTTTCGTTGGCAGATCACTTAAAGAGATTACTGGACCTGAAATAACTTTCACATGGTCAGTATTAAAACGTTTTGTATAGTTTTCGAATTTTTCCATTTCCTCTTGCATAAAAAGGCAAATAGGAATAGTTCTATTACTTTGCCACCACCAATTATTGGCTAAAAGTAGCAATTCTTCTTGTAAGGATTCATCCATCTCATGGAAACAGTACAAAGTTATGTATTGTTTACTTTTGATTTTGATTATCCCATAGTAGATTACATCGTCGTGCTCTATGACCGTCACGAACGGATAAGTTTTGTGTTCATTCATATGACTTCCATAAATATTGTATAAAATGATAAATTATATATTATTTATAGAGGTTAAAACATGGCACATTACGGCGTATATATGTATCCTTATAACAATGAAGTTTCTCTTGGCAATTTTAATATGCCTTTCAATAATGAGAAATTAACAATTTATAGAGGTGCAAACAATCCTATCAGTTTTACAATACATAATGCTGATGGAAAATACACATTGATTAGTGATAATCAATATCTTGTATTCAGCATTTATGATGCTAGAAATGATACAAGAATATTTGAAGTACTTCTTGAAAAGATTTTACCTTCATGGTTATCAGAAGCTGGTCAAGCAAGACCAACCATTAGCAATAAACAAAAAGTCTATTATGGATGTATTGTTCCTGCTGGTGTTTTACAAGATTTAAGTGTAGGATCAAAGTATCGTTGGAGTATTACTAAAGTTACCATGAATGGTGATTTAATAGAACCAACTGAATACTTATACACTGGATTAAATTTTGAGGCAAGTTCTGAATTAATTTTAAGTAACTTAGCATCACCAACATTCACACCTAGTCAAGAAATTAGTGCAAATAGAAATCCATCTTGGTTACCAATAAAGGACAAAGAACAAAAACCTATAAGTAATGGGATTTTTGGGGATTATGATGTTATGCATTCTTCAGCATTACGTGCAGAAGCACAATATGGTTTAGTTGACGGTTTAAGTACTGCTGCATTCTATTTTCATAATTTTATTGGAAGGGTACAACTTCAAGGTTGTTTGTCAAATGAGACTCCAAAAGACGCAGAGGATTATAAATGGTTCATCATTAAATTGGATGGAAAAGAATTTATAGACAATCCTACTGATCCAAATGGTATTCCTATTCCAATGGATGGTATTAGAGCATTTAATTTCCACGGTCAACTTATGTGGGTTCGTGTAGTATGTTGTATACCACCAATTATTAAAAATTATCCACCGAACATAATCAAAAAAGATTATAATCCGTTGAATACTATTCCAAAAATCTTGATCCGTAGATAAATGGAATGAGCTAAAAAAATGTGGTATAATATTTCAAAAAGACTCACATACAAGGATTTGAATGATGAATCAAGTACAAAATATTATTTCAAACATTATTCATGATCCAGCACCAATAATGGATCGATGGAATCAACATAATTGCCCTGCTTGTACATCAAGAGGGCAATCAAGACCTGATACTAAAGGGCGAGGAAATCATATGTTTTTGAACGATGGTTCCATTGCCTATAATTGTTTTAATTGTCATTTAAAAACCGTTTGGTCACCTGGAAAATACTTAAGTAAGGATATGGATTCTTTATTAAGATCTTATGGTGCGTCAGAAAAAGAAATGGCACAAATAAAATTTATAGTAAAGGAAATGGTTGAAAGTGGAGATTATGAAGTAGAAGAAAGTAGTGTTTCTAAAATATATCAAAAAATAGTACGGCGTGAATTACCACAAGGTGCTAGACCATTCTTGGATTGGGTAAATGACCCTGTTATAAACCCTGATTTTTTAAAAGTACTAAATTCTGTTAATAGTCGTAACCCATACTTATTAGATTTGGATTTATATTGGTGTCCATCGAAAGAATTTTACATGCATCAACGATTTATCATTCCTTATTATATGAATGGTAATATTATTGGTTATACTGCTCGGCATATGGACGTAAATAGCGAATATCGTTATCGAAATCAAGTAAGCACGAGCATTTTTTATAACTTTGATTTGTTAAATGATGATAGAATAAAAATCATTTTAGTTGCGGAAGGACCAATTGATGCAGCATTGATGGGTGGATTATCTGCAAATAATTATTTCTTATGTGCATCTCAATTAGAATTGTTACATAAGGCACAAGAACGTGGTAAAAAAATTGTTATAGTTCCAGATAGAGATAAAGATGGTTTAATAACAATTGAGCAAGCAATCGAGCACGGATTCAGCGTAGCAATGCCTGATTTTGGTGCGGTTCGTGATGAAAATGGAATTCGTCACATTAAAGATTTTGATGAAGCATGTGCTAAATTTGGAAGATTATTTTGTTTACAAATGATTCATAATAGCATATATGATGAGAAATTTGATATAAGAGTACAAACTGAAAAATGGATTTGAGGTTTAAATGGCAATTAATACTAACACGGACGTTAAAAAATATGATATTCAATACCAACTATATTTGCTTTCACAAATTTTTAGTACTCCCGATTTATATGTAAGATGTAAAAATGTTTTAAAACCTGACTACTTCGATAGAGAATATCATGCTAGTATTCAGTATGTTCATGATTATGCAGCTAAGTATAATATAACTCCAACTTTAAATGATATTAAACATAATTCGGATTTTACATTTAATGAAACTCCAGTTGGTGATTTAAATCAACAAGCAGTACTAGATAGTGTAGGTGAATTTTGTCGGCATAAAGCATTAGCACAAGCAATTCAACAAGGAATGGAATTAGTTAATCAAAAACGCTATGGTGGAATTGAAGAATTAATTCGTGAAGCAATGTTGGTGAGTGTACAAAATGATTTAGGTTTAGACATTTATGAAGATCCTGAAGAAGTTATAAGTTCATTAGCAACAATGCAAGGGACTTTTAAATCTGGATGGGAAACTCTTGATTATAAATTATTTGGTGGTTTTGGTCGCCAAGAATTAGAAATATTTGCTGCTGCATCTGGTGGTGGTAAATCTGTAGTACTTCAAAATTTAGCAGTTAATTTTAGTAAAGCTGGTTTGAATGGTGCATATATTACATTAGAACTTGCTAAAGAACTTGTTGCAGTTCGTATATATGGTATGTTAGTTAATACTGCACAGATTCGTGTTAAAGTTGATATTGATGAAACTGCTGCTAAAGTTAAAATTGAAGAAAGAACAAATGGTAAATTACGTGTTCATCGACTTCCTGAATCAGTAACAACCGTTAATGATATTGAAAGTTATATTCGTGAATTACAAATTAAAACAGGTATTAAACTAGATTATGTTTGTGTGGATTATCTTGATTTGTTAACATCAGACCGTTGTGGTCCAAATGATAAATCAAACGCTTTCGTTAAAGATAAATTTGTATCTGAAGAATTACGTGCACTTGCTATGAAAATGGACTTAACGGTGTTCACTGCATGTCAGTTTAACCGTAGTGGTGTTGGTGGTGAAGATATAAAAAGTCAAGCACAAATTGCAGGTGGTATTTCGAAAATTTATACCGCAGATAATGTAATTTACATCGATGCTCGTAAAGATCGTGGAGAAATGGTATTTGATTTCCAGAAAACACGTAACAGTTCAGCAGTAGGCTCACGTTTAGTTATGTCATATGATGTAGACTCATTAAGAGTACTTGATCATTATCAAACCATTCAAGAAATGCAAATTAATACTTCATTTAGACATAGTGGTAAGGTTATGGTTGGTAATGGTGATCTAATAGCTAACCCTACTATATCTGCACCTAATGCATTGAACAAATTACAAAATACGTTATCAACAGTAAATCAAAAATCTACCATTCAAACATCGACTGATATAAATACACCAAAGGCTGATGATAAAGTTTCAAATATACGAAACTTTTTGAATGGTAGGACATAACTATGGCAAATAAAAAGCACAATCTTCTAGATAGTATTGTTAATTATACATCTGATAAAGAAAAATTACAAAGTTTGGGAAATCGTGCAGACCATGCAATCAATTCAGTAATAAACCTACTGGATAGTATAGATGAAGATTTTGATCAAGAACACGCTGACGATTTGACAAGGCGTTTGTTTTTAAGTATTAAAAATCGTGACTATCGTAAATTCGAAAAAGGGCTAGAGAATTTAGCCCTATCAGACAAACGTAAGAATAAAGGTGATTGATATGAAAAATAACAAGATTAATGAAAATGCATCTGCTGGGTCTACAAGTGCTGGATCAATTGCAACTGTTTCTGGAGGATTAAATTATCCATTAACAAGTCGGTTACCTCCTACAAATTTCTTTGGCTATAAAGAATATAAACCTAAGAAACATAAAAAGGATTAACATGAATTCCTATACATTTTATACAATTAATACTGTTATCGATATTGGTGATGGTAAAACGCCACCTATTGATAATGGGATATTTACTGGTGCAATGAATCTATGTAGATTAGTTGAAAGCGTAATGATATTTGATCGACCTATGATGGTTAGTGTAGTAAGAACTGAAGTTGATTTGAGTAAAAACAACAATTCTGCATTTTATAATTTACCATCTGCATGGGGAGAATGTGTGGTTAGTACTTTTAAATTTACATTACCTATGGATGTGAACGTAAATTGTAATGGTATTCCATTAGTACTACCAACAGAAGTTAATGGAACTAGATTGACTAAATTCAACAGTGTTACTTCAGAAAGAAATATTAGTATTTCAAAGCAAACCTTTTCCCGTACATGATAAATATCTTCATGTACAGAAAAGGTTTTTCTTTTTGGAGATAAAAATGGATATACAACAAACCGCACAAGAATTACAAAAATTTGCTGATGCGAATGGATTACAAATGGATGTTAACCAAGCATTAAGCTCTATGGATGCTGGTGATTTTGTAGAAATAAATCAAGCAATGGACAATTCTGATAATAGAACTATAATGCAAGTACTTCAAAAGTACAGAGCACGTACTAATGAAAATTATCAATATTTTGATGGTACTACACTTTCAGAATCAGAAGAAATTAATACTATTAATGCTATGGGTGTTGATGCATTAATTGAAGCATATCGTGATAATGTTCATGGTGCATTTTATGATTGTTCTCACTTAACATTAAGTGAAATGAGAACTTTAGTATATGAAGATTTAGCTAGTACGTTAAATTCTAATCAAATTAGTAATAGAAATACATCAACACAACAAACACAAATTAATCCACAGACTCAAGCAAAATTGAAACAAGCTGAATTGCAACAAAATGCAAATAATAGTTCTTTCAAAGTTACTGTTCCTGGTGATAGTACTGGAACAAGTCAAGTTGCACCTATAGTTGGCGTTGATGTTGGACAAACCCCTCAACAAACATTAGTAGTTACTAAAAGTAATGAAAAACCAAATCAAGTGAATGTTTTTGGATTAGATGATGTTCAGCCAGTACAAGAAGATGATGAACATGATGAAGTAGAATCACAGAGTGTAATGGCACCACCAGCTAAATCTAATAATATTGAACAAGTTGGTTCACCATTTACTCATGAAAATCCAGGATTAGGTGAATTGTCACGTGAAATTGGACGAATTGAAGGTGATCAATATGATACTTCTGGTGAAGAAAGTCCAGAAGGTAACGAAGCTATGAATAATGCTGATGAAATGATTTCTCAGATTTTAGATTTTTGTTCAAGAATGAGAGGTAGATAATGAGAGCAGTGGATACAAAAAATGGTTATTCTATTATAGTATCTAATGAAGAATATCGCCTTATAAAAAAAGTTGATGCTAATATTAAAGTCCCTATTGAATCTTTATCAGAGTACTATCAAGAATTAGGTGAAAAATTATTTTCACGTGGTGTATTAAATAAAGAAGAAGATGGGGACACTGAATATTTTTTATCAATTAAAAGGAGTAAGCAATGAGTGAAGATTTTGGAGAATGGGAATCTCGGAAACAAGGTATAGATCTTATGAATGATATAATATCTGCATTTGATGATATCGAAGAAGGTCGTCCTGTACAAAAAAAATTACCAGATGGAAGTACTTTCATTAATGATTTTAAACAAATAAATCTTGCTGAAACAAAAAACCTTTTATATTCTCTTCAGGAAGTAACTGGAGAGTATGGTAATATTCATCAGGAAAATTCACAATATTATGACAATGGTGGATATCTAAATGAATCTACTGATTATGATGATATCTATGGATATTATAATCCACAAGAAGGTGAGACATATATTCAAGATCCTTCTTATGTAAGAATTCGACCGGTACAACAAAATACACAAAGTTCTCCAGTACAACAAACTAGACAATATGTTCCAGGTCAAAACTGGAGTATTATTGAAGAAAGTGTACTTGGTATGAAAAGTGCAAAAGTATATAGTATTAAATGTAATGCTACCAATCAAATTGTGTTAAACAACATTATGATGTTTGAATCAGCATTAGCGTTAAAGACAATCTTAAATGAAGGTAAAACTTTAACTGATCCGAAAGTACTTGGTATTATTAGTTCTGGAATTCAATATACAAAAGTAGTGACTGAAGCTATTAGTGCTGCAAAAGAACGACAACAAGTTCTTAAAGAATCAAGGTATGATAAGGCTCAAGAATTAGATAATATTATTGCTGAACATAAACGTAAAGCAACAGAACTAAAAGAACGAGTACTAAACTTCTTAAGAGAAGAAGGATTCATAACTAAATAAGGATAGAAATTTCATTTATAAGGAAATAACAAAATGACTAAACAATTTTCAAAGATGATGGAATCTGCTAATCGTGTGGAAGCAATGAATTTTATTCAACTTAATGAATCAAACATTGAGAAAGCTGAAATCGTTCTTGCGGTTAAAGGTGAAATCGTTGATAAGCTACAACGTCAAGCAGAAGTTATTAATAACATGGGTGTTGACGTACTTGGTCCTTTACTTGACCGCATCAAGGCTGAACATGGTGTTCCAGCAGCAGATTCATTCCGTAATAATATTAGTGGTCTATTAGATCATGCTGTTAAAACTATTATGGATGTAAAAGATAAAATCAGTACTGAAACATTAAAATTAACTGGTGATATTACATCATCTCCTGATGTTGCAGATTTGGGTTCTGAAGTAGTTGATGATGTATCAATTGATGTTGATGGGGATAACTTTGATTTTGAATCAGATGCCGATTTAACTGATACCGATCTTGATGCTGATATTATGAGTGAACCAACACCAATGGATCGCGAGATGAAAGAATCAGTTAAACCTAAGCGTGTTGGAATTCAATTAGAAAGTATTAAAGGTACTGTAGGTAATAAATATTTTGGATCTAAAATCGAAATGAACGAATGGTTAAAAGAAAATGAAACCAAGATTGCTAAGATAATTAAGATTCTTAAATAATTGAGGTATTAATATATGAGGTTCAATCAGATAACCGAAGATGCACCTGGTAAAGATATACGGAATATGATTAGTACTATTGCATTATCATTAATTGCAACAGGTAGAGAACAAATTAGTATACAATCATTGATTAATGAAATAAAAAAGCGTACTAATATTGATGTTCCATATAATGTAATGATGGATATTCTTAATGAACTTCCATTTGTACAAGATGCAAATTCTGATATGGTAAACTTACAAGGTACTGATACTTCACCTGATGGTGATAGTATTGAATCACCTGAAGAACAAGTAACTGATATGGCAACAAAAGCAGCATCTGCAAATTTAAAACAAGATATTTGAAACAAACGAAAAACATGTGCTATAATATAGGAGTACAAGGATGTACATTCCACCTATCGTTAATAAGTACACGTATGTTGGTTATAATCGAATCGAAGGCGGCCCGCAAGGTCGCCTTTATTCTACCCCTAGTGGAAACCTACCATCCGTGACTACAATTTTAAGTGCCACTTCTGATAATGAAGGATTAAAGAAATGGCGTGAAGCAATCGGAGAAGAAAAAGCTAATGCAATAACATTAGAAGCTACTACAGTTGGGACTTTCATGCATGAAAATCTAGAACGAAGACTCGTTGGAGATCCCGATCATCATGGTGGTATGCCAATAAGGGTATTAGCTAGAAGTATGGCTGATTGTATACAGGAAAATGCTTGGCCTAAAATAAATGAAGTATGGGGACAAGAAGTTCCATTATTTTATGAAGGATTATGGGCTGGAACTACTGACTTAGTTGGTATACATGATGGTATACCGTCAATTATGGATTATAAAAATTCACGTAAACCCAAAACATGGGAATATATTGAAAATTACAGACTTCAATTGGCAGCTTATGCAATAGCACATAATGCAATGTTCGGTACAGAAATCGATAGAGGTGTTATTTTTATTTGTGTTCGCAAAGACCCTCAAAACTTACAATATCAGGAATTTGTTATTGAAGGTACTGATTTTGAAGAAGCGAAACAAATGTGGATTGAAAGAGTAGAGCAATTCTATGCTCAACGTGGAGATATGTAAAAATGGGAACAAGAGCAATGAAACAAGATTTATTCGCTATTAAAGCAGTAAAAGCAAAAGGTTATGATATTCAAGAACTGATTCTTCGTTCAGATGAAGAACTAGATGAATTAAAATTACCAAACAAACTTATTCAAGCAGTAAAAGAATATAAGCAACGTGGTGGTAAATCACCTGAAGAAATTGCTGAAGAAATTGCTGAAATTATGATACAAGAAAGTGCAGCAGTTGAACAAACTACGTCATTAGATGAAACTGTTAATGAATATAAAACCAATACTGAAGAACAACAAAAAGTTATAGAAGAAATTCAAAATACTGTTGTAATTCCTGATGACGAAATTCAAATTGTACGTACTGAAAGTTCACAAGAAGATGTTGATATTATTAACGCTGCATTAAAAGAACGTGATTTTAAATCATTCGCACCGTACTTAAAACATTTGAAATCATCCGTTCCAGCACAAATTCTATCAGCAGTTGATGGAGCTAAAGTTAATGAACTTATTGAGAACCGAATTTCAGAGATTAAAGCACAAGGTGAAAGTACTAAATAATTCTATACTTTAATAGGAGATTTTAGTTATGGCTCAAAAAGAAATTTCATTGATGCAAATACGTATGGGTAAACAACGTGATTTACCCCTTGCACTTGAAAAAGGACAACTAGGATTAAGTACTGATGTTGGACGTATGTTTGTAGGATTACCTAGTTCAACTGATCCAGCATCTATAGTAGCGGGAAGAACATGGGAAAACGCACCAAATTCTGGAAAAGAGAACATTGAAATTCTTACAGAATTTACCCCTTGGTCTATAATAAATCGCATGGTTTATCGACCATTCAAAGTTACAGTTCCAGCAAATGGTTCAACTAATATAAACATTCAAAGTACATCAAGATTGTTTTTGGAATATATCGCATATAGTAATGCTACAGGAAGTACGTTACTTGAATCTGGTATAGTTCAATTGGTTGTACAAGGAAGTACAGTACTTATATCACAACAAAACAATACAAATCAACCTGACGGATTGGTGGTTATCGATTATGAAAACCCAACATTTGATACAGGGACTGAAAGAATGTCAGTTACTATAACAAACAATAGTGCTGAAATTTTTACAGTAGAATTCATACTTCGTGGGTGGGATGCTTTATAAAAAAGGCACCCGCCTTTTTTAACCCCTATAAATAGTAAACTACAAATTTTAAGAAATATAATCAACAACAAGGATGTACAATGATAAACGTTACTAAACGTAATAGTGCAAAGGAAGCACTTGATTTAGATAAAATTCACCAAATTTTATTTTTTGCGTGTGAAGGTTTAACTGGTGTATCAGTGTCTGAAATTGAAATGCGATCACAATTGCAATTCTATGAAGGTATTAGCACCAAAACCATTCATGACATTCTAATTAAAGCAGCATCAGAATTAATTTCAGAAGATACCCCTAATTATCAATATGTAGCAGGTAGACTAATTACTTACTCATTACGAAAACAAGTATATGGTACATATGAACCAATTGAGTTTTTAACTCATATTAAAAAACTTGTTAATATTGGTAAGTATGATGATGAGATTTTAGTTAAGTACAGTTCACAAGAACTAGAAGATTTAGGACATTATATAAAACATAAACGTGATAATAAGTTTACGTTCGTTGCAATGAAGCAATGGGAAGGAAAATATCTTGTTCAAAATCGTGCAGATAAGAAAACAAAAGCTTCTGCACAAATTTATGAAACCCCACAAATGGCATATATGATGATTGCCGCAACAATATTCATGGAATATACTGAAAATCGAATTCAATATGTTAAAAAATTCTATGATGCAATTAGTAATTTTGATATTAGTCTTCCTACTCCAATTATGGCAGGTCTACGTACAAAAACCAGACAATTTAGTTCATGTGTAGTACTAAATGTTGGTGATAGTTTAGATAGTATTGGTTCTAGTAATTTGGCGATTTTGAAATACATATCAAAGAAAGCTGGACTTGGTATTAACTATGGACGTATCCGTGCTGAAGGTACTGAAATACGTGGTGGTGACGCTGTACATACAGGTTTAATTCCATTCTTATCAGCAGTAGCAAAAACTGTAAAATCTTGTTCTCAAGGTGGTGTACGTGGTGGTGCAGCAACAGTTCATTTCCCATTATGGCATTTAGAATTTGAAGATCTTGTAGTACTTAAAAATAATAAAGGAACTGAAACATCACGTGTAAGACAACTTGACTATTGCTTCCAATTGAATAAGACTTTTTATCAACGATTAATTGATCGTAAAAATATTACATTCTTTTCACCAAGTGATGTGCCAGGATTGTATGAAGCATTTTGTGCAGATCAGAAAGAATTTGAACGTTTATATGTAAAATACGAAAATGATAGTAGTATTCGTAAAAAAACATTACCAGCATTAGAAGTATTCAGTGCTTTAATGAATGAACGTGCAGAAACTGGTCGCATATACATTCAAAATATCGATTTAGTAAATGAACATTCTCCTTTTGATGAAAAAGTTGCTCCAATTGAACAAAGTAATTTATGTCAAGAGATTGCGTTACCATCTATACCATTTGATGATGTTAAAGATGATGAAAATGGCTTAATTAGCTTATGTACACTTTCTGCAATAAATTGGGGAAATTTTGATACACCAGATCAAATGGAAGAAGCCTGTGATTTATCAGTACGTGCATTAGATGCCTTACTAGACTATCAAGACTACCCTGTAATCCACGCAGAACGAGCAACACGACTTTATAGACCACTAGGGGTAGGAATCATCAACCTAGCATATTTCTTAGCTAAGCGTGGCTTACGTTACGATTCTGGAGCTTTAGAAACTGTAAACCAATGGACTGAAGCATGGTCTTATTATTTGTTAAAATCTTCAGTACAACTAGCAAAAGAAAAAGGTCGTTGTGAAGGTTTTGAGAATTTGAAATATGCTAAAGGTATTTTGCCAATTGATACTTATAAGAAAAGTATTGATGAATTGGTTGGAACTGAGTTAAAAATGGATTGGGATGCATTACGTGCAGAAATAGCAATTCATGGTATTCGTAATGCTACTACTATGGCATTAATGCCAGCAGAAACATCTGCACAAATCAGTAATAGTACTAATGGTATTGAACCACCAAGAAATTTAGTTTCAATAAAAGCATCAAAAGATGGTATTCTAAAACAAGTTGTACCAGAGATTGGTAAGTTGAAGAATAAGTATACTTTACTTTGGGAACAAGAAAGTAACATTGGTTATCTACAAATATGTGGTGTGATGCAAAAATATGTTGATCAAAGTATCAGTGCTAATACTAGCTATAATCCTGCTAACTTCCCTGATGGTAAACTTTCTATGGAAATGTTATTGAATGAATTGATAATTGCATATATACTAGGATGTAAAAATCTTTATTATATGAATACAAATGATGGTTCAGGTGAAATAGATCTAGATAAATTAGAAAGTGATAAAAAAGGGATCGTAGTTGTACTTCCACCAATGGAAGAAGATGACGATGATTGTGATTCATGTAAAATATAAAATAAATATCAGTCCCGTTATATACGGGACAATTTATGAAAGGATACAAATGAAAGTAAATTATTATCAACCAATGGACTTAGATTTTATTGAAGAGTTTTGGGATGATTTAGATATGAATTTAGTTATTCAGAATCAAAAATTGCCTCAAAGTTTTATAGAAAAGCATTTTAATAGACTTGATTCAAATGCTTTGGTTCGTTATCAACAAATGTCTATTAATTTTGTTAAAGAAAAATGGGAATCATTTAATAAAAATATTGTAGCTCAATATATCATTATGCCAATAGCATGGATAAAAACTAAATGGTCAGATTTTCAAGCATCTGCATTAGAAAACATTGCAAAATATCAAAAATTGACACAAGATTTCATTCAAGAAAAATGGAATGATTTTAAAGATTTTTCAGACAAGGTGACCGATAATATTGCTCGATATCAAAAAATGACTACTGATTTTATAACTGAAAAGTGGGATGATTTTAATAAAAATTATATTTCTAAATATCAAACGCTAACAGTTGATTTTATAAAAGATAAGTGGCAAGAACTAAGTGTAGCTGCAATATCAGTTTTTCAGATTATATCAGATGACGTTAGAGATCTATTGGGATTATCAGCACCAGCAAAAACTATAACTGGAGCACAGATACTGGCTTTAGATCCATGTCCAGATGGTATGGCACGTTTTCATGCTCATACTCCTGATGACACGACAGTACTAACATGGAATGAACTATTAGAAAAGCATTTAGGAACACAGGACGGGATTCGTGATATTCATTGGTTATCATGGAAATTAGGAAAATCAATTAATACATAAGGATATAAAATGTCAGTATTCAAAATTAATACAAAAAGTCACTTAGAAAAAAATATGTTTTTCGATGAATCTGTTGATATTCAACGGTTTGAATCGTTGAAATATCCAGCAATTGAAAAACTAACAGAATCACAAAAAGGATTCTTTTGGTCACCAGATGAAGTAGATCTATCTAAAGATCGATTAGATTTTAAAACACTTACAGATCATGAGAAACATATTTTCACATCTAATCTAAAACGTCAAATTCTACTTGACTCAGTACAAGGTCGTGGTCCCAATTTAGTACTACTACCATATGCGTCACTACCTGAATTAGAAAACTTTATTGAAACATGGGCATTTTTTGAAGGTGCTATCCATAGTAAATCTTATACACATATTATTCGCAACGTATATTCAAATCCATCTGAAGTTTTTGATACAATGCTTGACATTCCAGAAATCACAAGCTGTGCCGCAGATATTTCAAAGTACTATGATGATTTAGATTTATATGGTACTTATTACCGTTTACTTGGTGAAGGTACTCATACAGTTAATGGTGAAAAAATTATCATTGATTTGTATGAATTAAAGAAGAAGTTGTGGTTATGTTTGAATTCCATCAACATCTTAGAAGGAGTTCGTTTCTATGTGAGCTTTGTATGTTCCTGGGCTTTTAGTGAAATTGAAAAGATGGAAGGTAATGGTAAGATTATCAAATTGATTTGCCGTTAATTTGAGCGGCCTTGTATAGTAATATACATTGAATAACCCTATATATCGGTGAAACTCTTAACAAGTAATGTTGAAGACAATACCGAGATTTTTATAAATATCCATATGAGATGAAAACATACATGTGGAGTATTTGAATGAAAGATGATTTTTACGTATATATTTGGTATAACCCTGAAAACAATAAACCATTTTATGTTGGAAAAGGAACTGGTAAAAGAGCATATGATGTAAATGATAAAAGCCGAAATGCTTTCTTCATGAGAAAGTACAATAAAATTAAAAGTACTGGCTTAGATCCATATGTTATTATTGAATATGATAATTTATCTGAGAGTGATGCACTCGCAAAAGAACACGAATTAATATTAAAATACAAACCTACATTTGAAGGTGGTATTTTAACAAATTTGTCATATTCAACTGGTGGAAAATCAACAATATCAGAAAGTACAAGAGATAAATTATCTCATAAATCTTCAGGTGAAAAAAATGGAATGGCTAGATTCACTAAAGAAGAAATAGTGGAATGCTTTGAACTGTTGATTAAAGGTTATAGTAATAAAGAAGTTGAGAAAGAAACTAATATACCGTCACATGTAATATCTGATTTACGATATGGTAAAAAGTGGAAAACGGTATATGAAATTTACAAAAACAAACTGGTAAATCTTAAAATATCTGGCTTGAATAAATATAATTTGTCATTTGAAGATAAAGTTAATATTATACATGATATTGCAACCAGAGATAAAAATACTCAACTTAAAGATATAGCAAAGAAATATAATGTAAAAGAAACCATGATTGTTTCCATCAATTTAAAAAGACAGTGGAAAAATATATGGCAATATTATCTTGATAAAAAATCGTAACGACTATCGAAACCACATAGAGATATGGAAGGGAGTAGAGTACTCTCAAGCGAGGGGAAACGTAGGGAATCCAGAAATGGATTATGATATAGTCTGGTCTATATAGAAATATATAGCAGCTTGGATAAAGCGGAGATAGATTAGCGAACTATCTTGAACATCACGGATGAGAACTTACACTTAGCAGCAACACAAATGATATTACGTTTGCTAAAGAAAGAAGATCCTGATTTTGCTAAAATAGCAGAAGAATGTCATGATGAAGTACAACAAATGTTCTTAGATGCTATTCAGCAAGAAGAAGAATGGGCAGACTTCTTATTCAAGGATGGTTCTATAATTGGTCTAAACGCACCAATTCTAAAACAATATATTCGTTGGATTGGTTGTAAGAGAATGAGTGCTGTGGGTATTAAATGTCCGTACAGTATTAGTCAGAATAACCCTTTACCTTGGACGACGAGTTGGATTAGTGGTGCAGATGTACAAGTAGCTCCACAAGAAACTGAAATTAGTTCATATATCATTGGTGGTGTAGTTAATGACATTTCTGAAGAATCTTTTAAAGGTTTAGAAATATAATATAATATAATATAAAAAGGACGCATCAAGCGTCCTTTTGCATGGAGAAATTAAATGGATTTTCAAAATGATAGTATTGATGTATTTGAGTTTGACCAAGAATGGATATATACTATAACATTTATTGGTGGTTCACAAATAACTGGAGCAGTTATTAAAGCATATGAAAATGGTATAGTACTAAATTGTGGGACACATGTACCTACTGCCAGCATACTATATTTTAAACCATTATCTTTAATTCAATAAAATGAAACAGAAAAAAAAATTATGGTATAATTAATTTGTAAATTGAAAAAGAGGACATGATATGAACACTGAATTAAACAACATGGTTGAAAAAAACATTGAAGTAGCAGAAGAAGTTACTGGTTATGAAATGACAGAAGAAGATTTGGAGTATTCACGTAAAATGATTGCACGTCTTTCTGGATATTACATGCGTAAAGATGAAGAACTAGCAAAGAAACGTAAAGAAAAACAAAAACGTAGGTCTGCAAATAAATCAGCACGTCAATCACGTCGAACTAACCGTAAGTAATTAGGATAGTAATATGAAATATACTTTTACAAAAGTTAAAGAAAATTATCCAAAACGTACATATCGTAGTAAAAGAACATTAAAAAAACTACATCTTCAAGACTATGGAGTTGTACTTTCTAGTATTGTTATCAACATTCCTGTATTTGAATCACAGTACTGTGATTCATTATTGGATATCATGTATGAACATGATAATGGCATTTTTATTTTCGGTACTGACAAAACTACTACCATTTTAGTAGAGATTCCGGTTGATAAATTTTCTATTGAAAATGTAAAAAAATATTGTTATGAATTGTTATTGAATTTATCTGAAATTGATCAAAACTTTGCAGAAATTGAAAGCATCATGGTAGATTATGGTGATGCATATTATGGGGAATGGTAATGGGAAACACCGTAGAACAATTTAACCAAGTGGTTGAATTTATGAATGTAGGATCACAGGAAGTAAACACTGAATTTAAATTCCCATCATGGAAAACTGGTTCATTTCGTTTAAGACTAATTAATGAAGAACTTAATGGAGTTAATGAATTAATACAATCATTAATGGTAGATAATCCATTGGGTGTATTAGATGGAATTTGTGATGTATTATACGTTGTTTATGGTGCTTATGCAACTTTTGGATTAGTTCCGATTTGCTGGAGCATACCAACTGGTAATAAAGATACATCTCCAGTACTTCAAATGCATCGATCAATACTTAATGCTAACCATTTAAATGGTGCATATGATCGATTGTCTCGTGGATTAGAACTTGGTGATCAACCAACGATTGAAAGTGCATTACGTGATGTTATTGACAATATTATCGACTTGTCAGTTGAATGTGGTTTTGATGTTTCTGGAGCATTTACTGAAGTTCACGAATCTAATATGAGTAAATTTTGTAAAACTTATGAAGATGCACAGGATAGTATTAAAATTCGTTTAGAACAAGGTAAGTTAGAAGATTACACTGGTGCTACAATTCAAGAAGTTCAAGTAGGTGATAATACTTATTATATCATTAAACGTAAAAATGATGGTAAGATTTTAAAAGGTATGTCATTCTACGAACCAGACCTATCTAAATTTATTCCATAAAAAAAAGGGAGCGTTAAAGGCTCCCTTTTTTATTTTACAAGTGGTTGAATACTTGAAATATATGGTCTAAGACCATTGACTAGATTTTGTACTTGAAGGTTATCGTATTCTGAGCTTAATGTTATCATGACATATCCTATAACTCCAACGTCAACATCTTGAACAATTGGAATTGATATTACACTTTTATATTTAGAACCAATTTTTTTATACTTTTCGCATGAATATAATTTGTTTGTATCAAATTTATTCTCACATAAAAGTTGAATTGATGCAATGTTATCGTAATGTACATTATTCAATAAAATTTCTTGAACATTGTTAGTACTATCTACCATTGAAACCGGATTGGTATCATTAGGTAAATTAGTACCTTCTTTAGTTTCAGAAGTTACATTTATTTGACCAGTGTACATAGAAGTCCTACTATCCGATACAAATTTATACAATACTGCGGAAGTTATATCAGGATAATTAATTATCATTTTCCTAAATTCTATATTAATATTGTTTACATTTTGAGGATTCAAATTGTAAACATTATTAACAATGATAGGAAATACTTCTCGTTGAGCAGTTGATTGTAATTTATTCACATTGAGTAGTACGAACAAACCAAGCACGAAACACGCAGCAATAGTAAGAAGTCTACATAATATAGTAAGCTTTTCTTTACGATTAAACATGTTATTCTCCTTAGTATGAGATATAATACCCTGTGTCTCCTGCGACCGCTTTTGCAATTTTCATAAACTGCTCAGCTTGTTCATCTGTATCTGGAACACTTTTGAAGTAAACACTTACATAACCTTCTATTCGGTTAGACCGAATAGGAACTGAAATCATGTATTTGGCTCCATCGTTGTAGATCGCATAAAAATTTGCAGGGGCAAGATATTCATCACGTAACTCATTATCGGGTTGTAAATATTCACGGACTATAACTCCTATATCTCCAACAAATACTTTACCCTTTAATATCAAATTAGATTGTGCTCGAAAAGCACTTATAGGCAACCATTTCAAATTATACTTATCTATGTTAAGACTTGTATTTTTGTTTGTTGCACCAGTTACCAACACACGCCCTTGATAAAATGTATCGTTTTCTGGTACTAGTTTGTATACTAATATCATTGCGATTTCATTATTTTGCTGGATAAAGCCATTAATCGACGCATTTATATTGCTTAGATTTTGAGGGCTTATATTGTATGTAGCAGGTTTAAACATTTCATTTTGCTGTAATGAATTAAACCTAGAATCGATGTATGACGTCCAAGAACCTGCGGTTAAGTAAACAGCACCCATCATTATCAAACACAACGAAGTTATTATAATTCGTAGGGCAGACATTCTAGAGAATACTTCAAGGATTTTTTTAATCACGTCAGCGTTTATATTGAACATAATCCTGTTATCCTCTCCATTATTTAATAGTTATATACATATTTACCATCACTATCATAAAAACAGCAAAAAACTGAAACGGATGAAAACAATATGGTATAATGTTAACAAATACCACTTAATGAGTTACATATGAATTATTTTATTTATAATATTGTTTCAATTTGTATAACATTGCTTTTAATATACACAGGTAATATAGTAGAAGCAAAAGCATTTTATATAATACTATGTTTAGGTGCCATATTCATTACATATCTAATGAATAATAAAGTACTTGAATATACTACCTGTAATAGTAAACTACGAGAAGCATTAAAACTTATATTTTTAGATGAATATAAAATGAGATTATCTAATTATATCGGTTCATACATAGTTCATGCATTAATTATTTTGATGTTAATTGGAACTACTAATTTAATCATTGCAATAAGTGCAGTAATGATATATAGGGTAGCTTCATTAATTAAAAACCATAAATTTATTTTAACAGCAGGTAAACGATGAATAAGATGATTCTTTGCATTGATTCTAAAAATGGAATAGGAAAAAATGGTTCAATTCCGTGGCATAGTACGGAAGATTTTAAACATTTCAAATCAGAAACCATTGGTAAAAAAATCCTCATGGGTTATAATACATGGGAAAGTTTACCAAAAAAACCACTTCCTGATAGAATTAATATTGTAGTAACTACAAAACCTATATCAAATGATGAAATAAACAAGCATCGTGATGTAATTTTTATTCACAAGAATAATTTATCAGATTTTTTTCGTTACAATGACAATATTGTTGTTATTGGTGGTGCTACTATATATGAAGCTGCATTACCTTATGTTGACGAAGTTATATTGAGTCAGATTAATGGTGATTATGAATGTGACACAATCTTTGATATTCACACAGTTAATACAGAATTTGTCTTTTATCCAATGTCAAGTAAATTACTTGATGATGGAGTGATAGTAACATATCTACATAAGAGAATGTGGAATGATTTTGAGATGATTCGATATGTATAGTGTTCATACTGATGGTTCATGTTTAGGTAATCCCGGACCAGGTGGAGTGGGGATTGTTATTGTAAAAGATAAAATTATTCTTGATAAACTTTCATTTGGTGAAAAATACACAACGAATAACATTATGGAATTAACTGCTGTTATTTCTGCTATATCATATATACGTTCTGAGTATGGATATAATGGAATGATTAATATTTTTACAGATTCAAATTATGTTGTTCAAGGTATGAAAAGTTGGAGACATAATTGGAAAAAGAAAGGATGGAAAACATCTAAAGGTAAGCCACCAGAAAATATTGAATACTGGAAATTACTAGATGAAATAGGAAATGAATGTACATATACACATGAGTATGGACACGTGGGTAATGTATATAATGAAATAGCTGACCAATTAGCAAAGAAGGCAGCTCAGGAGATGAAATGAGTATTACGCTTACGGATAAGCAACAATCTATTTTTGATGATTTGATTTATAAAATAAACAACACTGGTGGTAGAACCGAGGCTGTAATAGTTGGTTATGCTGGAACAGGGAAAAGTACTTTAGTTTCTAGTATTATTGAAAATATATACAAAGAATATAATATTGCAGTAACTTCACCTACTCATAAAGCAAATTCAGTACTTCGTGATATGTTATATGATGTTGGATTAGATAAAGATGATGCATTAATAAGTACTATTCATTCATTTTTAGGATTGAAATTAGTATATGAAAAAAATCGTCAAGTACTTAAACATGATCCACGATCTGCAAATAGTACTGCGTATGTTGATGTATTATTTGTTGATGAATGTAGTATGATTTCTGATGAAATGTATAATCATATTTTGAGTCAAATCCATCGTGTACGTAGGGCAGTAATTTTTATTGGAGATTCATGTCAATTGCCTCCAGTTGAAGCTGAAGGTACAACTGGTGAGACTAGATTGAGTCCAACATTTGATATTTCATTAAAGTATGAGTTAACCGAAGTATTACGACAAGCGTTAGACAATCCAATTATAAGTGTTGCTACGATGATACGTGAATGTATAGGTACAAAGAAAGATCCATTACTTATTTTAAATAATTTAGATGGAATGGAAACAATTACTTCAATTGATGATGAAATGTTATTTTTAGATGTATATAAAGAATATATTAATGAGTGTAGTGGTGTATCTAATAAAATTTATGATTTTGTTCAACAAAATAAAATAATTGCATATACTAATTATAGAGTTAATTTTGCTAATATGTATATAAGAAATGAAGTTTTTCCAGAATATACAAATTCTGAATTTGTTTGCGGTGAACCGATTATATTTGAAACAACTACAGACAATTGTCCATATATGGTACAACAAATAATTAAATGTCCAGAAATTAGATCTGAATCATTTTTAGGTATTGATTGTTGGCAGTTTAAATTACCAAATGGTAATTATATTTGGGGAGTTGGCCCATATTCCAGATTAAAATTAGAAGAACATCTTGAGGATTTAGTATATAAGATTGAAAATAAAGTTGAAAATCCATTAACTAAAAAACTCTATATGTGGCAGGATTATTATATTATCAAAAACAAGATAAATGTAATCAACTATCCTTATGCAACTACTGCACATAAATCACAGGGAAGTACTTTTAATAATATATGGTTTGATACGGATTTCATTGAACGAATTGCAAACAATGATACAAAGTGTCGAATTTTATATACTGCATTAACCCGCCCACGATATAGTGTTATGTTAAGAAAAAATGGAAGGTTCTAATGAAAGAAGAATATTCACATGAAACACATCAATTTGTGTTTAGTAGAACATTAGGTAAGCAATATTGTGTTAAATGTGGTTTAATTGCTTTAAACAACGGTTTATCACAATGGGCGATTGAAAAGGGGTGTTTAAATGAATTACACCCTTCATTTAAATCAACAAGATCTAAGTTCACGAATAAATTCATTTGCTGACCATAAATAATATAAAGTTCTTTTATGGAGACTGATAATGAACAATTTATTCAACGCTTTTAGTATTAAAGTTCCAGGTCAAACACTAGATGATAAAAAATTCTTCCAGTACGCAGACTATGTAAATACCAGCACAACTGTACCAACAGATGCTGAAACAGTGACAAAAGCAATTGCTTTTGTTAGACTTAAACAAATTAAACGTAAACTAAGTGAACTATCTGTTCCTGTTTACTTAACAATTAATTTCTCCACTCCTGGAACAGCAAGTACAGTACCTACTGATGCTGAATTGGTCGTTGGCTATATTAGCATCGAACCATTTTTAAGCACTTTAGAAACTGCACCTGATGAAGCAGATCGTTTTACAGCAGCGGCAGAAGTAATAAAAGGTATCATCGACGTTGCTCTTTCAGAGGAAATAGTGGATGAATTCTTTGAAGTTCAAACAACATACTCACGTCATAGATATCCAGGAGCAACTACAACTGATACATATCGTGAATTGGAAACAATTTTTGTAACTGTACCTGATTCTGGTGAAGTTAGTACTGTAGTTTATATTGATATTAAAGCATAAAAACCAACAAATGGAGTTGACATGGATAGCAGAAAGTTTTATGATATGGTTATTGAAGACGTAATGGCTTTTGACAAAGTACTTTACGATTTAGAACAAATGTCTAGCAATGCTCCAAACCCACGTATACGTACTGTGGCTGATGTAGCAATTTTACACGTTAAATTGGCACGTGAAATCAGCCAAGCCCTTAAAGATGCTAACGAAGGACGATAAAAAGTCCTTGACAAATATTATATTTGTGTTATCATTAAATTGAAAAAACTATTATTCGGAGTTATAAAATATATATGAAATCTGTTATTGCCAATGATCAAATTACTGCAAAGAGCGTTCGCCTCGTTGATGAAAGTTCTAGTACAGTGATGGCAATTAATGCCGCATTAGATCTTGCTTACAGTAAAGAGATGGATTTAATTCAAGTCTCAGATCAAGATGTACCTGTAGTAAAAATTGCTAATTTGAATAAGTACTTGTACGATCAAAAACAAGCAGAAAAAGAATCTAAAAAGAAACAACGCCAAAATTCTACACAAGTAAAAGAGGTTCAGTTTTCTTTTGGAACACAGGAGCATGATTTAAATACTAAAGCTAAATCGGCACAGAAATTCATTTCTGAGGGCAAGCAAGTACGAGTCGTGATGAAAATCCAAGGTCGTACTAATTCCAATCCTAACATTCTTAAACAAAATACTGATTGTATGGGTGACTTCGTTACTCGTTTAGGTGATGTTGATTTTGTACAAAACATTGCAGTACAGGGTAATAATGTTACCTGCACAATTAAAGCGAAGTAACTTTATAAGAGGGTAAATAAATTTTTACCCTCTTTACAACTGGAGTATTATTATGAAGAATATTGAACGTAAAGTGTTCTCCCTACCTAATATTGAAGTAGTGAAAGCATCTTATAAAAATTCGGTTTATTATATCGCTGGCTCAAATGATATTACTGAATATGTTAAAATTATTAAAGCAACACAAGATTTAGATGATCTCGACGCCATTACTTATGGTTTAACTCTTTATTTGCGTGATCATCCAGAAAATAGTCAATTGGCAGTACCGTTATTTGATGTAGTACTATTGAATGATTCAAAGACAAGTTTTGATTATGTTATTCATATTGTTAATGATCTTTTCCGTAAAGACATTACTGAATCTCATCAAATTGCTGATCTAATTCACTATGATGGAGCAGCAACAGTTGGTACATATCCATATGAACTAGCACATACATTTGCGTGTATGGTTGAAACTGCAAATACACAAACGCATCAAGAGTTGCAGACTGATATTGTGCCATCAGCAAAGGTTGTTGACCCACTTTCATTGATTGAGCAATTAATTCGCCGCGATCATCCAGAAGATATTTAATATATAAACTCCAAGGTTTTTGAGAGATAAATACTCAAAATTAACCTTGGAGTTTTTTTATTATGCATAAAAAAGAATTATTATACGCTATTCTTGAAGCTATTGCTCCTACCGATGTTGACTCATCTCATCTACAGACTATTGAACATAACGGTAAAGACCTATATATCACATTCAAAAATGGAAGTACTTACGAGTACGATAATGTACCAGAAGCAATGGTACGCCAGATGTTGAAGGTAGATAGTAAAGGAAAGTTCTTGTGGCGTTATATTAGAGACAAATATCCGTACCGCCAAATAAAAGCTATTCCACAACAAAAATTTGACACTAATCCAGATGCAGTGAAACAACGTTTAAAATACGATGTTGACAGTGGTGAATGGATTGATGCGTTAAAACCAGAAGAAATTAAAGCAGTTGAAGTTCCTATTGGACATGAATTTCGTGCACCAGATGGTGATACATATACATTCCAAGGACAACAATGGCGTAATAATAGAACTGGTAAAATTGCAAAAAAACATATTAGTCAAAAAATGACAGATATTGCAAAACGCATGTTGAAATTGAAAGGAAAAGCAAATGAAATATAATCAATTAAATGAAGCGATAATTAAAGTACCGCCAGAATTACTTAATAAAGTAAACATGTATGTTGCATCATACCTCTATTTTAAAATTAACCAGTATATTGAACGTTTAAGTTTGTTTGTCTCAGCTAATACTACTGAAGAAGAAAAACAAAAAATTATTAAAGATGGTAAAAATACAATGCAGAAATTGCATTCTAAGTACGGTGCAAAAAATATATCTGCTGAAACAGCTTACAATATTTCAGGAAAAGCAATACACATACCATTTGATGTTGAAACTTTCTTTTCAGAATTAAATTTTAAAGGTGTTAATCATGGATTAATTTCATTACTTAAAAATAAAGTAAAAATTGAATTGTTTATAACTACAAATTCTAATGGTATTTCTGGTTCTAAAGAACGTCATGGTACATTTTCACATTTAGTAACTGTTGTTGTTGGTAGACTTGGACCTAGACCATCCTTTTTAGAAACTGCTAATAATATTATGAGTACTACTTATCATGAGCTTCAACATGTTGTTCAATCACTTGCTATTGAAAACATTAATAAGTATGAAAAACAATTACAACGTAATGATGGATACTCTGATGTACATAAAGATCCAACCGATTATTATACTAGCGGATTAGAGTATTCACCACAATTAGGAAATTTAATTGATTATGTATCAGTAGAATTAGAAAAAAATACATTAGATGGAAATCTCAATCCTGACAAAAACATTGCAATAAAACATGCAATGAATAATGCCGTTCAGAAGAATAATGATGTTAGAACATTTTTAATAAGTTTATATAAGAAACAACCTGATCAATATAAAAAGGCTATGAAAAATGTCTACACTAGAATTTCACCAATTTACGATGACTTCAAGGAAAATGGATTAGATTATACATTTACTGAATTACCATCAGAACAATTAGAAGCTAGTATAGATGTTATGAAATCAGTATATAAATTGATGAGTAAAAATGATAATTATAAAGTAAAAGCATTTGGTAAAGGTTTAGAAAATATTACACAATTGAAAATTTATAAACCACAATGGTCAATAACTTTAGATAAAAATCAAGTTAGAACTGATAATTACTATATAAGCATTTTTAGTACTGATCCAGAATTTGAAGAAGATGAAAAAATGGATGCCAAACAAGTACTAAATTTATTTGGGATACTTTCTGAAATATCATGGTACGATGCTACTGATATTGTTGATGATTTTGAAGTTATTACTGGTCAACGTCTTGAAGTAAATATTGAATCTATATATAATATAATTGAATCATTACAATCTGATGCTAACGCTATGAATGTACAATTTGAGATTATTTCCAAACTATCATTTAAACTATTTGATAAAACTTTTGAAGTTTCTAAGGTAGAAGGTTCAAATGGTAAAGTTGATATAAAATATAATACTGATGAAACTTTATATGTATGGTCATTAAAACAATTTCTGATCGTGTTTCAATTAATGATTCGATATTATATAAGTTATCCAGATGAAGTCTTACAGATTTTGAATGATGGCGGTATGTATGTAGAATTTATGTCTAAATTAAGGAACTTATAATGCCTAGTAAAAGTAAAGCACAAGCTAGGTTCATGGCAGCGGCTGCACACGATCCAGAATTTGCAAATAAAGCTGGAATTAGTACTAATGCTGCTAAAGAATGGAACCATGCTGATGAAAAAGCGGGTAATTTGAAAAAAACTTCAAAAAAACCCGAACATGTTAATGAAGAAGTTATAAATGAAGCAAGTGGTGTTGGCATTATAAAAGTACCACCAGCATTACTTAATAAAATTCAACGATATGTTGGATCTATTTTGTTAACTATGGGATATACAAAACAACAAGAACTCCAAAAACATGGAGAGACAGAACAGTCAAAAGTACTAATTAATTACTTAAAACGTTTTCAACGAAAATATAATGCAGCAATTTTATCTCCTAATGATTTAAGAAAATATATTAATAGTGTAAGTACGGTTCCTCTTGATGCTGATGAAATTTTTAGCCAATTACCAGAAAATATTAAAAAACGTCCAGGAGCAAAAGAGTTAATACAAAATTTAAAATTAAGACTTCGTATTTCAAATCAGCTAGTTGGTAGAGGTGGCAGTAATCAAACAAATGGTAATTTGAATATTCAAGAAATTGGAATACCATCATATTCACAAAAGATTAAACCAGCATCTATTGATAACGTGGTACAATCATTAAATTATGCTATTGGTACAATAGAACATGAATTGCAACATGCTATTCAAACTACAGTACTTCAAAAATTAAATTCCAATGATAAACAGACTGAAAGAAAAGCTAGATATACTGATGGTGATGATGCATATTATGCTAGTGGGATTGAATTTGGCCCACAAGTAAAAGATTTAGCATCAGCAGCAACGGACTGGTTAGAGAATAGACCAGATGAAATAACTGGTAACAAAAATACTGATATTAGTAATGCCATTAAATATGCTATGTCTACCTATAGTCAAGGTAAAATTATTAATGCTCTAAGAAATTATAAACACAATGATCGTGCCAATAAAGCTATGAAATTAATTTACAGAGAAGTAAGTAACTTCTATGATAACGAATATGCTGATTTGAGTGATTCTGGTGAACTAGATACATCTGAACAAAATGTATTTGGGGATACTACTGATACTTCAGTTTCATTAGAGCATCCAGAACCAGGTCAATCTACAATGGGTGATTTGTGGTTAGCTATCAGTCAATACTTTGGAGAAAAGCCAGAAGGTTTTGGTTACTATGATGATTTAAAGGAAATTAAAATCAAACGTCCATTTGGTGAAATTTCAATAGAGACTGCTAACAATGGTGGAGTTCATCTTTATGTTCGTGTAACTGGTAATAGAGAAAAATCTTGGAACATTGAATTAAATCCAGAACAATCTAAAAAATTGATTCAAGATGTGGCATACTTTAGTACTGAAAATACTATATCTAAACTTAAAGATAAATTAGAAGAAGAAACGGCACCTCCTGCGGATCTTGCTAAAGCAGATTATATCGTTTATGATACTAATAATACGGAAAGTATATTTAATGATGATTCTAATAAATCTGTACAAGCAGAATATGATCAAGATGAAGGTACTGTGTATGTACATTTCAAAGGTGCACGTGACAAAATGTATATTCAAGGTTCAGGTAAAAATTATTATATTGGATATGGTTCAGAAAATGGAATAATTTGTAAAGCAGCAGACTTTAAAAAAATAATGGAACTATTAATATCATTTTATTATGAATCAGATACTACTGACAAAATGATTAGTCGTACATTACGCAGTATTTCTAAAAATGGGGGCACAATAACCCCGTCTGATATAGAATCGCAAATTGAATATACAAAAAGGCTACAAGCTAAACACAGGAGTACTGCTGAAGTGACTGAATCAAGTATGCGTGGATGGGTAGATGTTATACAAAATGCAGAACTAGAGCACGATATAGATGATGCCGATGAACAAACTTTAATTAACACTGATCGTATTGATGAGATGCCTCTAAAATACGATTCATTTATGGGAATGGACCCACAAATTTATGTGGACAAAGAAGCCCAAATAAATAAACCAAAAAATATGAAACCTATAAAAAATCATGGTCAGTGGACAACTTATCGTGGTAAAAAAGGTTTTATGGCATATGACAATGATACTGGAGAAGCTATCGCCACGGTTGAAGGTCATGAAAATGATGGATGGTTTAATGTTGAAGTTACTGCATCAAGTCGTTCAGTAAAAGGAGTGGTTTATCAAATGTTTATGGATATCATCAATGAAGTAGGGATTCCCATTTTGAGTGGGAGATTGCAATCAAATGATGCTATGAATTTTTGGAAAAGATTAATTCAATCACATAAAGTATTTGTTGTTGCTAATGGCGAAGTAATACAACAAGCTACACCAGAAAAATTCCATAAGTACTGGAGTGATGAAGAAGGATCTCCACAATCACAATTCCAATTTTTATTAGTCAAATAAGGCAAATCAATGATAGAAACAATCTTTTTATTACTAGTTATATTTCAACTAAAACATTTTCTTTGTGATTATCCATTACAAGGAAGATATATGTTAGGTAAATTCAAGAAAGAAAGATGGGAGTTACCATTAGCTGCACATGCAGGAGTTCACTTTTTAGCAACATTTGCAATTGGATTGTTTTTTGGATTTCAAATTGCCTTAGCAGTAGCAGTACTAGACTTTGGAGTTCATTTTGTAGTAGATAAAATAAAGGTTGAAGCTTCACGAAAAACTGATCATAGTAAACCTGAGTTTTGGTGGTATCTTGGTTTAGACCAAATGGCACATCATTTGACTCATTACATTATAATTGCTATATTAGTTCTATTATAAATATAACGATGCAGAAATGCATCGTTATTTTTTTGGAACAAAGAAACAAATTATGCTATAATATATTGGCTAAGAAACAATAAAAGGAATTAGAAATGGCAAAGGAAAAGAAAAGTTCTGTTCTCGCTGAACATGGTGTTCAACAATTAACTGAATATCAACATGCACGTATCCGTACTGAAATGTACTTAGGATCAAAATCAGAACATGAACAACCAGTTCTTCTCTTTAGTGAAGATGGTTATACTGTGCAAAATTTAGGTTGGGTTCCTGCCCTACTAACTTCATTCCGTGAAATCGTGGATAACTCATTAGATGAATTTGTTAAAGCTGGAACAAAAGATCCAGTACTAAAAGTATCATATAATGAAAATGAACTTGAATTCGAAATTAGCGATAATGGTCGTGGTATTCCGATTGATTACGTACCTGAAACTCTTAAACATGTTTGTACAATGGTACTAACAGAGATGAAAACTGGTCGTAACTTCAATGATGATGAACGTAATAATGTTGTTGGTATGAATGGTCTTGGTGGTTCAGTTGTTATGATTGTTAGTGAAAAAGCTGAGATCGAAATACATAGAACCGGAAAACCATATAAGACTGATAAATCAAATACTGAATATGATGGTATGTATAAATTCACACAGAAGTTTACAGAAGGAACTCAAATGTTCCCTGAACTTGGTATTGAAGAACCAAATATTCGTAAAGTGAAAGCAGATAAAACTGGAACAACAGTTAGATTCAAAATAAGCAAAGAAGTATTCAAAGTACATACATTACCTATTCAGTTAGTGTATAGCATTCTTAAAGAAGTTGCGGCAGCTAACCCAACATATAAAATCTTTTTGAATGATCAACGCATTACAGTTAATAAGAAAGGTTTATTCTCTGCTGCAAAAAACACAATGATTCTCAAAGTTGATGATAATGAGACTGGACTAGATAGTACTTTCTACATTGTACCAAACGTAGTTGAGGGTCTAAGCAAGAACTTACATATGCAAGGTCTTGTTAATAATGCTCCATCATTAGAAGGTGGAACACACTTAGATACATTCCAACAAAAATTTGCATTAGGTGTTATTAATGCATTGGATAGAGTACCTAAAAATAGAAAACGCAATTTAAAACCTAATCGTTCTGATATCGAAGAAGGATTGTTGATTTATAACATCACAAAGATGAATACCCCAACTTTCAACTCTCAAATCAAAACGAAGCTAACTAATGAAAATGTCATCAAGCCAGTGCAAAATGCAATGAGTGATGATTTCTTTAATGAATTAGTGAAGAAAAACACTGATTGGATTGAAGAAATTTATACTAGATGTGCTGAGCGTACAAATAAAAAAGATGCTGATGAAGATCGTAAAATGGCAAAACGACTATTAAAAGGAAAAGTTGCTAAATTACGAGATGTAAATGATACTAAACCAAGAAGCGAATGTATTCTTTTAATTGCTGAAGGTGATTCAGCAGTAAGTTCAATGACAGCAGCTAGAAATTCTTCTATTCATGGGATTTTACCTTTGCGTGGTAAAATACAAAACGTAAATGGAAGAGAGAAAACTAAAGATCTTATGGGTACTGCGGATAAACCATCAGCAATTCATGACATTATGGCATCTCTTAATATTGTTCCTGGAGAAAAAGCTATCAGATCCAATATGAACTTTGGTAAGTTATATATTTGTGCCGATGAAGATGAAGATGGTAAAAATATTGGTGCGTTAGTAGTAAATTTCTTTTATAAGTTCTGGCCTGAATTATTTGAAGATACTTCAAATCCATTCATTTACATTTTCAAAACACCATTTATTATTTTGGAAAAAGGTAAAGAATCAAAGTACTATTATGGTCACAACGTTCATGAATACAATCCAGATGATTGGAAAGGATGGAAAGCGACTCGTGCTAAAGGTCTTGGGACTCTTGAAGTTTCAAACTTTAGAGATGCACTTGCTAATGGTGTTGCAATAGCAATAACCGATGATGGGTCATTAGCAGAAACATTGGATTTAATTTTCAATAAAGACCGTGCTGATGATCGTAAAGAATGGACTAAAGAAGACTAATACATTAATGGGGTACAGTTGAAGTACCCCAATAGTAACAAAGAGGCAAATGGAATGCGTAAACCTAAAAAAATTATAGAAATTGTTCCTAACGAACTAACACTTTTGGACTTCCAAAGTTCAGATTATATAAACCAATCATCTCTTGAGTATGCATTAAGTACTTTTGATCGTTCTCTTCCAGGAATTGATGGTTTTAAAAATTCACAAAGAAAAGCTATTTTCACACTAAGTAAAATAAGCGGAGAAATTAAAACTGTATCATGTGCAGGGCGTATGATTAGTGATGGTATATACCTTCATGGTGATGTATCAGCTAGTGGAACTTTACAAAATTTGGCAAGTCCAGTAGTTAATAATTATCCGTTAATTGGAAAACGTGGTGGTTTTGGTACACAGGTTAATCCTGAACCAGCTAGTCCACGATATACTTATGTGAAGAAAACAAAAATAACAGAATCATTAGTACTAAGGGATTTAGATGTGGTTCCAATGCAAGAGAATTATGATGGAACTACAATGGAACCTAAGTTCTTTTTACCATTAATTCCATTAGCATTACTTGGAGTAGATGGAACAGCAACAGCATATAAAAGTTTCATTTTTCCATACAGAATGAATGATATTATTGATAATACTATACGTGTTATTAATAGTGAAGATTTACTTCCGATGGTTCCATATTATGCTAGTTATGGTGCAAATGACTATGTTGAAGACCGTGGAGAAGGTAAGTATACGTTCTTTGGTAAAGCAGAAGTAATTGATGCAAGTACTGTAAGAATTACTGGTTTATCACCACGAATGAAATTAGAAAAATTCATTGAAGAATTAAATGAAATGGAAGATTCTGGAAAAATTCGCGGATATAATGATGACAGTTCAGGTAAAGTTGATATTACTATAAAACTACCTAGAGGTCTTGCAGTTTCATGGACAGAAATGGATGTAATTGAGTATTTTGACATTTCAACTAAATTGGCACATACCCTTAACGTTTTAGGTGAAAATGGAAAAGTAAAAAGTTACAACGATGTTCGAGATATTATTCACGACTTCGTTCAATTCAGATTCAAGTACTACATTAAGCGTTATGAAAAACTTCTTTCTAATGCAGATGCAGAAGTTCGGTATAAAATTTTAGTGAAAGAATGTTTTGATAACGATATGATAGTAAAAATAAAATCATTTGAAAATCGTGGTGAAGTTGTAGACTTTGTAACATCTTTAAATAAAGAAATTGAAGCATCTGATGATAATATTCAAAATATCATAAACTTTCCTAGCTATCGTTGGACAAAAGAAAACTACGATAAAGTACTTCAAGAAATTGAAGAAGCATTGGAAAAAATGGATGAATATAATGATTTGCTTTCTAATCATGATAAAATATGGAACATTTATAAACAAGAACTTATGGAATTACGTGACATGAATATTGTATATAGAGAAGATACTGAGTAATTTATATAAGGACGCATAATGCGTCCTTTATTTTTAATCGTATACATATAATAAATACCACAAAGCTTTTTATGTTTTTGGAGATAATAATATATGGCGAATTTCGAACCCAAATGGGATTTGATAGCTGATACCAATTCGATTAAAGAAGGACAGACTACTTATTTTAGATTACGAATTTCTAAAAGTCAACTTATTTCACCTAACGATGAATATGTACTTGATGATGACCAATATCTTGAATTTACATTTAATATTGTAGGTGCAGGAGAAACATTAGAAGAAAGAGATTTTAACGTATCTATAGGTGAAAGTACTTCAGAATTAATTCCTATTGGAGAAGCAGGAACAGGCATCCCACACATTCAGGGAACGCACGTAGTAAAATTAAGTAGAAAAGATTTCCAATTGAGTTCAAGTATAACCTTTATTGATGCATTCTTTTTTAAAATAGAATGTCCACAAGACGGAACATGGGATGGACCAGAATCATTAACATTTAATATTGATAGCATAAATGAAATCACATTATTAGATGGACAAATTGCCAATACAGTTCCGAGTGGAATTGTGGGAATTAGTACTCAAATTTTAAATTATAATACTGAAGATGAAGTTTGGGTTACTCCCAACTTAACAACACATGGTGATAATCTATATACTATTGGTGGTATTGGATATGGATCTGAAAGTAGATTATATATTCAAGCATTTGGAAGAAGTGAAACTATAAATGGGATTACTAATATTTTTATGCCAGCATATAAAATTGAAAAAATCACTATAGCTGATATTCCCAATGAACACATAACTGGTTCAGGTACTATTTTTATACCTGTAGGAGTTGAGGAAGAATCTAATGTTTCAATTTTGGATACTATAGGTAATACAGTACAATCAGGATTAAAATTTAATGCTAACGGTCAGTTAGTACAAACATTAATATATGATTCTGAACCAATAGATACTTATTTTAAAGCTTCAATTGTGTCTATTACTAGTTATTATAATACACCACAAGATGCATATTTCATTGGTAAAAGATTTAGAGCATACCAAACATGGGTTTGTCCAACTAATATTACAGATTTTTATGGTGCAGTAAAGCCAAATCATATGTATCAACTTAAAGATACTAAAGTATATCCTTATGTAGTAAAAGAAATTATTATTGAAGGAAGTACTAAAATATTATTTGAGGAAGATAAGTGGTATGATTTGGGATTATATAATGAATCATTAGGTACTGGTATTATTGGTTCAGAAAGAATGTTTCGTGTTGTTGTAAATGATAATACTGGTACAGATATTTCTTTTGAAACTGATACAAATCTAGGTGAAATTCATGTTGGTGAATATTTTGGACATTCAGTATATCCTAAAATAATCGCTAGTGGTTCAGATTTAATAACATACCACATTGATTCAACTACTTCACCAAATGATATTACAAAATATGGATTAGATTTAACAGCAGATGGAATTGTCATTGGTGAAGCATACGCATTAAGTACTGATTTTACTGCTAATGATGATATACCATTACAGTTTGATGTAGTCGCTACTAGTAAACTTGGTAAATCATTAACAAAAAGATTTAGATTAAGAATTATTAGAGGATTAGGACAAAACTATTTACATGCAGATGTGTACCCATCGTTGACATTAGAACGTTCTTGGTTTAAAATGATAAGTTCAACTACATTTAGTAGAGCATTTTATTATAGGGCATCTGACCCACGATATGGAGTAAAAACTATACCTCGTATTTTGTTAAAAGAGAACTTCGTTGATCCAACTAAAAATTGGGAAGGGATTAAACAAACGATTCTCAATCTCAGGGCTGGAATAGTTGATACAGTTCATGGTTCACCAACACCAGATGGTTCATTTAGATTAGTACTAGGAAATTATAAAATACGTTCAGCTCTTGACAATCAAGGAAATGTGTTGTATGATGTACTGTACAGAGAGCTACATGAAGAAGGTGTACAAGTTAATTTAAGTTTAAATCCATTGAAATATACTGATTATTCTACCTCTATAATTTCTGAGATTTTTGGATTAAGACAAAATATTTTTAATATTATAGGTGAAGATACCGTAAACTTATTAACAGATCCAACTGATTTAAATAATCGTGGTATTGTCGTTGAACCAATCAATGGAATATCTGTCGAAATGTTAGATACAGTTCCTCGTTACATGAATCATCCATATATCGAAGATAACATTAAACCTATGTATTTCCCATGTATACCAGTTGCATACTTGCAACCAGGGCAAGGTGAAATATTGTTTAATACGATGGTACAAAATAATGAACATGGTACATTGCTCAATACTGAATTTGAAGTATCTGGTGTTGAATTTAAATACTATACTGAAAGTACTGACAAATATGTTCAAGAAAACTTTACGGCATCATTAAAAGTGCCTAATCTATTTCAATAAGGAAAATTTATGTTTCATCCATTTTTCGACCCATCATCTTTAAGTGATAAAGAACTATATGATAAAATAACTGAAGTTTCTGTTAGAATCTCTGCTGCTAGAACATCAGGGATTCAATTTGAAATTATACAATCAATGTACACATTAATTCACGCATGTGAAGAAGAGATTAGAACTAGGCAAGCTCACAAAGATCTTGAGAGTGTTTCTAAGGAAGATAATTGTGTATTTGATTCAGATAGTTATTTAAATGACAAAGATGATAAAAAGAATGAAAATACAAAAAAACAGAACTATAAGCGAGGATGGTGATGTTCGTTTAGATCTGAATGCTGTTGTTTATGCTATAAACTGCGGCACAGACATTACTTATATCCAGCTTAATGAGCAAGATGAAGTTGAACGATTGAAGTTCAATGATAATTGTAAAAAATTTGGACTTACTGAACGTATGCTAGATTATAAAATAGAACATGATAAAAATCATGAACTATGGAGATATGATCCAGTATATGATAAAATCAACTTAGAAGATTATTTCCTTTCTTTATGTAGTACTGATGTTGAACGTGATCGAGTACTATATGAATTAGGATTGTATGAAAATTATAATATGACCAAACTATTAAGATGTATGATATGGTTGGTAGATTATCTTGACGAACATAATATTTTTTGGGGATTAGGTCGTGGAAGTTCAGTAAGCAGCTTTTGTTTGTATTTGATTGGATTACATTTGGTTGATTCAGTGAAATACGAATTAGATGTGAACGAATTTTTGAAATGGTAAAAAAAATTATGGTATAATATACTAGAAGTACAGTTAAAAAGGGATTTTTATGAAGAAACATACTAGCTATCGCGGTCAAAAAATCGATATGGAAATGTTGAAATTTCAGCATCAATATAGTGTAGCCGTTGGTAACGCAAACATGAATGCACGTGGTGACATTATTGGTCGCGGCGGCACCGTTGTTAAAAAGCGTGAAGATTTATTGGCAGAACGTGAACGTGAATTACAAAAACCTGATATCAGTCCAGAACATCAAAGCCACTCAATTGCTCCACAAATGGGCGATCCTATGTCTTTTGCAGATAATGGATTTGATGATACACAGTTTGAAAGTACTCCAACAGGTGATTATATTGAAGAACCAGTTGAAAAGAAAGTACCAGTAAAACGTGCAAAAACTAAAGACGCTGATACAGACCAAGAATAAGGAAATTAACATGGAGTCAAAAGTACTTAATGCCTGTAAAGGTAAGGTTTTAGTATCTAACTTAGATTCAGGTGAACAAGTTTTAAAATCAGGAATTGTCCTTAGAGATGATGATGGTAAAGTACGTGGTGTACATAGTCGATGGGCTAAAGTATATTCAGTAGGTGAAGATGTTACCGATATCGAAGCTGGTGAATGGATCTTAGTATCTCATGGTAGATGGTCAAGAACTATCACAGTCGAAGGTATCTCATTAAATTTAGTAGATTATCCTAAAGGTGTACTTGCAGCATGTAAGGAACGTCCAGATTTTCTTGGATTAGGATATTAACAAAAATGCTCTGCATATGCAGGGCATTATTTTTTATGGGTATAATATGAGTATAACAATAGATAATAAATTTAATTTTTATGATGTTAAAATAATTTCTTCCAATAAATCTGGTAAATTTTATTTTGAAGTAGTTAAAAACAGATCTAAAGTGTATGAAGTATCTGATGATTTATTTAAAACTATGCTGGTTTCAGCGTCTATGCAACAAAATAATAAATCGATTGGAGCAAGTACAAGTACACGTGCGAATTCATTTGAATACTTATTTGATCAATTAGAAATGACCGAAGATATTTTTACAGCACTATTATATCCAGAATGGATAAACGAAAACAAGGAATAATTATGACAAGTCTATGGACCGAAAAGTACCGACCACAAAATGTTGATGAATATGTATTCAAAAATCCAGCGTTTAAATTAAAGATGGAAGAATGGATCAGTACTGGTCAAGTCCCACATATTGGATTTTTTGGACCAGCAGGGACTGGCAAAACTTCTGCCATTAAAGTACTAATTAATGGTTTAATACAAAATGGATTTGTTGATTCATTTGATGTTACCATTTTAAATATGTCAGATGAAGGTATTGATGCAGTACGTGAAATCGAAAATGCTGCTAGATTATCTACCATTGGTGATTATAGAATCTTCGTACTAGAAGAAATGGAACAAATGGGCTTTAAAGCTCAAGGTTCATTAAAACGTATTATGGAAGACTATCATGAGAATGCTAGATTTATTCTTACATCAAATGAACCACACAAAATTTTAAAACCAATCATATCTCGTGTACAAACCATTAACATTGAAAAACATGATCAAGATGAATTCACTACTAGAATTATTGAAATCCTAATCAATGAAGGTGTAGAGCTAGAAACTGAAGAAAGTTTAGATTTGGTTAATAAGTATATTAAATGTACTTTCCCTGATTTCAGAAAAACATTAAACACGTTGCAAAGTTCAGTAGTTGGTGGTAAATTAGTAAAATTAGAAGATTCAGTTGATAGTACTGCAAGTTATAGAGGGGCAATTGTAGATGCCTTAAAAGCAGGGAATATTAGACAAATGCGTGAACTTATTGTTCAAAATATTCCAGAAGATGAAATTGATGGATTCTTTACATTTTTATATCAAAATGTTGATATGTTCACCAATGACAGTATTAAAGAAATGAAAATAAAAATCAAAATTCGTGATGCTGTAGTAAAACAAGCAAGTGTATCTGATAGAGAAATGAATTTATCTGCACTTTTATGTGAAGTTGATCTTATTTGTAATGATCAAATGTAATAGGAAAATAAATGCAAAATATCAAAAAGAAAGCAGTACTGTTAGATTGTGATGAAGTACTTTTAAATCACTTAAATGGATTTAAAAAGTATGTTCAAAAATATTATGATATTGAAACAAAAGGTGAACCAATGCAATATAACCTACAAGATTGGTTACAATGCGATGGTGAACGAGTTATGGAATTATTGAAGAATTTTAATTTCTACTCATATGAATTTGGGTTACTTGAACCAATGGATGGTGAAGATACAATCAAATATATGCAACGGTTAAGATTTGAAAATCCTGATGTAGCATTTATTGTTGTAACTAAAAGCGGTACATTTGGTCATGGTGAAGTACTTCGAAAAGTAAATCTTCATAATGTATTTGGTGATATCTTTGATGATATCATTATCTTAGAGAATTATCAATCTAAACGAAATACATACTTAAAGTTAATGCAACAATATGATATTATTGCAGTAGTTGATGATCATCTTGATAATATTCATACTGCACAAAAACTTGGTCTTGATACCGTAGTCTATCAATGTTCTCATAATATTTCAGAAAAGGATAATGATAATTATCTATTTGTTGAATGTTGGATTCAAATGTATTATGAACTTAATAAATTAATCAAAGGGGTATGATCCCCTTTTTGTATAAGTAAATAAGGTTATATTATTATGTTTCTCTTATGAGAAATAACCTTAAAGGAAAAATATACATGGATAGTTCACAAGCAATTCAAAATCTCTATGACCAAGATGGATTATTAGATATCCTTCTTGGTGTTGAAGAATATTTTGATAATATGGATTTGTATGCTTATAAGAACTGGATATATGGTGAAGTAGTTGAAGGGCCAATCGTTAGTAAGTATTGGGTTGAAATTACATTAAAATTTGATCATCAAACATTTCCAGATCCAGTAGCAACACAAATGTTCGAAAGACAAGGGACAAAAATCTTCATACGTCCAGATTGGGAAATTTACCCAATTGCACACCCACGTGGTAATGAAGATATGCAAAGCGTATTAGGTAATGGTTCAAGTATGCGTAAACCTAAAGATGAACGCAAAGCAATCATTTTATATAAATTTCAAATTCCTCGCCGTTTAGTTAATCCTGAAAGTTTCGATGAATATAAATTAATGGCATCTGATTTTAATAGCAATACAATGCAAGATGATGTGGATGTTCCAGAAAAAGATCCTCAAGACCAAGAATCGATGGAAGGTCAAGATGATGATATTCAATTCGATGAAACTCAAGGAGGACTATAATGTCTAAAAGAATTTATGAAAGGGCGTTAAGACCATTAGTACTTAAAGATTTAATACATCCAATAATTAGCATTGATGAATATACTCCAAAAATTGATGAAACAAATATTGTAGTACTATTTCAAGTACTTGATAACTTCGATGCAGCATATGATTTAAGTTCATTTATAGAACGTTCTCCAGTTGAAGTGGTTGATACTGAGGCGGCTGAAACTCCAAATGTTGATGGTCGATATATGGTATTTGCTGAATTTGAAAGGAATGGAGAATTTCCTAATAAACTAATGTCATTGATAAAATCAATTGAAAATATTTGTCCAGATCCTGGTTGGAAATTACAAGTGTATGGCATTAATGATCCTATTGATTTAGACATAGACTCTATTACTGATGGAATGGAACTTATTAGTGAAGAAGAATTAAAAGAGTTTTTTGATTTTGCACCAATTAATGTGGAATTTTTAAAAGAGTCAATTAAATTAAAAAGTATATATGGTTCAGAATTGCATTACAGTTTAGGTTCTGGTATAGTTGATGAAGATTATATCAAAGGATTATTAAAAGAAGAAATGACACTAGATGGAACTCGCTTAAGTGCAGTTCTTGGTGAGCATTATGATGTTCTTAGAAGTGGTAAAAATTATATTGTTGGAATTAATGGGCGATATATCGTATTAAGATAATGAAAATATATAATATGTTAATTGCACTACATGAAAGTACTAAAACACCTTTACATCAATACGGTAATGTTGGTTTAAGTAAGCGATTATATGTAAGAACTTACGAAATCAATAGAATTGGTAAAAATTATGATAACATCAATCGTAGTGATGTTGGTACTGAACTGGTTCTAAAAGCATATTTGGCTCGTAAAGTTTATATTAATGAACAATACCTACGAGGTAGGTTTTTAATTGATGAACTATATGAGAAAGAAGTTCAGTTCACTAATGGTTTATGGAGAATATTCTCAGTTGAAGTCTTTGGGGAATTGCTACCTGAACTACCTGTGCCGACAACATACAAAGAATTACAACATATTTTTGATCATAGTGATGTATATAAAGAGTTCAACTTATATACTACAGTTAAAGAAGCAGTTATTCATAATCAAATAGCAGATTCAGACAAATGCGTCAGTATGCGAGATTTTGATTTATTTTGCTCATTACCAGGTAGTACTGGTTGGACTTCAATACAACATGGTGCAAGTTTAGTTGATGGTAGAACTGAAGCTCCACAACGATTATTACAAGCATGTATGGGTATGTACCGATATGAGTTTATAGGTTGCCCTGAACCGTATGAAAATTTTTGGAAAGAACGTGCTTCACTAGCAATGAAAAAAGCTATTGCAATTTTAGAAAAATCATATATAATAAAATTTAGAAATGGAACGATGTACGGCATGACGCCAGTACCGGAACGATTTGAGCCAATATCGTCCTTCCATTGGAACATAAAAAGGACGTGAATTTATTTTCGTCCTTTTTTATTTTCTACTTGACAACTGTGTATTTTAAGCGTAACATGTATCACATGAACACAGCGTATCAAAAAGTACTTGACAACATGCTGAGTCCAATATATAATATTTAGAGACAAAACATCCAAAAGGAAAAAACAATGAAAACTGTAACTTTCGTATACACCCAAGGTATTTCTTATAAAGCAACCAACGTTAATGAAATTAACTCTGATGGGTACACAGTAGATTATACTCGTCAGGTACAAAACGAATCTGGTACAGTTGTAGGGGGCGATTTTCGTTCAGTCAGTACTGAAGATTTGTTGTATGCTATTGTAAAAGACCATAGTACTGGTATTGTATCAATCATTCCTGGTATCTATGATAATTTTGATGTGGTGCCTAAAGGTAATGCAGTAACTCGTCAAGAAAACATCGATCGTGAAGCTGAAGACGTTGCTTATGCTCGTGCACTAAAAGCACCAGAACGTGCAGCAAAAGAACAAGCTAAATTCGAAGCTCGTCGTTTAGCACGTAAAGCAGCATGGGAAGCTAATAATGGGACTACTGAACCAACCGTACCAGTTGAGCGTTTTCAAACTGCTATTGATACACGAGTAACTCAACAAGTTTCTGCACTCAGTTCTGCTGTTGAGCAATTGATTTTGGCTGGTGTGTCTGAATCTGATATCGAAGTACTTAAATCATTAAATGTATTAAAATAATTTGACATTCAATTAAAAAAGGATATATAATGGAAACCGGAAAATACATCGTAGTATCACGTGATAAAACCACTCGTCGCTGTTCAATGTCAGCAACACCAATTGAACATGCAACTGAGTCTTTGGCTAAAGCTGAAGCAGCACGGTTAGCACAAAATAACCAAGAAAAAGATTTTACTGTGTTGCGTGTTACTGCAACAGCATCAGTTGATAAAGTTACTTGGCGTTAAATTTCATGGGGAGTTAACATAACTCCCCAATTTTTAAGTTATATTAGCGAGATTAAAAATCATGAAAGGCAAATATTTTTTCAAAGATGAAAATGGTTTTCCAGTCGAGATTCAAGAATTTGATTATGAATATGTTCGTAATTCTTTACTAAAGGTATTTGATAAAAATATCGCGAAGAAATATATCTTTAATGTTATCGTTAATCGCAACCATGATTCTCTTGGATTGCCAGTTTTTGATGTTCGTCCATTGAATTTAAATGATATCTATTATGATAGTACTCGACTTCGTGTACTAGAAATGATGTTAGATGATATATATTTTGGTCGCATTTCAATTAAAGAATTACCAGTTCCTAAATTGCAGCATGAATACCAAGAATATTTAGAGGGACGTGCTAAACCAGCTCCAGTTCCTGCAATTCCAGATGTTCCTGCACCTATTGTTTTTACACGAGTTGAAATTAGTGAAAATGATGAACGTATTATGCAACTAGGAACAGTAGAATCCAATGTTCCAATTGTTCCAATGAAAGTACTAGACTGGATTGACAACTTTGAAGTATGTAGTCAAGAAATGACTGTTAATACACAAAAGTTATCAGAAGAACAAATCCGTTTAGTTCAAGTGTTGAAAACTAACAGTGATTACATTCATAGTGTATTCTCTAATTTAACTTCAGTACTTGAGGCAATGTTCCCATTAAAGCCATCATTCACACAACGGTTATTTGGAACTACTAAAGATATCGAAGTTAAACAGGATGATTTAGGAACTATTTTAAACACACTACGCAGTGCAGTATCAGTTGACCCAAATCGGTTTAGTGGTATAGGGGAAGTGTTTAAAAATATTCAAAATAGTATTCAAGAAATAAAAAATACGGTTGAACAAGGTGTTATTGGATGTAAGTTTGTAATTCAAACCACTGAAGATGCGTATGAATTTGAATTGCGTCAAGAACGTTTGATGAAAATTCGGGCAACTACTGAAATTTCAGAACTGTCACTTGTAAGTATCAATAAAAAGTTTCTATCTGATTTAAATAAGTTAAAAGAAGTGCAAGAAGTTGTAGTTCCTTTACTTATTATCAAGTTACAAAATCAAGCAACTAAAAAAGTTGATGATGAAACAGTTAATATCATTCGTAATTTGGCATATAGTCGTGATTCCGAAAAAAGTTCAGACCAAAAATAAAATAATGGAAATTATTAAAGATTTTCATTGACAGGTCATTAGAGTGATGCTATAATCTTTTACATCAAGACGGCACACTCTCCCATTAACTTAGAAATAAAGGAATTACACAATGATTGACGATCAGAATAATGGTTTTGAAGAAGAACGCCAAAAAGCAACTAAGCGTAATCGTAAACCACGTACAACAAAAAAAGCAGAACCAGTAACTATCGATCAAGATGTGTTTGAACAAGAGACAAAAAATCTTCCAGTACTACGTGATGCTAAAGGCACACAAATGGAACTGACTGTATCAAATATCCATTCATTGGGTTCAGATGCTGGACAAAATATTGGTAAATTGTCAGAAGAAATTTTGTCTAAAGTTAAAGTTGCAGATACTGGCGAATTAGGTGAAGGTATTTCTAATATTCTTACCTTAACTCGCAAAGTAGATATTACTCGGTTAGGTCAACAACGTACTGGTATGCTTTCACGTGTTTGGAATATCTTTGGTGATACTAAGCAGAAAGTACTGGATCAGTTCGAAACAAGTAAAGACCAAATTGAAAAAATTACCAACACATTAGGTTCAGGTATTGACCGTATGCGTGGTGAAGCAACTTGGCTTGAAAATGCGTATGATGCTAATATTGAATATTTGCATGAACTAGAAGATATTTTAGATAATGTCGATCTAGTAAAAGATATCGAAGATAAAAAGCTTGCAGTACTAATGGCAAATCCAGATACTGCTATGAACGTACTGGATGAACAACGTATCATTACTGATGCATTAGATAAACAAGCTGATAAACTTCGTCGTTTAGTTCAACTAGCAAAATTGACTGCACCTCAAATTGCATCAATGCGTAAAGTTAACGTAAACACTGTTGAAAAATTTGAATCATTGAATACTGTTGTAATTCCTGCATGGAAAAATAATATGAGCTTAAGTCTCATTAGTTTGCAACAGAAAAAAGATAATGAATTATCAAATATGATTGACAATGAAACCAACCGTTTGTTAAAGGATAATGCAAAAACCGTGGCACAAAACATGAAAGATGCAGCAGCCGCAAACCAACGTGGTGTAATTGATTTAGGCACCCTACAATCAATTCAAAACGATATGTTGGCTGGTATTAAAGAAACAATTCGTATCGAAGAAACTGGTCGACAAGAACGTAAGCAAGCCGCTATCCAAATGCAAAAAATGGATAATGATTTGAAAACTGCATTACGTGATATTGCACAGAAAAAGTAATAAAATAAGTACTAAAAATATAAGGTTTCCAAATGGGAACCTTTTTTCATATGGAGAAAATAAAATGGATTCTATTTATACACAAGAACTTCTAGATAAACTATCTTCAATTTTAGTTGAATCAGATTTTGAAGATGATGAAGATGGTGATAATGATGAGAATATTAAATTTATAAAAGTTGAAGATGGTGATTGGGTTGATGAGGGTAAATGGTCTTATCGTGATGATACCTTTTTCTTTACTGATTTAAATGTATATGTAAATGTAGGACAATCCAGATCAGGTTCTTACTATACAGACTATTATTATGATGATCCAAGTTTTTCATTTGTTGAACCTAAAACACAAACTGTAGTTACTACAATTTATGTACAAATTAAGGTAACACAATGAAAAGTTATTGTTTAGACATTGAAACACTTGCTACTCCAGAATTATCAGGATATAGTATTGTAATTCCTAACTACGCTATTGTTAAAATTCCAGAAGTGCTAACTTCAGATTTAGAATGGATGTATGTTCAACTACCAATACAAGATCAACTTGATGTTAGTTTGAAGACTGATGCACCTACTATGAATTTTTGGTTTAATATTTGTGCACAAGAATTTCCACTTTCTTTATGTGAAATGCAAAAATCATTCACATTAAAGAATCCTAAAATTATTATCAATGGTGAAGAATCTGATTCTTTAAATGTACCACTAATGCTTAAAACATTTATTCATGGTTCAGAAAAAATTGATAATAATGTAAAAGTATATGGTAATGGTTGTCATTTTGATTGTTCAATCTTACAAGATAATCATAGAATTTTATTCGGAGAAGGAAATTTATGGCATTATAGTGCTCCTAACAATATTAGAACTTTACGTTTATTACTAAATGAACAACAAGAAGAAGATATGAAAGAAGCCGTGCTTCCAGTACTAGAAAAATTTTGTTCAAGTTTTAATGAACAAGGATATACTTATGATTTATGTTTACATAATCCAATTTTTGATGCAGCAAAAGAAGCGTTATTCGCATCGTATGTGCTAAATCTTAAAAAATCCACTTGACATAAAATACCTAATACTATATAATATTCATGTTATCAACTCATCAGGTGAAAATCATGGATTTTGTAATAATTGCATTACCCGCATTATTAACATGTATAGTCATGAAGTTTATTTTTAAACATGACATCACAATGAAAGAATTTTTCATTCATTGTGGTGCTACTATTGCTGTTATTGGGATAATGATGGCTATTACATATGCAAGTATGTATGCATCAATGGCAGACAATGAAATTTTAAATGGTAAAGTACTTTCAAAATCAAGGGAAGTAGAAATTTGTACCCAATACAGTTCATGTAAACATTATCATTGGCGTGAAAAATGCAATTATTACACCGATAGTAAAGGTAAACGTCAAAAATCGTGTGAATCATATAAAGTTTTTGATTATAGTTATGAAGTGGATTGGTATGTCAAAACTACAGTGGATAGTCATGAAATAGAACGTGTAAACCGTCAAGGTACTTCTATACCACCACGGTGGGAAATCGTAAAAATTGGAGATCCTGCAAGTACTACTCATATGTATATAAATTACTTGTTAGGTAATGAAGATTCATTATTTTATCAGGAACAATACAAAAAAGATTTCACTGAAGAATATAAAAAGACTTTACCAGATTATCCAAAAATTTATGATTATTATCGTATAAATCATGTTATTAATTTAACAAAAATTGATAGTACTGGTTTTAACGATTATATTAACAATGTTTTACGTGATATGGGTGCATTACAACAAGTGAACCTTGTTATTGTTATGTATCAATACGAAAATAAAAAGTTTGTTGAAGGTATAACAGCAAAATGGCGTGGTGGAAAAAAGAATGATGTTATCATGTTTTTTGGATTAGATGGTACTGGTATAGTACGTAATTTTAGCAGTACTTCATTTGGTAAAGGTATGAAAAATGAATATTTGCATAGTAAATTACGAATGACTGCCCTTACTGAGAATATATCACTTGACTTAGTGCAAAAAACTGTGTATGATGTACAACAGAATTTCAAACGACTTCCAAATGCGGAATTTGAATATTTGAAATATAAACTTGAACCTAGTCGTTGGGTTGTGATATTATGTTCACTCTTAGCATTAGGTATCTCAATTGGTATTGGTATGTACATGAGGAAGTTAGATTTATGAAAAACATGACGATGGCTATTTTGTTAGCATTTTTAGTTGTAATTGTAATTGGTGGAATTGGAATTTTTGTTTCATATACTGGAACCTATGATACTGCAAACAATTATGAACATAATATTGAACGTCTTAACAAAGCAAGTGAATCTGAATTAAGTACCTTTACTCTTAAAGTTCAGGAACAAGCACAAATTCCAGCAATGTACAAAGATGATTTAAAAGATGTATTAAAAGGTTATTTTGAAGGTCGTGGAAAGCAAGATGATACATACGTTCGTTCATTTGTAAAGCAAGCAATGCCAGAGTTATCAAGTAAGATGTACGAAAATTTAATGGTAACTATTGATGCTGGACGTGATGCATTTAATAATATCCAGAAACAAAAAATTGATGCGTGTTCGGACTACGGTGAATATCGTGGAAAGTTCTGGAACAAAAAGATTTTAGCTGGTGAATTCCCATCAAAGAATATTGATGATATGTGTAAAGTTATTAGTGATTCACGTACAAAAACTGCTTTTAAAACTGGCGAACAAGAAGTAATTAAATTACGTTAAATCATAAAAAGCTGCCAAGTGGCAGCTTTTTATATATGGGACAAATATGATTAAATTAATACCCTTTAATATTTGGTATAATGATTTAGAAGAACTAATTTCTGTTATTAACAACTCAAATTTAGAAGTACTAAAATATGCAAAATCATATAATTTTGATACATTTGCATTTTGTATGCCTGAAAATGAGTTGTTTCAATTTTCTATTAAAAAACCAGCAGAACAATTTCAACAGACAGCAATTGGTATAAATGGCATATTGAATCCATCACCATACTTACTTTATTATTCGGTAACAGTATCCTTTACCAAAAACTTTATAGTTAAGTTAGAAGTAGTTGAGCATTGGAAAAGTCAAATTACTTCATATGAAAAACATACAATACATAGTGTTATATTTGACAAAGAACACATGTTGATAAATGGCAACTGGTATAAAGTTGATTCACCAGAACCATTCATATATGATTTAAAAGATGAAGATATAAGTATTCTGGCAATTATTGATATTATGGAGAGGTTTAATCCACAATGATACATGAACTAATGCATAATAAAGGTATAGATTATAATAAATTATTATCAGATACCTCTAAAGTACTTAAATCAATTTATGAGTTAGTAGACTTTAGTATTTTTAATTGCATGACTGATAGTGAAGATTATATTGAAGTTAATAATGCTTTTAAAGTTATTAAAGATAAAAATAACATTATATTTTATGGAAAATTAAATGAAGAATGCTTTTTAAGAATATGTTTTATTAATGAAAAACTTCAATTCGTTAAAATCGTTCATAATGCAAATTCCAAATTAATTTTACAAATTCACATTGGTGATACAAAATTATTGATTAATGAAAGCTGGTTTGATAGAATGGAGTTCGAATCAAAGGCATTTCAACTGGACACTACGGAATTTTATCCGTTCAGTTTACTTGAAATTAATGAATTGTTTAAAATTTTAGGAATTTAATATGTATACAATGGTTATAGTACTTCTCCTATCAGGAGCTAATATGTCTCCGACAGCAGTTACAATTGAAGGTTATACTTCATATGAAAATTGTAAAAATATTGGCGTTCCTGAAGTGAAAAAACGTTACGCAATGAGTTCAGTTCAAGTTAAATCGGCTGAATGTTTTTTGGTTAAATGAGGTGTAATTATGTTATGGTATATTCTTGTAATATTAATTTGTATTTCAGTAGATGTTTTAATTTGGTACTTGTATCATTTATGGTTTCGTGAAGCTGAAGCTTTTGGATTAAAAGATTCTTTTATTGATGTACTTCTTGATAATCAAAAGAATTTTTGGAAATCAGTACTTGTTTCTGTAATTATAGCTACATTAATATGTATTGTTCCATTATTTAAAATGGGTTCATGTTCTCTTAAAGGTTTTATAACAAATGCCAATACACAATACTCATGGGTAATGAATGAATGTCAAGCTAAAAACGCCGCAGGGGTATATGTTGACATTGAACGCACACGTGGTATACCTTCAGACGATGTTCATGACGTACAATAAATACAATCCCCCAACTGGGGGATTTTTGCTATGGAAAAGTTATGTTTGAATTTGAAAAACCACCTATGTATAATCCAGATGAAGATGGGATTACGCATATAAACATTTATAGTCAAGCTAAGACTGAACTTGGAAGACTACTATCTAACTTTGCATTATCTCCATTTATATATGAACCTTATGGTAAATTTCAAAGTGCTGAAGGTTTTTGGTATTGGTATCTTACTGGACAACAACATGATACGTTACGTTATTTGTCAGGATTCGAAGCAAAGACAGAAGGACGTAAATATAGAAACGACAGATTAGACGTTCTTGGTTTAACTGACGAAGATTTAGAAGTGATGATGCAAATGTTGGTACTTAAAGTTGCGTACAATCCACATATTGCATCGTTATTAAAAGAAAGTACACTCCCTTTTTGCCATTATTATAATTATAGTGGAAGGGTAATATTGTGTACTGAATTCGATTGGTTATCGTCTGCCTATACAGATATTCGTATAGTACTTAACGAATCGACCTGATTAATAATTGATCAGAAATATAAATAGTTTTACCTTATTTTATACAACATGGAGTGTTATATATGATTATTACTAAATCCGTTATTCAAGTACTAGTAGATATTGCTGGTATAAATTCTATTCAAATTCTAAAAGATACCCTTCAAGCCGCTGTTGGGAATGTTAGTATCGTAAGTTATTCGGTAAGCCCATCAAAGGCAATTCTTTATGTAGAAGCACAACCAACTGAAGGAATGGTTACTTTTGATTTAGCAGTTAAAGGCGATGGTTATAGCCTAATTCATGTAGTTGAAAGTATTGTTACTGATAATCCAAACTACACAGAAGGATCTGTTGCAGAGGTTTTTGCCGAGAATAAAACAGATGAACCACTTTCTGCTACTGTAATTATTTTTGATCGTGATCCTAAAATTGATAATATTCTAACAAAAGAATTCAAGTTATCAAATATTAGTACTTATGATGGTTTAGTTTCTATCAGTGTTGATGATGGTCTTATACTAATTGAGAAACAATGTAATGTTGTTATTGATTACAGTACTTATAATAAAGAAACAGGAACGGTGCGTTTTCAACAAACTTCTCGTTCAGAAGATCCTGCATTACACATTACTAGATATACAGAAGAAGAATTGGAAGACTTAAATCGAAGAATTGAAGAATCCAAAAAACGTAAAAAAGTAATTGTAGATGATTATATTATCAATAAAAAACGTGTACAATTATCTAATATAGAAGTTGTAAATGGTAATGTAATGATATTTGATAAAGATAATAAAATTATTTTATTACAAGATGAATATAACCTTGATTATGATCGTGATTCATTTAATACAGATGATGGTACTGTTGTCATTATTAGAACGGACATAAAATTGAATCATCTATTAGATACAGGTTTAAATGCACAAATAGATCAAGCTGTTGCTTATGATAAAGAATTATATAGAATTAATGGAACAAAACTTATTGAAGGTATTATTAATGCGTTTGATGATATTGAACATGATAATTATACATATACATCTATTGAAGACGAGACTAATATTAGCAATATTCAAAAAATGAAAGAACTTCTAATCAAGATAAGTGAAGATGAAGATATAACAACTATGAGCCAATCAGTCCAATATCATTATAATGATGAACTACATTGTTTGAGTGAAAACTCAGAAGTTGATACAGAAGAACTAACATTAACTCAAGAAGAACTTCGTGAATTAACTAAAGTACAACGCAGTAATGAAGTTATTGAAGTTGAAAATGCAGTAATTAGTTTTGATGCATTTGATAGTTACGCTTCTAAACATCATGTAATTGGATGGGATTTAGCAACACCAAGTACTTTATCAATTAAGTTTATTGAAGGTATTACTCCAGAAAGTACTATTAGGAAATTTCACGATATGATGGATAATCTTGATACTGGTTGGATAAACAGTTATCAAATGAATAAATTAAAATCAGTTGAAGAAAGTACTAAATTCTTAGCCGATCTCAGAAATATGATTATTGATGAAAAAGATATTGCAGATGAATTTATATCTCGTGTAAACAAGCATAACATATTTGTACGTGATAGCATTTCTAAAATCCGTGCTTCTTTACTTGATATGGAAAATGATTTTGAACGTTCATTAAAAAATGAAGTTAATTTATCCATTGATTGGGATAAACTAACTGCCTATGCAGCTAAAAAAGAACGTACTGAACATCGTGTTAAGGGTGTTCGTATTATTTCTGGCAATGATGGTGTAACATCTAATGTTGTTCGTGTTAATTCTGAATTCGAAAATGGTGATTTCTTCATTCCAATACATTTACTAACTGATGAAATACGTTCAAAATATGTAATTGAGAGTTATCCACAATACATTGAAGATGTTCCAGATTACGCATTCCATGAAGTACATTTAAATGGTCACTTCATTCTTATTGAAAATACCGAACTATAATACCAAATATACCAGCTTAATCGCTGGTATTTTTTTAATTAAGATTTTTGGAACAGAAAAAAATGATCTGGTATAATAGAAGTACAGAAAATTTTAGATACAACTCTGATTGACAAGGATTTCCCTTGATGTGATATAAACCTGATCCTATCGAAAAGTAGATGGCAGATGAGTAGTTCAATCAGTACGATGAGCAGATGAAACCCGTTAGAGTACTAGCAGTCATACAAAGAGACATAAGACTACGAATCACGGCAATGTGGCTCAATAAAGAAGTGAGATAAGCATATCAACACTTCCTCGATAGACATATAAGGTCACTTACCAATACGCTAAGGGAGCCAGAAATGGCACAGTACTAGTTTGGTCGAATAGATCAGTACTGAGTGGAGCAATGAGAAAACTCCGACCGTTGCATATGACTGTGATAGAGAGAAACCGAGCAACCCGCTTTCGTTCTCCATAATTAAGTACAATGAAGTTGTATCTAAAATTCAGAGAAATTCACAATTCGACAGATTCCGACGACTATCATCGTCAGGTATAAAATTAAGTACACGTGTGTACTTTTTTTACGTCTTTATTCCCCCTGTGGGGGGATGAAAATACCTCAACAAATCTCGTCAGTATAATAGTATTAAACGTATTAAAAAATGAATTGAGTTGTTTCAGTACAAACGAAGTGAAGTACTGAATAACGAAAATTCTTTGACATTCGAAGAATGGCAAATCTAGTATAAAACAAAAATTAGAAGGTATAATTATATGGGTACACGTAATTTAATTGCTGCAATAAAAGATGGTCAAGTGAAAGTAGCACAGTACTGTCAATGGGATGGTTATTTTGAAGGCCAAGGTGAAGGTATTGCTAAATTTATTCGAGTTTCATTAGCAGAAGAAAGTACTTCTCAACAATTCCGTGATAATATTAATAAATGTGTGTTTGTTGATGATGAATTTATACGAAATGCACATATTGAATCTGGTCTAGACCCCGATGCACAATATGTAGCAATGGGAGATCCCGCACTTAAACTTTATGAAGATAAGTATCCTCAATTTAATCGTAAAACTGGTTCGGATATTTTTGATCTTATTTTGAACGGTACTTTTGAACTAAGAGATAATTTTTCTTTTGGTAATGATAGTTTGTGGTGTGAATTTGCTTACATTCTAAATCTAGATAACAATACTTTAGAAATCTATACAGGTTTTCAAACATCCCCTTCTGATGATATTCCAGAAATATATCGTCGTTGGGTAAATGATCCAGATAGTGAATATTATCCAGTAAGACTACATACTATTGTTAGTTTTAGTGAATTATGGGAAAATGAAAATTATATGAATGAACTTGCTCAATCTGAACGAGATATTGAGGAAAATGAATAATTAAACATATAGGAAAATAATATGGGATTAGATATAACAGCTTACCAAAATATTAAAATTATAGATTCTCCTGATTTGGATGATAATGATGAAATTATTGGGTTATCATATGATGAATATTTTAATGTTTATAATTATACATATTTCAAAGAACATTTCAAAGATTTAGAAGTTAATGGCTATTATGAGTTTGAAGATAGTTTTAATTTTAGAGCAGGTTCATATGGTGGGTATAATTCATGGAGAAATGAATTAGCATTTATTGTTTGTAAATTGAATAATTTATCTAGTACTTTACCATCAGATACAAAAAATTTATATTCTAATATTATATGGAATCTTCCTGAAAATAATAATATACCATTATACAAATTCATAAACTTTTCTGATTGTGAAGGTATAATTGGTACTGAGTATTGTAATATTATATATAAAGAATTACTATCTATTGAAACTGAATTTAAATCACATAATTATATGTTTGATGATGCGTATAATCATAATAATAAATTATTTGATAATTGGTTATTAGCATTTAAAATGGGTTCAGAAAATGGATGTGTTAGTTTTCATTAACAAAAGGAAAAATAAATGCCTAACATGGGTTATTGTATGTTCGAAAATACATCGAACGATATGCAAGATATAATTGATGAAATGTATAACGATGATTTTGATCCAGATAAGTTAAGTATAACTGAACGTAGAGCATTTGATTCGTTATGGGATCAATGTGAAACTATGCATAATAGATTATCTGAAATTGATGATATGTTACAACAACGGTCTGATGAGTATGAAGAATCTCAACAAAAAAAGATGGCAGAACGCCCATTGGATAGTACTGATGATTTTTCAATACACACATTTACGAGGAAAGATTAATGTTTAATGATGATGAACTTAATGCATTTTATGCAGGTAAAGAACAAGGTTATAAAGATACTGAATATAAAAATCCACATATGGAATTTATTTCCGGACTTGGTGGTGCTGTTTCCATTGCTGAAGATAAATTACATCAACAGTTTAAACGTGGTTATGAATGGGGAAAAGCTCAAAAAACTGAGGAAGATTCGAAATGAATCAAGAACCATATATTAAAACTATCCGTACTATAGAAGAATTTCATTATAATCCAGAGTATGGTGATGAACGTATTTGTGAATGTGGACACTCTTATTATCGCCATTTTGATTCATATGAAGAAATGTCACCAATCGGATGTAAGTACTGTCAATGTTTTGAATTTGTTGAAATTCAAGATGGAAAGGATACAATTGCTGATGCTGGTGACCAAGGGTATAAAGACGGAAAAGCTGGTTTGCGATACTTAAACCCGTATGCTCAATATGGTTCAGATGGTCGTTGGCATGAAGAATACAAAACAAAATATAATTATGGTCTTGACACTTATCGAGATTTAGGAAACACTAATGACTAATAACGAAGCACTAAAATTAGCAGTACAAATGCATAAAACTTTCAATGAAGTTGATTCACCTATTAGTTTAGATTTTGAACTATGTGAATATCGTTGGCGTATTGATGGTGATTGTATTTGCTATATTGAAGAAGATGGTACTATTGACGACTTTGAAGGAGGAAACTATTACTCATTAGAAATTTGTTATATTTCATATGAAGATGATGAATTTCTTCACGCAAAGGTTGACAATGGTTGTGGAGATCGTTACTATATAGTATTCCTAAAAGAGAATTTATTGCCTAATGAAAACGACTGGTGAAGCACTTGCAGAATTGAATGAAATCAGTACAGGTTGGGAATTACTTTATGATGGTAGTCAAGGGATACCAGCCTTTTATGTTTTCAGTAATAATTATATTAAAATGACCTATTATTATGATGATCGATACATTGCTGAACATGGTGCAGTTCGTTATAACGATGACCGTTCAATGTCTGGTGATTTTCAACATACGGCACATGATGCGTATGAAAGTTTAAAAAATGCTATGAATACATATGCTCAAAATATATTAAATCTTGTAATAAAAATGTAAGGAATTTTATGTCTACACGTTCAAATATTAATGTTAAAGTTGGTGATAAGTACCATTCAGTATATTGTCACTTTGACGGTTATCCAAGTGGTGTGGGTATGATGCTTGCACTCCATTATAATACTCAAGAATTAGCAGAACAATTAGTATCTAATGGTGATCTTTCTTCTGTTTATGAATCTTGTGAAAAACCAGAAGGGCATACATTTAATACTCCAGTTAAAGGTTACTGTGTATATTACGGTCGTGATCGTGGAGAACAAGATACTGAATTCACTGTAGTTGATGAACCAGTTTGGGAAAATGTTTTTAGTTATGCATGGGATGGTACTAAGTGGACTATCTATGGTTACGAATATGATGAAGACGATAACATGACCGAATGGCATCGTACTCCATTAGATGAAATACTAGGTTTAGAAGTTGAACAAGTGGATAAAATTCTGGATGATGAAAGTACTAAAGTATTCAAGTATTTCGGTACTAATATGGATGAAGTTCAAACCATTTATAATGAGTGGGATGTTACATTCAATACACCTGATGAAAAAATGACTGATTCATATAATGAACGTATTCGTTGGATGGTACGCCATCGATTTGCACCATATCAAGGTGTTGATGAAGATGGAATTTGGCATCATACATATTTTGGTAGAACTTTGTTTGAAGCAGTTAGTAAAGCAAATGAATATTTAAAACGTGCAAAATACTTAGAAGAAGAATAAAATGAATAGTGATATTTTTGAATTTCATCCAATTGATGATCTACATGAACCAAAAGATGGTTCAGTAGTTTATATGAATAGATTTTGGATTGTTAAAGATAACTGTGTACTTCGTTTTATAAGAACTCAAGCGTGGCAATGTAATGCACATGAAATGATTATTAAAAATGCTATGAAGGACAACCCAATTTTTGAAGGTTGTGAAGTAGTATTTTTTCAATATCTGTATATTCCGAGGTAATGAATATGAATGAACAGTACTTGTTTGATAGCCCTTTGGAGTGCATCTATCGGGCTATACGAGGTTTAGACCGCATGGCTGACCAAGGCGTCATATTAACCGAAAAAGATGCACTTGACTCTCTACAGAAACAATTTACAAGTCATTCACGTGACGATCTTAAACACATTTATAACACATATGGTGTTGTAGATAATTTTGAAATTTAAAATAAGGATACAAAATGTCTCATTTTACAGTACTTGTACATATTCCATTTGAAGAAGTTCAAAATGGTGATATCTCAAAATTACTAGCAGAAAAACTACAACCATTCCATGAATTTGAATGTACGGGTATTAAAGATCAATATGTTCAAGAATATGATGAAACTGAAGAACAACTTGCATCATATGAAATCGATACTACTGATGTAGTATATAAGGATGGCGAAATTTTTGGTACACGTTATAGTGAACAGTGTGAAAGTTTTTGGAAACGTAATGGAATTGGTATTTCATCTGAAGATGAATTCATTCTCCCTAACGGTTATGAATTACGCGAAAACACCTTATTAAAAGAAGTTTATACCTTTGAAGAATATCTATCTACTTGGCATGGCTATGCTCTTGATGGTAAACATTCTGATTTTCGTGATGGTCGTTTCTATAATTATAGTAATCCTAATAGAAAATGGGATTGGTGGACAGTAGGTGGTAGATGGAAAGGACATTTTTTAACCAAAGATGGTAAAAAAGAAGATCTAATTCAATTTAAAGACTGGGATTTAGTTGGTGCAATGGCAACCGCAGTACAAAACCATGTACACTTCTTTGAGAAGTATGAGGCATCTGGTTTAAACGAACTTGTATATAAATCATGGAATGAATGTGTTGATTTTTTCAATAAAGATTATAATGCAGCACGTGAATATTATCATTCTCAGGAGATTAAAACCAAAATTCGTGAATTGTTTAATTCACCAGAAGAAGGGCTAAAAGATTACCTATTACATGATGTTGATACATTCTATAACGTATCACGTGACGAATTTATTAAAGCACGTGTCTTTAATGAGATTCGCACTTTTGCAGTACTAAGTGACGGTCAATGGTTAGAAAATGGTGATATGGGATGGTTTGGTATGGTCAATGATAAAAAAGAAAATTGGAATGAAATTTTCATTGACAAAATCAGTGGGTTCGATGATAATGATTTCCTAATCTTAGTGGACTGTCATATCTGAGGAAATCTAATGAATAAAGGTTTATTTTTTGGTAAATTTGCCCCGTTAACTACGGGGCATGTATCCGCAATTGCTCAAGCTGCATCTAAAGTTGATCAGTTATATGTAATACTTTGTTGGGATGAAAAATTCCAAAAAACATTAACACCAGATTTACAAAAAATACTAACACTGCGAAATCGATTAATGTGGTTAAAAGATACCTTTAAACATCTTAATCATGTTAACATTTCTTATGTAGATGAAACTGGTATTCTATCATATCCAGATGGAGCATATAATTTCACTGAACTCGTTCGAGATGAATTATTCAATAAGTTTAATTGTTGTGAAATTGAAACTGTATTCAGTTCAGAAACTGAATATAATGACTATTTTAAAAACCATTGGCCTGATAGTAAACATATACTTATTGATCCACCTCGCGAATTTGTAGATATTAGTGCAACTCGTGTAAGGGAAAATCCATATACTCATTGGGATTTTTTGGCTCCGGCAGCCCACCAGCATTTTGTTAAAAAAGTATGTGTGATTGGCGTTGAAAGTACTGGTAAAAGTACTTTAACAATCAATTTAGCAAATCATTTCAGTACTCAATATGTAGAAGAAGTTGGTCGTACTATTTGTGAACATGAATATCATTGTTCAGAAAGTATGATGAATATCGAAGATTACGTGTATGTTGCTATGGAACATAAAGTTAAAGAGCACAAATACGTAAAAACTGCAAATAAATTACTTTTCAGTGATACTAACAATTTAATTACACTTTTCAGTGCAGAGTGTATGGGTAAAACCAGTGTAGTACTAAGCCAAATGGCGAATGCTGAAGAATATGATCTTGTAATTATGCTTGACATTGATGTTCCTTGGGTGTATGATCCATTACGTACTAACAATACAAGTGTACTACGAGAATCGACATTTGAACATTTGAAGTTTTTATGTCATGCACATGGGGTCAAATATCATCTTATTAGTGGTGATTTTGATAATCGTTATAAAACTGCTGTTAAATTAGTTCAGCAATTGCTGGAAGGTACATTAGATGAATGCACTAATTACGAGTCTTAACCTGTCACCGTCATTAGTATGGGGATATATTTTATTCCTTACTACCGTTTGTGGTTTTTATGTATATCGTATTGCAGGAACAAATATTAAATTATCACAAGTGTTTAGTACTTGCATTACTGATTTTAAAGGTTGGACTGTAAAAGAATATGCTTGGCTATTCATTGCCCCTGCTATTATATGTGCCACATCAATTATTATGGGCGGTGGCTGGATTGAATTTATTTGTTCAGTAACTAGTATTATTGGTGCTATCCTTGTAGCTAAGGGTAAAATAAGTTCTTACGTTTGGGGATTTGTAGGAACAGCTTTATATTTGTATATTTCTTATCAATATAAGCTATACGGTGAAACAATTACTTATGCATTATTGTTCTTGCCTATGCAGGTTTCAGGATATTATTATTGGATTCGTAATAAAAAAGAAAACAATACTGATGTTATTAAAAAAGTGATGAGTACTAAACAACGTATTTGTTTGTTCTTTGGTACAGCAGTAGCTATCGCCGCTTACGCAGGTTTCTTGCGTTATCTCGAAGGCTCAATGCCAGGTTTAGATTCAGCCACTGCAATTCTATCAATTGTAGCTACAACCTTGATGGTAATGCGTTATGCTGAGCAATGGTTGGTTTGGATTATGGTTAACACTGTGGCTGTTATTATGTGGATTATGGCTGTTATGCACCATCAAGACCAAGGGTTTGCAGTACTTGCAATGTGGAGTACATTCTGGTTAAACTCAGTATATGGCTGGTATCAATGGCGTAAAGGTAACTAAAAATGAAATTGATTGAACATTCTCCAACAAAAGAAGTACAGTACTATGGTTTCACCTTCACTGTGCCTGTTTGCATCAAATATGCCGCAGTGGATGCAAATGGTACATTGATGGGTTTTGAAGATGAACCGAAAGTTGATCATGGATGGCAGTTTTGGGACAATACAACTGCTAATGAAATGGTTGAAATGGGTAAAGTTGATCTAGAAGGTCAAGCTTGGGAAAGTACTTTACAAGTACTGAACTAAAATGTATAGTACTGCACAAGTTGTAGTACTTTTTAATTAAGGTAAAATTATGGTATTAAACATATTATTAAAATACTTATATTTTCAACTTACTAAATTAAAAAATTGTAAAATATTTTATTTTATAGCAATATGTATGCCAATTGGATTATTGTTAAATGCAATATTATGTGATTTTATTTTTAATGCATCAATATTGACAAAATCTGTAATAATGATTATATTATTATTAATACAAATAGGTTCAATGTCCTATTATTTTTATCAATCACGTAAGGGATATCTATGAAATATTTTCGTGTTAATGAAACTGATGCATCTGGTATTGGTTTAGATTTTTGGGCATATTTTGAATTACAAGATACTGATGATATCGATGAAGCAATTTCATTATTTGATGAATTGAATCATTGGGTATACTCATTAGATTGCCGTCGAACTAAAGCGGAAGAGATTACCGAAGCACAGTATAAAACTGGTTTACAGTTCAATAATTTGTATAATAATTATCATGGTCTTAATTATCTACGTATTAATTTTAATCTGTATCCAACATATGATATGGCAGTAATGTTTGCAAATAAAGAACATCCAACTGGATATGTTCGTATTGGTCATTTGAATTATCATAATGTGTACAAAGTGAATCAAAATGGTGATTTCATGTTTGTATATCATCATTGGATGGATCGTATTGGAAAATTAGGTGTATAATAATGATTGAAGTTTATTATAATGATAAAACTGGTCGTGTAATGCCAGATGGTCATGTTATTCAGTACTGTACTGAGCAAGTGCAAAAAATTGAACATGTTGATGAAGTTGGATCTGAATTTTTGTTGATGGCATATCGTTATGCAATGAAAATTAATAATATCCCACATGATACTATTCGTTTTCATTTTGATCATGAAGATTATGGACATAATACTGTAATACTTGATGAAGATTATAATATGATCTGTCCAGAAGGTGAACGTTTTATGTATCCTAAGTTGAATATTAAAATGTTGATGGAATTCTTTTGATGATAACTATAATTTTTGATAAAGACAATGGAATATCAATACCTGATGGTAAAGTGGTAGAGTTTGCTACTTCAGTACTTGAACAAGATGAAAGTACTATTATTATTAGTCAACAGCTTATCCTTGATGCTATTCGTGCTATGATTTTTCAACGTTCATACAATGTAGATAATATAAAACTTGAAGTACATGATAATGGTGTAATAACTACAGTTAAAATTAATAGTGATTGTAGTTTAGAAAACTGGAAACCATTTCCAGAAATACAATCAAAAATGTTATATATTTTATGTGGTGGAAAATGATAAAAAATAAAGAATTTATTATACGGTGTGATTGTCGCGATCATAGAGAACATAGTATTCATATAGGCCAGTACAATAGTGGTGATCAATATGATGATGCAAATCTTGGTCAATGTTTAATCAATATGTCATTGGAGATACGTCTTCCTTGGTATAAGCGTGTATTGGTTGGTTTAAAATATATGTTTGGATATACTAATCATCTTCACTATATTGATACAATTGTAGATGTTGAAGTACTAAAAAATGTAGTTCAAAAGTTAGATGATAATCGTACTGATGAACAAAAACTAATTTCAGCACAAGATCGCCAAGACACTACTTTTGAGATTTTATGATGGAAATATTTAATGACATTTTAAATTTTGACTATTTTTCTGATTTAGGGTATAGTACTACTGATAATAAAAGTATTTTTCAAGTTAAAATCATATACCCTGATTTTGAAAAATATTTAATAATTAATAAAATAACATCAAAGCGTGACAAATATTGCACCTTAATCACGGATAATTTTTCATTAATATATGATGGCATTTCATTTATGTTGATAGATAGTAATGGTATTTTATTAGATAAAATTGAACCATCCATATCTGAAGAATGGTTTTTTCAACAATCTGTTGTTAAAAATTTTAGTGCAGTTGAATATGAAGATATAAAATTGTTAAAAACTGTTCATTCTAAATTATGGGGTGTATAATATGCTAAATCCAATTTTTGAAACAATGCTAGATCCAGATAAAGCATATATGAGATTTGAACGCTATGATGGTGTGCGTGGAATATTAACCATAAGTACTGAAACGCATGAAGTTCAAATAACAGATAGTTATATAAAATTGGACGAAGTACGTTATAACCAAAATTTAGTAAACTCATATCATGGTGTTCCTATATACCGTAATTTAATTGTAATGATAGATTATAACTTATTTTTAGAATCAAATAGCGATGAAGTACTAGGAGTATCTAAAGATGATGTTACTATTATTCTTGAATATTATAAGAGGTTAGGATGAGTAGATACAACATACTTTCAAATTTTGATGTTAATGATATGAGAAGAACATTTGATGAATTTTATGAATATAAATCTGTAGTTAATGATGAAAAGTATATGTGTTTTTCAAGTACTATTGAGTTATTAGATGATCTTGTGGCATCTGTAACTATAACTAAGTACAATGAACATATTCAGTACTTTGGGGTTTGGGATCATAAGTTATCGCATGTAATCTTTGATTCGCAAGATGAAGGATTTGTTCAGATTTTTGATATTGATAGTATTTTATCTAATGATTGTTTAAAAGAATTTATATCTATCAATGATATTGAAGATGCGGATTTAGAGCGTTTTAGATTAACACGTGAGAATATTATTGTACTTTTCAATTTACACAGTCAAATTCTGCAAAAATTGAAAAAAGATGAAACAATACAAAAAATTGTGCTATAATATGATTATGCTATTTGAACCTTTGGAATAAATAAAATAAAAACCAAAAGGTCAAATAGCATGGAATGTAAAAATTGTAATAAAGATATTTTAAATAAAAGAAACAAATTTTGTTCTAAATCTTGTTCAGCATCCTATAATAATAAAAATAGGACAATGACCGAAACCTCCAAAATTAAAATCTCCGAAAAACTATCAGCAAAATATGATTTAGAAATAGTTAAATCGTTAGCTGAAAACGGAACAAATATATTGGAAATAGCTAAATGTTTGGGTGTATGTAAAAATACCGCTAGGCGTATATTAAGTAATAATAATATTAAAATTATTAAAAAGAAAAAACCTATTAATAAAAGTCCAAGTAAGAGTTTAAAGAAAAATCCACAATTTATTAAAAAAGAATCAAAATTTCTAATAGATGGTGGTATAACTTGTTCAAAACATAATATAAAATATATTTTTAATGAAAAAAAGAAAATATATGAATGTAAAGGCTGTAATGTTGAGTATGTAAATAATCATAGACGAAAAAAGAAGCAAATGACTGTTGATTATAAAGGTGGAAAATGTCAAGTTTGTGGATATAATAAATGTTTAGCAGCATTAGATTTTCACCATATAAATCCATTAGAAAAAGATTTTAATATTTCAACTAAATTTATTTCATTCGAAAAAATGAAATCAGAACTTGACAAGTGTATATTATTGTGTTCTAATTGTCATCGTGAATTTCATGATGGTAAATTAGACTTAACTAAAATAATTGGTAGATTGCCTGAGTCGGATTAAGGGAGTTCACTGCTAATGAACCGGTCGCTCAAAAGGCGGCCCGTGGGTTCAAATCCCACATCTACCTCCAATTAATCTTTACTGAGATACAATGAAAATGGCTAAAATACAATTAAAAGAAGAATTCATTTTACGAGTGGGTGACACTGAACCAGTAAAATATAATCTTGAAAAGGAAGAACATTGTTTTTCTTATTTCGCATGTACATGTGATGATGAAGATAAAAAGTACTGGAAAGATAAAATTAATGATCATATGCCTAATTTTGATCCAGAAAAACATGCTGATATTGTAAGCCAGCTTGTAATGGAAATTAATCATTGTTATCATGGTAGTGTAAGTATTGATTCTGATATGTGGTTTGGAGTATCTACATCATGTCATATTTGGAATAAAGACTTTACTGAATATGAACTTGTTAATATATTCATGCAATGTGATGAAGTCTCAATTGGTTTAATGGCAATTATTGAAATTCTACGAAAGGTAGTATTAGATGAAGAAAATTAAATGGCTGATTCAGGATACATCACGAATGTATTCTGCCATTGAAGACGAAGTAACTCCACTAAAAGAATTAGGGTTTGAAGTAATACCATTTGGTATGATACCATTCACAAATACAATGACTGGAATTGATGACTTAGACCCTGATGATTTTTATATCATTCGAGGTGGTACTAAAGTTGTCCAATTGTTAGATTCTGGTACTCCTGATAATTTAAGTCCAGAATTGATTTCGACATTACGTAAAGGTATTTCATATAATCAAACAATGTTTGATCAAGCACATTATTCAAGTAATGGCCTTTTACCACTACTTAACAGTACTCCAACAATTTTAGATCTATCTAAAGAATCAGATTTATATGCATCATTCAGTACTCCAAAGTTTGTTAAACCGAGTTCTGATTTAAAAGCATTTACAGCAGGTATTATGGATGAAGGTGAGGTATTAAAATATTTCATTGAAAAACATTATTACCGCACTAACTATGCCGAAGAAACTGCATTAGTGCATGATGTTGTTGAAATTGATGCAGAGTATCGTTTTATATGCTTAAATGGTGAAGTTATTACCGGTTCAATGTATCGTAAAAATGACCAATTAGTATTAAGTTCAAAAATTCCCAAAATTATTCTTGACACTGCTGATGAATATGCATTATTATATCATCCAAGTGAAATTTACACAATGGATTTAGCTGAAACACCAAACGGTATTAAAATCGTTGAATATAATTGCTGGAATGGTTCTGGTCTATATAAAATGGACACTAAAAAACTTTTCAGTACTATTCATGAATATTATAAAGGTAAGTTATAATGGGTTCATTCCACACTACTTGTGCAGTAAGTAATACTCCTATTCGTGAGGGAGATAAAGTTCGTTTATTTTTCTTGGTTTCACATCAATTTAGTTATCGTTATGACCCTCTGCGTCATTCTATTTCTAATGGTTGTCAATGTTATCCACATGATGATTTCACTGTAATTGGTGGAATTTCATTGGAAGCTGAGTATTCTGATTACAATACTTATTCATTTGATCAGGAATCTATATACGCTCGTTATATCCGTTATATTATCAAACGTGATTATGCAATGAACGTATCAGAAGAAGGTAAAGAATATAATGAATACCATGATCATATGGATATATCGAAAGATGATCTATCATGGGGAAAAATTCAGGATATGATTCACAGTGGTCGGTTGTTCATTAACAGTTATGGCTCTAATTTACCATTTGTAGCTACTATGGCAATTCATGAATCTGTGTACCAAATTATGTTGAATGAACCATTCGAACGTTATGTTGGTTATCCTGATGGAATGAATTATAGTTCTGATTTTAATCCATATGAAACTGTTGATTTTAAAAATTTATTGGAAGTTGAATTAACTAAAGATAATTCAATTGAAGTGAACAAACGTATTGCAGAAATGATGGAACTTCTAAAAGATAAGTTTGAAACTGAACCAGAAAAAGAAGCGGAAACGCTTGAAATGGTTAAACGTATGGTTAAACGTGAACTTGGATCTCGTCGTGATAATGGTTATGAATATGCGTATTCAGCATTATCACCACTTGAAGAACTCCGTGAATTGGCAGAAAAAAATGAATCTGCTGATGAAGATCATCGTGTAGTACTTACACCATTTACTGATTCTGACTTGGTTGCCAAAACGTTTGAAGGTCGGTTCTTTGATGGACGTATGTACACTCATAATATTATGTACAGGCCAATTATGACTTCTGGACAAGAACATGACTTAACAAGTGATGGAATTTTCTGGATGAAAGTTGGAGCAGCATTAATGACACTTAATGATCAATGGGAATCCGAAGAACATTTCAGTACTAAAAAATATTCTGAACAATGGCAAGAAATGACTTATGATACATTGGTTATTGGTATAAAAGATTGGTATGAAGAAACTGATGTAGAATACATTGATTTCATGACTTCGTTGGAAGAATTATTAAAAGATAAAACAGAAGTTGAAATTAAAGTAGACGAGTTTAAAAATCCTGAATATCAATTTATTTCAATGTACATATGGAACAAAATGCTACCATTACGTATTTTGAAAAATTAACAAAAAATGCTTGACACTGATAAAATAAAATGTTTTAATATCAGTGTCAAGCATTAACAATACATTTTAATTTATAGAAGCACATTTATTTTTTCAACTAAAAGTAACAGGATGATTTAATGTATAATCAAAGTGGTGACATTATCACGATTGCTCGTGAGTTTGGTAATAAAATCGGTAAAATTCCATCAGGAACTTATACCGTAGAACAAAATCCACAAACTGGTGAATTTTATCTATTAAAATCTAGCCCATTTATTCGACCATCTAAAGTATACGGTGAAATGTCCACCCGTAACGAAAAAGTAATTAAAACCTTTTTATCTCGTACTGATAAAAATACTGGTGTATTACTAAGTGGTACAAAAGGTGCAGGTAAAACCCAGCTAGCAAAAGATGTAAGTATTGCATTAGCTGAAATGGGAATTCCAACCATTATTGTCCAAAACTGTTATGTTTGTGGTGGATTCATTAATTTCATTAAAGCAATTGAAGATCAAGCATTAATTTTGTTTGACGAATTTGAAAAAGTTTATAATAAAAGCGAATATCAGGAAGCAATTTTAACATTACTTGATGGTACTGGATCGTACAATAAATTGTATATTCTAACATCTAATAATCGTAATGTGTCAGAATTTTTACGTAATCGTCCAAGTCGTATTTTCTATCATTTTGAATATCGGAAGTTAAGCAAACAAGTTATGTTTGATCTTCTAAATGATAAATTGGTAAACAAAAACTATATTCCACAATTTGATACATTATGGGAAGTAGCAGAAACAATTAGCTTTGATATGATTCAATGTCTGATTGAAGAATTAAATCGTTACCCAACTCAAACATTCACAGAAACATTCCGTGAATTGAACGTAGAAGTTGATGCACGTGATGGAAACGCATTCTTACTATCTGAGTTTACCTTAGATGGAAAACATGTGAAATTTGATGAAGAGTTTTATAATCATTTCACTACTTTCTCATTTATGGCTAAGTATGACGATTTCCGTGTATACTTATTAGCAGAGGAAGGTACTTTGCAAAAAGAACTTCTTGCAATCTCAGCTCGTGTATATGGTGATGAACCATATAAAGAAGATGATGATGAAGGTGCACTATACACAAATGATGATGAAAATACGGATGAAGTTAAAATTCGTGAAATTCAATATTTTATTAATCTTGAATTTAATAAATTAGATACCCAAGTTCGTAGTACTGACATTGTTATTGACCGTGAATTAAATGGTGTTCAACTACATGCTAAGTTTGTAAAAGCTGAATCACCAGATGTTATCGAAACTATGTTCGATGGTAAATAAATAACAATAGGGAAAGGAATTGTTAGTATTTGTGTACTTCCCCCTTTCCCGAATTTAATACTAAGGACTTCACCCACTCAATGATGGTGAAATACCGGCTTCCCCTAAGCATATTGAGACAAAACCATACGGTTACTCTCTTTGGTGTGGCTTAAAGGCTTTCGGGGCTTGTTTGCAGTCAAGGTGCAAAAACTGAAGTGGTTATGCTGGTGGACGCACCATAAATAACTGCGTTATAGGGGCTTAGCAAAGCGGTTATGCGGGAAATTCCAAATTTCTTGAGGTGGGTTCGATTCCTACAGTCCCTGCAAATTTTGCTTGACATATTGTGTGAAGTACTGATATACTATCCCTATCTTAAACGGTAGGGATTTTTTATGAAACTTGAAACTAAAGACGGTTACAAAGTATATTTCAGTGCATATCATTTAAAAGTACATGCTGATGTTTGTGAGTACTTAGAAGAAGCAATGAGTACTATTGATACAAATTTTGCACCATTTATTAAGGTAGCTGTCCAATTCGATAAGATTGTCGGACAAAGTACATGCGTCAACGTTCATATCGGTGATGAATTTAAATATGCTAAACGTATTGGACGTAAATATCCTACTAGGTTTGTATTAAATCGTGAACCAGAACCATGTAGTACTGTCACTGTTATTATGAAACGTACTCCAAATAATGAGAAGTACGGCTATACTCTATTGACAGCATACATTGGTGAGTTGGCAACCAAAGAAGTTCATGATCCAAAACTCACTTATGAGGAAGTTCATGAGGCACATGAGTTTTGGAATTCACATGCATTGATTTGGGATGAATCTATTTTGGAGACTGTATTATGAAAAAATATGATCCTATGAAAAATGCACAAAAAGTAACAAAACTTACATTAGATGAGTTATTTGGTAAAACTATATCAACCGAATTACTCTTTGATATACATAAACGAACCACAGATAACGATTGTAAATATTACGGATATTTGAAAAAATTTATACCAACCGTAATTCAACCAGAACCATTAGGTTATTTCGATTACCTAGAACTTAATAATGGTGGAACGTTATGAGTACTTTTACATTTACTGAAATACAAATTATTGATATTTGGTTATCAAGTTCAACAAAATGTAGTAAATTGAGTTCGAATGAAACATTTATTAATTTAAAACAACATCTATACAGTACTGGAAATATTAGGTTAGAAGTTGGTATAGATTATCGTATTATGGGTAATGATTTTTACACAAAACAAACATCACAAGTACAAGAACAGATACCACAATTGATTGGTATGATTGAACAAATTGTTTCTAATGTTGGGTTTATAAAATGTTCAGTATCTTGGAAATAAATTAAAAAGGAATAATTATGTCATATGGTTATTGTCCATATTGTGCAGCTAAAGGTGTTAACTGTGCAAGAAATCCAATTGGACCAACTATTTGTGAAAATGGGCATGAATATCCACATGCACTAAGGCAACCTACTCCTACTATTTTATTCAAAAAAGCAGTTAAACCATTACGAATCTATGTTGATATGGATGGTGTTATTGCTGATTTCGAAGAACATTTATTAGGTCGTAATCCTAAAGTTATAAAACTATTACCAGGAACATATATCAGTCTTAAACCAATTATTGGGGCGATTGAAGCCGTTCGAATGTTAATTGAATCAGGTCATGATGTATATTTGGCAACTAAGATTCCTACACATAATGTACTTGCAGCTACTGAAAAATTGCACTGGATAAATCAATATTTTCCAGAAATGATTGCAAAAACAATTATTACACCAGACAAAGGTTGTTTGCGTGGTGATATTCTTATTGATGATAGAAAACACAAAGCTAATTGTGAAAATTTTGAAGGTACTTTTATTCATTTTGGAACAGAAGAGTTTCCATCATGGGATGTAGTACTTAAATTTATAGAGGAAATGTTATGTTAACAGAAGTACAAAAAATTATTCAACGTATTGCTGACACTTTAAAAGATAATGAAAATTTTAATATTGAAATCGTAGATGAAGGTGTAGCAATTCAAGTATATTCACGTTCAGGTCAATCAACATGTTATCATGGTTATGAATTATATCTAATGGAAGAAGTTGTAAAATCGTTGGGTAGTACATTAGAATATAAAATTATTACAGATAATGGTGAAGAAATATTTGTAGTAACTACAGATGCTAATTTCAACTTACAATCATATATTAATAGTACTAATTTAAAATTACGTTCATTCAGTACTGATACAGTAAACACTGTGTTTATTGGTGAAAAATTAACTGATGATTCTCGTGGTGAATTTAGTATTTTAACTGGTTATACTAATGGAACATGGACACGCTGTGATATTACTAAATCAGAATTACTATACGCAGCAGTTAATGATCTTTCCATTGAGCCTAATGAAAGTGGAATTTTCTGGTATCCAGTACTTATTAATATGAATGGTGTATTCTTTGATGAACTGTCAGAGGTTGCTAATGGGTGATGAAAATCACCTTTTTAAGTGGAAAATGTGAAACGCATAAAAAAATTATGGTATAATATATACATATAAAGATGAGACAGTGGAGAATCAGAAAATGAAAGTTACATTACGTAAAGCACATCGTTTAGTAAAAGAATTGCAATCAAAAGTTTCAGTACGTTTTGAACAAAAAGATGTACACCACTCCGCAACAGAGCATGAAATACGTAATGCAATTTCAGAAACTCAAACTGAAAGTTTTAAATCTGTTCGCCGTGCATTAGAAATTCAAGAAGTTATTTTTTATATTCGTCAAAGTCTACAAAATGCAAATTCACAGAGTGTGGATGGAAATACGGTCAATTCATTATTGAACCAAAAAGTTCTTATTGAAGCACAAATGAAGGTTCTTTCTTCATTTCGTGAACCATCAAAAACAAAAGATGAAGACTCTATTAATCGAGTACTACGTGAAGTAAAAGATAATCATGTAAGTACTTCAGAGTATCGTGACACGTACACACGTGTTAGCGGGTTATCTTCTGTTATGCATGATAATTTAAATAACCTTTATGTCTCATTGAAACAAGAGCAAGAAAAAGTTAGTGATAATTTAGCTTACATTAACAACAAACTTGAAATAGAAATTAATGACAGGTACAACGAGTTGTTAAAAGAACTACAAGTACTTTAAGTATGTCATCCGGTGGATGAGGTACTAAGGGTGTAAAAGCCCTGATGCTGATGAAGCAGCATTGATGAATTTCAATGCATACCCTAAGCTGTTAAACGCTTATTGATCAATTACATAGTGTAATTAAACTGAAGAGTTTGCTCCGTTCATTCTAAACAGATATATTCTATCTTGCTTGGTTGTGGAAACGGTATATCTCGATTGTTGTATTGCTTTATTGTACATTTGAACTGTTGCTTCGCTTCATCGGCACAATCTTTTTGTCTACGTTTTTATGTTGATTATAAAAATGTAGTACTGCTGCCTTCCCATAATTGGTATTGGACCGCACTTGTAATGCGGCGGGGAAACCCATTCTCGGTTCAAGTCCGAGGGGTAGCACTAATTAGTTATTATATGGCCGAAGTCACACTCAATGACTATAAATTTGAGTGTTTTATAGAGATTATACAGCAGAAGCTGTTTCGAAGAAATTCTGAGGCAAGTCAGCCAAGAAACAGAATGATGTAAAAAAGTACTACGGTACTTTTATCGGGAATTGGTGTAATGGCAGCACAACGTTATAACATAAATTCTTGTAGTAGAATTTCACAGCAACCAAAACAATTGCATAGGGAGCCGTGAGATAAGGTTCGATTCCTTGATTCCCGACTAAATAATGTTAATGACGCTCACACGTAGAAATACGTAGTGGGCTTTTTCTTTTTATTGAGTCTTATAATGAAGATATTAAAGTTACACAAAACTGTAGGATATATTACAATTACACTATTTAAAAATAATCCACAATATGGCGGTCGCTGTGATACGTGTGGAAGATATGATAATGATGGTGGTCCATTATGTAATAATGTTTTTTGTCCAGGAGGAAACTAATGAATCCTAATGATTTTAATAGTTCCGAAAAATATACATGGTGCTATACTATGTCTGATCTTAGTGATATGTATGACTGTTTAAAACTTGTTGATGAACGTTTTATTACTGAATATGGTTGGGCTTTACCTAATGATATTAAAGTTGGTGATACTTTTATTATTGAGGATCACAATACTGAACACGGAGTAAAACTTCTGAATAGTTTTACTATTCCATATCAATATATCGCCTGCTTTCACGCTAACATTTAAGGGTAGTTATATGAATTTTATCAGAGAAATGAAGTACAACCAAAATAATTCATTATATGATTTTAAAACACATGTGCACAATAATAATTTTGTAAATTTTCGTGTTATTGTTGGTGGACAGGACGCATTTTACGTAACGTATAGATTTGACACAGATACAATTGATTATATTTCATTACGTTCATATGAAGGAAGTAAATTCATCAATAATGTTACATCTATTATTGAAAGTAAAGAAATATATGAAACCGAAAAACTAACTCAACCATTTTTAACATATTTTAGTTACGAAAATATTTGTGAATTTTGTTGTTGGGTTTCCGAGGCAGTTATAAAATCGGAGAATGAAAATGCACTTTCTAATAATGGATAAGTACTTTAATGAAGAAGGTTTCCGTGTAATGAAAAATTACATGGTACAAAATAATATCTCTCACACTTCGGTAAAACCAGTTCCAGTACTGAATATATTTGTTCCAGAAGGTGTAGAAGATTATTCCGATGCTTCATATGATAAGTACTTTGATAAATCAGTACCTACTATGTCATTTGGTAGCTATGCATTAGCTAATCAATTAGTTAAAGAAGGATATACTCCTGGTGGGTATATTAATGAGAACTTTAATATTAAAGTTCAAATGGAAAATTGGGGATTGAATAATTTCCTTAATGGCACGGCTATATTTGGCACTTTAGAGAATATGACTGCACCAGACTGGAAACGTATTTTCATTCGTCCAGTACATGATACTAAACAGATGTTAGCTACTGTTATTGAAAAAGAAAACTTTGATTATTCTTTAGAACTGTTCCGTTATGGTAAAGAACAAGGATTTGAAATTATGATCTCTGAATTTAAAGACATTAAAGCTGAATTTCGTTTGTTTATTGTTCATGGTAAAGTTGTTGCACATTCATTATATAAGTTGAATGGTTCAGTATGTATTGCACCTACTGTTCCAGATGAAATAATTATAAAAGCTGAAGAATTAAGTACTATTTGGACTCCTGCTGAAGCATTTGTAATGGATTTTGCAGAAACTGTTGACGGATTTAAAGTACTCGAAGTTAATAACATAAACTGTGCTGGATTCTATGCATGTGATATTCCTTCAATTGTTGAGGCATTTATAAAATGAAAAATCATTTGAACGAGTACTTTGAAGGATTAGATAATCACATATTTGAATTTTATGAAACTATAAATCAAAATATTAGTTCAAAAAAAATAACTATTCAAATGACTTTTTTATATAATAAGCATATAAATTTTCATTATAATATTGAAAATGACGAATTAGTTATAGAAGATTTTGTTGATAAAATAAAATTAAAATATCCAAATTTCTCAAAACTTCAAGATGAAGCTTATCATTTTCAAAAAATGACAGTATGGCCTCATATTAGTTTTGAATGTACTGAAGTTGAGAAATTTATGATTGAAATTGAAAGGATTAAAAATGAAACCGAATTTGCCCCAAGAGCCAAATCCTAATTTAATTGAAAGTATGTGTATGCGTTATGACCATTCTCATGGTATCCGTTCCCCACGGTTCAATAATAATACTTTTGAAATAGAAACGGAAGAAGAGTTTGAACAAAGACAGGATTCTAACCGTAGAATGATGCGTAAACTATATGAAGAAGTTTCGGGGTATGGATTCTATCAATATACAAAGGATGATAGTACTGATGAATGAAGCAGCTAGAAAACAATTGCATGATATAGCAGACAACGCATGTTATATATACACTACTATTATCAGAGAAAGAATTAAGTATTCAAAGTTCAGTAATGTTAGTATTCAAATTGACAATGCTATTCAATTTACTAATACACCAGATAAATTTGAAATGTGGATTAAATTTGGTAAGCATACTTTTATATACAGTGAAGATAGCGTAATCTATCGATATTGGGATAGAAAAAAATCTGACAAATTTATATTTGATGTAATTGAATTGCCTAATATTAACAAATTTATTTTTTCTGAAGAATATTATTTTCAGCAAAGTACTTTATTTGATTTCAAGTATTTCGAACTAGAAGATTTAAAAGCGTTAGATACAATTCGTAAAAAAGTACAACAACAATGGTCGGATCAACTTTTAAATTGGTAATATTATGATAACACGATATGAATTAATTGATGGTGAAATAGTACCTCACGAATTTGGTGAATATGTAAAATTCACTGATTATAAACAAGCTGAAGATGCCAGAAGTAAAGCTGTATCAGATGCGGGTTGGGCAGCAGACGCAGCTAGAGAACAAAATGAAATTAATAGATATAAGGATTGGAACTAATGAGTACTAAAGTAATACTTAATGTTTGTAATTCTGATTTAGAATATGCACATTCTGCATGGGATGGAGCTGAAATTTCAATATATAGAATCAATGAAGTTCTTAAAGAACGTGGTATTGATATTCAATTTTATTTAGAAACACATGAAGAAGATGAATATCCTGATAAGTTTTGGAATGAATCAAATCCAGAATATAATCCAACTGGTATTGAGATTGAAGAACATGAATAATGAAAATCTAAAAGATGATTTATCAAGTGAATTCAGTGCATATATTGCTGAATTAAGTATAACTGATGATATTAAACATTCTAAAATTTATATATATTGGCATTATATGGTAGGCGAATATTGTATTGAAATTAATAATAAATGGTCAGGGTATGTTCCTGAAGAATTTATATTTAAATCAGGGTTTGATAATTATATTCGTTGGTCAAAATATTGGGAAAAATATAGAACAGATGAATGTTTTATGGGACTATATCGTAAATTCGCTCAATCATTTGATAAATTTTTCTTGTTGGATCACAGTAATGATAGTGAATTAGATGGTCATATGAATATGTTTTTATATATTATTAATACAAATTCAATTCCAATCGAATATCGAAAAATGATACTAAGTAGAGTAATTGAAGTATTAACTGAACGTATGTATTATAATTATGCAGAAATTGTAAAATCAGCTTTGGAAGAACTTGATGGAATACAAGAAAATATCAGACGTAGTAAAAAAGTTTAATGCTAAATTTGATGGATTATTTAAAACAGTTAATCGTGGAGATTATTGTTATTTTAAAATAAATGATTTTTTCACTATAAAATGTGGAAATGATATGGTTGTACAATTTAAATATATACCAAATAGCCAAGATTATTATTATATGAATTATGATTATAATAATGATTCTGTTATGTTCTATACAACGAGAAAATATAGTGGTCATTGGAAACATTCATCACCTGATAATATCGTAATATTCAAGAACTTAACAAGGTTATGTACAGAGGAAGGACATTTTCAGGAAATGACCAGACAGGACTTGACTGATTTTGAAATTTCTGATATAATTTCTTTATTATTGATGGGTAAGACCATCGTTGACAAAACTAAGGAATATAGAAATGTCTGAACATGCTTCACCACAATTGATAAATGTTTCTATTAAGCATGGTGACGTTATTGATATTGAACATACTTGTGTTGACCGTCGAGAGCATATTAGTGTTTTTGTAAGTCATTCTACTATTCATAACGGAAGGGGTGTGGCTATTTTTCATGATAATGATGGAAAAGTTTATCTATGGAAACCTTCAGACAAATGTCCTCATGGTATAATTGAACGAGTTGATAGTCCAAATGAAGACTTTTTGGTGAATCCATATGTGAGAATTTACTGTCCTGATGTGGATAAATTTAGACCAGTGGATTCGTTTTCTGGTTCATATCTAATAACGAAGTAACAGGGGAATTTGAAATGGAAAAGCCAGTACTAAAATATAAATGTTATATTCTATTACGAGAAGATCTTGAAATGCCACAAGGTAAGTTTGCAGTACAAGTGGGGCATGGAATTGACCAAGCGTGGAGTAAGTATTTGGAATATAAAAATAGTTCAAATACTAATGATATAATTGCTGTGTCTAATTTTGAAGATTGGGTATCTGAGGGACGCCGGAAGATTGTATTACGTCTTAAAGATGAAGATCATATGAATAAAATTAAAGAAAAGATACAATCTAATAGTACTGAACCATATTTTGTTCATGATATTTTTGATTATGGCTTTAATTTCTTTGATGGTTTAACTCAAACGGGTTTAATCATTTATCCAACTCAATGTGAAATTTCTGCTGTAAAAAGGTTACGTTGTTGGTAAAAAGGTACACACTATTATACCCATGTATTACAGTGCTTTCTATAAATAATATAAAGTTATTATGGAGAGTACTATGAGAAAAGATATTCTAGAAAGTAGAGAGTTGATTGAAAAACTGATAAGTGAAAATCAACCAAAGACGGAAATCGCAAGACAACTAAATTGTAAGATTGACACATTAAATTTGTATCTTAAAAAGATGGAAATTGTGTATAATGGTAACATGGGTGGTAAGGGTATTAAAACTCAACCTAGACAATATGTTACTGCTATGGAATATATTGAACGCGGCAAACAAGGTCAATATGTTAAATCACACAAACTACGTCTTAAATTAATTAAAGATGGAATCAAAAAAGAAAAGTGTGAAATATGTGGTAATCATGAATGGAATGGTAAAACTATACCATTAGAATTAGATCATATTGATGGTGACCATTATAATAACAATTTAGAAAATCTCCGTATTATATGTCCTAATTGCCATGCACAAACTGATACACATGCTGGTAAAAATGTTGGTAAAAATATGAAACAGAAATAAAATTTGTGGTATAATATAAATAAGACAAACGGGGATGTGGCGTAATTGGCAGCCGCACGAGTTTTAGGTATTCGCGTCTTCGGACGTGTCGGTTCGAGTCCGACCATCCCCACGAAAGTAAATTCAGTACCCCGCTCAATGATGGTCTGAATTGTTCGAGTGCAAAAGCACAGTAGAGTCATACGTGACTCTCGCCCTTTTTGGTTCATTTGGTAATTCATTATTTTGCTTGACAGTATATCATCTTTGTGTGATAATATATGTACAAGCTTTAAAGCTGCTTGATGCAGCTTTTTTTATTTCTGGAGAAAACATGAAACCCAATGCAATGAATAATGCAAACCTATATTGGTTTATTTTCTTTTGGATTGCATTCACTGTAGTAAATTTATATATTAATATGTATAAACCACAAGTTTATTATGAAAAGAAACTTGCTGATGCGGTTAAATTTGAACTAAAGAAAGTTGATCCTGTTCGACAAAATGAGCCAGCATACATTGCGTTATTACAAAAATTACGTATAAATTGTGTTAGTGCAACCGATAAAGAAAACAATACCTTTTATTCATGTCCAACTGGTGAAAAGGTGAGTATGATTAATTGGACACGTGGTGACAAGAAAGGCGTAGTTACTCGTGAATATAATAAAGATGACACCTTAATATTAATATACGGACACCCTGATGATGTTTACTAAAATTGAAAATTCTGAAGTACTAATTAAAACTTCTTTTGGATATAAGGTACTTCCATTGTTTGTACGAAATAGTACTAAACAGGTGTATGCAAAAAATGGTCAATATTATATTGCCATATTAGTATCCAAAATAACAAGTAATGCTAAAATTAGTTGGCAGGAAATTAATATTCCTGAAAACTTTGAAAAAGGCCATTTGGTCTATAACGAGTAATAATGAAATCAATTTATTTAACGAGTACCCATAATAGCCGTACTTTTATGCTTACCAGCTATGACCCAAAGACAATTATTATGTTTGAAAATCCAGTACAAGAGATTGACATTCATGGTAATAAACTAGTATACTATACTACAATTCAAATTCGAAAGATGTGAGATTTATATGACTAAAGTTGTTCGTAAGCGTCGAGTACTTGATAATGATGAATTTAAATCAAGAGAAATTCATCGCCAGCTATGGCGTCGTCTTTGTGCTGGAGAAAAACAAATTGTCGTAACTGAAACATATATAGATCCTGAAAGTATTTTTGGAACATATTTCAAAGTATTCAATCATTTTATTAAAAACGGATTACTTGAAGTAATCACTATTGATCAGTTAGATCCATCTGAACACGAATTCACAGTAATTAAATGAGGTAATTTATGTCTTGGAACAACCGTGTAGTTATTAATGAACATACTTATATTGATGGTGGAAAAGAAAGTACTGCAACTATGCATGAAGTACATTACACCGCCGATGGCGTAATGTTTAGTGGTGCTCTTTTTCCACAAGGATCTGGTACTGATAGTACTGAAGCACTTCAAGCATTGAAGTTAGAACTTCAGATGATGCTTGAAGCGGTAGAATTCGTACTTGATGGTAAAACTTCTATTTTTGACTATGATAATAAAGATACGCATGATGCGGGTGAACATTCTGAAATTATTCGTAAACGAAATGAAGTTAAAGTACTTGATCGTGATGATGCATATCTTGATGAAAAATATGGCGACGAATAATGAATCTATATCATGAACTTGAATTTTTAAAAGATTCACAAGTAAAGTTGATTGAACAAGTGCAGAATTTGCGAAATCGTAGTAATGAATCACTTGAAGAGGGTGCTACATATCGTTTTGTACTATGTAATGCTAAAATTAGTTTTTTGAATTCAATTATTCATGATATTGAATTTGCCATGTCTGGACATGCACCGGACATTGTGATACAATCTACCATAGATGCCGTAACGCATGTTGAAGAAAATTTCAAGCCATTTTTAGGCCAATGTGGTTCTGATTGTGATCCTAAAAAGGAGAATAAATGAATAATAACTTAAAAGAATTATTAGATGCTGCATTAAAAGACATTAAAAATATGTCTACTGATGACTTCTTTGAAAAAATGTATGGTTACAATCCAGAACAGTTGAAAGCATATACTGAAGAAGTATTTTTGGTAGAACTTCAGTACTTGAGAAGTTTCTTTGTGGATGGTGCCTATTCTTTTGAACCAAGTTATGACAATCTTCCAGTACCCGAAATTACTAAATTATTTTGGAATTATATTGAACGAAATGCTCGTAGCACCTATGAAGATTCAACTGAACCATTCCCTACATATTATGTAGAATTGCCTAAGTATGGGATTCGTCTAACACATATACATGGTCAAGGGGTTATTACGGTTGTTGAAGACTTTGATTATTCAGATCCTATGTATATTGTAAAAAATATTACTCGATTTAAACGTGAAGCAGCATGGGAACACCAACGTAAAATTGATGAATTGTTGTATGATAAACCTAAGCAATTAGATGAAGTACGATTTAGTACTGAAATAAATGGTATTGGTATTGTAGATACGGGTATTGTAGAACGTGTGTATACTAAAAAAGGTATAGTACGGTACTTGATTGATTCGGTACATAATGGTAAAGTACTCGTATTTCATAGTGGTGGAAACAAATACCCTATGGATGCAGTAGAAGTAACTGTACTTCACCCTAATAATTATAATAGGTAATACTATGGAAATTGATTTTAATCTTGTTCGTGAATTGACACATGCATTAGAAATGAATGGTCGTCAGTTTATTTTACGTGATTTAAAAATTCAAGAAATGAAAGCTAACGGTACATATGATGTTAAACATAATCAGGATTTAATTTATTTTCATATAGTTAGTTCTAATATAAATTCAGTACTTGAACGTATTTTTTGGTACTTCGAACATAAAAATCAATCTGATATTTTAGAATTATCTTTTAGAAATTTAGTTATAAGTGCATATAATGATTATAAAGAGTTTTCATCTCATTGTGATTTTTTATCAGAAATGGATCGTAAATATAATTTAAATGCACTTGGCTATTCTCATTAAGGAATTGTAATGATTACTAATGAATGTATTGAATCCAAAACATTTGATGATAACGTTCGTAACACATTAAATGATGAAATGGAATTATTGCGTATAAACACTATTGATGGATTACATGATGCTGTTAATAAATTAAAATAATAAAAGAATACCGCATGTATTAGGATGTTGGCCTAACAGTAGCCATCATTTAAAGAGTATCGAGAACGATCCGTCTAGTGAAGAAGCCACGAAAGTAACTAGCGTATAAGTTCAGGGGGAAGATTCTGAAAATAGTACTGATATGTTTCATGGGCCAGTATGGAATTAAGTATTCAATTAGCGGTGGCGTTGATTTTATATAATGTCAGTACTTACCCTTAGAGATTTTGGTGTAATAACACACTACTACATGCATTTTAATTAAATGAGGATACCTTATGTTTGAATTTGACAGTATTCAAGATTTTGTTTGTAAATCTTTAATAGGAAAAGTACTTGTTAAGGTTGATGATGTTGAACTTTTAGAAACTATAGTTCGTGCTCATCATGATTCTAGTACTAATTCTATTATTGTAGAATCAGAAACATCACAAATATATATCTATAATAGTTCTTTTGTGATAGTTGATAACTTGGTTGAAGTAGATTGGGGAAACTATAGTTTACAAGTAGAACCTAAATTTGGTATTTCAAGTTGGTTATCCAAATCTGAAAAAAATGAAGATTATGGAGATGTATTCAGTACTGACGAATTCTTTGAACATGTTGAATCTGGTATGTTCATCGATTCAGATGGACATGGATATCCAAGTAATGGAACTCATCATATTTTCACCTGTTTGTCAGTACGTGATCTTGCAGCATGTAAATATAGTAAAACTGTATCTCACATCATATGGTATAATAAATGACTATAAAAGTAAGTGGAAAAGTAACTGAAGTAAAATCAGTTGAAGTTGATATTAGTATTGTTGAGTTAGAAAAAGCTTCATCAAATTTGATTCCAGGTCAGCTTTTGATTATATTGAAAAAGAAATTAGTTCAAAAACTTATTGAGAAAGATGGTTCTTTAGATAATGCTAAACTATCATGGAATGATAATTATTGGGAAATTTTTGATTATTATGATTACCATCATAGAGAAAATAAATTTATAAAACTTCGTGATTTAAATAATGAAGAAAAGTACGCATTATCTACATTTAATGATGTATCTGAACTATTCAGAAAATTACAATGACAGTACAAAAATTTGAAAAGTTACCTATCCAGATTTATGCCCTTGAATGGACTGGTAATAATATTAATGAGTTAAAAGACTTTGGTAGTCCAAACGAAGTAAAGATCGATAATATGGGTCATTGCAAAGTTGAAACTTTAGAAGGTTGGTTAACTGCATCGGTTGGTGATATGATCATCAGAGGTGTACAAGGGGAAATTTACCCATGCAAACCGGATGTGTTTGCATTAACGTATCGTAAAATTGAGGAATAAAAAATGTCTCACTAGATTGATAAAACTTGGATATATGTATTTGTCCGTACTGATTTACCAGTAGAACAGATTGTAGTACAATCAAATCATGCCGCCTATGAAAGCGGATTAGCATTCGACAATAACAGTACTGAGACAAGTTCTCTAATCGTTATTTCGTGTAAGAATAAACATAAGTTACAAAAAGCATACGATGAACTCCAAGCTGAAGGTATTGATTTAATTCAATTCCATGAACCAGATTGGGATTATGGTTTAACTGCCTTTGCAAGTGCTCCAGTAACTGCTGAACAGCGTAGTATCTTCCGTAAGTTTCAACTTTTCCGTGGAGGTGCTAAATGATTTATCCTAACACTTTCGATGAATTGCTACAAGTAATGCAAAGTACTGAACAGATGAAAGGTCTTAGTGTTCATGCACATGGGCTTATGGTGGTTGAACAGTACAAAGTACTAATTTCAGAATTAGATTCTGGATAGGGCGATTCTATATTACTTGAAGTATATAGTAAAATTAAAAATAATATTTTACCTGATGATATTGTATTACGTTACCAAGAGTTTCATGATTGTGGTAAGCCAATATGTCGTGTAGTTGATGATGAAGGTAAGGTGCATTTTCCTGAACATGCAACTATAAGTGCAAATGTTTGGGACAGGTTATATCCTGATGAAAAAATCATTCAAGAGTTAATTCGAAAAGATATGACATTTCATCTTGCAAAAGCTGATGAGTTTGATATAATATGGAATGATCCATTAGCACCTACTCTATATGTTACTGCATGGGCTGAAATTTTAGCGAATTGTACAATGTTTGGTGGGCAGGATAGTAATTCTTTTAAAATTAAAAAGAAAAAGTTAATCCAAGCAGGTAAAAAGTTCTTAAACTCTTTACCTATATAAACTATCGGCGGCTTTTGTCGCCAGTTTTAAAAGGTCTTCATTATGGAAAACACAATTATTGTTGATATTTTTAAAGGTGCGACCCAAGAAACTGTTTTTGTTTGTAATATAAAAAACCAGTACTTTTCACCTGAACAAACGTATAATATTCATGAACATGAATATATTAAACGGTATGATTCCCATTTATATCGTAAAATCGGTGAAAAAAATTGCCGTGAAAGTTTAAATGAAACTATGGTTGGTTATTTTGTTAGTTTAGCTAACATTTTAACCCAAACATATAATTTAGGTAAACTTGATAGTGTGATCTTCAACTCAAGTGGCTATGGTGATTGTACGGGTAATACCTTCATTTTAAGTACTAATGAATTTTCACAAAAGGAAGAAGATAAGATGATTATTGATGATAAGGATTTACTCTTTAATATGTATAAAGAAACATTTCCTGATCACGAATTAAATTTATAAGGATGTATTATGATTACTACTGAAAATATAACACTTCATGATGATTTAGATGAATCATATGGTTCTCCATATGGATTAGAATATAAAGGATATACTTTTGTATTCAATTCTATTGAAGACCGTGATTTATGGATTAGCGATTGCAATGATGATGATTTGGATTATATTATTGAAAATGAAAGCGTAGAAACTGAGGATTAAACAATGGGTTCGGATGTAAAAGCTTCAATTAATGTAAAACTTGTTAAACAGCCACGTGGCATGAAAGGTGCTAAACCTGATATTGAACAAATTCATATCGATTTGTGTTCTATTGTTGAAAACGAAACATTTTCTATTAATAGTAATACTCATCTTGTTGCTGAACCTGAATGTCGTTGGCATAGTATTGATGCAGATATGAAAAAATTATCAGTACTATATCCTGGAATTTTATTCACGGTTAACGTTAGTATTCCTGATTATGAAGTAAATGAACTGCATTACTTCTATGAAGGCAAAACTCACGAAGCTGTGATCACATTCTCACCATTCAATGAAGAACTTTTGAAATAAATAAAGTACCACAAAAGATGAAACAGTATATTTTTTTGTGGTATAATATTAGTATTCTCCTGTTAGCTCAATTGGATAGAGCAACAAACTTCTAATTTGTAGGTTACTGGTTCGAATCCAGTATGGGAGACAAACAATATAGCCTAAGCATATGCTTAGGTTTTTTTATTGGTAAAATATATGAAAGAATTAACATATCCAGAAGAAATTTTTAAAGCACTTGAAGATATACATACAAAGTTCATTATACCTAATGGTAAAGTTGATAGATTTGTATCTTGGTATGATTTGGACCGTGATTTAACCGATTATGGATTTGAAATATATCCATATAAAAATGATGAATCACCAGATCAAATATGTTTGTATGGAAGTATAGGTACTACATATATAACAAATCACACTCTTATTTTTTTTATACATGGTGGCGGAATTCCTCCTTCATATATTGATGATTATATAAATCTTACCGAAGAACAACATTTTCAACTTGGAACAACTACATTCCTTGCTGGAGTTTTTGAATTTAATGATTTTAAGAAAATACACGAATACTTTAAGAAGATTACATAATGGAAAGAATATTAGTTTTTAATTATGAATATGAAACTCATGTTGAATACCCAGGTGGTCCTGGTTGTCTTGGAAAAATTGAATGGAACGAAATTAGTGAAACGATATTTGAAATATTCGAATTACAAACTGATGGTACATATAGATTAATAACTCAATTTGACCAAACAGCATATACATTTGATGAAATATGTAACTATCAATACGATTTATATTTGTTAGTACTAACAAATGAGGCATATCATTTTAATAATATTCATGAAGAAAGAGTTGATCTGTTTGAAGAATTGTGTAAGAATGAACTTAACACTTTAAACAACCGAATGTGGATTGAGTACTGGATACAGTACCATCATACTAGATGGATAAATGATTATGAAGAAAAACAAGCCACAATTGCCGCTGAAGAAGCCGAAAGCCAATCCATTACCGTGGCTTCAACAATGGTTGAAAACGCCTCAGATGCCTGTCAGTGAGCTTCCTGAAGTTAATAAAAATAAAGGGGTTGACAATGAATCCAAACAGTAGTATAGTACATAAATCAACAAGACTTAGTGATGAAACAAAATCTCGGCTGAAAGAAATGTTAAATCCATTAAGTAATGTGGTATTTGTCAACTTCAAGAGGAAGTGATTATGTCTCATTTTACAAATATTGTTAAATTAGATGTTCAGAATGGTTATTGGTACGATGTTTATATGGAAGCAATTAATATTGCTAAAATGCTTGACAAGAACGTTGAATTCTTGTTTAATGGTGTTCAAATTACATTGAATAAAAATTCAAGTCCTGAATGTTTCGTTAAACAGTATGGAAAAGCGGTAATTTGAATTCCAACTGTTTGAAAGTACTAAAAAAACTTGAAACAGTTTCTGAAAGTGTGGTATAATATACGTATTGAAAGAATGCCTTTGTAGCTCAGTGGTTAGAGCGGGAATCTCTAAAATTCTTTGTCGTCGGTTCGAGTCCGACCATCGGCACCAAAATATAAGTGAGCTTTAGTGGTTCATTGGAAACAATGCGGGTATGAGGATGGCGTACCTCAAACAGACAAAATACGTTCTGTTGCTGAAAGATGCTAAGATGGTTCAATTCCATCTACCCGCCGCACTAAAGGTAGCATCGAAAGATGAGAAAATAACACGAGGCGTCGGAATACGCCTACACTTATAATCGTACAATGGGGCATATAGCCGATAACACCCTTTGGCTTCCAACGCGGTGTAGGGTGCGGAATATCCCCGCCATGCCAACTTTAATGTTGCGTAAGCTAATGCGTCGTAATGGGAGTTAAGATGAAACCTGATTATATTGAATGTTTAGCAAGTGGTGCTGGACATAATTATCAAAAGCAGTCTATACCATCAGAGTATATCTGTGGTACTGAAGGTTTAGAACCAACTGAAGTAGTACAATGTCAGTACTGCGGTGAAGAAAAGAAATAATTAAACGGCCCTTTACACACTCGCGTGAATGTGCTCTCCTCATAAGAGATGATAAGCTGGGTTAGACTCCCAGAAGGGCCACCATATTTTAAATGTATTTAAATGAAAATTGAATTAGAATATCCATATAATCAAGATTGGAAAAGTGGATACCTTGTGGTAAATCCAGAAGGAAGAAAAACCGTAATACTATTCAATAGTGATAAAAATAGATCTTCAACTGCATATGCAAGATATTTGCTTGCAGTAAAAGAAGGTCGATATTTAACTGAAAATGAACAAGCGGATCACAAAGATACCGATAAAACAAATGATTCTATTGATAATCTTCAAATTCTAAGTATTGAAGAACACAAAGAAAAAACTATTTTTGAATTTTCTGGTAAAACATATATTGACTTTATATGTGAAACATGTAATAATCCTTTTAAGCGTGAAATTAGGCAAGTAAAGACCTATACAAAATATTGTAGTAGAGAATGCTCATACAAACGAACCAAATAATCGGAGTACTGAAACATGAACCAAAACTACATGATGCCGTATCAAGGCAAAACCATCGCTGAAGAATCAATCGAATTGGCACAAACTTTCGTTGATCACTTCAAAGATAAATTTGACTTCTCTCCGCATATTGATAAAATTGCGGAAGATATTGAAAACTACGTGTTCAGCGGCAATTGGGATCATACCATTGAAGTTGAAGTTGACGGTGTTCCGTGGATTCGTGTTATTCAAGAAGATGAATACGACCAGCATATGGACGAAGACGACGAAGAAACACCATCTAATGATGATGTTGATTATGTCGGCGGCTATTACGTCATGCTGGTGAATTAAGATACACGCTACTTGATCGTAGCTAGGGGAATTGTTATCCTCGAATGTAGCCAGTTAATCGCGGTAAAATAAACTCTAATGTAAGAGTACTTACATCTTGACGTGGCAAGAATGGGATGGGGCTGGAGAGGAAACTCTGTGAAGGTCACGACCCCCAACCATTAACTATTAATTGAGGTTATATGAATTACTTAAAACATAAGTTACATTTAATATTATTTTCAATATTAGTACTATCAGTATTGGGTATTATTACCAATTCTATTGCAGAAGGTATAGATCGTATAATTTCTCAAGAAATGGTAGATAATACTTATAAAATTAACAGGTGATAAAATGACACTTGAAGAAATACAAAAAAAGCTTGACAATTCTTTTCAAAATGGTTATTATATTCGTCGCCCTCACTTTAATGCGGTTGATAATAATTTCGGAAATGTCAATGCTAAAATTGAATGTTATATTTCTCGTACAGGAAATGTGTATGACATCCGTTATGAAAATAACAAGATTACATCAGTTGTTAGTACGGTTTTCACATTAATTGAAAAACAAACTGATGATTGGGAGATTGTAATATGATATTAACCCTAATTTTTTTGTGGAGTCTATTAAACGGTATTTCATGTTGGACTATGGCTATTATGGCTATATTAACATCAGAATATCAAATATTTTTCAATAAGGCTGGGAATGGATTTTTATATACACTAATATGTATTGATTCATATCTACGAATTTTTTCTAATACCCATACAGGACTGTGGTAATGAAAACCTTAACTACTTCAGATTTTAAAATTCAAGAACTTTCTAAAATGTGTATAGATTCACATCTATTTCATTCATATACATGGACAATGTTTCAATGTTTCAATGATGTAATTGATGATGATGAAATAGCAAAAAATTCTGAAATAATCATTTTACAAGATGATTTTGGAAAAAATATTGGTGCTATATTTCATAACGATGAAAATCATTATTTTGGTACTAATATTCAAGTATTTGTGTTAGAATCAAAACGTGGTAATGGTTATGGAAAATTTTTGTACAAAGAAATGAATAAATTTCTTATTAAACAAAAATTTGATGGGACATTGTATGCAGGATCAGGGATCGTTGGATCAATGGATTTTTGGGATAAAATGTCAAAATTACATGAAAGTACTGAATGCTTAGAACTACATGCTGAGTACTTTTAATATATAATATTGCGTTTGTGGTGAAATTGGTAACCACAGGGGACTTAAAATCCCCCGCCCGTATAGGGCTTGTCGGTTCGAGTCCGACCAGACGCACAAAAATTTTCAAGGCGATATGAGCTATCCACATAATATAATTAATGTATATGGTACTGAATAACCGTATTAAAAACTGGATAGTAATAATATTAAAGTTATGTATTATCGAAATGATGAAAAGGAACAATTATGAAAAAGATTTTTGTAGTACCAAATGGTGAAAGTTATTTTGGTGTTAGTATGGTAGCACTTACCGAAGATGGTGATTGTATCGCTGGTCATCTAAGTAGTAATACTACATGGGGCCGCCATGACATGGGCATTGGTTCTGATTGGAAGCACGATCTTTATGATAAAGAATATGGTGCTGGTGAATGGGAACTGTTGTATGCTGATGATATCGTTATGAATTCACCTGAATTTTTACTCGCAGTTCAGCGTAATCATGAAAAAGCAGAACTCGCAGAAACTGAAGATGAAGAAACTGAGTAAGTGTTCTGTTAACTGAATCTAATCTTTTATGTAATCAATAAATTATAAAGGTAAAATATGAAAATTATCGAAGATGCAGTACTTGCCAAAATGAACCTACAGCGTTTGAAAACTCATCGTACTTCAGTACTGGCTAGCATCAACAAAGAGTTTTTTGATTATACTAAAGATGACGACCAAATTCGTTTTCCGGTAAATCATGATACTCAAGAATATTTCGATGCAATTGAGTATCGTAATAAGGTTAATAAACATTACAATGCTGCTCGTACAGCAGTTAAGGTGAAATAATGTGGATTATATGTGATTCATTTGATAAAATACCAGTAGGTACTTGGCTTGGAACTGCATTAGAAACAGATCAAGATAACAATAAAGTACTGGTAAAGATTGAAGTGATCACAGCATCTACATTTACTTTATGTGTTGTCGATGGTGCTAACGCATCTGACCGTGATTACTTGAAGCTTCTTGCATATTGCGAACCTCCTAAATTATTCGGAGAATAATATGATTGGTAGTACTGTAATATTTGAATATCATGAAATGTGTTATCCTTACCATATTGCATGTTTTCATACCCATAAACAACTGACCAATGAAGAACTTGAAGCAGAGATGTGTAAAGTACTTGGTTGGGATGAAATGGATGATTGGCACCGCCATTCTTTAACTTTTATTGATCATAACCGTCTACGGGGATTATCAATTTTGGGTGAAGAAATTGATCCTGATGTTCATCGTGCGTTGAAACGATTCTTTCCTGAATCGTTAAAAGGTATAGCTGATGATGAATCATTCGGTAATTTTAGTTATCAGTACTATGATGCTAAAGCTAATGAAGTAGTTTGGATGAATTTGTATCAAGATGAACTAACTGAACGTTTACGTGAATTACAAAAAGCATCTGCTGCTGCATTTCAAGAACGCCGTGCACGTGAAAAAGAGGATATGAAAAATGTCAATAAAAGTTGATCCAGAAACACAAAAAGCTGTAGATCCTGAGAGTATTGGTAAAGATTCATGGAAACGCTTTTTGTTAGCAGTACTTATAGTTTCTGCTGCAATCATCACTTATAAGATTTTGTAAAAAGTACTTGACATATAGAAAATTTTATAGTACTATATGTCGAGTTGAATTAATTCATAGGTATTTTGATGAAAATTTTATTTTGTTGGTTAATTGGTGCAATGTCTGTTATTTTAGGTATGATGTTTACGGCTTGGAGAACGGCAACATTGCCACAAGGTAATTTGTATTTTTTATCTCCAGATGACCGGTTGTTAGTTAGTTTATGGACTGGTGGATTGTACTGTATGTGGTTTATAATTGTATCATTTTGTTTATGGTTAGTTTTTAAAGGTATTGATTATGCATATGAATAAAGTTCTTGATACTTGGATCGAAAATGTAAAAACTTATCCACCATCTGAAATCTTTTTTGAAAAGTACGGAAAAGATGCCAAAGCAGAAGAACGATTAAAAGTAATTTGCGAAGAGATGTATCGCTTTGTATTTCCAGAAGGAAAACCTAATTTATTGAGTAATCTTGGTTCTTCATATCGTGATTTTGAAGTTGCTTATATCATGGGTTTCGATGGTATGAAGCCTGAATATATTACCAAAGTTAAAGACCAATTTTTGATTGATGTTAAAGAAACAATCAAAGCGATGGATGATATGTGTAAAAAGGATCAAATCTTACAGCAATATTATACGCAATGGAAACTGAAATTTTCAGATATTAATTCAATTGTTTATGATATGACTAAGGACTATGTATGAAAATTTTCACCTTAGATATGTCATATTATGGTTGCGTAGTGGTAATAGATGAAACAATTGAATCAGCATGGATTCGTATTAAAAATGAACATCCAGTTGCTGTAAATTATAAAATATCTGATGTTAAAGAAAATGATATTGGAATTGATTTTATTTTCTCAAATTTTGGAGATTTATAATGAAAAAGTTTAATTATACAACTAAAAATATTTTAGTATCACCGATAATTGAATTAGTTGATCGTGCGATAGATTATGATTATAATAATATCAGTTATTGGAATGAAGTTCGTGAAAGAATTGTCGATAATATACTAGAGGGTGTTTCATTAATTTGGGTGGAATATTTAACATTTGTATTGACAATTGAAATATCAGATCCAGAATTAAATTATTCAGATAAACTTGATAAAGCTATTGACGATTTAGCTGGATACTGTTATGATTACGAATGTAATATTCGTATCGGTGGTGAAATAGTAAAGAGTGATTAAAAATACGCAGTGATCGTCTAGAGGCTTAGGACACGAAAAGCGATTCTTGATTAAGAATCTTACGGCATCCACAACTTTCATTCAACGAACGTAACGCAGGTTCGAATCCTGCTCACTGCACAAAAATTAAAAAGGTATTATATGAAACTTGAATATACTCCAGTACCACATAAAATCGGTCCATTATTTGAAATTACGGTTGCACATGAACATGGTGATAGTGATAAATTAAACTACCATACATTGAAACTTGAAACTGCATCTGAAGATGAATTATTGACAGTACTAAAATATATAAATGAAACTTCAGACCAGATTAACGAAAAACGCTGGTATGATAAAAAACTTCCATTGAATTTTAGTTATGACCATGATGTTCAATACGCTGAGGGTAAAACCTTGTATTTTGCATTACAACCAGATTCTATCTATAGTGAACCATATGCGGCGATTTCAATAAAAGAAGTTCGTTTTATTGATGCAAATGGTGTTGAATCAATAGTTCAAGGTTGGTAATATGAAAAGTATTTTGATTTTTGAATATGCAGCAACTGGTGAAGGTTGGCGTACTGTAATTCGTTTTCATAATCAAAGTCGTGTTACAGATGAAGCAGCGATTGAAACATTAAAAGCAGAATTTGATCCGTATTTTCATGTAGGTTTTGAATTACATGATATCAGTACTGTAAAAGATAATGAATCAGTTATGCGAACTTTGAAAGAACATGTACCAATTTTATACAATTATGTTATGTTGCCGCCTGATAGTTATCATCCGGTAATTCATGTAAAATATGAAGGTTATGTAAACTATTCATAAAAGTAATTTGTGGGGTTAGCTCAGTTTGGTAGAGCAACGAAAGAAACCAAAATGGAATCTTGAAAAGGATTCTAACAGCATTATATCTTCTACTGTAAATTCGCGGGTCGGTGTGTTCAAATCCACCACCCCACACAAAATTGGTAAAAAAGCTCTGCTGTGGGACATTATATTCATCCACATGTTATTAGTTATTTTAAACAATCTGGTGAATATTTCAATGAATTGGATAAAACCGAACCAAGTAAATCAGATGTTGGTGGTGAATCAACAATAACTGGAAAATAAAAATGAAAGTATATATTGATGACATTCGCGATCCAAAAAAGTACTTGACACCAGAACAGGCCGATGGTATTGTATGGATTAAAGAAGCATGGAATGCACGTAACTTTTTAGTTGAACATGAATCCGTGATTGAAGTACTTCATCTTGATAATTACCTTGATGATGAACTCATTACCGGAACAGATATATTCTTTATGGTTGCAGGTGAAACCATATGGGGTGATCGGTCAGAATGGGCTAATCTTAAAACAATTTATTTGCATTCATCAGATACTGATGTAATTGAAAAGTTGATGAAATATAAAGATGAGCTTCAAACAGCAGGGGTTGAATTAATTGACAACCACCAAGAAAGGAACTACTAAATGAAAGTTTACGTAGATGATATTCGTAATCCAGCTAACCATCTCAGTACTGAACAGGCTGATGGTATTATTTGGATTAAAGAGTGGTGGGAAGCACGTAACTTCATTTTGAAGAATGGATTAGATATTGAAGTATTGCACTTTGATAATTTCTTAGGTGATCCAAATCATCGAACTGGTGGTGATATTCTAAGTTCAGTAATGTATCGTTTAAAACGTGGTAAATTTCCTAATTTGAAACAAATTTATTTACATAGTTCAGATAAAGAAGTAATTGATAAATTATATGATTCATTTATTGAACGTTGTAATGAATATGGAATTGAGTTAATAAAAAATTCACGTCCAAATCGTAGTTAAACAAATGGCGAGTTAGCTCAGAGGTAGAGCACGTAGAAACCAAGGATTCTAGTACTAGATTCCCGCAGCAACAATAACTCATACTATGATAAAGTCGTGGTCGGGGGTTCAAATCCCTCACTCGCCGCAAATAAATATCATTTTTCGAACCAACTGTGATAAATAAAAATAAATCATAGAGGGTTCGAAAAAATGAAACAATGTTTAAATTGTAATAATGAAATTGATGATAAGAAAAAGTTTTGCAATAGTTCGTGTGCTGCAAAGTACAATAATTCTCACAGGATATTATCGGAAGAAACAAAATCTAAAATTTCTAAATCTTTAAAAGGTCGAGAAGTTAAATTTATTGAAACTGAAAATGTTAAGTCTGGAAGACTTCGAGCGGGTGCTAAACGGAGAGAGGCAGCATTGGAACAATTGATGAAACGTGATTTTAATGATTTAAGTTTGGTAAGAAAAAAGAAACGTGTTAGAATAGAGCAAGAAAATAAATGTTTCAGGTGTGGATTGAATGAATGGATGAATGAACCATTAATATTAGAAGTTGATCATATAGATGGTGATAATACTAATAATATAAGAGAAAATTTACGTGCATTATGTCCAAATTGTCACTCACAAACTGACACATGGAGAGGTACGAATTCACGAAAAGTAAAAATTTCTGATGATGATTTAGTATCTATATTAAAAGAATCTAAATCCATACGAGATGCAATTTTAAAGGCTGGCATGTCAATTACTAGTCATAGTTATAAAAGAATAAACTTATTAATTGAGAAATATCATATTAATTTTTTACTAAGGGTAAAGGAGGTATAATTATGTTCCTTGATGAAATTAAACACGTTCCGTTTCCTAGTTATAAATCATTAGAAAAGGCACGTACTGAATCATCTAAATCAATTAATCCAACAACATATGATCGTTATAAAAAATATCATTATCCAGTAGGTACTGAATTTCGTTTAGCAAAAGCTATTGATTCTTTAATTGTTAAAATTAAAAAGGTAATTAAATATGTCAGTTAAATTTACTCCAGTAGTAACGTCGTTAACAAATACACTTGTTGTTGAATTAGAATACGAACATGGTGATGCAGATGCAACTACATATGACTATGCATCCATCTCAGTACTTCCTGAACAGAAACAAACTATTGGGGGATTGCTTTCAATTATTGAGCATGGTTTAGAATGCCAGAATGCCGAACGATATGATGACACTATTGATCCATTTTTTGTTGATGAAACAGTAACCTATGACAATGACCAAGGTATTCCATTAGTTGGAGTTGAAATTCGTTTTGGTTTTGATTATAATGCTCCGAAAGAGAAAGGAACTGTAATTGAAGTTGATCATGACCAGCAATATATTATTGTTCGTTCAGCAACGGGTGAAGTACACCAATTAGAATTTGATGAACTTGAAGATTGTATTACTTCATCGATTGGTATTATGGTAATGGATGGTAGTGAAATCAGCTTTACATATAATGGTATTAGTGTTAACATTGGTAGTGTTGGTGATTGCACAGTTGACCAGCAATATAATGCATCAGGTGGTATTAACGCAGTTTATTACTATGATGAAAATGGTATTAAATACATTGTAACTGATTATTAAAATTTGCGGGAACGCTTGACAAACTGCCAAACACCCCGTTAACATAGGGGGTTGTTTATGAAGTACTTTTATGAAGTATTAATTGTATTAGTAATTTTGGTTGGTCTTATTGCTTTCTGGTTAAAAAGTTTATTAATTTCAATACTAGGAATATTAATATTCTTAGTTGGATGTTTAATTGAATACGTTGTTAATAGGATAAAAACATGAAACATTTTCTTGAAGTATTATTTGTTGCTATTGCAGTAGTTGCTATGATGTTAGGTTATACAGTAATTGCAATTTGGTCAGCAATGTTTGCTATTATCTTTTGGGCTGCTCCTAATTCATCAGTTAAAAAAACTCCTGAAGATTATCTTAATGAATCTCGTAAATTAAACGTATCAGGAGCAGAGGTTGAGTTTGAATTTTTATCGGATAAAGGTAAAACTTTTACAGTTAAATTAGAACCTCATTTGTATATTAATGATGATATGCTTATGGATAGTTTGGTAGAATATATCGTTAAACACACTGGAATTCAAACCAGTTCTGAACGTTTAAATATCATTTCTATAAAAAAATAATTATTAAAAACCCTTTTTTAAGGGTTTTTTAATTGGGGATATGGTGTAATGGTAGACGCAGGGGATTCAAAATCCCCCGCCCTTAGTGGCGTGTCAGTTCGAGTCTGACTATCCCCACCAAATATTTTAATTAAACTCATTTTTGTACTTGACATAAATCAAGAAATGTCTTACAATGTGTATATGTTCAGTAATGAACTAAACCGTTGTTAAACTATAAATTACCTTTTGGGTGAAAAAATGAAAAAAACTTTATTAGCGTTATCTATTGTAGTAGCATCAATGACTGCATTTAACGCAACCGCAGCAGTCTCTTTAAAATCATCAGGCGACCAATTTGGTCCGGCTATGTCTGATTTACTGCAATCAAATGAAAACGGTAACTGGAATCAGCAACGATTCATGAACACGTTCAATAATCGCTTTAATGGTACTGAAGCAGAAGCATTAGCATTGTTTAATGCTGTAAAAGGTGGTAATGTTCCAACATCCCTTGATAGCTTTAATAGTACTTTACCATCTTCAGGTGGTACTGTCACAAAAGGTGATAAGGGCGATAAAGGTGACAAAGGCGAAAATGGTGCAGATGGTACAAAAGTATCATTAACTCCAGATGGTACTATTACATTGGATGATGGTAAAGGTGGAACCGTTCAACAAGATTTGGCTACACAAGCTGAATTAAATCAAGAACGTTATAAACTTGAACAAAAAGATAAAGAACACGATGTTACTCTTACTGATCATGAAACTCGTTTAGATACAGTCGAAAATATGACGAATGGTTTAAATGTCGTTGTAGGGACTAATAAACAAGATATCGAAGAATTAAAAGACGGTAAAGCAGACAAAAAAGATCTGGATAAAGAAGTTGCAGATCGTGATGCTGGTGATAAAGTACTAGATTCTAAAATTGATAATGTAGTATCAAATCAATCAAGTACTGATGCTGCACAAAATGCCGCCATTGATAGTAAAGTAGATAAAACTACACAAGCAGCGAAAGATTCAGCTCAAGATACTGCTATTGGTAATAAAGTTGACAAAAGTCAATATAATACTGATAAAGTAATTCAGGGTATTCATGATGCTGCACAAGACAATGCAATTATCGGACTGGCAGTAACAAAAGCAGACAAAAAAGATCTGGATAAAGAAGTAGCTGACCGTAAAACCGCAGATAATAAATTGCAATCAAATATTGACAATGAAGCAAATGTGCGTAATAATGCAGATGTTGCATTGAAAAACAATATTGATAAAAATAAAGCTGACCAACTTGGTGTTGATACTGCACAAAATGCCGTTATTGATACTAAAGCAAGTAAGCAAGATTTAAACACTGAAGTTGATGAACGTAAAGTAGCTGATAAAAAGTTGCAGAAAAACATTGACAATGAAGCAAATGTACGTAATAATGCAGACCAAGTTCTTAGTTCTCGCATTGATACAAATAGTACTACTTTAGTACAACACGACCAACGTATTACAAGTAACACACAACGTGTTGGTGTAGTTGAAAATCGTGTAACTAATTTAGAACAAAGTACTAATCGTCGGTTTACAGAATTAAAAAGTACTGTAGATGATAACCGTAAAGTTGCAAGTGCTGGTATTGCTGGTGCAGGTGCAATGGCAAATATTCCACAAGTATCGCAAAATAGTACTTTCTCTGTCGGTGCTGGTATTGGTGGTTATGATAGTGAGCAAGCAGTTGCTGTAGGATTCTCTGCTCGTATTAACAACAACATTGTAACTAAGGTTGCTGTAAGTACAAATACACAATCCGAGTTGTTATGGGGTGCTGGTGTAGGTGTAGAATGGTAATTGGTTGAATACGTTAGGGGTACACTGTACCCCTAAAATTTTAAGTTAGATAGCAGGAGAATTCAATGTATACAGAAGAATATTGTGAAAACAATTTGATAAACATTGGAAAAGGTGCTTCCCGAACAGTTTTTGCAATAAATCTTGATTATGTAGTTAAAGTTGCACATAATAAATTTGGTGTAGACCAAAATATTCAAGAGATGAAATTGTTTCAAAAATATGGAAAGATATTACCTCTTTGTAAAATAGATCTTTACCATAGTAATGAAAACTATATAATAATGGAACGTATTAATACTTTTAATGTAGAGTATAATGCATTTGATATCACCCAAATAGATATGATATCACATTTGGTTTGTGTTGAACAAATTGATAATGATTATATTAGCACATTACCTCCAGTACTGGCAGAATTTGCAAATAATTTACTCAGTAATGAATTAAGTAATGACGAAATTAGAAATGTATTGTATGATGTTGTACATTATAATGTTGGTATAAAAGATGGTAAGATATTAATTCTTGATTATGGATTTACTAAAGAATTAGATTCTGAATATTGGGAATAAAAAATAGCTTGACATGATGATTTGAATTTGATATAATGTATATCACATCGACGGATGATAAACGTAACTCTGGTACTTATGATTAAGTACTTTTTTGAAAATAAAATATAAGGGCTTTATAAATGGCTAAGAACACAATTACTGATATTGGCGAAGTTGAACGTACTGTGAATTATATCAAGTTCCAGATCTCTCAAGCTGATGAGCAGCTTGCACCATTCGCTAACAGCGATAAGCCAAAGATTTGCTATGCACATCTGTTGGAGTGGAAAAAGCAGTTGCAATCTGAACTGTATGAAATCCGTCAGGCTCAGCAGAAAGCACGTCATAACAATCCACACAAGTAATAAGCCATGCCGCCAACAATGCTGGCGGCGTCTTTTAAGTGATAACAAGAGTATATTATAATGAAAAGTGCAACAGCGTTAAAAAATATGAATCAGCGTATTCAAACATTACGTTCTCAACGGGATTTAGCTTGGTCAGATTGGAGTAAGTTAAATAGTATTGAGACTAAAACCAAAGATGAATCAAAAGATCTATCTAAAATTTCAGGTTTTATTAGTAAATTAAATTATGAAATTCGCGGTTTGGAATTGTCTTTTAATGAATTGAAAAAACAAGTCATTGATGAAATCATTTTGTCTTAATAAAAAATGGGGTTAGTTATGGGTGTGATAGTTATTTACTGTATATTAGGTTCCCTTGGTTTATTCACATTGTATATGTTTGTAGTAACATCTGCAATGGGGACAGAACGACTTAAAACTTCTCAGTACTTTATGTCTTCATTGAGTTATTGTGAAGAAGCAACAACTAAAATTAATTTGTTGATTGATAAGTATGAAGCAGGGCTTATTAAAGCAAAATTAAAAAATAATGTAATTGAATTTACTGAAATGGAAAAAAATATTCCAGCAGGTGAAATCTGGATAGCAAATAAATATTTTTCATATGGTCAGTTACATCGTTATGGTGCGAATGGAAATATCTCTTGGCAATGTAATAAACCAAGTTTAAAAACTTTTAAACGAATTATTAAACTTGAAAAACAGCTAAACGTTGCTCATCAAGAACCAGTACCGAAAAGTGCAAAATCAACAGATGAGCCTGTAATTTTGGACTAAGGGCGTAATTGCCCTATTTTAATTAAGAGATTTAAAATATACATTTGAGAACTTCATGGTATGGGAAAAGTAGTAAATTTCTTTCAAATGTTATCGTAAATATTTGAAACAACTAAAAAAATTGTGGTATAATATAGTACATAAGGCAACGGAATCTTACAGCAAAAATACTAATTTTGATGAAAACGAAACGACGAGGTTCGAATCCTCACCCACGAATTGCCTTATTATTAGTGGGAGCATGGTGCTGGATAAACAAAGATTCCAAAATTTAAGTTAGAAAAATATGAAACAAATCAAAAATTTGTGGTATAATATAAGAAGTAAAGCGGGATGGTGATTGATGAAAGCTGTTATTTGATTCTAGACAATCATAATAAGCGAGTAATAGAACAGGGTTCTTAATATCACATGGGTTCAAATCCCTGTCGCTGCACAAAAGCAACAAATGAAATCTTACAGCAAACACAACATTTTTTCCTTGCATAGAAAAACGGTGGGGTTCGATTCCCCAACATCCAAGTTGCTTTTTAGGATGTGTCTGGACGACCGTATGACACAGATTTCAGTACTGTTCCGTTAGACAAATTGGTATAGTCACCACACTTTCAATGTGGATTTCTGAGGGTTCAAGTCCCTCACGGAACGCTAAAGGATTCGTACAGCAACAATAAACTCTTAAAATTCAATTGGTGAAAACAACCTTGCAGTTCGATTCTGCTTCCACAATGCGTGGATCTGGTGGTGGATAGAAAAAACCGAATCCTGATTTTAATTAAGAAGTACTAAAGAATTTGATACACACGGATTTATACAGCAAACATAATCCTAAAATAAAACATACGATAATGTTATTAACTCGGAATTCGTTCCTTTCGTTAGTACTTGGCAACTTGGGTACTTAAATAAGTTGTATCACCTCATGTGTATCGGATTAGTGGTGATTATAAATAAATCCAGTAAATCAAAAGTACCTTTATCGGTACTTTTTTATGGAAGATTGGCAGAGTTTGGTTTATTGCACAGGTCTTGAGTACCTGCGGGGGTTAATAGCCCTCCGTGAGTTCGAATCTCACATCTTCCTCCAAATTTTATGTAGTACAATGGGGTACGTAGCTCAGTCTGGTAGAGCAGCCATGCGAAAACGGTGTGTCGGTGGTTCGAATCCACTCGCTCCCCACTAAGGAATCTAGCAGCAACCATAACCCAATCAAACTTTTAATTTGACAATTATGGATTCCAGTTATTTTAAGTTGAGAATAGCATGACGGATAACGAAAAACTTGAAAATATATTAATTGAAGCATTGACAATAATTAATACTTCAACATATAATTTTGAAACGTCCAAAGACGATTCAAAATCTAGATTTGTCTTATGCGGTAAAAGAGCACAACTTAAGTTGTACTTTTCTGCCAAATATGGTGAATTAAGTATAGAATTTATTCATCACTTGATTGGAGATACCCTATCATTTCAGATTAATTATTATGATGATTCGGACGAAGATGATGATTACCATAATTTATATGGTGAAATACGTATTCCAAGAACTGAAGAACAATACTTTCAGTACTACACAATTCAAGATCATGTTTTCTCTTTAGAGTTTTATAAATTATTAGAAAACATAATGAACGAATTATTGGTAAAGTGGCAGAGCGGCTGAATGCAACCGCTTGGAAAGCGGTCAGGTTAGGTGATACTAGCCTCGTAGGTTCAAATCCTATCTTTACCGCAAAAGTAATAACCTCCTTATTAAAGAATACATACCCATAGGAGAATATTATGTACGAGAAAGATGATGGTCCATTAACAGATGAACAATTGTGTATTATTCGTGAAATGAATAGTCATTTAGAACAATCTAATTTAAGTATAGACTTGGATTGGTTAAATAGTGAAAAACAAGGAAATGCAATGTATTACGACTACTATTACAAAATTGATGGTGAACTTCGTCGTCATACCAGTAATCAAGAGTTAACTGATGCGGAAATCAATAATATTTTTGGTGCAAGCAAACATGTGGTAATGCTTACTCCAATTGTTTTTGAACGTGAGATTAGTACGGAAGATAAGTCTGGTAATAAAATTAAAAGTACTGAAAAAGTACACGTAGGATTTTTAGGTTACGTGGAATAATATAATTTATTGGATTCGAAAGAATCCTTTTTAAGTGAGATGATTATGGATAATCAACATAAAAAGATTAAAGGGTATCGTGACCTTTCTCAAAAAGAAATCGATGCAATGAATGAAATTAAACAACTAGCAGCTACTGTTGAAGAGTTAATTGAAAAACTTGAAGGAACTGACTCTATTGATAAACGCTGGCTTGCTATTGCAAAAACAGATTTACAAAAAGGGTTCATGTCAGCAGTGCGAAGCGTGGCTAAACCAGATTCCTTTTGAGGAAAATAATGCATCCAATTGATAACCATGCTGATATAATTGATGATGTTATAACTGAAATACTTGAAATTTATACGTGTAAAGTTGAAGTTTATAATTATGGTAATTTGTTTTCACAGCACGGCTATAGTACTAAACATAATATAAATTATCATATAAATGCAAAGTACTATAATAATAATTCAAAAAATGGTAGACGAGCTAATAGTCTTGTGATAGAATTTAAATTCACTAACAGAGTTCCTAAAGGACTAAAAGATTATTATAGATTATCAATACCTGAAATACAAAGTATTACAGAAGAACGACATTTTCAATTAATGTTAGTTACTGATGATATGTACTTGGATTATGAAGTTATAAATAAATTACGTACACATATTATGTAAAAAAGTTTTTAGAATCTAACAGCAATCAAAACTCATTGGATATATGAAAAAAAATAGATTCTAGTATTTGGGAATTATCTCAGCGGTAGAGAGCACAACTGATAATTGTGAGGTCACTGGTTCAAATCCAGTATTCCCAACTAAGTAGTTCAGTACTGAAATATGTACAGTGAAATTATTCAACACTATAGGTAGAACTTTGAATGAATCAGTAAGCCTATAAGTAACTATATTAAATTTGGAATTCAACAGCAATCTTCACTTACTAAAAACAGCTACCTCACGGTTTGTAGGTTCGAGTCCTACCTTGTACTTTCGAGTACATGTGGTGAAATCGGTAAACACGGCTGTCAAAAAGAAATGAATTCCAGTATTAATTAAGACATAAATATTCTTATACATTATTTTTGTAGGAATATAGATATGGAAATGAAAAAGTTGATGGAAGAGATATCTTCCATAATGGAAGGACAATTACCATGATATTATTATCACGGTAGCTCTAGACCAATATCAAATTTCAGTGATGAGTTTGTGGGAGAACGTTTTATAATAGTATATAATCCAGCAAGCATAAAAGTTATAAACACTTTCAATCCAGAAGAAGCTAAGCAGAAACTACTTGGAAGTGATTAAAAAATTTGGAATTCAACAGCAAATCATTCAAAACACGTAGCATGTCGTAGGTTCAAGTCCTACCAGTACTTAATTGTACTGTAGCTCAGTCGGGAGAGCAGCCACCTTAAAAAGAAATGAATTCCAGCCTAATTAAATTCACCAGGCGTACTATGGTGTGACAAGATAGCATGTTATCACGTCAGAATAGAATACGTATTAGTCCCTTGAAAGGACTTCTGTAAACTCAATTTATAATATTTTAGAATCTAACAGCAATCAAAAATCATTGGATATATGAAAAAAGATAGATTCTAGCTTTAATTGAATAAAACTAAATTTGGAATCCAGCAGCAACCATAAATGAAATCAACTGTTAATTGAAAAATCAAAATGGATTCCAGTATTTTTAATATACATTGAATGGACTCAATGAAAAAAGATATAGATAATAGTAAAGTTATTTCTATGATAGAACAAGGTCGTTCTGTTAGAGATATAGCTAAAGAGTGTAATGTCGCTTATTCAACAATGAACAAGTATTTCAAAAATAATAATTTGAAATCACAATATATGATCCAATTAGAATCACCTATATGTTTTAAACATAATGTTGAGTTTACTAAACGTAATAATTCTAATAAGAGAATATGTTGGAAATGCAATGCTGAAAATGTGTCGAAACATAGAAAAAAATTGAAAATAAAATCAGTAGAATATCTTGGTGGTAAATGTGAACGTTGTGGATATAATAAATCAATGTCAGCATTAGAGTTTCATCATAAAGATCCTAGTGAGAAAGATTTTGAAATTTCAGCGAAAGGTATTACACGTTCTTGGCAAAAGATACAAATTGAGCTTGATAAATGTATGTTGTTATGTTCAAATTGTCATCGTGAAATTCATGATGAACTTAATTTAGAAAATTAAGAAAAAAGTTGAAACGCCACAAGAAATTGTGGTATAATATAAGTAAGAAAAACAAATAGTTGGTCACATAGCACAATTGGTTAGTGCGTTCGCCTGTTAAGTGAGAGGTTATAGGTTCAAGTCCTATTGTGACCGCAAAGTAATGTTTGGGCGGTTTAATAATACATAAATCCAAACATTATAAAGAATCTTTCAGCATTAACACGGTGAAAATATATAGATTCTTGATTAGGCTCATGGTGTAATTGGTTAACACACGAGATTTTGATTCTCGCGTTCAGGGTTCGAGTCCTTGTGGGCCTGCTAATTTAAAAGGTTAATTATGTTCGAAGATGATGAAGTACAATTAGTACCATTTTTAGTACAGGGTAAATTGAGAAAATCTGAATATATGGTTGATGAACCAACATATCGTGATATTCAAAATCTGGTAATGGCTTCCTCTGAAGAAGAAGCTGAAGATAAGTTTATTAAACATTATGAAAGTAAATCAAGTTCATATGATGTTGATTATTCAGTTGTCAATGTAGTAGTTAACAAAACCCTAATTTAAAGTTTTCATTTCCTTGGTGAAAACAAGCTTGTATGATTCCCCCAGCTTGTAAAATTATATGACGGGAACCGCGTTGCACCTGTACAGGTCAGATTGTAAAGATCAAGTATGTACAGTACTGAGAGCGGCAGTACGAAAAATGCGGGATTAGCTCAGTGGTAGAGCACTTGCCTTCCAAGCAAGAGGCGAATAGGTTCCATCGGTTCGAATCCGATATTCCGCTCAAATTAAACAAACAATAAGGTAAATCCTATGATGCTATAGAAAAACAGTACTGGTCCTCCTGATAACTTTAATTCAGAACAAAACACTAAATTAAATATTATCCAAAAGGAACATACCATGTTAAACAAAGAACAATATATTACTGTAAAAAATACTTGGAAATTAGAAAAAGAGCATAACATTTTCGACCATGTGGTTTATAATGTTATTCGTGGCCTACCATCAGATAATGGGTTTGCACCAATTACTGATAAAGGAAAACTTCAAGCAAATAATAACGACCCGTATAATATGTACAACTATGCAGTTCTTGAATTGCATTATGAGTTGAATGAAAAACGATACAATTATGAAAAAACAGTACAACATTATTCTAAACTATTTGGCATTGAATTTACACCTGAACTTATCGAAGTAGTACTTACTTTGATTAAAGTTAAATAACAGAATTAAAGAATCCAACAGCACCCATAAATGAAATCAACTGTTAATTGAAAAATTCAAAAATGGATTCTTGTTTTTATTTGGAAGTCTCATGAAAGATAATTTTTATGAAGATTTAAGATTTAGATATATTGAAGTACATGAATTTGACGTTATAGCACTGAACGTGCTATAATAGCTGGAGCCGTAGTTCAGTTGGTTAGAACGCTTGCCTGTCACGCAAGAGGCCGTGGGTTCAAGTCCCATCGGTTCCGCAAAAATAAGGAAAGATATGAATAAGAAAGCTAAAAAACGTATTTTTAATACTGTGATAGAAACATCATCAGAACATTGTAAGTACAATTACTGGTATCATAATCTTCTTAGAAAAACAATTTTACTTATGTCTAGAGGAAAGTACCGTAGAACTGAAAAGGATATTGTACAACTACTTACTAGAAATCATGGTAAAGAAAGATATAATCCTACACCAGAAGAACACTCTGAATGGGTTCGATTAGAACAAAGTGTTGGTTTGATGTGTGGTAAATAAATTGGTAATAAAGAGTGTAAGGGTTAGTACTTGGTATCATATTCCCCCTCTACCTTCTTCCCCCATTATTTGGGTTCTAGTCGTAGACACAATGTAGTACTTTATTACCCGCGAATTAATATTTTATTGTGGGGTGGTAAGAGTAAGATACCGATTCAAACAAGGGTCAGAAAGATCCACTTAACCCGTTTTGAAACAATAAAATATCCCGAAAGGGTGACGATGTGAATAGTGCATATCCTTGTAGTATGGGACAGTACTACATTTTTATAAATAAATTGGAATAGAGCATGAGACTGCCCTCACTATTCGACGCTTTAAGTAGCTTGCAGACGTTTACTGTACGTAATAAATATGATAGTAGGTTGCAATTCATATTGTTGTACTGTATCATGCAACCACTTTGGATAAAGGTCAAGAAACTAGATTCTCTTTATCGACGCTTTAAGTAGCTTTCTAGAGAGTACTTTCGGGTACTCACCCAAATAAAATAAAACATGTTCTTATAGCTCAATTGGATAGAGTTGCCGCCTACGAAGCGGTCGATATAGGTTCAAATCCTTTTAGGAACACAAAATTAAGGTAATTAAAGATGAAATCACTAGTAGCTATGGTAAAAGACAAAAAAGTCTATTTTAGCCATTATCAAAACAACGAGTTATGGTACAGTACTGAATGCGGATTTATGTTTCCGGTTCCCGTAGCTGATACTGGTAACGCAGAATTTAAACAAGAAGATAAAGCCACTTTCTTCATGCGTTGGATTCGCAAACATCTTGAAATGATCGAGAATGAGCGAGTTCAGTTTGAATGAGAGAACCAATGTCTGATGAGAACTGGAAAGAAGTACATACTATAATTAACAATTACATAACCAACGGTGAAAATACCGTTTATGGATATGTAACGTATGATTACTTTCCAAAGTACTGTTATATGATGGCAACTGGCTTTAGTTTTACAAATGAATACGTTCATTTTAACGGAAGCCGCCGCATTATAGATCAAGTACTGTCAGAAGAATCTTTCTTTCAACAAAGTACAATCTATGATTTTTATGACTTAACACTCGAAGAAATCATAGCATTAAAAGAAATCTATAAATTCATGCTAGGGGATTTTCCGTGAGGAAAATCCTTTTTTCGTTTCTGGAGTTCATGTTGAACGATATTAATACATTACTTAGACAATGCATAAAAATTATCAAATCGTTTGACCATCCTATCACACGTGATGAAATTCAAATGTATGGTCTTGATAATTATATTCGAAATTTAAGAATTACTATGTATAACACCAGTACTGATGTGTTATTTGATTTTGGTAGATATACACATGATAAAAAGTTTAATCATATTGGAATAATAAAAGTATCTAGTGAAATATTATGGTACATTTATTTTGGTGGAAATATAAGATTCAAAACTAATCTTACTGAAGAAGAAATATTTCAACAAAGTACTATTAATAATTATTATGATTTAGAGCCGGATATTGCAAAAAATATATCAGAATTGATTTCATTATTAGAACACTTATGGAAATAAATTATGAAAGTTTTTGAAACATGTTTTTTATATGCAAGTACGGGTCTTGCAGCTAAAATTATTAGAAGTAAATACGACGATAAAATTCTGTTCTCTTATAAAGTACTATTAGATTTTGATTCTTCAATACAACAAAATGTATGTATATTCATAGTTATTGTATACGTTGAAGATGAGACTTTTATTTTTGCATTTGGTATATCTGAAGATTATCCTGATATTGGAATTTCAGTTATGAAAGTACAAGGTAATAAAACATTACATTTAAGTGATGTATGCAACGTAGAAGATTTGGAAGCACGTTTGTTCCAAATAGAAACTATTGTAGATGTGCATGATTTAGATACTACTATGATAGATAAAATGCATAAGATTCGTGAAATATATTTGAAGCAAAAAGATGAAACAGTACTGAATAATATGGTATAATATCAGTACTTTAGAAACAAATCTCCGATTAGCTTAGTCTGGTTAAAGTGTTCCGTTTGGGGCGGAAAAACGAACGTTCGAATCGTTCATTGGAGACAAAACTGTGCGTAGCTCAGCTTGATAGAGTAGGTTCCTTGGATGAATCGGGTCAGTGGTTTGAATCCACTCGCACAGACCAATTCCTTGTTTAACTCAGTTGGTTAGAGTGCCATCTTTACACGGTGGAAGTCACTAGTTCGAATCTAGTAACAAGGACAAATAATATAGGAAAGTACTATGAAACGCAATAGACAAATGATATTAAGTACTGATTCAGTAACTGACGTTAAAGTTACTAAAATCAAAAATAAGTACCATGCACGACTATTCGTTAATGGTATCTTATCTGATGAAATGGCATGTTCCTTACGTTCAGATATTGGTTGGATTTGTCGAGAAATGATGCGTTGGTGTGATAAGTTAGGTGCAGGTAATGCACATACTACATCAGCTCGACGCCGACATAATGAAGACTGTTCTCCACGTGTTAAAGTACTTTATTATAATGAGATTAAAAATAACATTGAAAAACACAAGGTTAATAAAAATGTTTAAAGAGAGTGTTCTAGAAATAGTTCTTAATGATATTATTTCTGAAGTAAAATTGAAAGACTCAATGAAGCATGATTATGAAATGCAATATGCCCGTCTAATCACTGAACTAACTACAATGATAGACCCTAATACGGGAATGGAACCTTGTATCACCATTAATGAAAAAATCTTTGGTGATACACGTGGTAGTGGTTTTAGAATGACTTCATCTAAGATTTATACTTGGAAAGGAATTGCTGACACTTCATCAATAACTGTACATTTCAATAAAGGTTATAAACAAGAACTTTTAGATTTTGGATATACCGAAGAAGAAGTTATGTACTTAGAGAAAATTTTAGAAGTAATTAAAGAACATGAAAGTGAGTTTTAAATGCTAACTGACATAGAATTAGATTATCTTCAACGTATGGTTGATGTTGAATTTGATTTTGACTCATGTGGATATGGGCAATACGGTGGTGGTTGTAGCTTTAACACTGAAATTGATAATTTATATTATAATTTATATTATTGTCATACTGGATTTCAAATAACAATAAGCAATATAGAAAGAACAAGTAGATTAGCCATAAGATTAAATGATGTAGCTGGATGGGATGTTGAAAATAAAAAAGTTCTATACAGAAATAAAGTCTATTCAACATCATGTGGTTGTATTATTTTGGATAAAGATGAAATACCAGAAGAAACTTATAATCTAGTACAAAAAGTACTGAATAAGTTAGAAACACATAAAGATACATGGAAGAAGTATTATAAAGATGAATAATATTCAAAAACATAAGGCCAAGAATAATGGAAAATTATCTTCCTAAATCCGAATTAATAGTTGGAAGAACTTATAGTGGTTCATGTCGTAATTCTGATACGGCTGTCTGGACTGGTACACAGTTTACTTATGAACGAGAAAAATTTGGTTCAACCTATAATGATAGTGTTAATCATCCAGAAGATGATGATAACTATGATTTGTTTTATCCCACAGAACTTTTGAAAGAAACATATCTACCTAAGTATAAATTAGTAATAGGTGCATGGTATCACGGATATGGTTGCTCATCAGAAGCAATGTGGATTGGTAATATGTTTATGTATAATTATGGAAATACTGAAAAAGAAGCAAAACATGTTGATGATAGTACTGAAAATTGCTTCATTCCGTACAGAAAAATAGATACTTAAAATCAGTGGTGGCTATGAGCGTAATTGGTTAACGTTCCTTCCTGTGAAGAAGATGATGTGGAATCGTACTCCACTAGCCACACCAACAATAGGAGTACTATCATGTGCGTAGAAAAAATCCTCAGTAAGATGAGACAAAATAAGAGAGATTGGTCAATGCCGAAATTGCTGACAGTAGCAAACAAACTTAATATACCATATTCGAATTATAAATCAAGTCATTACATATTCAAGTATGATGGTATAACTGAAAACCTGAGTATCCCCGAAAACAAAAAAGATATTCATCCAGACTATATCACAAAATTCCTTAGATTTGTTGATAGAGTTCAGGAATTACAAATAGCAAAAGGGTCTGTAGCTCAGTAGGTTTAGAGCGTTGGTTTGAAACACCAAAGGTCGAGGGTTCGATTCCCTCTGGACCCACCATAAATTTTTTGACAGCAATCGTTTCATGTGATAGAATGTTTACACAATTTATTCAATAGGAATATATTTCATGGCATTACAAATTAAAGCAACAATTGAGTTTATCAAATCTAATTTAATTGATAATACCCGTACAGTAGAAAGTGTATCAATTACTGGAACTAGTAAAAAAGAATTACAATATGAAATTTCAAATATTATTGATTCATGGACTAGTACTGAATTTGATGATTTAGGTAAGATGACATATCAATGTTATCTAAAAACTGTAAATTATTATGATATTAATATTGCACCAGTTATTGACAGTAATTTAAGCATGATGACAAGTACTGAAATTCTTAATTACATTTCAACTCATGTTATAAATATTTCAAAAGATGAACGGTTGTGGGTCAATTCTGAAGGTAATATTCTTGATATTACACATCGCGTCAAAATTGAAAATAAATTTTATGATGGTATGACATTAGCTGATGCTATTGTTACTCATATTAATAGTTGATATGAATTTCTTACGAAGACTATTTTGTGGGCATTATATAAGTATGGAAGTATGTAAAATACATTATCATGCTTCCAGTACTGAATTGGTTTATACTAAAATATGTAAAAAATGTGGTAAAAATCTTGGTGTAACCAAAGTAAAAAACATTGACAACAACAGAAGTGAGTGATATAATGTCAATCAATAAATCATTAAGAGACTTTATTCTCTCATCTGGAAATCTCAACGATGGATTTATACAACGTGGTAAAATTCATGGTAAAAATGTTAGAAGTATTTTAGATGAAGCGGCTAAATCAGGAAGTACTCATTTAAGTGGTTCAAAAGAAGAAAGATTATCGCAGTTAAGAAAACTTCGAAATGATGATCTTAACAACAACGGAAATAGCAGATAAACTTTTAAAAATGTTCGAAGATCTTGGTGAAAACAAGATATAAAACAATGGCAATTAGAAGGGGTGTTAGCTCAGTAGGTTTAGAGCAGTTGACTTTTAATCAATTGGTCGTGGGTTCGATTCCCGCACACCTCACAAATATAACAATATAATTGAATGTGGTATTAATTATAAAGGATAATTTTTTATGTTCAGTACTGAAATGATCTCCACCAGTATAAGTTTCTCTTCACTCGTTGGTATAAGTGGTGAATTTCCACGTGGTCGTGGTAATTATATTAGCACACGTAATGATAGTACTGGTGAAAACTTTTCTATTATTAATCTAAGTTATGAAGATTTGGAAGATGCAAAAAAATTAGGTATCATTGGTGATACTATGCAAGCTGAAGTATATGGTGAAGGTACTGATAAAGTTGCTTTCATTATTGATGAACGTTTCCCTACAATTTGTCTTACACCAGAATGGTGGTACGGTAGCCGTCATCAATACAAAATACAAATACTTCGTCGTAAGTATGGCGTTCCTGATGGAGTATGTTTATGTGAATTTGTTCCTTCACGGAACTCAGCAATTCATATAAACCATTATGGATATTCACAAATACCAGGTTTTATTGTTAAAGATGGTACTTGTACTGAATGTGGTAATTCTTCTCGGTCAGTAGATATTGATCGTCGTCCTTCACTAGTAGGAAAAATTGTTACAGTAAAAGGTGCATAATGAAACCAGAACAATGGGTTATTGATGATATGCGACGAATGCGTTCTATAAAAGAACGTACTGAAATAGAACAATCATATTTGGAATTACTTCAATGGTACTGTTCAGTACTTAATGGAAAAGATAAATGAATATAACATTATTAATAGTATCGGGTATGTTAATGTTAGCAGCTATATTTGTCTATCTAGCAAATAAAGAAATCGCAGCTAAATTATATGAAAACACATATCGTAAGAGTGAAGGGTTAGATACAAAAAGTCCATATTGTGTAATTAGAGAGAAACAAAGTCAATACTCAGACGATTATGTGTATTATATCGGAGAAGGAACACAGAAAGTTGATAATAGAAGATTTTTTAAACTGTCTGAATTAATGCCATACCTTAATGAACTTGAAAAGATAAAAGGTTATGAGTTAACTAAATTTTAATGAGGTCAATATGTCACTAACATCATTAGTACTGTTAATGTTTGTAACTGCATGTATTACATTAATAGCCAATAAATTGATAGCAGCAAACATATACAAAAAAACTGTGTTTGATATTCAAGGTAAAAAAAGTCCTTATGGAATATCAATTGAACAAGGTAAATCCAAATGGGGATATTGTATTACTAAGAATGGCAAAGTTCAATTTTCAATGAATGGTAGTGCACCTGTTTATCACACACTGGAAGACGTACTTAAAGCTATTAATATTCTTGAAAAGTTAGAAGGTTATATACCAACTACGATTAGTGTTGAACAGGAATAATTATGAGTATTTTAATCATTTGTAGTACTATTATGTTTATTTCATCATTAATTGCTTTGATGGTAAATCGATCAATTGCAGCTAGCATTTATAAAAGAACGATAGATGATATTAATCAATCTGAACTAAAGCCAAGTCCATATGGTGTTTCTCGTGAACCTCGTGGTGATGGATCATGGGGATATTGTATTACTAAGAATGGTAAAATACAATTCACCAGTGATAAAGCTCAAATATTTTCTAATATTAATTCAATAATTCGTGAAATTAATACATTAGAAAAAATAGAAGGATTTAAATTAACTCGTGTTTAAATTAAAATGCCCATTATGTGGTTGTACTGGTATTCATGCATGTTTAGGTGACACAAAAAACATAAAAAGAGTTGACATGCAATCAATAAGCAAGTACAATACCTTAGATGAAGCGATTGAACATATTCGACGTGAGGAATCAAAATCATGCAAGAAGAAAAAGAAACGGTAGCTGTAGTTGAATATTTTGAATCATGCTATGGAGTTGAAGAAAAACGAATATTTAAAGTCTTTAAAAGTACTGCATCATTTGAGCAGTACTGTTATCAAAATAAAATTGATATTCGAAAAACTACATACGGAACATATTATAGTGATTCAACATATACCTATAATGTGAAAGTTATAGAGTTAAACCCGTAGTTATAAAAAATAATTGACAGTACTGATAGTTTGTAGTACTATCATAATTAAAAATTGGCATCATCGCATAGCGGCAATTGCAAAAGACTGTAAATCTTTCGCCTTCGGGCTTCGTTGGTTCGAGTCCAACCGGTGCCACCCAATTAAAAAAAGAGATTATATGTATAATGAAGAAAATTATAAAAAATTAATAAATTCAAAAATTAATGAAGGACTAATTGAACTTCAATTACAAATTTCACGACATAAAAACGAAGGTTTTTTATGTTTGCCATTTAATTTTGTCATTGCTAATGATGTACAATTGGTATTTGGTTCAATTATATCAATACTTCGTGATGAAGGTTATACTGTAGATATTACTTCACGTGAAGATGTGGTTTATATGAGTAGTAATACTGTAAAGTATACTGCAATTATCACATGGTAATATTGTAATCTCTCATTTAATTAAAACTGGAGTCCTAATGGTTCATGTGATAAAATACACCGAATCCGAACGTGGATGGGGTGGTGAAGTTTGGTATCGTGAATTCAGTACTGAGCAAGAAGCTAAAGGTGAAGTATTTAACACGAATAAAGATTTACCAAAAGCTGTACCTGATTGGTATATTGCGGCTGAATATATTGGTGAAATGGAAAAATCACCAGAAGGTTATAAATTTTAATAACTATATACAGGTTATGTTGTCATGCCTGTTTTTAATTAAGGTATTCATATATGTTAACTAAACTTTGGAATTTTTTCATATCATTGTTAGGTAAATTCTGGAATAGTTTAAAAGAAGAACCTGCAAATAATGTATTAGGTACTGATATATCTGATGAAAGTACTGAAGCCACACCAGAGGAAAATGTACAGGACGATGAGCAACATACCAACTAGTGTTTCTAATTCATTTGAATTTGCAGTTGTTGTAATAAACCAGTTGTCAAAATTATTTGAAACTACAATTGAACCTTATAAATTTGAAGTTTGTAATAATGGATTGTTGAAAATTTTAAATGATAAGAATGATATAGTATTATCAATAACTTCAAATGAAATAACAATAAAAGATATAATTAAAAATGCACATGATGAAGTATTGTATACTGCTATTATTGAAAATAAAAAAGTTGTTTATGCTACAGTAATAAATGAATATCAAAAAAATAGTCATGATTTATCAGATCAATTCATTGAAGGTTTATTAATACCAGAAATTGATATGATGAAAAATATTGATAATGAAATAACATTTAAATACTTTAGTACTGAAGATGTATGGTTTCAACAAATGACTATTCATGATAATGTTTTACCATTTGAAACTGCACAAGACCTTATAAAAATTAAAAAAATATTCATTGAAGAATTAAAAAATAAATGGAATTTGTAAACATGAATGCGTTACAAAATAGAAAAAATATCGTACTAAACTTTTATAATAGTTTATCATTATTTGAAATAGATGAATTTGATGAATTAAAAATAGTCTTAAAAAAAGATGATGAATTGAAAATTGTCTTGAAAATGGATGGTAGAATTGAGTTTTATAAAAAACTTGTAGGTGTATATAACATTGTCAGAAGTGGTATCACGGAACGGTGGGATACAAAAGATAGCGAAACTTATCATCAGATAGAAATGATGGGTTTAGTAATGGTGCTTGATGGTAATAATAAGTTTTCTATGATATCAGCAGGTAATGAAGAATGGGCAAAAGTAGTTAAAAAAACAAGAAGTGTATCACATGGCATTACCTTTGATCCAAAGTATCAAGTATTTACTGAAACATATTATGATATTGACACAGCACTAAACTTTACTTATAATAAATTACCATCATCTGAAGAAGAACATTTTCAATCAATGACTAATAATGATTTAGTACTTGATTTTGAAGAATGTATTAATATTGAAAAAATGAGTAAGATCATTAGATCTATTGGTGAAGTTGTGGTAGTATCACCACAATTGAAAATTAATTTAATTTTTAAAGAAAATTTACGCAACGGTGCCTGAGCTGGCCTAAAGGAACGGATTGCAAATCCGATATTCGGGGGTTCAAATCCCTCCCGTTGCTCCATAAAAAGGGCGGTATATGCATCACTTTGAATCACTTGATGAAATTGCAAGTTTCTATTATAATAATTACTATCATTTTTTAAGATACGATGATAATTCTATTAGATATGATGGAATTACCTATAAAATGGAATATGCAAATATTGCACCTGTTCCAGTACTTAAATTTTCATACATTGATGATGATAACGAAGAACAAATTTTGTTATGTATTGTTGATTTTGGATTAATTGTCAATTCTGAAAATAGTGTTGATAACCATCCTGATATTTTTGAGTACGTAGATATTATCAAAGAAGAATTATTTGGTTTAAATCTATTTGATATAGCTAGATTTAATTACATATTTGAAAAATATAAAAAAGACAAGGGCTGTTAACTCAGTTGGTTAGAGTAGCCGACTCTTAATCGGTTTGTCCAGGGTTCAACTCCCTGACAGCCCACCAAATTTTACTTGACATTTGGGAAATTATGTGCAATAATATTTGCACATTTTAAGTAAGAGGACAACAACATGAATATTTTACGGTTAAACGAAATTCAAATTGAATTGATGAAAATTCAAATTGAGCTTCAAACAGTTATTCTAGTTGATGATTCAATACAAGAATCAACAAATCATGCACAACGTGTTATTGTTGGTGGTATTGCAAACGCACGTAATGAATTGCAGTACTTAATAAAATCTATAGAAGTAACAGGTAATCATTATGATTAATTGGTACTCAAAGGTCAGTTAGTTCAGTTGGTAGAACACTGCACTCATAATGCAGAATTCACTGGTTCAAGTCCAGTACTGCCCACCAATAAATTTCACTTAATTATTGAGATTATAAAATGTATATATTAATAGCAACACTGTTTATGTTGTTATGTTGGGTAGTTGGTGTATTAATCTTTATAAACTACGGAATATCTCAATCTCAGTATGGTAGTGGTAAAGTTAAACTAAAATATCATATACTGTTTATTTTAACTTTAGTAGTACTGTTCATCGGTCTTCCTTTTATGGGTTTTTATCTAATAGTGTAAAGAAAATTGAAACAGCAGAAAAAAATGTGGTATAATATACATATAACGATTGCGGGTTGGAGAAGTGGTTATCTCATTGGGTTCATATCCCAAAGATCGGCGGATCATACCCGTCACCCGCATCAAAGAAATAAACAGCCAATTTAATCTCTTGGCTGTATAAAAATAAGGCATCTCGAAAGGGGTGTGGGATATTGGGGAATGGGTCTGCTTGGGGTGGACGCCGCACTTGCAATGCGGAGATCAGATCGGTTCAAATCCGATACTCTCCACGAATTAATGAAAGGTATCTGGATATCGATCCATACAGTAAGTGTTCCTCAATAGGAAACACCTTTCAAATTATATAGTAAAAAGTAACTAAGAGTCCTTAACAACCTAATGAGGTATTATCCATGCAAGTACAATTCCAAACTGTTCTATTCAATTCTGAAGATTTTCGTTTCGCTGTAGTACTAGATGAAACCTTAGTACTGGTAACTGCTAAAGGTGAAATTGAACTTGAATTTGATTCAAGCGATGAAGCACTAGAAGGTCAGCGTGAGCTAGGTCGCCTACTTGATGCTGCTGGTGCAAAAGATAAAAATGCTACATCTATTGTAAAAGACGTTGTGAATACTGTAAGTGAGCTGTTCAGCAATCTTGGTACTGTTAAATCCAAAGTATATGGTAAAGTTCAAGAAACTTCAGAAACAGTAAATTCTAACTTAGAAGATATTCTTCGTAAACTTGATTCAGCAATTAAAGCTGAAGAAACAAAACAACCTACTACTCAAGCACGAAATACAAGTACTGCTGACGCAGAGGATATTTTTGGTCGTAATCGCCAGTCTTCTTCACGCAATGTAGCAGACGCTAATAGCGTAATTAGTACTTTGTCTGATACTGAGTTGAAAACAGTTATTAATTCTAAAGTAGAACATCTACTTCTTACTAATACTCAAGTTCAGGGATTAGTTGCACAACTTCGTCGTTTCCATGATGAAGATGAAGTACAAGAAGTAATTTCATCACACAAAGAAATGGTATTCAATGTTTCTCGTGCTAATGATGATTTAACTGTAAATGAAGTAATTGCACAGCTTCTACGTTAATATAAAATAAAGGCAGCCAATGGCTGCCTTTACTCATTTGAGAGTATATGAAAATAACAGAACAATATAGAACTATTGGTGTTCAAAACTTTTATTCAAATCCTAGCATTCAACAATCATATCTTAACCCACATAGTACTTACATAATTGAATGCCTGAATGATTCATTTTATCAGTACTTTACTGAAAATACGTCAGTACTAGATTTGGCATCAGGAAATGGAATCATCAGCCATGCTTTAAAATCTTATGGTGTACATAATATTGAAGGTTCCGATAAGTATATGTATGAAAGGTATACTGAAGAAACTGGATTTTTATGCTATCCATACTCATTCGAAGATATAGCAGATTTTAATTGTATTTTTGAAAAAGAATATGATGTTATTATTTGTAGCTATGCTTTTGATTTAGTTCCTGAATCTTATAAAAATAAATTACTATATGCATTAAGTACCTATACAGATACCCTGATATTGATCAGGCCAAATTCACATGAATTGTCATCTGATATATGGAAGGTAGTTCATAAAAACAAGATAGAAAAAACAAGATCAATAATTTATCAAAAAGAAAGGCACTCATAAGAGTGCCTTTTTTATTGTATACCAGCGATAACAACTTTACCAGTAAAATTATCATTACTTAATAACGTAATATTATCTAAATTATCTATTTGAACTGTAATTGATACTAATTCCGAACCATCGTAAACTGATACTGATACATATTGTTTATTATGAGTACTAAATGGTATTACCATTTGATACATAGAATCTACCAAATTCCACGACAATGAAGTACTATATACAGTAGTTTGGTCAGTTTGTCCAATTATTACAATATCCATATCTTGAGCTGAATTTTGTTTAATTGTAATGTTACCAGTACTATCAACATTCACTTCAGGATTATAAATTACACCATTAGGATCTTGAATTTGTAATACTAGTTCAGAACCACGTTGATGAGAACTTTCAGTTAATGTATAACTAAATGTGCCATCACCATTATCAGTAAATTGTGCGGCTGCAACTGGAATATTTGAAACAAAATCACTATCAGTTCCTGCTGGTAATACATCAAATGGTATAGTAGCAGTATTATAATGAGGGGATGTTATTTCAATACTTCCTGTCCCTACATTTTCGAATACTACATTTTCAAAAATGAACACACGATTAACTACATTAGTTGTATATATTAATCCTTCTGGTGTAGTAAGTTTAACTATCATACCATCTTCATTTAAAATCCCACTAATAACTGATACTGAACCAGTTACTGTAGTACTATCAACTGTAACGGTATTAACAATTATAGTTCCTAAATCTGGAATTGGTATATTGCATTCAGGTGTATACATATCAAATAAGTATGTTCCGTTACTTAGAACCATTTTATTTGATAAGAACCTTATAACAAATCCATATTCAGACATACTATCATTATACCCTCGCACAAAAAACGAATTCACTGGAATAACATTCAGTAATTCATCATCGGTAAGATCATAATCTAGTACTTTATTACTTGTGTTATAACCAGTCAATTGTATTTTTTGATACACCACTTCAGAAACGGGGTCAATTAAGTCAAACATGTTTATAGACCTTTGCTTATATATTCTCATATTTTTAAGCTTAGTTCCATTTTTTAGCAATGCTGCATTAACAATAAACCCACAAACTCCATATGGATAATCATTTATACCAGCAATAGGTTTAGCCATATAATACCCTCCTAGTTATTGTACTGTATTTATTTTAAGTACTTTAATTTTCCTTGACATTTGTCATCAATTTTTGTATAATAGATTTTGAAATGAGAAACCTCCCAATGAAAATTTGAGGGGTTGACAATACATTCATTTGATGTATAATGAATGAAAATTAATTGAGGTGATGTATGACACGTTTAATTATCCGTGAAGAAAAAATGAAAATCAGGCTGCATCAAGATGAGGCTGAAGCATTTATGGCTAAAGCCGCAGCAAAAGCCGAAAAGTACACCAAACTTGCACCGGATGGTAAATCCCCATATGGCTTCAATCATGCACATTCACACTTAGTAGGTATGGCGGCTGAACATGCCTCATGGATATTGTTTACTGAAATAGAAGAAATGCTTAATATCGATTTAAATATTGATCCAGCATTTCATGATGAACGCCGTGAAGGTGAATGTGATATATATGTTGGTGGTAAACGAATTGAAGTAAAAGGTATCAAGTACGGTTCATGGTTACGATTCGGTCCATGTATTAGTGCTCGACAACTACCAAAGATAAAGAAAAAAGCAGACATTGTATTATGGGCTTTATACAACGAACGTTGCCAAGAATTTACATTTGAAGGATACAATTTAGTATCAGAAATTGATTCAATCCCAACTATAATGACTGGTGCTGAAGGTCGTGATAAGATAGAAAACTATCCAGTACTAAGTATCATTAAACCACTACAGGATCTTAAATTTAATGATTAAAATTACAGTAATTAATAAAATTAGTTCAAGTCGAATTAATTATTATTTTAAAGAACTACCACGTAAAGACGAGTGGGTATCACTTGATGGTGATTTGTATTCAGTACATCAAGTTATTCACTTACCACCTTCAGAATTGGATAATACTGATACTGGTTCTATTGAAATTATTGTTATTCCAGAATAAGGTTATTTATAATGAAATTTATTGGTATTATTTTTCTTGGATTAGTTTGTTACATTTTATATGTACAAGATTCTGATGCATCATCACCATCTTATCACAATGCGTATTGTTCTGGATATGCATCTAAGATGGCATCTGTTTATCGTTTACAGTACTATCATAAAATGCAAAAGTACTTTGATAATTTAATTGACACAACAGGTAAACCTGAATTTATGTCTGAATATTATCAATCAGGTGAAGAATCAGTAAAACTTAATGTAGCAGTTTCTCAAAATTTAAATTCAATTTGCGAGAAACAATTTAAAAGGAAATGATGATGTGGCAAATAGTAACCTTTTTTATATTATTTCAAATAATTTTTTCAATGGCTAATAGTTCAATTTTATTACGTTCAATATATGCATTGATATTAGCAAACCATTATGGATGGAAATCATTTTTTAAATTTTATGCAGAATCATATTTAATACATGGTCATGCTATTAATAACCATGAACCTTTTCTACCAGAAATTAATTCTAAGTTAGAAAGAATTTTATCTGAAGCATTAGCAGGAAAATCTTTTAGTGACATTAAAACAAATTACTATGATAACGATATATATCTCTACCTACATAATAATGTAGAAGGTAATAATATAAAATTTTATTATAAATTAGGTAAAATTAACAATCAAGAATATATTCTTACACCTAGTGTATTTTTTATAGCGGATAAATTAATTAAAAAAATAGAAGAAGAAGAAGAAGCAAAAAAGTTAAAAGAAAAGAAATCTGCAATTTAATATTGACTTTAAAAATTTAGATAGTATAATAATTAATATCAACAAATGTGAGGGTTACACTTATGTCAGCAATACTAGCAACCAATATGACCAACAACATGTCAAATCGTGCAGGTTACCTCACTTTCAATCAAATTATGGATGAAAACTTGATGTACTATACATTTAAAGATTGTATTAAGTACCACCAAGATGGATTTCATAGCTGGATTTGTTATTGGGAAGGTTCACCAATAGCAGTGAAATGTATTGTTAAAGCGTCAGTACTATCTAATGGCTTTACCAAGATTGCAATTCTATCTAAGGAACTTACCACTATTGATGAGATCGGTTTGTACCCTTCCAAGAAGTCATGGTGTTTAGGTTATATACTAGATGGAACAACTAAATTCATGACCAACAATGGTGTACAACGTTTTGTTACCACTACAATGGTGAATGGATTTCCAGTTGAAACAACCAAAAATGAAATGAAATCATCTGATAATAAAGTACTTTCTGATGCAGAAGTTCAACACTTAAAAGCTGTTATTGCAAGCAATTGGGGCTGTACTTTGAAATAATATCAATGGGGAGAAATCCCCATATTTTAGGATAATAAAATGAAAAGATCTAACATCAATATCACAATATTAATTATAGTAATGGTTGAAATATTTTTAAGTTTAATTAAAGTTAACGATACATACCATTTTGTTAATTATTCAGTAACTAACAAATATATTATGTTATTATCAGGTACTTATGTTTTGTTTAATATAATTTCTTCATTTATGTTTTTTAATATTTCAAATGATAAAAAAACGATGCTTCATGTATATGGATATAATAAGTTCAGCCGATTATACACTTATCATTTTTTAATTTTTTCATTTGTAATGTTTCATTTAGAAAGTTGGGAATTCTGTTTAATGGGTATAAGTTTATTCTTGATGTGGAATTATGAACGCAACAAACATAGTGAATACATTAATAAACATAACATCGAAGTACTTAAAGAAGAAGCTAAACATAAACCAGTAGTTACTTTAGATTAAGGATATATTATGTTTTCAAATGTAATATCAAAAACATTAGCTTTTTTGTACATAATATTCACTATTACATTGTATGGTCTGCTGGCTAATGTACATGGATTACCAACCTTTTTAGCACCACAATGGTTTAAGCTAAGCAACACTTTGTTAGTATCAATTGCATCAATATCAAGTTTTAGTATTATATCAATTTTAATGATTCTTTTTGGAATTGATAAACAATCAACCGAAATAAAAGTACAATTATATAATATCATAGGTGATAATGTTTATAGTAAAGGATGGTATATATTAATGTTCATATATACTATTATATGTTTTCAGTACGCTTTGTATTGGTATGCATTTGCTTATTTTATGATAGCATTAGGTATATTGTCATTTTATATTTTACATAAAAATATCATAAAAAATGCAATGATCACTACATTAAAATAAAAAATTGACACGTGTTAAACTGTATGATATAGTACTAGTATAAATTCAATTACAAATGGATAATTAAATGGAAATTTCAAAATTAGTTTCTATTATTAAAGAAAAAGAATTAGAGATTCAGGAACAGCGTAATACAATTAAACAACTATATGAGGATAACATGGCACGTTTTTCTGTGTCTAAAAATATTATCACTCCAGAAATTAATGAAAATTATAAAAAAATTGATAGTACTTTTAGTGCTAAAGCTAAACTTGAAGCAGGTGTTCGTAGTTTACAAAAACAAATTCTTTGTAATTTATTGGAGGAATAATCATGCCAAGGTATAGTGCAGCAAAAACAGAAGTAGCCCGTAAGTTAAGTACTAGTAAGTATCGTTACTCTAGTATCTTTCCTACTGCATTATCACAACTAGACCATATCTTTTTTGTGATTGGCAATGGAATGAGTTTTGAACAAAAAGAAGGTGTATATTTCCAAAATTATTGTATTGAAATGGCAAAAAGTGAGAGAAATATCAAGATTGAACGTTGTCATGAACAAATGAGAAAATTGCGTGATATAGTTGAGGATGCTGGTTCCCGCTTTGATAACATATATCTAGAAGAAATTAAAGAACTTGAACAAGATTATGTTCAAATGCCAGCCAGTTATTATTTTGATGCAGATGCTATGGCGGCTGAGCAAATTTCTTATAATGAAACTGCACAGTACAAACTTACTCCATACCCTGTTTGTGAGTACTCAATTATTACGCATGTTAACCATAAAAGCAATAAAACTACTTTAGCATTAGCAATTGCTTGTACTAAAGGCTGGTTGAAAGTTGTTCAGCATGAACTTAATGTAGAACAAAACGAAGAACAGAAAACAATAATTGAGAAATGGATTGTTTTCTTTAATGAAACTATTGAACGTTTGGAGAATAAAAATGCTTAAACCATTAATCCTGTTAATTGTAGTGTTGGCAATCGGTGTTGGTATCGGTTATAATGTTGGACAAAAAGCTCCATCTGCTGGTGATTGCTTAAACTCACTAATTGGGAAATAACAAATGAAAATCAGTACTAATTCGTGGCATTACAAAATGAATGAGTTTGTTTATGAGTATTTGAATCAAAACATTGCAAACTCACTCTGTGGTTATTTTTGGCAAACAGTGTTTGCTCCTATCATAACATTAACAATTGTTCTTTTAGGGTTATTTGTTATTTCCATACTAAGTTGGGGAGCATTTTATCTTGTAGGTGCACTATTCTCCAATTTTTTAGTTTGGATCAACGTTTTACCAGAATCGTTCCAGTTACTAAAAAACGTATTCAACTGGCGGTTCATTCCAATGTCAATTATTTTTGATGTATTAGTAGTTGGTGTATTTTATAGTAAGCACAAATATTCTTCTTATAAAGAACGTAAAATTGAAGAAGCTAAAGAAAAAGGTATACAGATTGATTCTAAACCATTATTGGTGGTTGAGTATATCAAAGCTAAGCAACGTAAAATTTGTCCATTGATTGAATTTACAAAAGATTAATATAAAATTTATAGTACTAGAAGCATGTTCTAGTACTTTTTAAGTTAATATAATAAGGGGGTCATTATGGCTCTATATAAAAAGGGTGATGAAGTTTGTTTTATATATGAAAACAAAATTCTCACTGGTATCATTAAAACCACTGGTAAATTGTATGGAATAACCATACCATCCGGTGAAGTACTATACGCTAGCTTAAAATATATCGCAGCCATTGATGCTAAATTTAGTATCGTTGAATCAGACCCATTTTTTTCAAATTATAAAAATCTAAGAATTGATTTTACGACATATATATCTAGAAATAAAACATGGGAAAATTGGGTTAATAAAGAATCTTGGATACAAGAAGCATTTGATCCAATTAATTTATGTCTTAAAGTTACAATATATGGATTGGAGATTTAACATGTTTAAAAAAGGTGATTGGGTTGAATTAGTAGATGTTGAAGGTTTTAAAAACTCACATAATCAAAACAAAGAACTAATTGAAGCTATGAAAGGATTTCCAATTCAATTAACTAATTTTACTATAAATGGTGATGTTGACCAACTTAAAACATATGATGGTAACACTTCTCTTATTGGTATATATGAAAGAGAATTGATTAGGTATTTTAAATTAATAAAGTCACATAGTGAATTTGGTTCGTTTAAATTAATTATTACTTATATCGAAAATGGTAAAACCATTGAAGAAGAAGGGGTTAATTATATCCAACTTAGTAATGAACAGGTATCGTATACGTTTAATCGAAAAAAACTTGGATTCATTACATACAAAGGTGAAATTACCTTAAAAATTGACGATCTTAAACAAATTACTATAAGTACACCACAATATGAACGAGTGTTTCATATTGAAAATGGTAAAGTTATTCGTGAACATATAATGTATGATAATGAACGTACATTTAATTCATTTTCTTTACAAGGCAACAACGGTAAAATGAACTAAAAGGTTTATAATATGGTATTCATAAAAGTACAGAATACATTTGAACATAAGTTTATAAAAATTGATAAATGGAATACTCCAGTACTTGCAATTAGTATTAATAGTGCACATAAATTTGAATCATTACATTCTGCTATTGAATTCATTCGTAAATTCAATTTAGTAAAAACATCCTATGTTCATCAAATTCATGATTATAGTACTGATAAATTACTTGCAACTTGTACATTAGTCCGAGATAATACCGGTAAATTTATCGTTGGTGTTCAATTACAAAAATAAAAAAAAATCACTTGACATGCTGGAATTAAGCTGGCATAATTAAGTCTCTAAAGAAGAACATTCCGATTAACTAAAATGAGGATTGAACGCAAATGTAACAGTTCAACTACACTTTAATAAATCAAGAAATATAAAACTTCAAGTAGTACTTATGTGGTACGGGGCGATGGGTCGCAATACCTGTCTCTTTCTAAAATCCACAAAATTGACACTTGCAAATGAACGAGTACAATGGTACAAGTGGAGATTACACTGTTCAATGTTGTTCAGTGAAAATTGATGAAACTAGTTCATGTCATGTTGCAGTACTGGAAGCATAATTTTGGCGTATCATCACATTATATAAGACAAAAAATCTTGTATAATGGGGTTACGAGGGGATTATCAGCAGTACTTTGTATGAATTGAAATTCGACCACTTACAACAGGTGGATTAAGCTTCAAGATAGCTTTCCCTAAAAATGATAGGGTTCCAGTAAAAAAATCTAGGCTGGAGAGAATTTCAAACAAATATTTGTGGTACAGCGTAGGTATCACACTCCTTTCGAGGATGGCTTGAGAAGCGATATTTGTAGAACAATCCAAACATTGTTCATAATATGCTTGCACTACTACGAAGTTTAATGTTATAATCAGTTTGGTGATAAATGATGTTAAGCGAATAATCAACCGGTGGCTGATATTTCAGCCACCAACTTTAAAATTTTAATTTAGAGTAATTTTTATGAATGATAAACGATCAGATAAACTTTTTTTGATAGCTTTATTAATTATGGTTTTATCAATGATAGCATTTGCAGGTTACGGAATTTGGACAACTAAAGTTGAACTGGCTTCCAGAACAAATACTTACCATAGAACTGCAATTGTTGTTGACGTTTACAATCATTTGAGTTATAGTGAACGTCATGGGAAACGGTCAGAGCAGTTTACTCCCATCAAGATAAAAGAAGGTAGTGAGTATACAGAATTTGCATTTGAAGGTAAGCCCACAGTCGGAAATCTACTATTTAAAGATTGCTGGACTGATGCAAAAGGGTTATCATGGTGTAAATCAGAATGGTCATACACATTTGAGTATCAAAATTTAAGTGAGGATAATTAATATGAAAGAATATATTGTTGAATACTTTATGCCAAAAAGTTCAGTCCCAATGGCAACACGCACATTTGCACATTCAGAAGCCAATGCACGTGCAGCAGCAAAGAAAGAAAAAGGGAATGACATTATTATTCGCAGTACTCGCTTAGTATAATAAGCGTTAAAAATTTAAAAGCCAGTTCATTCTGGCTTTTTCTATTGGAAAAAATCAATTGTTGCATTTTTGTACGGAGATAAATGTGAGCATTAAAAAACTAAACTTAGATGAAATTCAGGATGAGATTCTAGACGAGTGCTTTGAAAATGATGATAAAACACTTGACTCATTAGTAATCGATGAAGATGATTTCGATAATGAAAGTACTGAAGAAGTTATCGATAATGGTTTAACAATGGATAAAATTAAATCTAAAGTTAAATCAGATCAATACGTCAGTAATGAAGATTTAGTTCGTAAAGTTCAAAACAATATTGATGTTGAACGTTCTAAAGAACTTCTTATCATGTTTAATAGTGGTTTGGTTTACAATGAAGCAAAAAACTGTACTTGTAACATTCCATTTCAAGATAAAGTTCAATACGGTTTCGAAGGTCTAATCAAAGCCATTCATGGTTTTAATACTAATTTTAAAACACTTTTTAGTACTTATGCTACAACTGCAATCCGTCAGCATATGTATCGTAATGGAAATAACGATGTGCGTATGGTCGCATTGCCTGAGCATCTTTCTATGTTCAATATCCGCATCCAAGGCTTCATAGAGAGGTCAATGAATGATGCTGGTGGATACCCTACTCATGAGCAAATCGCGGCTGGTACGGGCATTGACATACGTTCAGTTAAGCGTATAATGAACTACAACAGCAACACATTCAGCATTGATACCCCTATGGTACGTGGTGGTGATGAGGGGTCACAGCAGACTCTTAAAGATATGATTGCAGGGGATAGTGCGGATTACTTTGTTGATGAACGTTGTGTCAGTAAAGATTTTCTAAGTACTATGGATGAAATATTGAATGAACTACTTGAACATGAGCGAGTACTTATCGGCTTAGTTCATGGATTAGATGGATATCGTACACATACTTTCGATGAAATTATTAGTACGGGATACATTGATAGTAATGGTTCATATGTTACTTCAAAGGCTACACTATCCCGCCGTTATAACAATATAATGGATAAAGTGCGTCGAATTGTGGAACGTAAAGAAATAAGTTTTGATTAAGAGGGAAAATTATGAGCCGTCGTGGTAAAATCAGTACTATTCTAAATTATACAATTGATGAATTAGTTCAAATGATGATGTCAAATGATATTCTTAAAGAAAACATTCGGTTATATCAAAAGAACTACAACATGAATGAAATTACCAAACGTCATGCTATGGCGGCATATAAAGCTTTCAAAAAATATAAGAAACAAGTACGAGATGAAGAAAAAATCAAACGTATAAAATTAAACAAAGAACTACGTATAATGAAATACAACGAGGATAATCCATTATCATTTCGTTATCGTACAGTTGAAGAAATTTATGTTCTTATTCGTGATAACCAATCATGTTTTAATTTAGCATGGAACTATGTATCACCATGTAAAACAAAAACAAAATTGGAACCGTTGTTAATAGAGCGTACTCGCAAAGCATTAGTACGCTATTATAAAAAGAAAGACCGTAACAATCCAAAACTTAAAAAATTATTGGATCGAGATCCAGCTAACATATAATAAAAGGGTTGACTTCGGTCAGCCTTTTTGCTATAATTTAGTTATTCAATTTAAGAGAGATTAAAATCATGACAAAAATTTTATGTGATGTTGGAAATACATATGGAAGTCTTGTAATTAAAGAAGAACATGGAAAATTTTATTGGGCAGTTGAAGACTATGATGACAGCTTGATATGGCAAGAAATTGCAGAAGAAACCTATAATGCCATTAAAAAAGAAGTACTATAATGGCTGTGGGTTTTGGTTCTTGTGATAACTTTCAGGAAACAATTCAGGCTACAGTGGATAATGGCATTGACTTTGCTCGTTCACAATTACCTACTGGTGAATCTGAAAAGTTATGTTTAGACTGTGGAAATGAAATACCACAAAAACGTAGGGAAGTACTAAAAGGTGTAAAGTACTGTGTGAACTGTCAAAGTATTAAAGATACTAAGATCAGTTCAATGTATAATCGTCGTGGATCTAAAGATTCACAATTGAGGTAATAAATGACACATTTAAATAAAAGCAATCTTGTTGAAAACCATTCAAATATTCTGGAATTTGAATATAACGGATGTACTTTCTACCGTAATTCAAAACTTCGTCGGTTCCTGAATGAACTATTTGGTGCTACATTAGTAGCAGTTTACAGTACTAATAAAGATTCAGACGCAAATTATAGCTTAGATTGGAGTGGTGAGGATATAGTAACTGTAACTGCAAATGGTGTTGTTTCACATCTTGGTAACTCTGAGTGGGCACATTTTACTAAACTTTAATAAATTTATAGGTGCTTATATGTTAGAAGGTTTCACGAAAGTTGGTTCTGGTCATAGTCATAATAATGTACTACCAAAAGAAAGTGGTGCATATAATGTCGTGGTTATTTCACGTGATGGGCTTCCTGTTATTCAAGTAATGTACTTTGATAAAGATGCAGCAGATCGTTTTGAACGAGATCGCCAATGGATCTATTTTAAAATTTCAGAATATGGGTACTTTGAACATCATCGTCATAGTGGTGAATCAATTGATGCGTGGAAGAAAATTGAAGGTGTTAATCTTAAAATTGTTCCTGAAAAAATTGAAATTTCATTCGACAATATTTAAAGAATATGAAACAGATTAAAAAAATCTGGTATAATCTATATGTAAAATTCTGTTTGATAGGGGTAAACTCGCCCCTAAAATTATAACCCTACTCCAATGAAAAGTAATTGGAGAGATGAGAAGTTCAAACAGTTCGCAGAGCAGATGAAACCCGTTAGAGTACTAGCAGTCATACAAAGAGACATAAGACTACGAATCACGGCAATGCGGCTCTATAAAGAAGTATATTTAATCATTACTAATACTTCCTTGATAGACATATAAGATGCATCTTACCATATATGATAAGGGAGATTATGCATCGAATTTGTACAATATAGATCCGTCCAGAATTTGATGATATAATCAAGTACTTGGATTGATTGTATAGTCCAAGTATTAAGTGAGCTAAAAACTCGACCGTTGTTAGAACTGAAATAGGAAGAAATAGAACAACCCGCTTCCGTACTGTAAAGTAATTTTCAATACAATATTGCCGACGACTATCAGCGTCAGACTTTTCATCTCCCTGCGGGGGGATGAAATTGCCTCAACAAATCGCGTCAGTATTATTAGGTCAAGTACAATTAAAAATTGATTTTCTTGCAACGAAGTAAAAGAAAATCCTTGACTTGCTTTAGCAAGGCGAGTACAATATATTTCATTGAAGAAGTTATCTTTTAACAAAAAATGAGGCATTCCAAAATGGGTGATATCTATTTAAAACTACGTCCAGAAGAACTTACTGTGGATGTATTAAAAAACCTTGATTTAAGTTCTTTAAATTCGGATGATCGTAGTCTTTTGTGTTCTATAGATGGTGCTCGTATGAAGTTGACCACCCTTGATATACCCGTTCGGTTACAAAACAAATTGAATGATATATCAAACCTTACATATGATGAATGTGTTGCTATTATAAACAATAGTACTCGCGTCAGTACTGACATTCAACAAAAATATAATAATTATAGTATCAATTTATTATCAAAACATTTCAAAAAATTTGATCTATCTAACATCGAACGTCAAGAAAATATTAATCTTGAATTTGTTAATAGTCATTGTAATGATATGGATATATCTGCATTCGTCCGAATTCGTATGAAACGTGGTGATGTTATGGATTTTTATGAAAATAAATCTGTTCGTAACAAACTATTGCGTATTGGTGGTATTAAATGGAGTGAAACTAAAGATGAAATGCGTAACTCTATATTAAATTTTGCACCTAATACATTGGATAAAATTAATCCAGTACTGGATGAAATTTTCAATTTAACACTTAATAAAACTGTCTTTGCCAATTATTACGAGGATGGTAAAGGAAGTCATGGTGTTGATGCTATTGTTAATTTTTATATTAATAACTTTGATCCAGACGTAACTTATACATGGTCTGAATTTGTGAAAACATCTATTGATAAAAATCGCGATGCATTAATTGATGTTTTTTGGAGTGATTATATCCAAGATAAAATCATTAATTGCCTAAAATAATTTTCTTTTACATGGCACATAATGTGTGCCATATAACTAACTGTAGGACATAAAACTATGTTAGCTGCAAAATCAACAAAAACAAGTTTATTAGATTTAAGTATTGATGAAATTCGCCAAATTGCATGGCTTTATATGAATGTTAATTCTTTTCAAGAAGATATGAATAATACTGATTTTTTACGCCGTGCTTATCTGGCTGATAAAGAATTACTTGTTAAGTTTTTAACAGATGACGATATGATCAGGTGTTTATCGTTAGAAACTATTAACTTCATACTTGAAATGTTGGAAGATTCGTTATCTGAATTGTTTGATGATGATAAAATTAGTCGTTATATTGTACTTAAACATCAATTACCAATTGAATTTTTAGAACGTTATGCTACAATACTTCCATTGTATCATGCAGAGCACCAATTATCTATTACCCCTGAATTTTATTCTAAATATCATTCGCTTTTTGATGATGAAGCATTTTGGGGGCATTTTGCATCTAATCATACATCAGACTTTAATACTTGGGCTACATATAATGATGGTGAATTAGTAGATAAAGTATTTGATAACTCAGTAACACGTTACTTTACAAAAGCTAAACTCATTGAACACAACATGATGGTTCCTAATTTTTATGATAATGTAGTTAATGAACAACGTATTATGGCTGGAGATCCGTGTTCTGATGGTCAACGTTCATATGCAATTTGGTTACGTAAGTATCGTCGTACTTATAATGATCAAACTGGTTATCCAACATGGGGACAACTTCTTGAATTGTTTGAAAAACATCCTCGTATGAATCATGATGGATATATTGATTGGTTGTTCAATCGTGTTGTACGTGACGAGTTTGATGAAGATGATGTAAGTATATCACTTGAAATTGACGTACAGCAGGTTGATGAAGACGAATATGAATATGAATATGGTGAAAAAGAACGTCATGAAGATGATGACGAAGAAGAAGAATCATGTGAAGAAATGTTGCACGATTAATAAAAAACATTAATATATTATGCCGAACAAAGTGTTCGGCATTTTCTTTATAAAAAGGCCACTACTAATGAGTAAAGTTAATGCAGTACACAAAGAACGTGTTGAAACGTTAGCTGAACTAATTTCAGCAATTGACACTTATGGGACTGAAAATGTTACAATAAGATCAGTAGGTGATCTTAATGCCGTATTTAATTCAGATAGTACAATTAACGATTTGTATAATATTCTACTACCTAAGTTAAATGATTTTAGTGCTAAAGAACTATTTTCTAATATTATCAGTACCAATACTATAATTACACGTCATAAAGATGTACTTGGTATTTCTAAAAATAAACTTCTTGATAATTTATTTTATATGATTATTGAACGACGTATTATGATACATAATCTACCAAATAATACTAGTCTTAAACATTTAAATTTACTAGCAGATCATGAGTTGGTTAATTTATATAATATTGAAAATATTAAATCTATCGACTTGGAATTTGTTCAAAAATATGGTAATAAAATGGATTTAAAACGTTTAAATCGATGCACAAATAAACCAGAAGTACTTGAATACAGTTCAGTATTAGGTACTTCTTTGGAAAGTGAAGGTACAAAATGATTATTGAAATTGAATCAGTATGTGATGTAGAAAAAATTATTAAAAATAGCCATAGTTATACTGTTAAAAATGAAGATATTACCAAAGAAGTATTCATTGAATTCTTTGAAAAATGTTCTCCATCTGAATATGAACGTCTATATTACCTTAACGTACTAAAGTACTACGATGAAGTACTAGATGATAATATTGCAAAAGTACTTCTATCTGGAAAATATGCACTAAGTTGGCTACTTAATGAAGCTAAATTATCACCAACTATGATAACATATATTGTTGATAATCTTGAGGTTCCATTAGATACTATTATAGCAAAACAGCCAATAACTTTCGACCAAATAATTAAACTTTTATCTAATAAAAGTTTTCATCTTAATTCTGGTGACCTTGGTGAAGCAATTGGGTCAACTGGTAATATTGAAATGGCAAAACAGTTCATTACAGAATGGGATAATATTTTACCATTAATGAATAAAAGTTTAAGGAATGTAGATTTATCAGAATTTCGTTACCATATGTTTAATAACTTTGGAGATATTATAATCGATCCGGTAGATGAATTGACATTATTTGGTGTTAATCGTCCATCAATAAGTACTGAAGAATTGCGAACTTATGAACCATGTTCTGATGGTTGGAAACGTGTTCTTAAATGGGCACCACGAAATGATACCCAATATTCATGGAATACATTTGTGGCCTTTCATACAATTGCAAATAAAGATGAATTGCATAATGTACAATCAGACTTAATTTGGTTAGCATCTACTTATCTAGAAACTCACAATCTTATAAAATAAAACTTGACTTTTATTGATCTGTAATGTAATATGGACTCTCATAATATAGAAGGGAGTCCATATGATTAAGTTAGAGCTGAATAATATTGCACCCAATGCATACCGAAATACATGTTGTATGTGTTGTGGAATACCACAAATATCAAGGCAGTTTTTTAAAACACATGATGGAAAACTCGTACAAGCTACAGTTGACCACGTTGTACTACGTTCACTTGGTGGTTCATCAGAGGCTGAAAACCTCGTGATGATGTGTTACGATTGTAATCAGTTACGTGCAAATTTATTTGCAGAATTAAATCAATTTATTGATTGGTATTGGAGTGACGACGAGTTGCCTAGGACTAAAAATTTTAGTTACCTCAAAGATAACCCAAAATATAAACATAAGTTCACATTCAATAAAACATATACTAAACATAAATCACCTAGTAGTGTTGGAATAGTACTTCCAAGTAAAAATTCATCAGTTGCATTAAATGTTATTGAAATGAATGGTATTAAATATCAAGAATATAAACATCCATTATTCGGAAATAGTCTTATTAAGATAGAGGATTGAATATGACTACATTGATTGTTATGATAATTATTTTTTTTCCATCGCTATTATGTTTAGTACGATATCCTAATGAAATTGTAAAGATAACATTACTTAATTTTGTATTGGGTTTTTTATGGGTTATGCATCCACCATCATACGGTTGGTTAAATGGTTTATTTCATTTAATTGCATGGATATGCTGGTTCATGTTGATTGATGTTGATAACAACTTGAAAAAGGTAACTACATGACATTGTTCGGATTTATAATTAGTAGTACTTTAGTCAATAGTTTATTTTTATTTGACTTGTACGTAACTAAGTATACCCAACGTAGCTCATTATGGGGAGCATCACTTTCTCTTTGTATTAAACAAAGTGGATTATGTGAACTTATACCTTTTTGCACTATGATAGTACTATGGAGTTCTGGATTGTTTATAGGTAACAATACTTCATATGTTCAATTTTTATTCAGTAGTATATTTTGGATTTGGTTTAGTTTTGAATTCATTTCTACCACAATATTTTATTATGTTTTCAAAATAGATAAAATACCTAAGAGTTAATATATAGGAAAAATATGCAAACAAAATCAGTAGATGTAAGAATAAGAGAAACCAGAAAATTAAAACCACCAGGATCAATAATGACTGATACAAATTTAACACCCATTCAGCAACAAATTAAATCACTATTTTCTGATGCTATGGAATATTCTGCAAATCTTCGTATTACCGATATTGTAAATTATAACATGGCATCTAATTTTATTAATACAGTACAAGATATAATTTATTATGTATCGAATGATGAGCCTATGGGTAAAAATACTTACAATAAAATTATTGAAATGTTTTGTGATAAACATGAATTTGAAAAAATCAATTTCGGTAATTATTGTATAATTTATGATAATGTTAATATTCATGGTGCATTTTCTTATCATGAATATACAGAAAAAACATATGGATTGTACTATATCATTAACCAATCATATGTAGAAAGTCTTAACGATGTTGCGGATAATCGTCCCGATAAAAATGATACGCCTATAATTTCACGTATTAGTGTGGATAATCGTGGTTGCCTTGAAATGAATAATATTTTGTTTAATGCACCTAAAATTGACATTCCCTCTAATATTATGTATCCTTGGTTTGAATATACACCAGAAGAATATGCATTGAAATTCATAGAATCAAATGCTAATATTCTTCTATTGTATGGTGATCCAGGAACAGGTAAAACTACATTCATTAAGAAAATGCTACAAGGTATTGGATTTACTGAAGCACGTAAAATTAATGTAGTTGATACCCCTGATGTTATGAATTCACCTGAACTAGTGAATAGAATATATATCTCTAAACATAAAGATATTTTTATATTTGAAGATGTTGATAAACATCTATATTCACGTTCAGATGGTAATGAAATCATGGCGGGTTTATTAAATGCTGCTGAAGGTTTAGCATCACCTGATGTAAAAATTATTATCAGTACTAACATAAAACGTTTATCTGATATTGATAGTGCATTAATCCGTCCAGGTCGTTGTTATAAAACACTTGAATTCCATACACTAGATCAAGAACAACAAATTGGTATTCGTAATTTCTTAGATCTTGATACCGAAGTATGCAGTGGTAAACAATCTCTTGCTGAAGTTATGAATGAAAAATCAGCAAAAATTCAAGCATTTGGGTTTAACTAATAATATAGAGAAGGGTTAATTCCCTTCTCTTTTTAAGGATAAAACAATGGATTTAATATCATCAGTACTTATATTTGTTTCATTAATTGGATTAATTTTGTTTATGTATGCTAATCTATCATCATTTATTCAAATATCATTCAATAAAAATTTTGATATAGATAAACATGAAGATAAATGGCAAATGAAAACATCTCCATTTTATGTAATATTAATCATAGGTTTTATTAATTTGGTTAATTTTTTTGTGCAATCACCAACATTGAAATTTATTACTGATGTGGCATTTATCGCAGGAAGTTTAGCATATACAGTAGCACTTTGTGTTAATTTTTATAAAATGTACAAAATTTCTTGATATTTTTTGATAAGTAAGGTACAATAATGTTAAGGTATAAAATCACTCTAAAAGGTCTTAAACCTAATGCTGAAGAGTACATAACTGAAATATTGATTGTATGTGCTAGTACTGAATTTGAAATTGAAGCATTCATAAATGATGCTATATATGAATTGCGAAATCGTAATAAGTACTATCAAATGAAATATATATCTAAGGAATTGTATAATGGAAATGAAGAGTGTACATGCGGAATTAAACAAGTATAAATCCAATTGGCGTACTCAAGCTGATGTAAATTCTACAATATCCAATTTAGTTAAAAAAATAAAACATTTAAAAAAACTTCGTGATAAAGAATTAAAAACAGCAAATACATTAGATGAAGTTAAATCTATTAGAACAAATCGTGGCAATGAAATAAAATTTTATGATTTTCTATTGTACTCTATAAAACTTGATTACTATGAAATTATTGGGAACTTATGATATATCAAATGTTGATACATGAACTAAATAAAATTAAAAATGAAGGTACTGATATTGGTAATTCAATTAAGTACTGTACTGAAAACGCATTTGATTTAGTTCAAAAATACAATGATGGATCAACTGTTAACGAATTGGTACAAGTATGTTTAGCACATAAATAAACTAAAGGAAATCATACTATAAGGATATTAAAATGATTCATCCAAATATGAATGTTATACAACACTGGCAAGGTGTTAAAATCTCAGAACTCGGTGATCTTTTAAAATCACAAGGATTCCATTTTGTCAAATCATTTAGTACTGACGAAATGCGAATTTTTGTCAGTGAAGACCATACATTGATGATTATTTTTGAACGAAATGTTGGTAAAGTATATAATACTAAAGATAAGAAAAATACATTACACTCATTTAGTGTAGTTCCTGATGATGGGCCTAAACTAAATCAAGTGAAACGTGCATAAAAAAAGGGTTGACTTAGGTCAGCCCTTTTGCTATTATAACTGTACTGAAACGGATACCAATACCAATTTTAAGTGAGATTCTTCCCATGATTAATGTGAAAAATGTTAAATTTAAACCTTCATACGTAATGGATTTTGATACTAATGTTAATGGTATTAAGATATCAAAAACCGTACAAAAAGTTATTGCAGTTATGAAACGTGATGGCATTAAATGCCATTGTTGTGATAATGATTCAGTATTTTTTGAAGTTGTTGCTAATAATCAAATGGCAGCATTTATTGACAAAAATGGAAAAAAAATACGTCTTACATTAGATCATGACAAATTGGATTCATTAGGTGGTCATAATGTTATAAAGAATTTTCATGTACTGTGTGAAGAATGTAACACTATTCGTGGAGATTTATTTGCAGAGTATAGTGCTTTTAAAGCATGGTATGATGAAAAGAAAAAATCTGGAAAGAAAATATCTAAAGCAACACAATATAATTATAATAGGATTGATTTTGATCATAATATGAAACACCATTGTCAGACTATTCTTTTTGATAATGGTATTCCTAAACCAATGAAGGATATAATTACTCATGCATTTAAAAGAAAAAATACATTGTCAGGAATCTATTCGTTAAAAATTATGAAAAAAGTTGGTAAAGAAAATTTTGATAAATTCTTATCTGAATTGATTTACAGTACTGTAGCGGAACGTTTGAATATTAAACCTATTACTAATCAAAAAGTATTCAACATTTTTCCAAAAAATGAATCGTTAATATCAAGCCAATTTTTTGCTAATTTAAATAGTAATATGAAAAATCATTTAACTTATGTTATTAAAGAATGTCAACAAAAAGAAGTTATTGAAATACATAATAACAGTACTTCCTTGTGGACACGTCTTTATACTGCATTACGTTCGATAATTTCATAAAAACACTTGACTCCCTTCTGGGAGTCTGTTATACTATCTTCATTAAGTGAGAGGGAGTATAAAATGATTGATCGCCGTGAAGTACTAAAACTACGTATCGCTGAGAATTTTGATGCTATGATGGATACACTTGAGTGTGTCTTGAATCCATTGAATCCTATTAAATCCATGACTATTACTGGAGCGAGTGGTATTGGTAAATCATATAACGTTATTAAACGTTTAAAAGAAGCTGATGAATCAGGTTTTTGTAATTATCACTACCTTAACAGTAAATGTACTACCCTTGGTCTATACCAAGCACTGTGGAATGCACGTGAAATTGGTTCAGTACTGTTACTTGATGACGTTGATGTATTCGATACTGAAGATAAGTTGAACTTATTAAAAGCTTCATTGGAAACTGATGAAGAACGTATTATTACATATATGAGTACTTCTCGTCATTTAGCTGATAATGATATCCCAACACAATTTGATTTTCGTGGTAAGATTGTATTCATTACTAACAAAGATTTAGTCAAAATTTCAGAATCTAATTCAGCACTCTCACCACATGTGGATGCGTTGATGACTCGTGGTGTGTTTATTGATTTGGAAATTCATGATAATGAAAGTATTATGGTTCATATTGAAAACATCATGAATAGTACTAATATTGTCGCTAAATTTGGTATTAATAACGAAGGAGCAAAAAGTATACTCAACTTCATGTTGAAGAATTCTGCTAATCTTCGTAAACCATCTTTACGTATGCCAGTACAATTGGCAGGATTGTTTTTGCAATATCCTGATAAATGGGAAGTACATGCAACTAAAATGTATGTAAAATCTAAGAAGGTATAAAATGAACGAAATATTTTTAATTGCATCTTATGTAAATGTTTCTATATGGTTAATAGTATTAATAGTTATGTTCATTGGATTTTGGACGTATGCAGACTATTATACTAATATGGATAAATTTACAAGTTTATTTATTTTAGTAGCAGGAGCACTTAAATTTATATTTGGAGCTATTATATTCAGTGCTGCATATAGCATTGATAATGATCTTAAGCATTCAATTGATGTTACTGTATACTTGGTTAGTATTATAAGTTCAGTTATATATGCATTTATTCTTTTTGTTATAATTATTCTTTTCTTCATACACTCACGCCAATACTTTGGTCGTAAACGTAATAAACTTTAAAGGTAATATAAATGATTAAATTATTAATGGATGTACCATTGTCAGCATTAAGTACTGAACAATTAAAGTTGTTAGATTGGAAATCATTAAATCGTACCGATATTGAATCTGTCGATGATGAATTCATTTCTGCTAATTTTAATAAATTTAGTACTAATCTTGTAAAACATCTTATTATAAATGGTCGTGTTACTCCAAATGTAATGCAACATGACCAATGGATTGAATTCATTAATACACAACAACGTGAAATTGATGTATTTAAATATATCCAATTTCCTTACAGTATTATTAATGAACTTCTTGAAAATAACAAAAGTACTCAGTTTCAACGAAAAATTATTGACACACAACATTCCGTTCCAATTGAAACGATTATTAATAACATTTCACCATCTTCACTAAATGATATGTTGCTAAGTAATTCAAATCCAGCGGTAATTGATTATATTCAAACTCCTGAAGGTTCTGAATTATTAAAAAAACGCGGTACTGGAATGATGAATAACTTGAATTTTTTAACGAGTACTGAAGCAAACAACATGGGATTTGTTATTAAAAATCATACAATCAGTGTTGAAGTACTTCGCCGTGCTGGTGCGTGTAGTGATGGCTGTAACTATGCTCGTCGTATCCTTAAAGAACTTAATGTGAGCCATATTAAATGGGATGATGCGATTTTACTTATTCGTAATAGCCCAAAATTACAAAATCGTTCATCTATTCGTAACTATTTGTCATGGATAATTGAATCACGTTCTCGTGTAGTACGTGCTTCATCTGAATTGTTTTAAAACTAAACTCTCTTCGGGGAGTTTTTAATAGGTATTAATTTATGATATTATCTGAAAATATATTTTATATGCTTATATCTGGATTTACATTTGGAATTACTTTTACAGTACTGTTAGTAATAGGATGGTTCTTCTGTGCAGACTATTACTATAAAGTATATAATATTCTTGATGAAGTTGGTTTGTTTGTAATATACTTTATGAGCATATTAGTGTCCATCATTTTTACTGCTTTTTATATAAAAGGTGATTATAATGCAATGACTATGATACTCGTAATGTATAATATTACTATAGCATGTGCATTGTTATTGGTATTCTTTAATTTTATTATACCTCATGTCCATAATATGCGAAAACATTTTGCCACTAAACGTGGACGAACATTATGATTGAGTTAATTACTAATTCATATAAGGTACTCACTGAGTATCCAAATATTGTTAGCATCCCATTGTATCTCAGTACTCTATTTGTAGGATTGGTTATTATTGGCTGGTATTTCAGTACTGACTATTATGATGAGATAGAAAATTTCATTGAGTGTGATGGTGTCGAATTTATAATCTTTAATGTAATAATACTAGCTACTAACTATATTATAATTTATAATCATGGTCTTTCTAATATTGTTAATATTATATTTAATTTTATATTGTTCATAGCAGTAGTACTACCATTAATAATTAGTTGGCTAAATTGTTATCGTTTGCATATTCGTAATAAACGAGGTAAACTATGAGTGGTATGCAATGGTTAGAATCTAATCAAATTGCTTTCGGAGTCCCGACTTTTATTTTCATGACATTGTATATGTATATTTTTATAACATGGGTATTTGCAACCGATTTTTATGATAAGTTTCATGTAAATCATAAAGATGATTTAACAATGTTTAATATCTTGTTTTTCTTTAGTGTAATTAACTTCGTAATAGGATTATTTTATTCATGGTTTAACCCAATTTCGTGTATAATAAATGGATTCATTTTTTTAGTTTTATTATTGTTCTTTGTTGATTTTTTGTATAATATTTTAAAAAAAATCAATAACCATTTTCTCATTAAACGAGGTAAGAAATGTTAACATTTATTATTGATGCATATAACACACTTTTCATCGCAGCATTATTTTTCATTTTATTAGACTGGATGTTCGCATTGGATAAAATTAATCCTGTACTTGATCGTACTATCATGTCTGGTGATGATTACTTAGTTCCAGTTATTGGTTCTGAATTTATTGCATTGTTTACACTCTTCGTTGCCGTAATTACAAAAATCGAATTCTTCGTGATTGTAAGTTCAGGATTAACTATAATGTCTATGGGTTTGCTAGTGTTGGGATTGTTTTTTTACAGTATATTTGTGGTACTGTCTAAAGTTAGGAAATATTTTATTACACGGAAAGTATAAATGTACTTGACTTAAAATAAATTGTATAGTATAATTTTACCTATCAAATGATAAAGAGGAATTACCCATGAAAGAAGATATTGTGTTGGAAATCGCTAAGCGTACTCTAACTGAAGTAAAAGAACAAGTTCTTTCTACACCATTTATTGTATCCCCATTTGCATTTCTTGGTGTTATCGTTAGTCCATTGTGGGCTACTCTTGTAGTTGCATTAGTGGCGATGGCTTATATTGCTTATGAAGAATATAAGTACTACATTGAAGAAGTAGAAACTGCTAAATTTGAAGTTCAAAATAAAGCAGATCCTATTGAAAACGAAGTTAAACAAAAAGATTCTGAAAAGAAATAATAAAAAAATCCCCCATTTATTATGGGGGATTTTATTAATTTAGATGAAAGGTGAATAATGAAACGTACTAAAAATATTAATTGCTCCCGTTTTCGTAAAGTACATTCTTTTTGGAAATACAGTGCTTTATTTGTAGCTATCGGTAGTACTTTCTTTTTAACTGCATGTGATGTGCAAGAAGAAAACGTTTCAGTTTATAGTACTATTCAAGCATGTGAAAATAATGCAACAAATATCACCGATAAAAATCGTTGTGCGTTGGATTATCAAAATGCATTATCTGAATCTGAAAAAGTTTCTCCTAAGTATAATACCAAAGATTCATGTGAAGAAGAATTCGGTACTTCACAATGTACACAAAAAAGTACTAATACAAGTTCAGGTATTATGTGGTTCCCAATTATGAGCGGCTTTAGTTCTTCTAATGCTAATTATTCTAGTCAACCTTTATATTCCAGTTCCCGTTATTCATCTGCAATGCATAATAAATTTGTTGATGCAAATGGAAATTCTTTTGGTGACTATAAAAATTCAGGTAAAGTATCAGTATCTAAATCTTCATTAGAACCAAAACGTACAGTAACAAATACTATTACTCGTGCAGGTTTTGGAAGTACTGTAAAAGCAAAGGCTTCTTCAGTCTCGCATTCATCCAGTAGTCGTAGCTTCGGCGGGTAACTCCTTAACCAAAAAAGCCCCAAATGGGGCTTCTATGTTATACTACTATAATAATTTCTTCAAATATTAATACGTTTGAACTGTGTGTAGTACTGTATCCACCATAAACTGCACCACATGCATATAACTTATTATTATCGGTTAATATATAAGTATTTTGATTACTACCAATAATTAATTTTATTATTGAACTTCCCCAAACAGGAGTAATTGAACTAAATGTTAACACATTAGTAGTATTTCCCCTACCTAACTGACCACTCACATTATAACCCGTATTCATGTAAATTCCATTATTAACTAAATGTGTATTGATTGAATTAAGACCTACGAATAATTTTGAAATTGATGAACCGGCAGTTGTTATTTCAGTTAAAGTTCGATACACTGTTATTGTACCACCATTTCCAAATTCACCATATATATTTGAACCAACTAATGATGTACCTGTTATATATAATTTATTGTCCTTTATTACAAAGGTTGAAGTACCACCACTACCAGTATCAAATGTGCTAATACTAGTCATTACCGAAATAAATGTTGTAGTACTTGTTGTGTTTCCGGTTCCTAACTGATATGAACCGTTAATACCACAACCCAATAAGTTGTTTGATGAATCCTTTATGAAATTACCTCTAGCCTCTTTTACATCTGAACGAATAAATCTTAAAACATTCACTGAATTAGTATTGGTTCCATCACCAAAAGACGATATTGTAGTTACATTATTTTTCCCTGAACAATAATATGAACCATCTTTTAGTACTACTTGCATTTTTGCACCGTAATGGAAATATATATCAGAAATTTGTGCGTCAGTTGTGATACCTACTGGACTGAATAAATCAGTTCTATTGACAAATGTAGTATTAAAATTTAAAGTGTCTGAACCAGATAGTACTCTTGTATCTCCAGCGAACCAAAATTGATTACTAATGTCAATGTATAGTACTACTTGTGTACTTCCAGATGCCCATACGTCTTTAACACTAGAACGTATAAAAATAAATTTAGGTACTGGATTAGTATGCCCTAATCCTAATTCACCATTTCTATTTGAACCAGCACCATATAAGTCACCACCAGTGGTTAAGTATAATACCGCATTGGCTGAAGTGACAAGTTTCTTTATTCCTGGTATCGGTAATATATTAGTATTGCTTATTATTGGAAAAGGTAACATTTTATTCTCCTTATACTGTTACTAATGTTATTGGTTGGAATGTTAGTACATTGGAACTAGGAGTTACGTTAAATCCACCATTTACCCCACCACACGCAACTAAACTGTTATCTTCGTATACTATATATGTATTTAAGTTACATGAGAAAATAGTAGCAGTACTAGGTACTGTAATATTCGGTACTAATCCAAATGTATAAACTACACCAGCACTACCACGTCCCAATTGACCCGTAACACCATTACCTGTATTCATATATCCACTGCTATTGTGTAAGTGAGTTAATAAATTACCTACGTTTTGTACTAATTGTGTTATCCCACTCCCAGCTTGTACTATATTGGTTAATGTACTATAAGTAACAGCAGAAGTACTTCCATCACCAAATTCACCGTATATACCTAATGATGAACCCATTATATATAATAACCCACCCTTAATGCAAAAAATTGATCTTACTCCAGCTTGTATAATAGTTACTCCAGTACTCAATAGTACAAATGTAGAACTTCCTGAACTTGATACTGATGAACTTAATTGGCTGTATGTATTAGTACCACATCCATATAAATTATTATTATCATCCAATATGTAATTACCATTTACTGATAATACATTATTTCTAATAAATCTAAATGCATTAAATGAATCAGTGTTTGTCCCGTCACCAAATGAAGTAATTGCACTTATGTTATTTTTACCTGAACAAAATAAACGACCATCATTCATTAATACATTAATTTTTGAATTAGAATATAAATCTATTGTTTTTATATCTAATAATGATATACTAGCTGAAGAAAACATAGTGGTAATATTGACAAATGCATTAGTTGGACTAGATGATCCTGTGTATATACCACTATTACCAGAAAACATAACCTTTCCATCACTATCCATTACAATTACGGATGCACTAGATAAACTGGCAAATACATCCCTAACTCCTGAACGTATTAATATGAATTGAGGCTTAGCCCCTGAACTACCTAACTCACCCATAACGTTAGCACCAGCACCATATAAATTACCATTTACAGTTAAATATAATAATGCAGTACTACTAGAAACAAATTTCTTTATGTTCTTTGGATATACAGGTGATGACTTTGTATTACTTATTATCGGAAATGGTAACATAATTCCTCCTTATAATGGTAATGTTATTTGTGCGAATTTTCCTGAAGAAGATGCCGTTCCAGGTAATAATCCCGCTGTACCACCTGTGCCATATACTTTCCCATTCTTAACGTAATATACACAATTGTTAGTACTCACTAATTGACTTATACCTATGTCTGTACCAGTAGCTGTACTGTCTATATTACACTTTGTATATACATATACCTGACTTTGGGTTAATCCTATATATGGACCCTGACCTGTACCATATATCCCAGCAGCCGTTCCTAGTACTGAACCATACGTAACACATGCACTCATTAATGGCTGAACTCCTGCACTCGGTACTACTACTGTACTCAATGCAGTCTTGTTACTCGTACCACCATTACCTAATACTCCTAATGAACCATTACCTACTGTGTACCAACCATTACTCTTTAATACATATAATGTTAAATTCCCAGCCTGTACACCTATAACACTACTCCCATTAGTCACTGCTACCCATTGCGTCTGATTAGCCGCCGATGTGTTTATTATCTGATAATAATTGTTTACCCCTGTACCATATAATACATTACTGGTATCTAAATAATATGAAGTACTTATCCCTAAACTTATCGATAAACAAAGGCTACTCCTTAATACAGGTAATGCATAATTACCACCTACATATCCTACCCATGAACCACTCATGTATAATGCATTGTTACTCAGTACAAAACTTAATGTATTACTATTGCACTGCAAATCACGTACTGAATGAGTAGTCCCTGAAATCGTTAAATCAAATAATATAGTACTTGTACTAGTGAAACTTGTACCTGAACCTGATAACCATTCAGTCTTCCCACTGTAATATAACTTGTTATCCTGCTGTACTACCATCGTGTAACTAAATTGTCCTCCACACCATACATCCTGTACGTTACTCTTTATCTTAAACCAACTGCTTAATGAACCAGTATTACCTAAACCAAACTGACCATACGCATTAGTACCTAAACCGTATAAATCTCCATTAGTATATAGTACTACTATGAAATTATACCCAGTACTTATCTTCTTTATTGTCCATGTAGGTATTATATTACCGTACTTTACTATCACCGGAAATGGTAACATCTCTTCTCTCCTTAAAATGGTAATGTTAATTCTATAAATGATGTGCCTAATGTATTAGACGTTATACCCAATGAAGTACTACCACACCCCAATATTATATTATTCATCCTTCCTATATAACTCGTGTATGTCCCTATCCTTATTATATCTGTACTAGATATTAATACAGGTACTATCGTATAACTTCCTATTACTGATGTACTTACTCCCAATCCCAATGCACCACCATTGTTATTACCACCACATACATGTAATTTGTCATCTATTCCAATGTAACTCGATGTCGGCGGAGATGATATGAATACCATATCTTTACTAGGAGAACTCTTGTATTGAACTGGCAACTGTACCTGTATCATTAATCCAGTACTGTTCGTATTCGTGAAACTCGTATTACCATCACCAAATGTACCAGAATCATTAGAACCTAAACAATATCCAGTACCAGATGTATAGGCTATTACCTTTGACTCACTTACCCTTACCCCTAATATCGGATCTGTAACTGTACTGAACATACGTGTTAATGATAATATACTCGCATTTAATACCCCTCCCTCTGTACTACTCTGTAAACAATATGTCGCGTTCCTTCCCGCTCCCCATACAGTTCCATCAGTTAACATCAGTACAGTACTGTTCCCTGTAGTCGTTACATCTAATACATTACTGCGTATGAATGTTAATGCCTTATAACCTACCGCAACTCCTGTACCTAACTCCCCGTACCTGTTTAATCCTATACCGTATAAATCATTATTGTTCATCAATACCATCGTGGTGTAACCAAAACTTATCTTCTTTATCTGTGATATGTCTATAGTACTAAAATATGAACTTACATCAGTAAACACCGTTACTTCATTCGATGTACCACCTAAATTAAATACATCCCTAGCACCACTTATATATACTTTGTTGGTATTCGTTACTATCATTGTACTCGTAGCATTACATGACATCAATCGTACATCATTCCTTATGTATGTCAGTACGTTAAATCTGTTTACCTTATTACCTACACCTAATTGTCCACTCGTGTTATATCCACTCGTGTAAAATAATCCAGTATTCAATAATACTATAGTCTGAAATAAATTACTATATCCAGTTTGTATATCCTTGATGAACGCAGGTTCAGGTATATTTGTGTTGCTTATTATCGGAAATGGTAACATCTCTTCTCTCCTTATTCTGGTGTGCTTACTATAATAAAATCATATGTGTTTATTCCTAACCATGTGCTAGTACCACATCCATATACTGTGTTATTGCTTAATATAAATGTACAACCATTTACTACATGGGCTGAACTTATTGAACCTATTTCTGTTCCTAAATTGAATGTACTAAATCCAGTACTCCTATCAGTACTACTACCCATCTGATATCCAGCCAGACCCGCCCCATATAAAGAACTGTTGTTATAGTAAAAAGATTTTAATGTCTGTGATACAGTCTGAACTATACCTGTCGCAAAATCTTGTACTGAACCATTTTGACCACCATTACCTATGGTGAAAACAAATACTGTGTTATTAGGCCATGCAGGGATTCTTCCCCCAGGATTCGCACTAGTATTGCCACAAAATAATATCCTTGTATCCTGCATCGTACTGTCAGTACTAGCATATAGTAAACTATGTGTAGGATGCTCCTTCGCTTGTATAGGATATGTATAAGGAGATGGTAATGCTATCTCTGTCCAGCCTTGTTGAATAGTATTCATATTCGTCCCTAACTTACCATTAACACTGTTCCCTGTACCATATAACTTATTGTCATTCGTTATAGCAAATGAAGCGTTCGTATTATGATGTACTGACCGTACATTACTTAATGATTGTGTGTATGTAGTCCTATAGGTAGAATCAGCTCCTAACCAGTACTGATTGTTAAACCCTATACCATATAATATACCATTAGTTAATAATATAAATGTTGAATTCGATCCACAACATATCTGCTTTACCGTAGTCTCAGGAGTACTCGTTAATGTATATAACTTATCATACCTAACCCATAACTTTCCTTGTGGACTATCATCATATCCTAATGGCCTAAAATATCCTGCACATTGATATTCTCCTGTACTTGTCCTTATTATTGTATGTGTAGGACCAACCCATACATCATCTACTCCTGTCTTGACTAATACCCAATTCAAACTGTCAGATGCATGATCTATTCCAAATGCCCTCAGTTGATTCGTTCCCCTCATGTATAAATTACCATTACTGTATAATAATGCTATCGTCTGATATGAAGATACTATCTTCTTTATCTGTGACTTTATTATTATATTACCATAATGACTAATAATTGAAAATGGTAACATATGTTTCTCCATACAAATCTAGTACTCTATTGTACTTGTAATCATATTTACCCACTTTATACCCCTCTTGTACCTTTTTAATACTATAACATGTACCACAATATACCCCCTAAAACCTCTCCAGTACTTCATAGCAAGCACGTGTTTGCTTCCTGTAGTATCGCTTCGCGATATCGAAAGGATTCAAACAAGACAAAACTACGTTTCTTAAAAGTTATGTATATATTAACAGTACTATATGTTTGTACATATATATTGAAATATCTAACCTTGGACTATCAAGTACTATCAAGTATAATTGAGTACTGTTCAGTATAATTGAGTACTATCAAGTATAATTGAGTACTATCAAGTATAATTGAGTACTGTTCAGTATAATTGAGTACTATCAAGTATAATTGAGTACTATCAAGTATAATTGAGTACTATCAAGTATAATTGAGTACTGTTCAGTACTACCCCCTGCCGCTATATCTTCTCCTGAAGTCGAATAGTACTTCGCACTTTTTTCTACATAACCTTTTTTCCAAAATGTTAACATGAGGTTCAGGAAAATCTCGAAGGTGCGTGAAATCAAATACGAATCCTATAAAATTTGGAGCACCCTCTAGACTTTTGTCCAGTACTCAAAAGTTCAAAAAACATTTAAGGATTCTTTAAAATTAATTTAAAAGTATATAGTACTGTATAAATGAACAGTACTAAAAATAATTAAAGAAAAATGAATAAAAGTACAAAAAGGGTTGACGAGATAAGCTGGTGATGATAAGATGTATCCAAGATGAAGAACACAGTTAGACACCTCTCTCGTTGAAGCTGAAGAAATCATCTAGTACTAGTAAATTGCCGAACATGTTGCCGCATGTTATTACTGGTACGAAATGGGAAACAATCTTTCCCCACCTCTCTTTCTCGCTATTGTTCAGGAAAGATTTAGTACTGAACGTATGGAAGTAATATTGATAAAATTAGGATAGTACTTTATAATAAGTTCTCATAAAGCACACGCTGGAGAGTATATTATAAAGTACTATCCTTTTTATATTGAAGGATTGTTAAGTACTATACTTAGATTTATATTGTGGTTTCTTTGAATTTTGATTGTACTATCCCTATCTGCTAT